TTGACAGCAAGGACCAGAAATTCGCATACATGAGCGCGGAAAACGTGAAGAGCCGCGATGCCATCAAAACGGCGGGGAATAATATCCGCTTCGGAAAGGCCGTTTTCACGAATGAGGACGGAAAGCTTGTCCGCACGAATGTCATTTCTGACAGCGCAATCAAGCAGTGCGTGTTCAATTCCGATTGCCCGTACACATCATCGGAAATCTGGTACAAGCCGAAGTCGGTCATCCTCGCATACATCACATCACAGGTGATGCTGCTGAAGGGATATATGTGCGCGGATGTTGCCCCTTTCCGTCACAAATCAATGCTCACCTTTTCCTGTGCGAAAATGTGTGAAAACACTGTCCCCGTGATGCAAGTCAATTCCACGAAAATGCCCATTCCCGATTCCACTAGCCTGTTCACGACCGAAACCTGCGGAGATACAGAATGGCGCGGAACCGTCCTCGTGAATGTCGGAAACGGTGAAAATTTTATTAATTTTTCGCAATCCGTCCCCACATCGGTTAGCGAAACCGAATATGAGAACATCATCCGCGATGCGTTCGGGAACAAGGAGCTCGCAATCAAGGATTACACCCGTAAGGCAGCGGTGGATTGCCCGTCCGAACGTGGCATTATACTTTCGGGAAAGGAAATCGCCGGAATGGTGAACCTTCTCCTTGACCGCATCCGCAATATGTCCCGCGAAGGACGTGGCGCATCCCTTGGGCAAGTCATTATTGACGGGATTGAAATCCGTGGCAAAGTGGAAGGCAGTGAACCCGATGCGAATGGCTGGTGCAAGGTGGCCCCGGATTCGGAGTTCGGCTGCGTTGAGCCGCGCGAAGTATACCGCGAAAGCACGAAAGATGAAGTCAATGCGGTCAACATCGCAGTTGAAGCGCATAAGGCTGCGGACAAGAAGAAGGCGGACAAGGGAAAGAAAAACAAACCGAATCCGGATGAGAACAAGAAGGAAACCGTCTGATTTGGCTAACCACAGGGTGCGGCATAACCCGCACCCCTTTACGGAGAATCCGCTATGAGCATCGTTAAATTCAGATTTGAAAACTGCCGCGTCAACATGGACGGCACCAACATGAAATCCGTTCAGTTCAAGACGGCCCCCGGCATCACCGCGTACAGCCTCCGGAACGCATTGGCCGTTATGCTTGGAGAACTTCCCGTGACATTCCTTCAGCCGAAGTCCGGAAATATGAACGCCATGCGGAATACTCCCGCCGGAGGAGTTACACAATGGTGGGTGAAGAATGAACTCATCCGGCTCCATACCATGCTTTACGACATGGCGAAATCTGCCCGCATTGTATATGACGCTGACTATTCCCGGTTGAACAGATATAAGGAAGTGATTTCGGCACAGCGCTGCGGAGAACAAAAAGAACAATGCTATGGAAAAGTCGGACCGAGCGATATCCAATTCAACGGTAAAACATATGAGAATACAGATCATAACTACCCGTTCACCTATTCCGCAATGAGGGATTTGTTCTATCCGGTATGGGAAGAATTTGAATATGTGGCAGTCTCCGTATGCAAAAAAGACCTCAGATCCATGACCGGATGGGAAGTATTGGAAACGATGGCACAGGAATATCAGAATGGAAATGCAGCAGTGTGCACGTTGCAGTACCATATGGAAGAGTCTAATAAATCGCTCATCAGAAAATTTTCTGAAATTTTGAAATCCGGCAAAATTTCAGAAACTGGGTCAATAATCAGAAACAAGGTTGACGTACTATTCCAGCAGTATTCGTTCGCTCCTAGAACTCCTGCGGAATGCACAGTGAGGATGAGCGGAGATATTTATATTGATGTAAATGAAGAACATTATCAACGTTTTGTAAACGGATGTGGATATTCTACTCTTGACCTTGGAGTCATCACTCTTCTTGAAGGCGAAAGCGGAGATAACAGCAAGTTTGATTCCATTGAAGAAACACACGGCATTCCGCCCGTGGAAACACCGGAAATCATTGTCGGATAACAGGAGAAAATTATGAAAGAATATATTGTAAAGTTCAAGAATAACTCCGGGAAGTCTCTCGGATACGGCTATCACATCGGTATGTACCGACTGTTCGGAGCTGAAAATGAAACATATGAAATAAACATCCCTCGGTTCCAGATTTTTGGAAACGGCATCGTACGCTTTTACACGGACGAAACGATTAAAAATGAAAGCGTCCTTGCATTCCAGCCGACATCTACTGATGTGAATACCGTTGCTTCCGGGTTTAACATTGTGTTCGCTCCTACCCGCAAGGATAAGAGGCTCTCGGGAACCGCAAAGCCCGTGCAGCCTACTGAAGTAGGCAAAAATTACATAAAGGGAAAACTCGCCGCCATGCTTGCACAAATGGGCATTACTGATGCGGACATAGAGTTAGAATACGGGCACGCGTTCTCCGAACAGTTCAAAAAAGGATTGGCGGTGCATAATATAATGACCGCCGCCGCTACTGTACGGTTTGCTTCTCCGCATGACATTAGCAAAATCCTTACGAATGGCTACGGAAAGTTCAAGTTCAACGGGCTCGGTTATGTGGCTGAAATCTTTCACGACAGCGTGCAAAACCAGTAAGATATTTGTAAGCTATTTTATCTAACCCAACATATTGTATGTGTAGTGTATGGAATACCCAATATATTGCTGTTTCCCCCATACGCGGGGGAAGTTTACCAGAACGCAGATGCGGCTCTTTCGCAGTCGATAGTTTCCCCCATACGCGGGGGAAGTTTACCTAAGCCGTTCTCCGTATTAATCGTATAACTTGGTTTCCCCCATACGCGGGGGAAGTTTACAAGATATAGTAAGAAAAACCACTGAAGCTATCCGTTTCCCCCATACGCGGGGGAAGTTTACCAGTGGAATTGGGGTCGTTCAGTATGTTCTCATGTTTCCCCCATACGCGGGGGAAGTTTACCGGTAGAAGACGTATACAGTTTCCCCCATATGCGTTTCCCCCATACGCGGGGGAAGTTTACCATTACAATATAATGGCACCGAAAACGGGCCAAGTTTCCCCCATACGCGGGGGAAGTTTACCTGAGATGGAAAGTGACGAGAATTCCATTTACAGTTTCCCCCATATGCGGGGGAAGTTTACTAGGGGCGTTTAGGTATTGGTTTCCCCCACCTATGGGGGAAGTTGAATGTAAAGTTGAATGTAAAGTTGAATGTAAAGGTGAATGTAAAAATGTTCCCCACGTATTGGGCACATTTGCTATATTGAAAGCGATCGTGTTTTGCAACCTGTTCCATCACCCTGTTCCATGACCGGTTCGAGAGATGGATAGGCCACCGTATATAGATGGGTATCAACAAGGAGTCTGAATATGGTATATGCAAAGGCGCTTAATAATGAATGCACCTCCATTACACTGAAGGAGCACAGTGAATCCGTGGCGAAGAAGGCGCGTGAGCTTGCTCTGACCCTTACGGGAGACTATCGCATAGGGAATCTCCTGTATGTTGCGGGCCTTCTGCATGACGTAGGGAAGGCGACCAGCCATATGCAGGATTACTTCACGGGCAAAAGCTCCGGCGAACCGTCTCCGTATCATTCCGAAATCGGCTGGATGTGGATTAGCACACAGGCGGCTCAAATCAAGCAGTATCTTAAGAATAATGAAGCGGTTCCCGAAGCATTCTGCAAGACCCCTTCCGTATGCGTTGACATACTGGCCAAGTCCGTGTTCTATCACCATGCGCGACATGTTCAATATGACGATAAGCATAAGGAAATTGACCCGGTATCAGACCTTACGGAGCACTGTTCCGAATACGTGCAGGAAATGAATTCCTCATATGCAAACGAGGAGTTCCACATGGAGTTTGACAATGACGTTCAGTTTGACGGGAAGGTACCCGAACTTAAGTCATCAGTGACAACTGGATCGCAGTCATCGGTGGCGGACGGGTTATTGTATCTTGTGCGCACCATCCTTGTCCATGCCGATCACATGGTGAGCGGTAACCTATCCGATGGCAAGAGTTTTTCCGCATATCCCGTTCCCAATATGCCCGAGGGATGGGACGCTAAACGGTATGGCACGAGCAAGGAAATCGCTCTCGGCATCACCGGGTCATCCGGGATAAAGAATCATGTCATCAATGCCCCTGCTGGGTTCGGCAAAACCTCCATCGCGTATCTCACTGCACTTATGAGCAGCAACCGGACGGTCATAGCGTGTCCGACCAAGTTCATAGCTGATGGCCTATATGATTCCCTTAATGAGCTAGAGAACCTTTTCGGGACACGTGTCGGGATAGAGCTTGTGTATGGCGGGAAACGGCAGAAGGCATCCTGTGAGGATTCCATGTGCAAGATAAGCGTGGGTACGATAGACACGTTCGTGGGGACGTTCGTGAAGGGCAAGAACATGGGGAATGCCATAGAGGGTTCCGACATATGCGCGTATGACATCCTTTCCTCGAACGTGGTGTTTGACGAATATCACGAGCTTCTGGATAACAATGCGCTCTTCGCGCTGTTCGTGAACATTCTATCCGCGCGCACCGTGTTCGTGAAGGATGCGAAGACGGTTCTGATGAGTGCGACACCCGTTAACTTACGTTCCGTGGCACCTGTCCGCGATGGTGAGAACACGCAGTATTATCCGTCAAGAAACGAGGCCTATCCTGCTCAGCACGATAAGGAGTACACTCTATGCATGGTTGATTCCGTGCCCGAGAATCTTCCGGATAATACGTTCGCAATATTCAACACCGTGAAGGAAGCTCAGAAGCATATGGCAAATGGGAACACAATATGTCATCATGCGAAATTCACGAAGGAAGACCGTGCCCGGAACGAAATGAATCTGTTCAGACATCACGGGAAGCATGGATCGGTTCCGGTATCGGTCTCCGCGTCTCCCATAATGCAGGCTTCAGTAGACGTGTCGGCGGGCACATTGTATGAGAGCACCGCATGGTTCACCAACACCGTGCAGCGGATCGGAAGATGCAACCGGTGGGGACGGGATGAGAAAGCGGCGATCAATCTGTATTTCTCAACGGATGCCACGGAGAACATGACACGGTTCAAAGAGAAGTCCGCACTGGCCGATTCATGGCGGAAGTTCGTTTCGGAAAACGTGCATCCCAATATGACGGTCAACCTTGACTGGATATATAAGGAGCTGTACTTTAAGTTCTGTTCGGAGAACAATGAACAGATTGATGCCTACACTACCGAATGCTATAAGGAGGGTAGGCAATCGCTCGCATCGCTTTTCCCAAAGGCGAGCGGTCAGTATAAGGATGAAACGAGCAAGGAGATCAGCGTTGATGGCTTGCGCGGTGATGCGAAATGTAATTGCGCACTCTATTGCAAAGAAGATGGTAAATGGATAGGTACGAATCATCAAAAAGATCCGAATGACATCCCGTTCTCAATCGAGTACGAAAAGGTTACGCGTCTGTTAGATAAGGTGGAAGACATGGACAAGTGGTTGGGCCAGCTGCTCAAAACATATCCCGGATCGTTTTCAGGAATAGAGGAATATGTAGGGTATAAGTCGGTTATCGGAAATATTACAAAGAAGAAGTTCGCATCCCTCATTAAGAATTTCGCATCATTCAGCAAGGACAGTGACTATCCGGTTCCGGTTCCCGAAGGCATGGGAATTTATGACCATCGTATAGGGGCTATGCTAACATTCTAATCAATTAATCCATGGATTGCGGACCCATTGCCATCCCTAACTCCTTTGGCAATCCGTCCCTCATGGATTCGGCGACCCGTCCCGGAAGTGTTTTGCTGACTTCTATCCGGGACGGGTCGCCCATTTTTTGCCATCCCATTGACAACGGCTATGTAATTAGCTATATTATAGATAACAAAGGAGATGTATATGAGTGATACCAAGTTTGAACTCTTTCTGTGCGGTATTATGATTCTTGTAGGAATCGGAATAGGATTTATTATAGACACTGCATTTACCCCGTCCACCTACACCATAAAAGAATATCAATGGTGTCTAAAGAACGCGAATGAAGGATATTGTAAACTCCATTATAAGGATGCCGCATCCTATATGGAAAAGAATGGATTCGTATTCAAAGTGAAATGAAGTTCGCTAAAATAATCCGGGTATCCCATTGACAACGGCCATGTAATTAGCTATATTATAGATAACAAAGGAGATGTATATGAGTGATACCAAGTTTGAAATCTTGCTGTGCGGTATTATGATTTTTGTGGGCATTCTTATAGGACTATTAATAGGATCTTCATCTATTCCACCCACCACAGGGGAATACGAATCGTGTCTTAAGCACGCGGAGGTAAACTATTGTAAACTCCATTATAAGGAAGCTGCTTCCTATATGGAAAAGAATGACTTCGTATTCAAAGTGAAATGACGTTTGCTAACTCTATTTATTCTATATAATACACAATAGGCTGAGGTTTCCCCATACGCGGGGGAAGTTTACAACTACCGAGGAAATATAGGTAGTTCCCTAATGAGTTTCAACTCCGATGGGGAGAGGCTCCGCAAAGGGGACTATCTTTTTGACATACATTGTGCAACCTGTTCCATCACCCTGTACTGGACAGGTTCGAGAGACGGATAGGCCACCGTATATGGATGGGTATCAACAAGGAGATTTGATATGAAGAAAATCATTAATGGCAAGAAGTATGACACCGAAACCGCGGTACTCATCGCCGAGATGGACAACGGGCGTTCCGAATCCGATTTCAACTGGGTGCACGAGAAAATGTTCCTCAAGAAGACGGGTGAATTCTTCCTCTTCGGTGAAGGCGGGGCGATGACGGCATATCGGCGCGGTTGCGATGGCAATTCCTATTGCGGCGGGGAAAAACTCGTTCCCATCACCACGGATGAGGCAAAGAAGTTCGGCGAGGAGAATATGTCCGCCGAAGCGTATGAAAAGACGTTCGGCGTAGTCCACGAATGAGTTTCAACTCCGATGGGGAGAGGCTCCGCAAGGGGCCTCTCTTTTTTGGCATCCATTGATCAACCCGTTCCATCACCCTGTTCCATGACCGGTTCGAGAGACGGATAGGCCACCGTATATGGATGGGTATCAACAAGGAGATTTGATATGAAAAATGTAAACCATTTTACCGTGACGGATGTGCAAATTGATCTCAATGGTAATGGTATTTGTAAGGCTACCGCCCACGTCGTTCTGAACAATCAGCTTGTTCTCACTGGACTCCGCATTCTGGACGGTGTTAATGGGCTTTTTGTTGGCTATCCGAAAGGTCATGACAACAATGGCGCGGACGACCGCACATTATATTATCCTGCGGATACGCAGCTGCGCGATCATATTGAGGAATGTGTCATTGCAAAGTATAAGGAAGCAATTGTTTCCCGCCATGTCCGCACAAACTGGGACGTCTTCTGCGAAAGGTACGGAACGGATAAAAATGAAGATTTATTAAAGATGGCTATGTTTCAGGGAATTGGCTGTCGTTGCTGTCCTGCTAAATTATTTTGCAAAAAAATAAAAGCACCCACATGCCACGATTCATTTGTCCGCTGGGCTACATCGGAAGCAAAGGATGCGAAATGAATTTAACTTTTAATTTTTAATTTTCATCAACTCCGATAGGGAGAGGCTCCATCCCCATGTCGCAGCAAAAAACAGCAAAGTATGAAATGAAGCGCAACCGATTGGCCATTTTTGAAGATGGCATGCCGATATATTGCAATGATGACGGACATGTTTGCAGTGATGCCGATGCATTAGCTGACTGCATGTATGATTAATTCGCATTGACGATGGGAAATGATTGCTTTCTTGTCAAAAATATTTTAATTTTCTATATTATCCGCATTAACAGGGAGATACGATAATGAAGATGGCTATCATAGCAGCATCGCTACCGATTATCCTATTGGCTTGCAGTCTTTCGGATGACCGTCCTCAGGGAGCCAACTATACAATAGAGGTTTGCAGCTCTCTGTGCCCGGCTCCGACAAACGATTCTACTAAATACGATGGGCTGGGTGAATTCACGCCGGATCACACTCTCATCAAGTGTAAGAAAACGACGATTGCATACGAATGCGCGAACTATCCCTATCCGTAGATAAGGCATTTTTTGCCCATACTAACTCACAAAGAATAAGTAATTATCCATCTTGACAATCGGTATTTAATTATCTAGTTTTGGACCATCAGCAACGGAGATGACGAAATGCAAAATTCTAATGCGAACCTGAGTTATGAGAAGTTTTCCAATGGACGGGAAGAATGGTGGGATGATGCCAATGTTAAACTGATTCATGCAAAAGATCCGGATGGGTATGAATGGTGGCACGAGTATGATGCCAATGGGAAACTGATTCATGAGAAGTCTTCCACCGGATATGAATGGTGGGATGAGGCTAATGGGAAACTGGTTCATGTGAAATGTACAGATGGCTCCGAAGTGTGGTTCGACTATGATGATACAGGGCACATCATTCATGAAAAGCATTCCGACGGTTCGGAAAAATGGTATGACGCAAATGGAAAATTACTTCATGCAAAAAATGTTGACGGATCAGAAACTTGGTTTGATACCAATGGGAATGAGATTCCTATGGAAAATGCATCAATGAACAGATAGATAAGTTTACACATGATTCACCAGTTCCGCCCCCTGTCAGACGGGGGCATTTTTGTGAAACTGATTCCGGGAACCTGCTCCATCACCCTATACTGTACGGGTTCGAGAGAGGGATAGGCCACCGTATATCAGACAGTGTCCGAAGCGATGGTGCAGAGGATAGCAAGGAGTTTCAATATGACGTGTGAGAAAGGATTGCGGATCAGTTCCATAGAGCGGTCCAGACGGGTGGTTCAGTTACGAAAGGATGTCAAGGACATTGTCATCATGGTGGTGCTGCTGGGCGTCATCGCGTTCCTGACATGGTATGTTGTCCTTATCGGGGCGGGGGTGTTATGACAGAGGCATCGTCCATGCATTGTTTCCGTCTGTTTGACGGAAAGAGGAACGCTGACGGCAAGGGTTTCTCAAAGATCATCATGGTTGACTGCACATACAGTCAGGCGGACAAGATAGAGACCCGTCTCCGCAAGGACATTGCGGACGGTCTGTTCGGGAAGTGCTGCCCCATCGCTGGGATATATGACGCATACGCAAATATTTCCGTATGGCTCGACAAAATGAACATCCTGCATTATTCTCCGGATGACACCGTGGACATTGACATCACCGGATGCCACCGATAAGGGCAGGTCTGAAAAATATTTCAATTTCCTCAAGGACGGCATATGAAAAAGATATCATATGATTTCTATTACAATTCGAACGCCATTTCAAAGGCTATGCTTGAGCAGGAATTCGGGCGTTCATGGAAGCGGAAATTCATACGGGACGAATACGGATCCTATCATTGGGGATATTACCGTGCGGTCCCGAGGGAATGAATTCCATCTTAATTTCAACTCCGATGGGGAGGGGCTCCGAAAGGGGCCTCTCTTTTTACGGTACGGGTAAGCAAACCGTTCCATCACCCGATAATGAAAAGGACGACCGACGGATGTGATGAAAAAATATTTTATTTTTCCCGTCTTGGCAAAGTGGATTTAATTAGTTATATTATGGATATTAACAACGGAGATATAATATGAAAACTTTTGAGAACTGCTTCGAATATGATGATGATGACAATGGGTGCCTCAGTCATGTCAAATATTCCGATGGATCCGAAGAATGGTATGAATATGATGCCAATAAGGCATGCATTCATGCCAGATGGTCTGACGGTAGAGAAGTGTGGTATGACGCAGATGGAAACCTGCTTCATGAGAAAAATTCAGCTGGAACCGAATTGTGGTACGATGCCGAGGGAAACCGGATTCATAAAAAGTGCCTAGACGGATGCGAATATTGGTATGAATATGATTCCGATGGGAAACTGATTTATTCCAAGTGGCCCAGCGGAGCTGAATGGTGGTACGATTCCAATGGAAAACTCATGCATTCTAAGTATTCCGCCGGGGATGAATATTGGTACGACGCCAATGGGTATATGATACATGAGAAGGATTCCTATGGATTCGATCATTGGTATGACTATGACATGGATGGAAACCGGATTCATGAAAAAGTCTCATCCGGGTACGAAGGGTGGTTAAATGGTCAAGGCAACCGTATACATGAAAAATTCACCGATGGAACCGAATTGTGGTACGATGCCGAGGGAAACCGGATTCATTCGAAAAGTCGGGACGGATTAGAAAAGTGGTATGAGTATGACGCCGATGGGAACGTGATCCATGAGAAGGATTCCTATGGATCTGAAGAATGGATTGATACCTATGGGAAATGCATTCATAAGAAATGTGCCGAGGGAACCGAAGAGTGGTACGATGCCAATGGGAACATATCGCATATTAAGTATTCCGATGGATCCGAATACTGGTTTGATACCAATGGGAATAAGATTCATACGAAAGATCCAAATGGATTCGAGGCATGGTTCAATACAGATGGAAAAGTGATTCATGAGAAGGCTTCCACTGGTTCCCAATGGTGGTATGAATATGATGCCAACGGGAACATTATTCATAAGAAAAGGTCAGATGAATATGAATGGTGGTACGATGTCAATGGGTATACGATACATGAGAAAGATTCCTATGGATTCGAGCATTGGTACGAGCATGATGCCGAAGGAAACCGGACTCATGAGAGGGATTCCATGGGAGTCAAATATTGATATGCACAAGACACTGGAAATTGTGTGAATTTTACAACAAGTAGTTAACAAAATGAAACCCATCGTTAAAAGCAAGAAGGCAGTCCGCCATAAAGTGCGCATCGTCAAGGGCAAGGCGCACAAGGGCGGAAAGAAATATGATTCCTGGATGCATTATGAATACGATGCCAATGGGAAATGCATTCATGATAAGAATTCCGAGGGATTCGAGAGGTGGTACGATTACGATGCTTGCGGGAATATGATTCATGAGAAGGATTCCACCGGATTAGAAACGTGGCGGGAATATGATTCCAATGGAAACAATATTCATGCGAAGAATTCCTATGGATTCGAATATCGGTATGACTATGATCTCAACGGCAACATGTTTCATTTTACTTTTTCAGATGACGCTCCCAATGAAATGGAATGGTGGGTGGAATACGATGCCAATGGGAATGACATTCATTATAAGAATACTGCTAACAAAGGATATGAGCACTGGTATGAATATGATTCCGAAGGGCATATGATTCACACAAAATCTTCCAACGGAGATGAATATTGGCTTAAATACGATGTCCATGGACATCCTATTAATGTGAAGGACTCACATGGAGTTGAAACGCGTCATAATTACACATACAAAAAGATTAAAGGAAAATACCTCGTCGAATGGGATCTTTACACCTAATCCACGTCATCCCGCCCCCTGTCAAACGGGGGCATTTTTATGACACAGGGTTAGGCATCTTGTTCCATCACCCGTTCCCAGGAAAGGACGACCGACGGACTGATATGAAAAATATCCTGATTATCCTCTTGACGATACAGATTTAATTATCTATATTTGGGACATCAACAAGGAGATTGAACATGAAAGATGAATTTGCATATATGCTGGAGCATTATCTTCCAGGATATATCACAAAGAACTATCCGGAAGTGACCGAGGTTTCTGTGAAAGTGGTGGAACGTCCGGCGACAACGTATTACATGGTGGCATTGGAAGTCAGTTTCACCGGGGGCATCAGGAAGATTAAGTGGAAGGAACTTCCCGAACGCGTGGCGAACGACTGGAGCGACCATGAGCCGGAGAACCTGTCCTCGGGTAAGGTGAAGTACAAGGAGAGCAACGGGCACATGGAAATGACCTTTGAGATAACAGAGGAAACCTCATGCGCTGCCGATGATTATGAAACTGAATTTGCCGACACGGAGGCCTGATAATGAATTCAACGAATCTCACATCCGATATGCAATCCGTAAAACCCGATGAGAATCAGGGTGCCGTGAATGAAGCATCCGATTTCGATGTGGAATTTTCCAAATGGCTTGACGGCAAACCAGATTGCACACCCGTGTTCTGAAACATGGACGAATAACATAATTATCCCATTGTCAATGGATATTTAATTATCTATATTTAACACATCAACAGACCAACGGAGACAAGAAAATGAAACCCATCGCTAAAAGAAAGAAGACAGTCAGTCATAAAGTGCGTATAATCAATGGCAAGGCGTCCATTGAAGGAATGCGGTATAATACATGGTATCATTATGAATACGATTCCAAAGGAAACGTGATTCATTCAAAGGATTCCGCCGGATTAGAATATTGGTATGACTACGATGCCAATGGGAAACGGCTTCATGAGAAGGATTCATATGATAATGAGATGTGGTATGAATATGATGCCCACGGGAACCTGATTCATGAGAAAGATTCCGAGGGATCCGAGGAGGCGAATGACTACGATGGCAACGGTAAGGTGATTCATACGAAACATTCCAACGGAGATGAGGAATGGTATGAATATGATGCCAATGGGAACAGGATTCATTATAAGGATTCAAATGGTGAGGAACGCCGGTTTGAATATGATTCCAATGGGAACCTGATTCATGCGAATGCTTCCAACGGATCTGAATGGTGGTATGAATATGATGCCAAGGGTAACATGATTCATGAGAAGCATTCCAGTGGATATGAAGAGTGGCACGAGTATGATGCTCATGGGAATGATAAGCATGAGAAGAATTCCAATGGATATGAAATGTGGTCCAAATACATATACAAAAAGGTTAACGGAAAATATCTTACCGAATGGATTATTTTAAGCGAATATCCCATTATAGTATAGTTTCCACCCGTTTCCGCCCCCTGTCACACGGGGGCATTTTTGTGACACAGATTCCGGCATTCTGTTCCATCACCCATTTTTCTATGAAACCGGCGATGAGCATGACCACCGTATATGACATGGCATCAACAAGGAGTTTGAATATGATGACGACTGAAGAACTTGACGCAGATCCTTCCTATAGCAAGCCGATCGGACGGATCATTACATCGGAGATCGCAGATGGATATGGAGAGGACGCTTCAGTGACATTTTTGTATGGCGATTTCGAGGATTTGAAAAAAGGTGGGCAATTCTCTTTCATAGAGAAGTGCGAGACCCAGTTCATCAACTATTGCTTTATCCATGTCGGATTGCATGACGGATCTCCGGAATTCGCCACAAGGATGCACGAGGAGTTTTGCAACCATATCAGCGGAGAAGATCCGCTTGACAAACATGACCTGCGGTATCGCTCCCTACCCTTCTGGGACAGGCTGGAAGAGGAATGGGCATCGCTGTCCGATGAAGACCGATATCTATTCCTTGACTGACGGTTGAATATTAAAAAAAAATCAATTATCCCCTTGACACGGAACATTTAATTATCTATATTTAACACATCAACAGAACAACGGAGAAACAAATGAATACAGAAAAGAAGATGAATGGGTTAAGCGCTTTCATGGACAAGAGTCTCGCATACCTTGCCTACGAATTCGGGTGCGGGATCAGGTGCGTGAAGCGTTCGGACATCATTCCCATCTGTGAGGAGCAGGTGTTCAGCCCGTCACGCAAGGGTTTCGCGAAGAAGAAGTGGGCGCACAGTTCGGCGAAGGTGTCGTATGGACTAAACTGTTATGGATCGCCGTTCGCGAACGTCATCATCAACGGGGTGTCGCATCCGGTGGCGGTCACTTCTCCCCGCAAGACTGCGAAATCCATTCTCGGCATCATCGAAGTTCACGAAGTATGATTTTCCTCCGTTGATAAGGGCGGACGGGCTTAGCCCGCCCGCCTTTTCATCATAAAATAATTATCCTCCTTGACTGGGATGATTTAATAATCTATATTATGGATAACAATGAGGTTAGCATGCGTTTATTCATCTGGATCAGGAATGCGGTAAGGAAGGTGTTTGCACCCGTCGTCATATATGTCAGCGGGCATGGGTATGAGGTTGACGACATATTGAACATCGTCCATGTGAAAGACCGGGATGGGACTGAGTGCTGGTATGACTATGACATTGATGGGAAATTGATTCATGAGAAAGATTCCGACGGATACGAACGGTGGTTAAATGGTCAAGGCAACCGTATACATGAAAAATTAGCCGATGGAGACGAATTCTGGTACGATTCCAATGATAATAAGGTTCACACCAGATTTTCCGATGGCGAGGAATGGTGGTATGATGCCGATGGAAACATTAGGCATAAGAAACTTACCGATAAATCCGAAGAATGGTATGACGCAGATGGGAATAAGATCCATGAGAAGTTTCCCGATAACTATGAATCATGGCACGATGCAGATGGAAAGCTGGTTCATATGAAATTGGCCAGCGGGCACGAATTTCATTACGATGCAGAGGGCAACTCGGTTCCGTTAGATAACTATTCGCATTCATGCAATAATTATTAGAGTTCCCTTGACAACTAGGGTTTAATTATGTATATTATGGAGAAATCATATCAATGGAGTTAACATGAACGCGATTATCGGGATAAGGAATGCAGTAAGGAAAGCTGTATCGGGCATCATTGTCGCAATCAGGGGATATGGGGATGAATATGATGCAGATGGTCACATTATTCATTCCAAGGGGGCCGACGGATTCGAACAGTGGTATGAATATGATACCAATGGGACCCTTATACATATGAATGATTCCGAGGGATTCGAATGGAAGTGTTCACGCAAGGAGATAACCAAATGAAGCACATCGCGAAAAGAAAGAAGACCGTCAGCCATAAAGTGCGCATCGTCAAAGGAACTGCATGCAAGGATGGCAAAGAATATAAATCATGGACGCATTATGAATATGATTCCAAGGGAAAAATTAGGCATCTGGCAAAATTCGACGGATACGAAAAATGGTATGATACTAATGGGAACGTGATCCATGAGAAGTGTCCTACTGGAGTAGAACATTGGTATGACTATGATGCCGATGGGAACGTAATTCATTCGAAGTCTTCAGACGGAGTAGAAAAGTGCGAAAAATGGTTCGATATCAATGGGAAACTGATTCATTCGAAGTGGCCCAGCGGAGCTGAATGGTGGTACGATTCCAATGGAACCCGCATTCATTCTAAGTATTCCAACGGATATGAATATTGGTATGATGCCAATGGGAATAAGATGCATGAGAAGGATTCCGATGGATCCGAATCTTGGTACGATGCCAATGGATCCGAATCTTGGTACGATGCCAATGGGAACGTAATTCATAAGAAGTGTCCTACTGGAGTAGAACATTGGTATGACTATGATGCCGATGGACATCTTATTCATGAACAAACTTTTGACTACGAATATTGGTATGAATACGATGCCGACGGGAACGTGATCCATGAGAAGCATAACAACGGATATGAAATATGGAATGAATACGATGCGGATAGTAACCTGACTCATGCGAAGGATTCCGACGGATTTGAACAGTGGCATGAATACGATTCAAAAGGAAACCTCATCCATGAGAAAAATACCACCGGATATGAACGGTGGTGCAATACCACATACAAAAAGATTAAAGGAAAATCCCTAATCGAATGGGATCTTTCCACCTAATCCACATCATCTCGCCCCCTGTCAAACGGGGGCATCTTTCTGAAACTGATTCCGGCATCTTGTTCCATCACCCTTTTCCTTATTAAACCGTCGGTGAGCATAGCCACCGTATATAGAGGCGTTGACAACTAGGCTGTAATTATCTATATTATGTGTATCTACAAGGAGATACCAGAATGAAACCCATCGCTAAAAGCAAGAAGAAAGTCTGCCATAAAGTGCGCATCGTCAATGGCAAGGCATCCAAGGGAGGAAAGCCGTATGTTTCCTGGGCTCATAATGAATACGATGCCAATGGGAACCTGACTCATCGGGAAGATTCCGATGGATTCGAACGGCGGGATGAATACGATTCCAATGGGAACCTGATTCATAGAACTGAGGGCAACGGATATGAATGGCGGTGGGAATACGATTCCAATGGGAATCGGCTTCATGAGAAGGATGCATATGATAATGAGAGGTGGTATGAATATGATGCCAGCGGGAACCTGATTCATGAGAAAGATTCCGACGGATACGAACATTGGTATGAATATGATGCCGACGGTAACAGGATTCATGAGAAATATCCCACCGTTGAAGTATGGACAGAGTATGATGCCCACGGTAACAGGATTCATGAGAAATATCCCACCGTTGAAGTATGGACAGAGTATGATGCCCACGGTAACAGGATTCATGAGAAATATCCCACCGTTGAAGTATGGACAGAGTATGATGCCCACGGTAACAGGATTCATTCGAAATGGGATGATGGATCATACAAGTTCTATGAATACGATGACAAGGGGAACCAAATTCATACTAAGGATTTCAATGGATACGAATGCTGGTATGAATACGATGACAAGGGGAACCAGATTCATAGGAAGGTTTCCACTGGATACGAATGTTGGTATGAATACGATGCAAAGGGGAATAAGATCCATTATAAGGATTCCGATGGATTAGAACGGCGGTACAAATACACATACAAAAAGATTAAAGGAAAATACCTCATCGAATGGGAACTGTCCAACTAATCCACTCCCCATAATGCCCCATATCCTGATGGAGGAATCAGAATAGGAAAGGATATTCTCTTAGATATCAAACATAGGTTCGAATGTGTTAGGCTGTTTAATGAACTCTTGGAAAAGACTCTAGAGAATCTGTGACATCGAATGCAAATATGAAATATCCATTGCCAATTGGTAATTAATAATATATATTATGGATATTATACGGAGGTCCAACATGCCTGAAATTTCTATTAAAGAAGCAAGAGAGATATATCGTCTAAATCATGAGATGAAATCCCTGATGCTCACTAAATTTCCCAAGGAAATGCTTGAAGCAGATGATTCATCCACCTCTGATAAATCGAGTCACATAAATGGAATGATGATTCACTCAAAGGATGAAAATGGATCCGAATGTTGGCAGGATTTCGATAACAATAAAAACCTAGTTCATGAGAAGGATTCCGACGGATCCGAACATTGGTACAACTATGATGCCAATGGAATGATGATTCACGCAAAGGATGAAAATGGATTCGACGTGTGGTATGAATATAATGCGAATGGTAACATTATTCATAAAAAGGATTCCGAGGGGGATGAATATTGGTATGATGCCATAGGAACCCTTATGCATAAGAAGATTTCCGATGGAGACGAAAGATGGTATGATTCTAATGGGAAAACCTTTCATATTAAGTGGCCCAGCGGAGCTGAATGGTGGTTCGATGCCAATGGAAATAAGATCCATGAGAAGCATTCCGATGGTCACGAATATTGGTACGATACCAATGGGACTCTGATTCATGAGAAGTCGTCTGATGGGAAATTACTTTATCGGAGGTATTTTGACGGCTCATACGTCAGGTGGGAATATGCTACCAATGGGGAATGCAGTCATTATAAGGATTCCTATGGTGTTGAACGCTGGCACGACTACGATGGCAAAGGAAACTTGATCCATCTAAAAGGGGGCGACGGATATGAAGAATGGTATGACTATGATTCTAAAGGAACCCTGCTTCATATGAAGGATTCCTATGGGCATGATTGTTGGTATGATTCTAATGGTAAACATATTCATGAGAAGTCTTCCGACGGATACGAATCGTGGTACGACGATAAGGGCACACTTAGTAGTACGAAAGATGCCTTTGGCCGAGAATGTAAGTACGATGCCAATGGAAAACTGAGTTATAAGAAGAATTCACATGGAACCGAATGGTGGTTCGATGCCAATGGCCGCCTGATTCATGCAAAAGATCCGGATGGGTATGAAATGTGGTACGAGTACGATGCCAATGGGAATAAGATTCATTATAAGGATTCCGATGGCGATGAACGCTGGTATGAATACGACGATAAGGGGCAAACGTCAGTAAACAAAATTTAACATTAAGCAAGGCATATACCATTCACAAGAACGATATAATAATCTATATTATGGATAACAATGCAAGGAGTTAACAATATGTATCAGGCAGACATGTTAAATAAATGTAACTGGACGTTCGACTATGATATCAATGGTAACGTTATTCATGCAAAGACCGTGACTGGATATGAGGAATGGTATGAATACGATAGAAATGGGAAACTAAAGTATATGAAGAATTCCCGCGGCGCCGAACGATGGTACGATATCAATGGGAATAATTTTTACACCCAGTTTTCCGATAGATCCGAAACGTGGTATGATGCCGATGGAAAGGTGATCCATGACAAGCTTTCCACTGGAATAGAATATTGGTATGAATATAATTCATTGGGGAACATGATTCATAAGAAGTGTTCCGACGGATCCGAAGAATGGTATGATGCCGATGGGAAAAAGATTCATGCAAAGCATTCCGACGGTTTCGAATATTGGTATGATGCCGATGGGGAACTGATCCATTATAAGGATTCCGACGGAGATGAATATTGGTATGATGCCATAGGAACCCTTATGCATAAGAAGATTTCCGATGGAGAGGAATGGTGGTACGAATACGATGCCAATGGTAAACTGATTCATTATAAGAAATCCGACGGCGATGAATGGTGGTATGAATATGATGCCTATGGAAATAGTATTTCCGGTGGATCAAAAGAATGGTACAATTCCATTAGTAGCGGTAATCATAATAAGTCTTCCGACGGATCCGAAACCTGGTATGAGTATGATGCCAATGGAAACATGGTTCATGCGAAAGATTCCGACGGATATGAACAATGGTGGGATTACGATTCCCATGGAAACATAACGCTGATTCGTAAAAACTCTTCCGATGGATCCGAATGGCTGTATGATGCCAATAGGCAGCTGGTTAATATCAAGGTAATGCCTTGTATAGCACCACAGTATGTTTCTATTAACCTTAAGGTAAGCCGTAATTAACGATATGTGAACTCATCAGCATATAGAAATATCTATCATGCCACCGGTCAAACGGTGGTATTTCTTTTTTACCGTGCCACCTTGATTAACTTGGATTAAATATCTATATTATAGATACAAGCAAGGAGATGGCAAGAATGAACCATATCATAGATACAATCAGGAAGATTATCAAAAACATCGTAACTGCTGTAGACTGCAGGGTGAAAGGATACCTAGCTGAATATGATGATAACGGTAAGACCATTCATTTTAAAGATCGTGACGGGAACGACTGGCGATATGAGTATGATGAAAATGGTAAAGTGATTCATACCACTGAATCCAACGGAGCTGAATATTGGTATGATACCAATGTGAATCTGATTCATACGAAGGATTCCTACGGATTCGAATGTTGGTATGATACCAATGGGAACAGGATTCATACGAAAGATTCCTACGGATTCGAATGTTGGTATGATGCCGATGGGAACAGGATTCATAAGAAATGTCCCAAAGGATACGAAGCATGGTTCAATACAGATGGTAAACTGATTCATTATAAGAATTCCGACGGCTCCGAACATTGGTATGAATATGCGGACAATGGGCTACTCATTCATGCAAATGATTCCGACGGAACCGAATGGTGGTATGAGTATGATGCCAATGGAAACATGGTTCATGTGAAAGATTCCGACTGATATGAACGGTGGTATAATTGCTATACAATGTGAACCCTGTTCTAATACAGCATGCCATCAGGGAAACGGTGGCATTTCATTCTCACATATTTCGCCAACTGGTTCCATCACCCTTATCATCAGAATCATACTGATGTAATGGCCACCGTATATATGAATGTAACAACAAGGAGACATGATATGAAAAAAGCAGCAATCAAGAAAATGAGCAAGCGCGACCGCATTGATCTTCTGAACGAGTTCAGCATGGAGGACATTGCGGAAACCCTGATATACCGGGAAGGAAAGGGTGAGGTGCTATCTGTGAATGTCTGGGTGAAATCCGACATCCGTACGCAGGATCCGTCTCTATCCGATAGGCAGGTAGACTACATCGCCATGCACGGGGATTTCAAACCCATGCGCACATGTACCGAAACCGATTGGCAACTCCTCGCTGAAGCGATTGACGAAGTTCGTAATGGCAAAGGTTTCCCGAAGGATTGAGCAATCCATCCGGATGCGTTGCTATATGTAAGCAAGATTTAATCCCTGCTGCCCTTCACATATAGTGTATAATAATCTATATTATGGATAACTTAGGAGTTTCAAATGAATGAAAAATATATCCGGCATATGACATTAGGTAATGGAACAGAATATTGGTACGATGCTAATGGGAATAAGTGTCAGACCAAGTTTTCCGATGGATCCGAATTGTGGTATGATTCCAATGGAAAACTGATTCATAAGAAATTTACCGATAAATCCGAAGAATGGTATGATACCAATGGGAAATGCGTTCATTATAAGGATTCCGATGGAGACGAAGATTGGTACGATACCAATGGGAAACTTATTCATAAGAAGCATTCTGATGGAATGGAAGAATGGTACAATACCAATGGAAAATGCATTCATTATAAGGATTCCGATGGAGACGAAGATTGGTTCGATACCAATGTCCGCCTGATTCATTCAAAGTTGTCCGACGGATCCGAATATTGGTTTGAATATGATTCCAATGGAAACCTGAGTCATAAAAAGACTTTCGATGGATCAGAAGAATGGTATGCTACCGATGGGCACCGCATTCATGCAAAGGCTTCCGACGGATACGAAACATGGTATGAGTATGATGCCAATGGAAACATGGTTCATGTGAAAGATTCCGACGGATCCGAACAGTGGTACAATATCAATGGTAAAAAGGTTTATGAGAAGGATGATGTAGAATCCGAATTCTGGTACGATTCCGATGAGCATCTTATTCACGCAAAGTATTCAACTGGGTTAGAACAGTGGTACGATGCCAATGGAAAATGCATTCATTATAAGGATTCCGATGGAGACGAAGATTGGTTCGATACCAATGGGAATAAGATCCATGAGAAGGCTTCCGACGGATACGAACGATGGTATGAATATGATGCCAATGGTAAGGTGATTCACACCAAATTTTCCGATGGAGAGGAATGGTGGTACTATGTAGATGGAAAACTTATTCATACGAAGTATTCCGACGGATCCGAATACTGGTGTGATGCCGATGGGCACAAGATTCATTATAAGAATTCCGATGGATACGAATATTGGTACGATGCCAATAGGAAACTTATTCATAAGAAGCATTCTGATGGAATGGAAGAATGGTACGATGCCAATGGGAAACTGATTTATAAGAAATTTGCGGATAAATCCAAAGAATGGTATGATGCCAATGGAAAACTGATTCATGAGAAGGCTTCCGACGGATGCAACAAATGGTACGATGCCAATGGGAAACTGATTCATAAGAAATTTGCGGATAAATCCAAAGAATGGTATGATGCCAATGGGAAATGCGTTCATGTGAAGGATTCCAACGGAGCTGATCACTGGTGGGATTACGATTCCCATGGAAAACGCATTCATTCTAAGTCTTCAGACGGATCAGAACATTGGTACGATACCAATGGGAATATTATTCATGCTAAATAGTTCAATGGAGTTGAATGCTGGTATGATACCAATGGAAAACTGATTCATAAGAAACTTACCGACGGATCCGAAGAATGGTATAATACCAATTGCCAACTTATTCAGGAAAAGACTTCTGCCGGAGTAGAATACTGGTATGAATATGATGCCAATGGGAATAACAATCTTATTCATGCGAAATATCCCGACGGATCCGAAACTATTGGACATATGATGAAAATGGCAAGGAAGTGAAATGAAACATCTTAGCAAAAAACGTACGCAGTCAACTGCCATCAGTAAAGTGCACCTGATCAAAGGCATCGCATACAAGAATGGCAAAAAATATTCCGCATGGCGGCATACTGAATATGATGCCAATGGGAACATACTTCACGAGAAGGATGTCGATGGATCCGAAATGTGGCACGAATACGATGCCAATGGGAATATGATACATGAGAAAGATTCCGACGGATTCGAACGGTGGTATGATGATAAAGGAAAGCTGATCCGTTCGACTGACATAGAGCAGTCAGAAACCTCGTATGAATACGATGCCAATGGGAACCGAATTCGTGAAACGTCATCTGGCTTCCACCGGTGGTATGAATATGATGCCGATGGCCACCTCATTCACGAGAAGGATTCCTTCGGACGGGAAACTTTCTGTGAATATGATGCCAATGGGAACCTGACCAACGCAAAGGATTCCGACGGATCCGAATACTGGTATGACTATGATGAAAAGGGCAATATGATTCATATGAAATCTTCACTCGGATTAGAATATTGGTATGAATATGATGCCGATGGGAATAACAATCTTATTCATGCGAAATATCCCGACGGATCCGAGTGGCTTAAAGAATATGATGCCAATGGAAACATGACGCATTCAAAATGTTCCGATGGCGACGAATGTTGGTGGGAATATGATGCCAATGGGAACATGATTCATGCAAAAATAGGAAACGCATACGAATATTACTGCGAATACGATTCCCATGGTAATATGATTATTGACAAGTCACCCGGGCGCACAATATGCTATGAATACATATACAAAAAGATTAAAGGCAAATATCTGATCGAATGGATGCTCGCCAATCCTATGATCAATACCAATGAGGTGGTGAAATGAAAACCACAATCAACGCAACAAAGATGGCATCCAGCAGTGAAGTGCGCATCGCCAAAGGAAAAGCATGCAAGGACGGAGAGAAGTATAATTAATTGGAGCATTATGAATATGATGCCAATGGGAACCAGATCCATAATCATAATTCCGATGGCAAGGAATGGCGGATTAAATACACATACACAAATGTGAATGGGAAATCACTTATCGAATGGAAACTTTCCAACTAATCCACAGTATCTAAACCGTTAATAATGATGAGTTAATTATCTATATTAACTGCAAGGAGATCATATCATGCCGGAAATATCTAGGTATAGCGGTAAAAGATGCAAATATCTTATGACTCATTACTATGACGAGTTGTTCAATGCAATGAAAATAGATCCGGATGAATTCGTGCCCGCCCGCATCTCGACACGCGAATATCTGGAGATCAAGAAATGCGTCGAGAAAAATCTCGGGACAACACTGGCTATCGACGGTATTGACCTCAGACACGGAAGCGAAATCCGCTTCGACATCCGTGACACTTATCTTTTCGACCTAGCAGGAACGGAATATGACACAGCGAATAAGCAGTATATTAATCATTATGCCGTATCCGGATATGACCGGATTTGCGAAAAGAAAATAATGACGGCGGGGCATTTCTACATATATATCGAAAAACGTTCTAACAATGAATATATCATGTATCGCATCCATTCCTGCGAAGAGAGCAAAGCCCGAAAATTCCATAAACGCCGGTGGGATATCCCAGAATGGGACATGTTTCATATCTGTATGAAACCCATGCTCAAACATATATACTTCATCATTAGCAAGGTGAAAATGGATTTTAACGATTTCCTCAAGTTCGCCTATGACAGAAAGGATAAGAAACCGTATTGAGAAAAATGTCACATTGGCTTGACATTGATGAGTTAATTATCTATATTAACTGCATTAACATGGAGGATCTCATGAAAATACTGCTTACCGTTGCCGCCTTGCTCTTGACCGGATGCACGGTCATCATGTCTCCTGATGAAGAGCCGACGGAAGAATGCCATTACACATGCTACTACAACTACTGCACATCCGATGACTATGTGTATGAATGCACGTATCAATGAATGCATGAAAAATGTTGGCGAATTCCATTGCCAAACATCTCGTAATTATCTATATTATCCGCATCAAGGAGACTATAAATGTCAATGACAAAGAAAGAACTTGCTGATGTCGAAAATCTCAAGACCAGATTGGCACTCAGACTGTATCCCGAAGTCGAGCCTGATGTCGACATTCCCACTGAATGGGGAGAAGTGAAAAACGGATGGACGTATAATGAATATGCCGTGAGGGTTTCCAAAGCATGCACATCTCCAACTGGCCACGGTGACGTATGGGGAACAACCTGCTCACAGGGTTCTATCCGGCTGTATTCCACAGAAAAGAAAGCGTACGAGGCGCTTCTGCATGCCATGAGCGAACGGTTCGCATCGGACCTGCGTAAAGTAGAGAAGACTATGGAACGCCTATGATAAGGCATTGAACATAAGGAAGATTAGCCCAATTGGTTAGAGCATCTGTCTTATAAGCAGCTGGTTCCCGGTTCAAGTCCGGGATCTTCCATTAATTTAAGAATAGATTGAGAATGCATATTTAACTATCCATATCGAGGAGTTAATGATATGAAACCGAGTGTGAAAAGGATCAAGAAGCCGGCCATTGATACGGTGCGCATCGTCAAGGGAACGGCATTCAATGACCATAAGAGATATTCATTTTGGGAACATTATGAGTATGACGCCGATGGGAACATGATTCATTCCAAAAATTCCTATGGATGCGAAGCGTGGAACGAATACGATGCCGGTGGCAACATTATTCACGCGAAGTCTTCAGTGGGTTATGACTATTGGTATGAATACGATGCAAACGGAAACAAGATACATGATAAGTATTCCGAAGGCCTAGAAAACTGGTTTACCTACGATGGCAAAGGCAAACTGACGCATTCAAAATGCTCCGACGGATCCGAATATTGGACTGACTATGATGAAAAGGGCAATAAGATCCATGAGAAGGATTCCACCGGATATGAACATTGGAACGAATACGATGCCAATGGAAATCTGATACATGAGGATTCTTCCAACGGATATGAATATTGGTACGAATACGATGCCCATGGTAACCGGATTCATGAGAAATGGCCCTTTGATGAAAGTTGGATTGATTACGATACCGACGGGAACATGATTCATAAGAAATTCTCCGATGGATCCGAATATTGGTATGAATACGATTCCCATGGAAATATGATTCATTATAAGAATTCCGAGGGCGAGAAAGAGTGGACGAAATACATATATGTAAAGGTGAATGGAAAGGACCTGGTCGAATGGGAACTTTCCGCATAAGTCAGGGGAACTCCTTTCTCTCATATAGGAACTGATATGAACAACAATGTGAACCAGATCAATAAGCCATCAGAAAACACCGTGTGCATCATAGGCGGAATTGCCCACAATGGAACCAAAACATATCCCAGATGGGAACATTATGAATACGATGCCGATGGTAACCGTATTCATACAAAGGAGTCCGACGGATACGAAATGTGGTACGAGTACGATGCCAATGGAAAATGCATTCATGATAAAAATTCCAATGGATGCGATTGGTGGTTCGAATATGATTCCAAAGGAAACCAGATTCATATAAAGGATTCCAATGGAGGTGAACAGTGGTATGAATACGATGCCCATGGAAAACTGGTATACTCCAATTTTTCAGCTGGATACGAATTCTGGTATGACTACGATGAACAAGGAAACCAAAGTCATGAAAAGTCATCCGACGGATCAGAAAGATGGTATACCTACGATGCCAATGGAAATCTAATACATGAGAATTATTCCAACGGATATGAATATTGGTACGAATACGATGAAAAGGGCAATAAGATTCATATGAAATCTTCACTCGGATTAGAATATTGGTATGAATATGATTCCCATGGGAATATGATTCATTATAAGAATTACGCGGGCGAGAAAGAGTGGCAGAAATACATATATGTAAAGATTAATGGAGAAGACATGGTAGAATGGCAGCTCACCCCGTAACCCACCACGGTGTTCACTGCGTTAAATAGCAATGTTCTGTACTTCTACAAATAGTATTGGTACATAATGAAACAAAAAGAAAAAGGTTCATGCGCGAGCATTTATGAAGGATATCATTGCAAAGATTGCGGATGGCCCGTAATTGATGCATGCTGTAACGATAGCTTTACCGAGTATAAGGATGCCTCACAGTGGGACTGGTGGATGTACTGCTCCAACAAGGGATGCAAGAATCATGTAGGAAGCGGAGTTTTTCAACTCTGGCCAGACTGGCTAGAAAAGGATAGCTAAAAACCGATTCACCTCACATACGCGAAGGATGTCGTTTAACAAGGATACGCAGGAACATCGGCAGGAGAAATAATATGGGAATGTATACTGAAATAATCTTCGGAGCCGAACTGAAAAAGTCGATTCCAGAAGATGTCGTGCAGGTGATTCAGAAAATGGTGGACGGTGACGAGCTTGGCGCATCGGCCCCTGATCATCCGTTTTTCAAATCACAGCGCAACTGGCTTTTGAGATCGGGCGGTAGCTATTATTTCCCGGGAACAGTAGAGCCAAAGTTCTGGAAAGATGAAATAAGTGACCAATGGTATCTACACTTCCGAACTAACATAAAGGATTATGATTCCGAAATAGAAAAGTTCCTCGACTGGATTAAGCCATACATAAACAGCGGCGTTGGCACTCGCGATTTCTATGCCATCGTTACATATGAAGAAGATGAAGAACCGACAATATACTATCTATCTTCTAATGAATAATTATCCATATCCTATTGCAATCCGATGATTAATTATCTATATTACGGATATCAACAAGGAGTTAATCAAATGAAGAATGTCATAAACAAGATCCGGACTGCAATCGCTCTAATGATCCACGGGGAGATTACCCACTACGATGCCAATGGAAAGCTGACCTATACGAAGGATTCCAATGGAACCGAATGGTGGTTCGAGTACTATTCCAATGGGACACTTAAGCATTCTAAATCGTCTATCGGTAGAGAATGGGTGTATGATGCCAATGGAAAACTGATCCATACGAAAGATGTCAACGGATATAAACAGTTTTTCGAATATGATGCGAATGGACACCTGATTCATGAAACTGATTCATATGGATTCGACATACGGTACGATTATGATGCCCATGGATGCATGATTCATGAAAAGGATGAACGTGGTGAAATCTGGTATGAATACGATAGAAATGACCACGTTATTCATAAGATATGTTCGAACGGATTCGAAGAATGGTATGGGACCAATGGGAAACCTATTCATGAGAAGGATCCTAGCGGATTCGAAGAATGGTATGATCCCAATGGGAACATAATTCATTTGAAATGTTCCAACGGATTGGAATATTGGTGATAAAGAGGGTAACCTTCAGTGAACCGTATAAGGAGTTAATCAGATGAAGAATATCATCAAAGCCGTCTGGCACATAAGCAAAAAAATCATGCATTGTCTCCATGTGCAATTTGCCAGAGAAATTAATGAATATGATTCCAATGGAAATTTGATTCATGTGAAAACTGCCCCTGGATATGAATGTTGGTTCGAATATGATGCCAATGGGAACCGGGTATATTATAAGGATTCATATGGAACCGAAGAGTGGTATGAATATAATGCAAACCGAAAGCTAATACGTTCCACTAATAATCACGAAAAGTCATATTAATATGATGCCAATGGGAACACAATTCATTATAGGGATGGATATAATGGATACGAATTGTGGAACGACTATGATTCCGATGGACACATGATTCATTATAAGGATTGTGATGGAAATGAACATTGGTGGGATGCCGATGGGAACATTATCGAGCAATCCAATGAGGTAGTCAAATGAAGAATGTCGTCAAAAAGATCCGGAATGCTATTGCATTAATTATCCACGGACGGGTTGCCGAATATAATGACAAAGGCGTCATTATCCATGCAAAATTTTCCGCCGGAGACGAATGGTGGTATGATCCCGATGCCAATGAACATTGGTCTGATTCAGATGGAAATGAACATTGGTACGATGCCGATGGAAATGAACATTGGTACGATGCCGATGGAAATGAACATTGGTACGATGCCGATGGGAACCTTCAATAACCACGCATGAAACTTCCATATATGCCCCCGCCATGGGGGTATTTATTTTTCCTTATCATTCGCCAACTCACTCCATCACCCATCTATATCATATATCTTACCGATATATAAAATATCACCTATCCCCCTTGACAATGGATATTTAATTAGCTATATTATCCATATCAACAAATGAGGTATGATATGAAAACCAAGAAAACCAATCAGGAAATGTTCATCGAAACAATCATCAAGCTCGACAAGAATGCCTGCAAGCACAATTCCGCATACATGGCGCATGCTGTGCTGCATGCCATCCAGCTCATCCCCCGAGAGCAGATTGCATTGGCTGCCGAATCCAATCCCGGCGAATCCATTCTTCCCGAAGGAGAATTCTTCGCCGTGTGGACATCCTCGCATCAGATGCTGTTCCTCCCGACCGATAAGCAGTCGTTCAACACTGCTGCCGAAAAGTGCGGCATCCATTTGACAACCGATATGAAAGGAACCCTCATCTATCCGCTCGGATCCGCCGCAAAGATGGGAACCGATTTCGCCAATTGTGAAGTACCCGTCTTCACATCCGTCGTCCCGCAGAAATACGCAAAGCAACATAACGTGACCGATCAGACATCCACCGTGCAATCCGTCCCGCTGTTCAGCATGTATACCGAGGAAATGTGGAAGATCATGGCAAACACATTCTTAAAATCGGCAATCTCTTCGTTCAGCAGCTCTGACTTCTTCTACAACTCGTCCACCGGTGCGGTCATCACCATCCGTACCGCATTCATGATGCTCGCCATGCCTATCACGCTTAACTATTAACCATAAGGATGCGCATTACATTGCGCATCCTTTATTATATATATATTTTTCTCTACCTGATCCATCACCCATATTAAAGTCAAGAGTTTTTTTTAATTTCCCCTTCCTTTTCCTAATTTATTTTACTATATTTACCGCATAACCATTAACAACGAGGCATGACATGGAGATATTCGGCAGCACGATACAGAATCCGCACAGCACATATACTGAGAATGCCCTGCGATTCGTCGAGCATGAATGCAAACTGAATGAGGTGAACGTCCTCGTCCATAAGAAATATCTCGGCATATACACTTTCTATGATGCCGATACAGGATTCACCATCATGTCGGCAGATTTCGGATGCGGAAACGATCTCGTCAAGATCAATTCCCGCATCATCATCGACACAACAACCGGTTCCGTCTATGAAGATCAGAGCGCATCGGCAAAGATCAAATGGCTCTTCTATTCCCCCGGAACAAACGATGAGCATAACGAATCCGCCTTCAAGCAGTTCGAACTGGATATGCAAACCATCATCAGGGCCATCTACATCATCCACGCACTCCAACCCGTATGCAAAATTAAATAATCTCACCCTTGACATAAACGATTTAATTATCTATATTCTTCACGACACATTAACAAAGGAAATCATCATGGAAACACTCGCATCAGCAAAGGACATCATCAGCACGGAACGCCTCGCAACCTGGTCCCGCATCGGGACTACTCTCGACACCGCTTCCGTATCCGATGCGCTAAAGATCGCAAACCTCGACTTCACGGTATCCAAGGAATCCATCGCAAGCTCGTCCGGCATCATTGACGAAACCCATGCCATGGCGGTGGCGAACGGAAAATCCCTCGGCATCGTAAGCAAAAAGTACGAACTGGTCCAGAACGGTGACGCATTCAATTTCGTGGACTGCATCTCCGACCAGATCAGGTTCAAGAAGGCCGGAATCACCCATGACGGAATGGTGTACCTCATCGGCAAGCTCCCCGAATACAGCATCCTCGGGGACACGTTCGAACCGTACGTCATCTTCCGAAACAGTTTCAACGGCAAGTATCAGCTTTCCGCCGCGATCACCCCGCTCCGCCTCGTCTGCGAGAACCAGTTCAACTTCGCATTCAAGGAAGCGGACAACACAATCCTCATCCGGCATTCCTCAAAGATCACCGACAGGATGGCCGAAGCCTCGCACGTCCTCAAAGGTGTCGCGGCATATATGTCCACCCTCGGGAAAACCGCCGAACACTTCGCCGGAATCACCCTCACATCCGGGAACATCAACCGCATCGTCGAGAGCCTGTTCCCCATCACCAACTCCGACCGAGAAGGAAGCGTAGCCGCAGTCCGTCAGAAAAAGGAAGACTTCTGCCAGATGCTCGACGCTGATGACAATGCCAACCACAAATACACCGCATGGGGAATCATCAACGCATACACCGACTACCTCACCCATAGACGGTCCACCAAGGAACGCTTCGACGATTCCCACTTCATGAAAATCACTTTCAACCCCATGAACAACATCGTCGATACAATCTCCAAAGTCCTCGCCGCATAACTTATCTTATCTTATCTTATCTTATCGGAATCCCCCGCCCATTAGGACGGGGATTTCTTTTTTCATCATCTATCCAAACCCGCTCCATCACCCACTTTCAATCGTCTAAAATTTTTTCCCACACATACCCTTGACATCGCTTATTTAATTATCTATATTATATGTATCATCAAGGAGATATTATGGAAACCATCAAGATCGAATATACCAACACAAGCCCGAAAGTGTTCCCGGGATTCCATGAAACCGAGCTCGGAAAATTCTCCGGAGCAGGTAAGGACATCATCGGAAAGAAGTATGCGGACGAGCTGTTCAGCCGTCTTCCGAAAGATGGCGCAATCATCTCGCACAGGTTCAACTGCGTAGAAGAATCCATCGACTACAATTTCTTCACCGACCATATCGTATCCGATGTAGAACTTGACATGGACGCCCTCCGCAAATACTGCTACACCACCCATAGGAAAGCGTTCCACAAATATCTCGCCGACTGCTGGGTGACGAATGCGCAGAAAGGCATTTACACATGGGTCAAAACCGCCGATCTGAAAACATTCATGAAAAACGAACAGTTCGACACCGAATGCACTGCCAGCTATTACCCCGCCATCATGACCGAATTCTACATCATCACCTCCCTCAATGATGAACTAAATGAAAAATCCATCATCCGCGCGGCAGGCATAGGCAACGCCGATTAACCCGGAAAATATTTTTGACTTTTCATTGATAATCATAATTTAATTATCTATATTATGCCCATCATCAAAGGAGATGCTCATGAAACGCATGAGAAACTGTATGAGACCGGTCATTCCCGACGTATCGCGGGGGTGCATATGATAACCAAGCTTGTCCCGGAAAAAAGATACCGGATAAAGATGCTCAAAAACACGATGTTCGGCGATTCCGTACTCCTCCGCAAAGGTGCGACACTAGTCATATCATCCTATCTCGCACCTCCTTCCGGAAACTCTCCGTTCCCTGTCAGAAAATGGGCCGCAAAGATAGGCAACGACTTCCTCATCTTCAAGAGGGAAGAAAACGGATCCATGTTCATCGTCACCGGAGAAGCAAAATGATAATCCAGATTAAGAAGACCGGACATCCCGGACAGTTCGACATCACTAACTCATGCCGTGGAGACAACGACCAGCTCGACGAATTCCTAAGGAAATCCTCAAAGGTCATTCCCTCCGGCAATAAATACGTCTTCCATCCGGTCGGAAAAGAATCCGAAGCCGTCCTCGCAAAATTCGACTCCCGCGACAAAGGCTTCGGCATCGCATGGGACATCAATTAATTTTGACATCCCCCTTGTTTTTCCACATTTAATTATCTATATTATATCCATCATCAACAAGGAGACACACAATGATTAACTTACTTAACGCGATAGCGGAGATAATCAACCTCGGCGTGCATTTCATAGTGTACATCATCATCACCGCGATCATCATCCTCGCAATCATCTTCCTCGCCCTCGTCGCATGCCGTAACCACAGGGACCGTAACGCATCCCTCGACCTGGCAAACACAGTACAGACATGCCTCGCATATCAGGGCCACACCATCCTTTCATAAGGAAACATCACAATGTGCAACACAGCTAAAAAACACATCTACTTCATCACCACCGACACAGGCTCCCACCTCGTCATAGGTCATACCATCAATCTCTCCGCAAAGGAATACACCGCGGTCAACATCTTCTCCCCGTATTCCGCGGTCAAAACCGAAAACATCACCATCCTCACTTCCAAGATCAACACCGTCGAATCCCTCTCCCCGGAAGAAGCCACAGAATTCATCTGCATCAAATTCCCGTCCTTCCAGGAAGAATCGTGGGAATTCTGCAAGGAAATCAGATCCTACCGCAAAACCCACCACCCCGCATCCAAATCGGACATCCTCTCCATCATCAAATACATATTCCCCGATCAATCAACAAAGGAATCCGTATGAAAAAACCCGTCTCCGCACTCGTCATCGCACCGGACTGGAAATCCGCCGTCCAATGGACCAAGTCATTCTCCAAAAATAACTACGAATCCAGAATGAATAAATCCGGAATCTGGTTCTCCAGACCCCCGTGCTTCCTCTCCACGACGGGAACACCCGTCTCCAGCCTCGATCCGAAATCCATCTCGGACGCCCAGGCAGTCATCACTCAATACCACCTCCATGACGTATCCGACAAACTCATGGTCCTTAAACAATTCTCGCATTCCCTCGCATGGAATGTCAAACTCTTCCTCTAGGAGATATATAATATGAAAAACCTCTTCTTCAGCCTCCTCAGCGTCACCGCAGGACTCATCGCCATCGCCATCCTCGCTGGCGGATGCTTCGTCATCATCCCCCAGATCATCTCCCCGGACCACTCCAGGGTTGATCAGGACTACTGCCACCCCGCAAAGAACATCACCCAGGACGGAACAACAACCCCAGATGATAAACCATTCATCCCCACACCCCGTAACTGATAGATATATAAATCGGCTAGCTGCTTAAACTAGCCGATTATTTTTTCCATTTTTTATCCATCCTATCCCATCACCCTATCTCCGCATCCTCTCCCATATATTTTTTTTCATTTTTTTCCCCAATATATCCGAATTAATTATCTATATTATATTCTAACATATCATATCCATGTCAAAAGGAGGCATCATATGAAACTCACTCCTGAACTTATAGCCAAGGAATTGGAAGACGCATCGGACTCGCTCGAACATCATGCTCAAACAACATATATGGAATACCTCGCGAACATGGCTTCTTATATCCGCGTTGATACCAGATATGCTTCATGCACCATCAAACTGGACGGACTGACCATCCACTCCGACACCCGTTCCGTATCTTCCGAAACAATGAAGGCAACCTTCTCCACCCATGCGGAAAATGCCCTCGTACACTACTTCGTCCACTTCCTCGCCAACACATACAATAAACTCTCCATCTCCTGATTCAACTATCTTGCTTTATCACAATTAATTATCTATATTATATCCATATCATCCATAGCAAGGAAACAATATGATAACCACTCTCACGCCCGATAAGCAATACCGCATCCGTATGCTCAGAGACACAATGTTCCATTCATCAGGAATCATCCATAGGGGAACATACCTCGTCATTTCCTCTTATATAGAACACCCGCATGGAATCTGTAAATGGATGGCTAAATACGGCGAATATAACCTCCTCTTCAACCCGGAAGACATCAACTCAATGTTCACCGTCACCGAAGAAATCAACGCGGTCAATGACTTCAATAAAATGATCGCTGAAGACAGAAAGGACGCCGAATCCTTCCTCCATAACTTCTCATTAAAGGAACTCAGGGATACCGCATCCGGTCTCCTCGCATCCGCCAAAGCCTTACGTAAACTATTCAAGAAAACCGATAAATTCGACCTCTATTCCCTCGCTAACTCCCTCGCCAACTCATTCCGGAAAGAATTCGGCATCTATCTCCCGGAACTCGCTAAATTCTCCGATGCTTCACCATATGAAACATCAAGGACCAGATGCATATCCATCTCCGCTAACCTCATCGCCATCTTCGACATATCCGCCCAGATCATCGCCAAATCCCCCTTCGACCAACACTCCATGGAAACCATCTCCTATATCCTCTCCCTTGCCGATGCCGATCCTTCCGAAGACCTCATCATCAAAACAGATACCGATAACATCCTCACTTTCCTCTCCATCCATGAAAAAACCACCATCGCTAAAGATACCGACATGAATGTCATCCTCGGCTTCTCTATGAAAACCCCCTCCGGAACCCTCATCGCTTCCGGTAACGCCATCTCCCTCGACAATCTCGATCCCGTCTCAACTAAAGTCATCAAAGATACCGCAGTCTTCAAATACTCCGGCTCAAATATCTCCGTCCTCCTTAAACAATCCGGTGACCTGGCCATCATAGACATGTCAGCAAAAAAATACCTCTCTAAATCAACAATCCCCATTGCTCTAGCTAAACATATATACGAAAAATACATCTGATGTATACCGGCGTATGATATAATGAATATTTTTTTTAATTTTTTATCAACCGAGGTAAATTAACCATAGGAAATCTATAAACAACTTATAAACTACACTAGCGTAACGGTCATGATAACCGGTTGATACACGCATATTAAGCTACACAGATCCGCCACATATTTCGCAGAATCTATCAAAATAGCTAATTAATTATCAATAATATCCAGAAGTAATTGCAACACGTCCGAAATCCATGGCGCATCCGTATAGAAGCATACGGGAATCATTTCATATCAGGTGCAGATGCCAAGGACATAGTCATAGTATTGGTCCACATTCAGGTCTGCCAGGGAAGTATGACATGCGGTACGGAGGGTGTAGAGTCTGTTTGGGCATGGTAGTTCGTCGAACTGTCTGAAGACGGGTCCGTTATCGTGCCAGTACGCCGTCGTCTTATCTGGGGGGTTTTTTGATATCGGTGTCAGGGCCAGGTTCACGTCTGATGTAGTGGACAGTGACAGGTATTGTTCTATCCATTCTTCGCATAAGGCAGTGAACTGTTTTGAGAGGGTTTTCATAGCGGATTTATAGGTTTCCGGTATGGGCATGGCAAGTTCGAACAATGGATAGTGTGGGTATGGGAGTCCGAACATCGTTCTGGAGAGGCATTTGCATCTATACTTGGTCAACATGGTGACATTCAGTCCGAGCTTGTTTACGGCAGGTTTCTTTGACATATTTGGTCCAGGGTTAAGATATATGTTCATCTATCTTTTCTTTAATCATGCAAGCGATTTCTTTTGCCGATTTGTTTCTTACGATGAGCTCATAATAGGACATCGGATCCACATTGATATCAATCATATCAGGGTCATAATAGATTACATATCCGTGAATATGGAATTCTTGGTGCAGGTCGTCAGCTATTAAATCAGGATATGTTTTATATAATTCATATTTAAGATTCTCATATTTATCGGCGATAAGCAGATGTGCAATGTGGCGCATCCATTTAAGAAAAGGGTTCTTTGTCATAGATGTTACGCCTCACGCATAGGATTTTCAGAGATGGGTTTCATATGGTTCCTTACATTATTCTTACATCTTTGAAATTGAACATGGGATTTAATGGCAGATCCCGGATCTTTTTGGCATATTCGGTACGTCTGGGTGAGTTTCATACGGAATCCTTGAAATTATACATCGGGTTCAGGTTCATATCTCGGATCAGCATTGCATATTCCCTTCGTTTGGCATTGTCATAAGATCCTGGTCCATGGGAATTTATATATTTATTATATAGTCCATTAAGACAAAGAGAATGAGTATTATGTATTAGTGGGCAAAATGAACAGAATAAGGTTTTCACATCTGGATCCAAGCCGTCTTTGACTTTGGTAACATAATCACAGGCATAGCACCCGGCTTCTGGAATTTCGTGTATGCAATGAATATTAAAATAATCGTCTTTATTCTTAGCCGGGTGTTTGGCGAGCCAATCCCACAGTTCATAGTGAAGGTCGTGTCTGAATGTGATGTCTTTTATCTTATCGAGCTGTTTATTTGAAAGTTTCATACGGAATCCTTGAAATTATACATCGGGTTCAGTTCCATGTCGCGGATCAACATTGCATATTTGTGTTTATCGTCTCTGGTGGCAGATGCGTATAGAGGATATATCCCATTAAGGCAAAACTTATCAAGGCTAGCATTAAAGGGGCAAAACAGGCAGGGATGTTTTCTAAAGGATGGATTCAATATTCCTTGAACTTTAATAGCGTAATCACAGGCATAGCTTGTCTGGTATGGAATTTTTCTAGGAATATGAAACTTAAAATACGCCAATACATCTTTATCGGGGTGTTTGGCAAGCCAGTCCCACAATTCATAGTGAAGGTCATGACGGAAAGTGATGTCTTTTATCTTATCGAGCTGTTTATTTGTGAGTTTCATAGTTAATCCTATGTTCGGCGATTTTGCGTACAATCTCAAGTTGTTTTAACACTTCCTGAGCAATATCTGATAGGGAATGCCCATCTTTACCAATTAGTTCCAGATCCGTAATTCCGCCGTGTTTGCCCGATACATTAGACCATCTAATATCACTTAAAATAACAGAAGTTTCCGCTGGATCCGATTTGATAGTAAAAGAAATTGTTTCATATGGCGATACATTAGTAAGTATCAGGCAATCATCGAATGGTTCGGCTTGGGCGATACCATTCCAATAATCTCCAATATATGCTTCCCTTGATCGGGCATTGATATCATTTGCAAGGTTAGCATAGAACGCGGCATCTGCAGTGGTTTCCATAGTGATCCTCATATTGACGGGTTTCTTTTCCAAATATAGTATATTTATTTCATTTTGGTATAGTTTAAACTTGAGGAAGGCATTATTTTCCTGCTATGGCAGGCCATTTCACATCGGTTATCATGATGTGGATAATGGGAGATCCCTGGGAAATGGTCATGTTGGCGGTATAGTATGACGTTACATTAGTGAGGATGGTACGTTCTTCAGATACATCGGTAATGGTGAACCATTCCTTAGCAAGTTTAGCATAGAACTCGGACTCGGTAGATGTTTTCATATAGATCCTCATGTTCGCTGACTGGCGGTATTCATTCTGTTCATATCATATGCTTCCGTTTATGGGCGATTAAATAGCCGAATAAATAATTTATTTTAGTTGAGCGATTGCCATTGACGGCATCTTTTGACAGGGCGGTTATTTCGTCGTGCAGGTTTATTTCTGCGTCATCATTGAAGTTGATGCTTAAAAACGGGATGGACGACAGCGGCTTCTCGGAGAATTCAACTATGTTTCTTTGCATACCATATAGTTTTCATCAACAATCTTCGAAATTATACATCGGGTTCAGTTTCATATCCCTGATTTGTTTAGCATATTCTGCACGTTTATCAACAGTTCCATTAAACCAGTCGTCATACTTGCCATTTAGGCAGAGATCGCTAGTTCTACTATCAAGCTTAAACGGGCAGAAGTCACAGCGGGGATGTCTACATTTAGTATTCAAAATAGCTCTTACTTTAATGGCATAATCACAAGCATGGCATACAGCATCTCCTGCATACTTCAACTCGTCAGGAAACTGCGCAAAATAATGCGATTTACAGTGCCACGGATGTTTGGCTAGCCAATCCCATAGCTTATAATGCAAATCATACCGGAAAGGAATATCTTTGATTTTATCAAGTTGTTCACTTGTTAATTTCATGATAACTATCCTTATAAGAAGTAAGCGGCGGAGTTTCCCGTTACGCTATTTATTGAAATATAGCTGATTATTAGATTATCAACCGCCGCCAATAACATAATCGGAAAAATTTTCATATTCATGTATCGATAATCTACCCCAGTCATCGGGTTCACGGCCCATCTTCTGCCTTATTTGTTCCATAGCTTCTTCTAGATCAGGTGCTATGGCAAATGCCAAGCCACATGTATAATCAGGGCAAAACTCATCCCATACAAATAGCCGTAATTTACGTTTCATCGTTATATTCCTTCATTATGGTTTTAATTCTGATTGGATTGTGATCTTTTAATCGCATCCCGAATTGTAGTAATGGATGCCGTACCAATCTTTAGTACATCTTTACCATCTATTTCCAGCAAAGAATCAGGTACTTGGTCATCTATGAGTAGAAATTCACCGGAGTTGTACTGATTCTGGATATATGCTCTAAATGCTTCTGCTTTAGTATAGAAGTCTGACAATTCGGGATTATCAATATGTCGTCCTTCATGACCATTTTTATTCAAAATGGGTATCAACTCTTCTCTACTTTGAACGATATTAACTTTTTTACCGAAAAAAGACTCTATTTTAGGTCTGATCGACGTATTAAATAGATCCATATCTTCTTGATTATAAATTGCGAATGTAAACAAATCTATACAATCCAATTGGTCTATTATTGGTTTAAGATCCGCAAAAATCTCAGGATTAAACCAAGAATCTATCAAAACACCTTCTAGATCAAAAAACATGTGGTTCATATTTACCTCTTGATGTTAATATAGTAAATGGTCATGCGTTTAACAAGGGGATAACTACATTAATTAAGTCTCTTTGAGATATTTAGAATTAATCCGGTTGCCATTAGAATCGTATTCGGCACAATATACGTATCCAGTGGAATGTTTTCTACGAATAATATTTCCTTTAGAATCATACCAGTCTTCTGATCCATTTGATGCCTTATAATGAACAAGTCGGCCCTGCTCATCATATTCATACCATTCTTTTAATCCGTCTGAATACTTCTTACGAATCATACGTCCATTAGAATCGTACCACTCTTCATATCCATCCGAATCCTTAGTATGGATCAGTTTTCCATCAAAATACCATCGTTCGTATCCAGAATTATCCTTATCCCGAATAAGTTTCCCCTGGTATTCGGAAATCTTCCCACGGATCATTGAGATAGCATTTAGGATCTTGCTTATGATATGATTCATTTAATTAACTTCTTGTATTTTTACCTTTACTATTGACATCATAAAAATATTCGGTCCCGTCTGACCATTTTTCATGAATACTATTCCCATTGGCATCATTCCAAATTTCAGAGCCATCGTAAAATTTGGTGTAAATACGGTTTCCTTGGTCATCATAGTCATACCAATATTCATCTCCAACGGAATCCTTATAATGAATCAGGTTTCTCTTATCATTGTATTCATACCACTTTTCTAATCCAGAATAATCCTTACAATGAATAAGATTTCTATTGGAATCATACCTCCATTCATCGCCATTAGAATCCTTAGCATGAATAAGTTTACCTTTATTATCGAACCAGCTTTCAGCTCCTGTACTATCTTTCTTATGAATTACGTTGCCCTTAGCATCATACCATCGTTCTACTCCGTTGGGCCACTTCTCATGAATTATATTCTCATCGGAATCATACCAAAATTCATTACCATAGGAATTATTCACGTGAGTACCATTGATCGTTCCATTGGAATCATATTCATACCACTTATCTGCCCCGGTAGAATATTTTCTGTGAATAATATGCCTATCGGAATCAAACCAATATTCATCACCGTCGGAACATATAGTGTGAATAGTATGTCCCTCAGCATCATATTCATGCCAACTCTCTAAGCCATCTTGATCCTTCTCATGAATCACGTTATTTTTATCATCATACCATTTTTCAATTCCACCTGGAAATTTTGTATGAATGATGGTTCCCTTTGTATCGAACCATTCTTCGAATACATCGGAGAACTTAGTGTGAATCTTCTTCCCATCTGAGTCATACTCATGCCAACGGTCAACACCATCTGAATGCTTCATATAAATGGTATTACCATCTTTATCATACTCATACCATTCTTCGGAACCATCTGACCACTTCGTATGAATATTGTTACCTTCGCCATCGGATTCGCATTGAGTTTTTGAAATTTGCATATTATTCTCCTATATTAATCAAATATAGTCAATTCGATTGCGTTTCGCAATTATAAATGAAAATAATTGTTTTTTATCATTTTAACTAATCATATATGACTTAATACCCATATTTTATTACTTAAGTACTCATATATGAATAATATAACCTTTCTAATTGATCTTAATCTTTTTCATTATTCCATATACAATTGGCATAAAATATTTTCACGGGCGCATCATCTATACTGATTCATCATTTCTATCTGTCTAACATTGTTTTAACCTGCATTTGTGTTTTTTGCGCAGCAAAAAATTGGCGTAAAACTTGTGTGAAAAATCCGCAGGCTTTAGCACGTTTTATGACAAAACAAATGTCAGGTTGAAAACTGTGTTGGTTGTTTTTTATGCAAGCAAAAATGTTTTTAATTCTTTTCAATATCAGATAATCGCTTTAGTGTCGTTTTATAATACTCTTTGTCTTGTTCAATCCCAATATACTTACGATGCAGCTTTAATGCTGCAACAAGTGTCGTCCCGCTACCACAAAACGGGTCTACGACGATTTGATTTTCTGTTGTTGTTAATTCAATTAATAATTCCATAAGTTTTAATGGTTTTTGTGTCGGATGCAGTCCAGTATCAGAAGAGGAGGAAGAAATTGATATAATATTATTTGGATCAAGTCCATACTTAGCAAAAACCTTTTCATTATAGGCACCTACTTCATATTCAAGCATGTTGTCTGCTAAAGTACCTCCTATTTTATAAGGCTTCTGAAACCAAAGAATAGGCTCAAAAACAGGACGTAAATTTCCAAGTTTCCATCCTTCCCATTTTTCTGCAGACCCCTTATCTTCTCTTCGTTCATAAACAACACTTATTCTTTGTGCGCGATGAGCAGCTTTCACTTTATCCCAGGCGATCATATCTTTAAATGTAAATCCAGCATCTTCAAAAGCACATATACAACGAGGGGCAAGTCTTCGACCTGCAAAAACAAAAGCACTTGCACCAGGCTTTAAAACTCTATACCAATCAAACACCCATTCGGAAACCCATTCATAATACTGCTTAGCAATCAGTTTATCTTCTTCTGACCATCCATTTAATGGCTTACCTCTTTTTTTAAATATATTACCTGCCTTTTCTTGTGCAGGACTTGAACCTAGTAATGCACTGTTTGTATTTGTATGCAAAACATCCCACGAATCGAAACTGATACCGTATGGTATATCACTTAAAATTAAATGAACTGAATTATCTTCAAGTTCTTTCATTTTCTGAATTGAATCAGCACAATAGACAGAATCAAATTTCATTTTAGCCTCTCAATGAATTTGTGAATTTAGTTATTGCTGGCATCTTGTACTTCGAATAGCTTATCGAACGTTTTCTTTTCATAAGTGCCTTACTTTTCAGCCTTCATAAGAATATTAGTAAATACCATCAATCCGGCAAAGAATAATCCTAATAGCATTATTACAACTAGCCAGCCAGATAATTCATTGGCCACTTGTATATTATTTAATAGCAGGTATAATCCCGTGCTAAGGGATATAGACATCATCAAACTAGACATTACTAATTTCATATTGATTTCCTTAAGTTTTTACAATTAAATATACATAGAATTTATATTTTTCCACATGGTAAATAGCAATATTGCTATTTACTTATCCAATGGGTTATAGTACCATGTATGATGTACTTCAGATATCCACTCATGCCAACGTTCAACACTGTATCATAATGTTACAGTAAAATGTAATTTATCAGAAGCAAGAGTTATTGACATCAATTTTATATTTCAATGGGATTTTAATGGTAACTTCGTCGGGATTATCGGTAGGCATCGCTACATATATTTCTTAATAATTTACCATTATGACTTCATGCGTTTCTGTGGATTTCTTTTTAGCTACTTTCTTGTAGTCGTATTCAAGTTCAATCATCTTGAACTTACCTGATTCCGACAGAAGATCCAGTAGCTTGCATCTTTCATCTCCATGGATGTCCGTTCCGGAAATCATCCATTTGGCATCGGAAAAATCGGATATGAACTTAAAAAGGCGTTCATCATCATTCTGTTTCCAGAATGCGTTATATCCCGCCTCCGTATTGGAATACGGTGGGTCTGCATAGAAGAATACATCGGACATGTTTTGGACGCGCATGGAATTTGCTGAAACCGTTTCGAAATCACCCCAGATTATATCCACATTACGTATGGTTTTAAGAAGATTCCGCCACTCGGTGAGTTTCTTTTCCGTGGATTCATTGTACATACGTTTTCCGCAGGTCTGATTGAATAGCCCATGACGGTTGAACCTCATCATATTGTTTGTGCAGGACAGCATGAGCCCGTACAGGCGGTAAGCCTTGTAATTAAGAAACGTGATCTTGTCGTTTATGTACTCCCCGCTTCCGGTAAAGTCGGATGTAAGAAGCGAATTGTACTCATCCCGGAGAATCTGATATCTGTCATAGTCTGATGACGAGAACATTTTAAGGCACTCTATTAACCTTGCAAAATCAGTGTCGCTTCCTGTGGAGAGCACTTTCTGTATCCGTTGAATGTCAAATATATATTCATTAGATACCACATTTTTGAACATCCCTGCCAGATTGAATGACACCGTTCCTGATCCGCTGAACAGATCAACAAGGGTCATATTATCAGTAGATTCCGGAAGATGTGCAACTAACTGCGGAAGAAGTTTGAACTTGTTCCCGGTGTAATTGAAAGGTGAATTAACGTACATATGAATCCTTTGTGACAATGACATACTAAATATAGTAAATTATATTATTTTAGGTATAATATAAAAACAATGAAATCTGTGATCCTAACCCTAGAAATAATTAAGGGAGCCTGGCTCCTTGAGATTCCAGGTATTCCACAACACCGAGATTCCCGTTCAGACTTGCACGGCGTATAGCATAGTTATTGTCATCAGTAACATCCAGTCCTTTGTCAACCAGCCACTTCCAGGTAGATAACTTAGATAAATCATGACGGTTTCCAAGGATTATATTTTCCGCCCGGTATTTAGAATCCATCTTTACAACACGTTCGCCTTCAGGTAGAATTACTTCCCGGACATATACACTATCGAAATCATGCAAGTACAGTAAATGCATAACATCAGTGAAATACAGTCTAGATTGTGCTAATTCTTTATTGGTATCAGTATTACGTCCCGTCTTTAATTTTAACCCTTGATATGTTTCGGTGTCATTGGTAAACATTAAATATACTGGATGTGTTTTCATATAGTACCTATACAAAAGATATTTTATATTGATCAAATATAGTCAATTCGATTGTGTTTCGCGATTATAAATGAAAAATACTGGCATTTTCTCATTTTAAATAATCATCTATTGCTAAGTATAACAATAATGCTACATGTTTACCGGTGTATTACTTGTTGGAAAGCTGCCATTCTACTAGGGATTTACCGTTGATATTTTTGTAGATATACTTGAATATACGGATATATCCGTCTTCGCTCTTTTCATAGATGCAATTCCCATTTGCATCATATTCATTCCACCATTCTGATCCACGTGAATTTTTCTCATGAATAGTATTTCCTAGAGAATCACGGTCATACCATTTTTCGTATCCGTCGGCATCCTTATAGCGAATCGGCTTGCCGCTATCATCAAACCAATGTTCGGATCCGTTGGAATTCTTCGTATAGATCAGTTTTCCATTGGCATCACGTTCATACCAGCATTCGAATCCGTTCGACCACTTATCATGGATCCGATTTCCATGGCAATCATATTCGTGCCACCATTCGGATCCATCCGAACTCGTCTCATGAATTCTGTTTCCATTAGAATCATATGAATACCAACAATCGAAGGCTGGTACGAATTTAGTATGAATTAAGTTTCCTTTATCGTATTCGTACCACCTTGAGAATCCCACGGAATCCTTATCATGAATCAGGTTTCCCGTAGAATCATAGGAATACCACCGTTCATGTCCACTGGAGCAGGTAGCATGAATCTTATTACCATTGGAATCATATTCATTGTGAGTCCAGATATCGTAGCTATCACCGTTTAGGATAGCATTTCCTTTTACTATCGATACTTTAACTTCGGCTATCGTATCGCTGTTCTCGATACCGTTCATTTAATTACCTATTTGGTTAAATCTTCCATTCGAATTCGTCGGAATGCTTCACATTACTAAGCGTTCCATTGACATCGTATTCGTGCCACCTATTTCTGGTTAATCACTTTGCAGTACACTTCATAACATCGATTCGCTGCTTTCTCGCGTTCAGATGGACTTTCCCCGGCATCACCATATAGATTATCTATCTTAGTCATCATGTATTCCACAGCATAACGCAAATCTACACATTTCTGCCTTAGCCAATTGCCATAGGAATCAGAATCCTTTATTTTAGGTACTTCGAATAGCTTATTGAACGTTTTCTTTTCATAAGTGCCTTACTTTTCAGCCTTCATAAGAATATTAGTAAATACCATCAATCCAGCAAAGAATAATCCGAATAGCATTATTACAACTAGCCAGCCAGATAATTCAGTGCAAGTTTGTATATTATTTAATAGCAGGTATAAGCCAGTGCTAAGGGATATAGACATCATCAAACTAGACATTACTAATCTCATTTCGATCTCCTTAAGTGTTTACAATTAAATATACATAGAATTTATATTTTTCCACATGGTTAATAGCAATATTGCTATTTACTTATCCAATGGGTTATAGTACCATGTACGATGTACTTCAGATATCCACTCACTACCAGTCTCTCCATCTTCTTCAACGATCCAATTCACATCCGATGGAATACTCACTACCCTTAAATGGATTCTGTTTTCTTCTAGAAATTTTTCATCCTTGGATTCTACTGCCTTTATAAGCTCAGGGTCTGTCCTAAGTACTGGGTTCATATCTAGGAATAAGTAGTTAGCATACGTTCTTTCCTTAGGTTGCACATATTTATCCCACAAGTCATGCACGCCCAACAGTGTGGCAGTATCCTCGTCAATTGAACTAGATCCATCGTGACCAATAATCACTTTAATTGTACCTACATCTTTAGATAAGGATAGATTATTTTTAAGTACCTTATGCGCATCAGAGCAATCAGAGAAACGATAATCTGGAAAGAATGTTTGATTAAGCCTAGTTGCTTCATCAAGGCATTGATTAAATAGTTGGCAGTCTTTGCATGTGGCATTAACCTCACTTATCATATAGCTCTCCTTAAACATATTTAATAATGCATTCTTTCTTCATACCGTCGCCCCAAAATTCATCATCGTCATAAATGTATTCTATATATGCAAAGCACGGATATTTTGGCAATCCGAATACTTTAGCAATAGACGATTCAGCGGCAGTTAGCCAATTAGTTGAGAAATTTTTAGATAAAAATGCTCGATAATCATTCAAATTTTCTAACTTTTTCATCTTTGCCATGCTATTTTACCTCTATGCATTTGAATGTGAATTCTTCGAAATGCTTCATAGATTCCACTTGCTTACTATACTCAAGGCACGTTTTTTGACTCGAAAATCCAGGTACTACTGCAAATGTAGGAGAAGCAGAGCACGCTCCGTAGCAATTTAGAATGATGAATAATGACCACATAAAATCTCCTCATATTTAGTGAACTACCCTCACCCTAAAGGGAGTGGGCTTCTTTTCGTTTCAACGGATCAGCTATGGAAGTTCCCTGCAAGCAGGGGACGGACAGGAGATTCTCGACGGAGGGGCGTTCCGCCCGCTCGGCTCTGTGTGACGAGCCGATCAATAGAATGTTCTTTGCGGCATGAATATCCCTGTCCTCAGTCATGCCGCAGTCACAGGCGAAGATGCGCTTGCTGGGCGGCATATTGAGGAGGGAGCCGCATGCCGTGCACAGCCGGGTCGTGGGTTCCCATTTTGAGAGTTTAAATGATGCAAAGCCTTCTTTCTGGATGAGTTTCTGTTTGATTCTTCCGAGGCATGAATGCTGGACGGCGCGGCCATAGCCGCGGCGTCTGCATCTTTGCCAGGAAGCGATCTGTTCATCCTGGAAATAGACAAAATCATAATTGGCATAGATCCAGTGAATGATCTTGTTGGCCTTGTCATCCCGCACATTGGATATGTGCTGATATTCACGCCGCACGAGCCGGAGAAGATGATTCCGTCGCTTGGATTCCTTATCGTGCTTCAGTGCCAGATGGCGCTGGAGCCGTGTAAGTTTCTCGGTTTCTTGCTCGGATACATCGAACTTCGTCCCGTCGGACACGGTCACCGTGTCCTTTATGCCCATGTCAATCCCGCAGGATCTGCCCGTCTTGGGCAAATCAGCGATTTTAGCAGTCAGGCAAAGCTTTATATGGAAGCCGTCAGGCTTCCTCAATAGGCAGCTGTCATGCAGCTGATATGATTCAAATTTATTGAGATGTTCCAGACCGTGAACTTTCAGATTAGGAAATCCCGGGATCGTCATCATTGATCCGCTCTTTATCGTCATTCCCTGATGCCGGATCGGAAGGCTGCTCACCTCGCGGCGGAATCTCAGCTTCCCTACTTTTCCGCCTTTAAGTTTCTTCTTGTTAAGATTCTTAACGTCTTCCTTAAGTTTCTTTATCAGGTTCTGATGGATTCCGGTGTTGAGCGTGATCTCACGCTCAACCCGATTGTGTTCACGATCAAAACACAATACCTTGCGGTGCTCATTGTATTTATAACCGAAGATATCACCTGTCGATATGGCGTCGTTTATCGACCACTTGGCCTCGACGAAGGCATGAGAAAGACGACGCAAGACGGACTTATCCGTCTTGCGCGCATTTACCTTCAAATCTATCTGCCTTATCGCTTCCATCATTTATATAATTTATATCCTTGACTTTAATATACATTTTTATTATACTGTTATCTATGGCGGAATTCATCTCCCCGGACTAAATTCCGGGAGTTTTCTTCCGCAAATCTCCGATAAACAAATCTTAACCTGCGTCTCAGCCTTGATTTCCGCGTCGCGGCGCTGGAGGTCGGAGTAACATCACACAATCTGAACTGGATATTCACCAAGATGGAAAGGCGTTAATAGAATACAACAGGTGTAACATCAGACAAACCGAATCTAATCTTCATCCATTCTTTTGTACGCATCGCACCGCATGCAGGTGTAACATCAGACAAACCGAATCTAATCTTCATCTGATTCTTCATAAATCGTTGAATATCTTCATATTGCAATGAATACTTATCATAAAAAATCTCCCATACACGAGAACAACTTACCAAGAAATGCTTATTTTTTCCGGTTAACTGAATGTCAAACATCCATTCATCATCTGAATTGCGAAGATCTATACGATGGGTGGGTAGTTTGCTTTCATCACCATATTCATCCAGGAACACCGTATTTGTGCATTGTCCAAGTAGTTCCAGGAACGTCTTATCAAATTCTTCCTGAGTAACCTCAGGTTTCTCTAATTCTGCTTTAGAGAACTTGGTGAGCATCAGGGATTTCATCTCATCCGATTCATTATAGATCTTTCTTGCTTCTTCAATTGTTAATTCTGCCATGGTAGGCCTCCATATAATATTTAATAATCCAATCCGAATCTAATCGTCACCCTAGAAAACGCTCATGATAAATCAATACCTGGTGTAACATCATTCAATCCGAACCGGATATTCACTACATGCTCCGTAGTCGGAACGATGTAATATCATCCAATCCGAACACGGTGTTCACCTGATTCTTCATAAGTCGTTGAATCGCATTATCTTGCAATGAATACTTATCCTTGAAAATCTTCCATACCCTAAAATAACTTACCCAAAAATGCTTATTTTTTCCTGTGAAGAGGATGTCAAACATCCATTCATCATTTGGTTTTCTAAGTTCTCTGCGGTTAGTGGGAAGTTTGCTTTCATAACTATTTTCATCCAAGAACACCGTCTTGGTGCATTGTCCAAGTAGTTCCAGGAACGTCTTGTCGAATTCTTCCTGTGTAACCGCATGCTTCTCAAGGTCTTCCTTAGTGAACTTAGTGAGCATCAGGGATTTCATCTCATCCGATGATGCGTAGATCTTTCTAGCTTCTTCGATTGTCAATCCGGGCATATTTTATCTCCTTAATATGATGCAATTAAATATAGATATTTAATTGGTCATTGTCAACTACAAATGATACCAGAATTCGGATCAATTGGAATAATATGTATATCGGGTTTAATGGCCATTAAATTATTTATAGTCTCTTTGCTGTAACATCATCCAGCCCGAATCTAATCTTCACCATGTATCCGACAAATGTCATAATCCGTCTTGATTGTAACATCATCCAATCCGAACTGGATATTAACCTGATTTTTCATAAGTCGTTGAATATCAATATCGTACATCGAATAGGTATCCACGAAAATCTTCCATACACGGTAATGACTTACCCAGAACCGCTTATTTTTCCCGGTGAACTTAATATCAATCATCCATTCGTTATTAGAATTTCTTAGTTCTATCGTGTTTGTGGGAAGATTGCTTTTTTCACCATATTCATTCAGGAACGCAATCTTGGTGCATTGACCCAGTAATTTCAGGAACGTCTCGTCGAATTCTTCCTGAGTAACCGCATGCTTCTCAAGGTCTTCCTTAGTGAACTTGGTGAGCATCAGAGATTTCATCTCATCCGATGATGCATAGATCTTTCTTGCTTCTTCAATAGTCAATTCGGGCATATTACATCTCCGTTGATATCTTAAATATATTAGCCAAGGATTAAACGGGTATTTTTCCATAACGGTATTTAATGAATTTCAAATCATTTTCATCAATATAGCCATCCTGGATGAGGTTGTTACCGATTGCCTGCTCATCATACCACTTTTCATATGTATCGGGCATATCCCTATTTTTTATATATTCGTCTAAAGTCTCATTATAGCCTTCATATTTTTTCCATTCATCGTTGAAAACGAATCCTTTTGCATTTAATTCATGTTCTGAAAGAACGAATTCTTCACACAGGTCAGGTTTTATTATGCAAACCCATTGCCACCTAGGTTCAGCATCGCAAGTATAGTTCAGCTGAGAAAGCAAATGCATAGAAGGGAAAATATATTTCGTTCCGGAAAACCGATATACGGGAGCATCAAAATATGTGTCTAAAAGTTTACTTTTACATTGTGCTTTCATAAATAGATACCTTCTGTTTCAATGTTTCCATAGCAGCATGCTAGGGTTTTAGTTAGCTTCATCTAGATAGTTCTCGCGTATTCAATCGTCAACTCGGTCATGGTAGGCCTCCGTATAATATTTAATTATCCAATCAAATCCTGTTATTCATCCTGGTATTTCTTAGATGCATCACATGTTATTGTCGGATAGTTAGGAAACTCATAGAACTTCAGTGGTTTTATGTTTGGTGTGTCAAATGGGCCTCGCAATGCCCAGTGAATTCCGTCATTGTCGTTCGCCTGTTTCTTCAATTCTTCCAGCGAAAACAAATATTCAATGAGGGCCACCTTTTCCGCATTGCTTAGGGAATCTGATGTCATGATTAGGGTCTTCAGTTTTTCTGAACTATTCATATTATCATTCATTTAATTATCCTTTCCTGGAATATATTTCCAAGTTCAATCTGGTGATTGGTAATTCAATCTCTATAGGTAAACTATATTTTCTGCGATACCGTTACGATAGGAATTCACGGTACTGTCCGTTTCTGGGTGTTCTAATGTGGGAAATGACGTATGTCAATATCAACCGATATAGATTTCGCAGATTCGTTAGTTACAATCAATGCATATTGTTCTCTACCGTTAATTATTGTAGATGTGTATTTTGTCACACGCATCGACTTAGCAATGGACATGGTGTCAATATCTATTTCAGCATCGCCGGCTATTTTACGGGAATCAATGATATATGCAGAAAATTTTGAGCCCGATAATACATTCACCGATGTCCATCCCGTGATAGAAATAGGCAAATTTACGGCGATCAATTTATTAGGACCTAGGATAGCCATTTAGCTCAGCCTCCGCCTTGTACACAGTTCGCATACGGTTCGTTAAGTGGATGAATGGATAGCGTACCCCAGGCGTTTGGTTCACGACAAGTACGGGATTTAATCTGTGCCATAGCTTCTTCGGTAGTATGCGCTATGGCAAATGCCACGCCACGTGTATAAGCTGAGCAAAAATCTGTCCAGACAAATAACCGTAAGTTTTCGTTCATAATAATCTTAGGTACTTCATCTGGAATAGTTGGCGCTGAGATAGTCGATCTAGACGATAATCCTTTGAAACCATACCATTTGTCGCGTTTCTGAACGGTTTCCGAATATATATCAAGACATCCCTTTAGATATTCTGCCAGAACAAAATCAGGCGTATCCGATTCGTTTTCCTTACTGTACTTATTGATCAGCAATTCAAGCTCATTTTCAAATTCCATTATCGTCCTCTATGTAAAATATCAATTGATGTGACATCATCCAATCATAACCGGATATTCACTACATGCTCCGTAGTCGGAACGATGTAATATCATCCAATCCGAACACGGTGTTCACCCACTGATTGATACATATCCTGATGGAGGAATGTGTTCACCCACTGATTGATACATATCCTGATGGAGGAATGATGTAATATCATCCAATCCGAACACGGTATTCACCTGATTCTTCATAAGTCGTTGAATCGCATCATCTTGTAATGAATATGTATTCGCAAAAATCTTCCATATCCTAAAATAACTTACCCAGAAATGTTTATTTTTTTCCTGTGAAGAGGATGTCAAACATCCATTCATCATTTGGGTTTCTAAGTTCTATACGATTGGTGGGAAGCTTGCTTTTATAACCATGTTCATTCAGAAACACCGTATTTGTGCATTGTCCAAGTAGTTCCAGGAACGTCTTATCAAATTCTTCCTGAGTAACCTCATGTTTCTCAAGTTCACTTTTAGAGAACTTGGTGAGCATCAGGGATTTCATCTCATCCGATGATGTGTAAATCTTTCTTGCTTCTTCAATAGAAATTTCTGCCATAGTAGACATCCTTATAGTTAATCACCAATACGAACATTGCAATCAGCCTAGAAAGCGAGCATGATAACTACCTGATGTAACATCAGTCAATCCGAACAGAGGGTTCACCTCCCGTTCCATTATGCACGTCCGTGAAACGGGTCCTACAGGCCCCACATTGTAACATCATCCAATCCGAATCTAATCTTCACCTGATTAGTCATAAGTCGTTGAATATCAATATAGTTCAATGAATAGGTATCCGCTAAAATATTCCATACCCGGAAATTATTTAACCAGAAATGCTTATGTTTTCCTGTGAAGCAAATGTCAAACATCCAATCGTTATTTGAATTTTTGAGTACTATGCGGTTTGTGGGAAGCTTGCTTTCAACCCAATCTTCATCCAAGAACACCGTCTTGGTGCATTGTCCAAGTAGTTCCAGGAACGTCTTATCAAATTCTTCCTGAGTAACCTCATGCTTCTCTAATTCTGCTTTAGAGAACTTGGTGAGCATCAGGGATTTCATCTCATCCGATTCATTATAGATCTTTCTTGCTTCTTCAATTGTTAATTCTGCCATAGTAGGCCTCCTTATATAAGTTAATTAGATAATCCGAACTGGATATTCATCTGATTCCAAAGGATCTGAACGGCGGCACGGATGTAATATCATCCAATCCGAACTGGTTATTCATCTATGATATCAATGGGAACGTTATTCATGCAAGGTGTAACATCATTCAATCCGAATCTAATCTTCACCCAAGTTTCTGAGCAACCCGTATGATTTTCCTTGGTGTAACATCATTCAATCCGAATCTAATCTTCACCTGATTCTTCATAAGTTTAGTAATATCATTATCTTGCAATGAATACTTATCCTTGAAAATCTTCCATACCCTTTCAGAACTTACCCAGAAATGTGGGTAGTTTCCTATGAAGAGGATGTCAAACATCCATTCATCATTTGGGTTTCTAAGTTCTATACGATTGGTGGGAAGATTGCTTTTATAACCATGTTCATTCAGGAACACCGTCTTGGTACATTGCCCAAGAAATTCCAGGAAGATCTTATCGAATTCTTCTTGAGTAACCTCATGCGGTTCAAGTTCATCTTTCGTGAACTTAGTGAGCATCAGGAATTTCATCTCATCCGATGATGCGTAGATCTTTCTTGCTTCTTCAATTGTCAGGTCTGGCATTGTATATCTCCTTAATGTGATGTAATTAAATATACATTTTTTACACCTCATTGGCAAGTGAGTTTAATCATTTCATATCAAGATGACTAGATATGTATGAATGTACACTTTTCCAAAGCTGGTCCACATCCGAATCGCATCGTACGATTACGTCAGCAACTTTCTGCTTATTGATGTGCACGGACACCTGACCAGTTGAATCCGATATCGTAATCGAATCTTCACCTGATCCGTAAAAAATAACATGGACGGCGTCGCCTACTGTCACATGCATGATACGTACGGCATTGATGAAGATTTGATCATCAGTTATCACACTTATTTTCATATGTTCCCTCCTGTATTGAGCTCTAGCTCAGAATACCTATAATGAATCATATTTCCATTGACATCATACATTAATACCACCATTCATGTCCATCTGACCTTTTATTATGAATAATGCTCCCATCGGCATCGTACCAATCTTCATGCCCATAGGAATCCTTATAATGAATGCATTTTCCATCGGAATCGTAATCCCACCAGTGTTCATATCCGTCAGTAAGTTTCTTATGAATGCATTTTCCATCGGAATCATAGTAATACCATATTTCTGATCCGTCGGTATCCTTATAGCGAATCGGCTTCCCGCTCTCATCAAACCAATGTTCGGATCCGTTGGAATTTTTCGTATAGATCAGTTTTCCATTGGCATCGTACCACCATTCGAATCCATCTGAGGCCGTATAATGAATAAGATGCCGATTTCCATAGGAATCATATTCATACCATTTTTCAGATCCGTTGGGATACTTCGTATGAATCATGTTCCCATCGGCATCGTACCACAATTCATTACCCATTAAATCCTTCAGATGACTCGATTTATCAGAGTCCGATGAATCATCGGCTTCAAGGATTTTCTTGGAGAATTTGGTGAGCATCAGGGATTTCAGCGCATCAGAGTTGTGATAGATATTTCTTGCTTCTTTAATAGTCAATTCCGCCATGGTAGGCCTCCTTAAATAATGATAAATCATAATTGATATTTAACTATCTTCCATTATGATATGTTGTAGATTCAATTAAAATATATGAAATTCTCCTTTGTCACTCAACTTTTTCTGCATGACCAGAATACTCAACGAACTGATTGAATAGCTTTCTGGCAAGGCATCCTAATTCACCGCATTCATCACCATCAAGAAGCCCGAGATCTATAGCGTCCATCTGATCCTTGAAATCATCGTAGTCTGCATATCCGCGCTTCAAGATGTCGGTAAGGATAGATAGCACGGCAGCCTTGCACGCATGCTGGTCCAGATATCCCCGCTCTTTATATTTGAATGTCCTGATTAGGCTGGAAAGAGGGTATTCGGAATGAATATATTCACTTCTTCTGGTCAAGAGATATTTCATATAATTATCAGTGAACTTAACATCTGATATATAATGTAATATTCCAGGTTCCCTATGCCTGACTTCCACACCTACCTGAACATGTGAAAAATCAAAGGTATTGATTAGTTGGTCAAGCGTAGGCTGGCGGTAAGAACAGAACTGCACCGGATAAGGGAACGTTTTCATGCGGACCGTGATTGCATTCTTCGTAGTGCTCAATACATCTACTTCGGATATGTTATTCATCCGAAGGCGAAAATCTTCTCCGAATTCGTCCGAATCTGAGCCAGGATATACGTCGATATCATGCGGAGTATCTACGTTGCATGAATTACCGGCGATGCGTACAGGATGATCAATCCCAATAGCATTGAACAACGCAGAAGGAATACGATACATCATTCTGCTCCTGATTTCATTAATAACTAGGTCATTCATAAATCTATAATACATAATGCTGTCCTTTGCTTAAAATATGAATATAATCAGTTTTCCACGCTAAATATAGCATATTATCAACACATTGTAAATCAATTTCAGAAATATTGATAAAATCATATTGAATTTTCATATATATTTTCTATATTTAACGGTATGAAAACTATTAGATTCAATACATTTGAAACAAATTCCAGCTCAACACATGCGCTTGCCATATGCAAGAAACCCCGCACGGGCGAAGAATTCACCGATCCGGACGAGTACGGAATTCTATGGATACGGCTTGACAAATATTTCACCTCAACCCATCAGATATGTTATAATGAGGGGTATATCGACACCGGGGAAACATGTAGCTATGATGTATCCACCCAAATAAAATATCTTGTGACTCAGGCAGTATCATCGGCGATTAATAAATGCTGTAACAATAAAGGAAATGATTATGATAAGGCATACATCCAGATGCAACGGAATCTTTCCATTCTGAGACGTAAAATAATAGCTCCTGTATATTCCGAGCTGAATATGGATCTCGTTAAAAGTATAACCCCATATTATCTATTGGACGGCAAGCGGGTGATAATATCCGCATCCAGCATGCCTAAGCTATATGGCATGGGAATAGGGATTGATCCCGATGACATGTATAGCGATGATTTCGCGAGTGCCATTCGCACACAGGTAGAGGACTATTCTAATTTACATTGGAAACGCAAAACCACCCTTGAAGAAGCGATTGGCATATCGGGCGAAATAGATCGTCAATATGGAAAAAACTATGATAAGAGAACTATAGCTGAACTGACATTCAAGCTATGGCGCCTATCACTGACACACTATAGCGTGCAATATTTCTATCATACATGAAATGCATTATCCATTTAATTATTATGCGAACCAGTATTTTGTATGATATATACCATAAGAAACACCAGCGACTTTCGTATGGTGAGGTGAATCATGTTGTGTAAAAATGTATATTACCAATGGTAGAGTTAAGTATCAAAAGGAACACCGCACGCCGATGTCCTTCGCGTAAGTTGGTGGTTAATTTGCCGGATTATCTAATTAATTTATATAAGGAGGCCTGACATGGCTGAATTGACAATTGAAGAAGCCCGAAAGATCTACGCAACAACGGATGATATGAAATCCCTGATGCTTACTAAGTTCTCTAAAAGTGAACTTGAGAAACATGAGGTTACACAGGAAGAATTCGATAAGACCTTCCTGAGATTACTTGGGCAATGCACCAAGACTGTGTTCCTGGATGAAGCGGGTGATGAAAGCCCGCTTCCCACTAACCGTATCGAACTCAGAAATTCAGATAACGAATGGATGTTTGACATCCAGTTCACTGGTAAAAATAAGCATTTCTGGGTACATTATTCTCGGGTATGGTGGATTTTCAAGGATAATGATTCATTGCAATATGAAGATATTGTACGACTTATGAAGAATCAGATGAACTCACGGTTCGGATTGGCTGATGTTAAACCCCTAATTAAGGAAATCATATTTTTTTAACACCCGGTTCGGATTGGGTGATGTTCAATCCATAACGGGATGAATAACATGGTTGGATTGGATTATTAACTAATATAAGGAGGCCTGACATGGCTGAATTGACAATTGAAGAAGCTAGGAAGATCTACGCATCATCGGATGAGATGAAATCGCTGATGCTCACCAAGTTCTCTAAAGCCGAATTAGAGAAACACAACCTTACACAGGAAGAATTTGATAAGATCTTCCTGGAATTGCTTGGCCAATGTATTAAGACCGTGTTCCTGGATAAACACGGTCATGAAAATAAGATTCCTAATAACCGGGTAAGATTAATAGATGCCACTGATAATTGGCTGTTTGATATTCAATTCACAGGAAAAGATAAGCATTTCTGGGTAAGTAATTCCCGGATATGGAATTGTTTAGCGGATACATATTCATTGAACTATAGTGATATCCAACGACTTATGAAAAATCAGATGAACACCCGGTTCGGAATGGGTGATGTTACACCCTTCATTTTTTCACATACGTAGCGGAACACGTTGAACACTGGGTTAGGATTAAACCATAACGGGATGAATAACATGGTTGGATTGGATTATTAAATAATATAAGGAGGCCTACTATGGCTGAATTGACAATTGAAGAAGCCAGGAAGATCTATGCAACAACGGATGATATGAAATCCCTGATGCTCACCAAATTCACTAAGGAAGCCCTTGAGAAGCATGAAGTTACTCAGGAAGAATTCGATAAGATCTTCCTGGAATTGCTTGGCCAATGCTCCAAGACGGCGTTTCTGAATGAAGTGGGTGATGAAAGCCAGCTTCCCAATAACCGTATAGAACTCAGAAATTCAGATAACGAATGGATGTTTGACATCCAGTTCACTGGTAAAAATAAGCATTTCTGGGTACATTATTCTCGTGTATGGAAGATTTTCATGAATACTTATTCGTTGGAAGATGTTGATATTAAACTACTTATGAAGAATAAGATACATATTAGGTTCGGATTGGATGATGTTACCCCTTGTAGTTATTGGAAATGTTGATCTGCGAAGATACATATTAGGTTCGGATTGGATGATGTTACCCCAGAGACGGCTATGCTGACGCGGCAGTAGAAGATACATATTAGGTTCGGATTGGATGATGTTACACCCTGCTACAATTCGTATTTCTACAGGGTGGGATTGAATTATTAAATTATATAAGGAGGCCTACCATGGCTGAATTGACGATTGAAGAAGCAAGAAAGATCTACGCATCATCGGATGATATGAAATCCCTGATGCTCACCAAATTCACTAAGGAAGACCTTGAAGAGGATTATACATCGTCCTCTTATGATAACCAGAATCACGGGCATGATTCCCAGGGTAATGATTTTTGGTGCGATATCAATGGGAACGTAATTCATAAGAAAGCTCCAAATGGATTCGAAGCATGGTTCAATACAGATGGAAAAGTGATTCATAAGAAGCATTCTGACGGGTTTGAGGAATGGGTTGACTATGATTCTTATGGAAGAACTAATCATGTGAACGATTCCGATGGGTCAGAACGCTGGTACGAATACAATGCTAATGGGACAATATCACACGCTAAGTTTTCTGATGGGGAGGAATGGTGGTGCAATATCAATGGAAATAAGAGTCATTCCAAGTGGTCCGACGGATCCGAATCGTGGTACGATGCCAATGGAAATGACATTCATGGAAAAAATTCCGATGGATCGGAATGCTGGCATGATTTTGATAGCAATAAAAAACTGATTCATAAGAAGTATTCCAATGGATTGGAAGAGTGGTATGATGCCACGGGGAATATGATCCGGTTGAAAGATTCCCTCGGATATGAAATGCGGTATGAATATGATGCCAATGGCCACCTCATGCGCGAGAAGGATTCCTTAGGATGGGAAAAGTGGTGTGAATATGATGCCAACGGGCATCTGATTCACTCAAAGGATTCAAATGGATTCGAACGGATGCATGAATATGCTACCGATGGGCACCGCATTCATGAGAAGGATTCGGACGGGCGCGAAAAATGGTATGATGCCAATGGAAAAATCATTCATTCTAAGTCTTCCGACGGAGTAGAAAAGTGCGAATCATGGTTCGATACCAATGGAAAACTGATTCACTTGAAATGTTCCGACGGTTTCGAATATTGGTATGATGCCGATGGGGAACTGATCCATTATAAGGATTCCGACGGAGATGAATATTGGTATGATGCCATAGGAACCCTTATGCATAAGAAGATTTCCGATGGATCAGAAGAATGGTATGAATATAATGCTAATGGAAGGCTAATTTATGCAAATAATTCCGATGGATTTGAATCTTGGTATGAATATGGAGCCAATGGGCGAATGATTCATAATAAGACTTACGATGGATCAGAAGAATGGTATGCTACCGATGGGCACCGCATTCATGAGAAGGATTCGGACGGTTTCGAATATTGGTATGATGCCAATGGGAATATCATTCATGAAAAGGATTCCGATGGATCAGAAGGTTGGCGGGATTTTGATAACAATAAAAAATTGATTCATAAGAAGTATTCCGACGGATTAGAACACTGGTATGATGCCAATGGGAACGTAATTCATAAGAAAAATCCAAATGAATTAGAATATTGGTGGAAATATGATGCCGATGGGAAATTGAGTAATGAAATATGTTCTGATGGGTCAACCCGATGGTATTCTTATGATGCCCATGGGAATATGATTCATATGAAGATTTCCAATAGAACATCTATTTGAATGCTCGCCATATAAGATAACTGCCTATGGATGGGTTCATTAAGTAAACCCATCCATAGGCATTAATTTAAATGAATATGATAGAAGGTAACAATGAATGACATATCACATGCATTTCCTAATCCTCAATATCTTGGATGCAAATACAGACATTTAGACTGGATAGGACATTATATTCCGGGCGGGGTATCTAAAGTCGCGGATGGATTTGCCGGATCGCAGTCAGTATCATATTTCATGAAAGGGAAAGGCTATGAAGTATATGCCAATGATTTCATGAATTATAGCAATCAGATAGGAAAGGCTCTTATAGAAAACTCATCGGATAGATTATCGGATGACGATGTTCAGATGTTGTTTTCGGGAAATTCAAATCCTGAATATTACAATTTGATAGAAACTGAATTTTCCGATCTGTTCTTTAGCAGAGAAGATGCAAGATTGATTGACGCATTCAGAAGCAATGTAGATAGGCTTAATTCCGAGTACAAGAAGGCCCTTGCATTTTCCATAATCAACCGTACGCTTACCCGCAAAATAACAATGGGGCACTTCGCTCATACAAAAGCGCTTTCATATGCTAATGATGCAGATAGAATAAAAAGAAATGCCAGCCTTGCCCGCCCCATAAAAGATATGTTCAACGAATTTTTAACTGAATATAACGCGGCGGTATTTGACAACGGACGGGAAAACCATAGCTTCTGCGGAGATGTAATGAATTTCATAGAAGCGCTTCCTCCAGTAGATATGATATACTTAGATCCACCTTATGTAAATTCCCATCCGGATTACCAAGGATACTATCATCTGCTAGAAACATTAGTGAATTATTGGAAAGACAAGAAATTCATTAATTCCATACATAGGTATGAACCAAAGATACATAGTGGATTCGACACGAAGAAAGATATAATGGCCTCTTTCGGAAGATTGTTTCTTCTATCAAAGAAAATACCTTATTGGCTGATAAGTTATAATGACCGATCGTATCCGGATAAAAAAACAATACTTGATATGATTGAACCATATAAGAGAGTAGAGGTGATAGAGAAGCCATACATGAATAGCGTAGGCGGGAAAGGAAGTGTAAAAGGATGTAACGAGCTGCTGTTCATATGCCGCCCGTATTGATCACGATATGAGCTCAAAGATGTCCTGATGGCCATATATACGGAAGATCCGTTCGGGTGGTCCAGAATTTTTTCCTAGCATAATATTCCGGACATTTTCGCAGCAAGTTTGATTGATGCGCCAGATGAAACTCTCTGCATCCTATCCATTCCGGGTCATTTTCTGAAACATCGTGATGCATGATATATGAAGAAAAAACATCTGATCTGGAATAATTAATGAATCGAATTCGCATGGAATCCTTGTATTTCCGGTTGATCCATTGATCACATATTGCCATTCCATACCGTATCAATGCAAGTTCATGCCCTTTCCACATAGCTACGGCAGGATGATGTATCCATCCTCTATTTTCAACCAGTGCAATGAGTATTTGCATGGCTTCTATACGCTGTTTGCCTAATCGTCTGTAATCTAGGCATTTTGCACTCTCATTGAAATCTGGAAATGGAAGAAATGTTTGCATATGAAGAATATAGAAAGATTAATGGATCTTGGCTAGATTCTCCGTATTTTAGTTAATTAAAAATGATAATCATTACTGCATTGTTTTCTTCTGGTGGGCATCTCGTATTTTCATGAGAAGCTTTCCAAGGTTATTAGCGCCAAATTCATCAACTCCCCAGAAATGATCTCCCCATGTATTTCCTTCAACCAGTTCTTCATTACCTGTATCGATAAGCCGTTTCATTAACGTCGGATTTTGAGCGAATTTTGCATTAAGAACCATTTCCATCATTCCGAGTCGCAGATCATCCCAGTTAGGGCGGATTGTAACGGATCTTCCAAGTTTCCTTGCATCTTTTCCTGCAAGATATGAAAATTTATCCCTAACCTTAGGGTCGATGGTTTTCATCGACATATACGCGCCTTCGCTGCAGGAATACATCCTGTTATCAACCATTAACGCGCATGGATAGAAATTAGATAGAAAATAATATTTTCCACGGAAATCGTTGATCATGTATTCTCCTATTATATGTTGTATGGATGAGATGCCATGCAATTTCGTTAGATATCATCGTCGTCGAGGTCATGAGAAAAAATACCTGATGGTTTCCATATATGTTTTAAACTTTTAAAGAAACATTCGGGAAGGAATTTTCCATGATAATAGATCGACAGCAACGTTCCAACAAATTCTTTACCGGAATAGGCATGCTTTATCAGCATTGACGATATGAGTTTAATCTGCATGAAATATTCATATACTTCTTTTCTAGGGGAATCTCGTCTAACGGACGCAGCTTCCCATACATTGTCCAGCAATGCGTTTATTTCATCAGCCATGCGGGCCGCTTTCTCTGAAAGATCCGGATATTCTTCCGGAGCGGTATCCTTGTCAATGATGACATGGCGGAGTTCAGCATCAAGCGCCAGGTGGTCGAATACATTTTCAATGTTCAACGAATGAAATTTCTTCTGCAGTTCTAAAAACTCATTTCCCTTTATTTTAAGTTTGAATCCATTTTCGAATGTTACCACCACGCCTTCATGCTCGACGGGAAGGGCTTTTGCAAAATTATATACTTCTTCCATGGATTTAAATTCATATACAGCCGGCATAGGGATCTTTATTTTAAGTGATTCCGATTTAAGACCGGAAAGAGGTAGTTCTATGCCCGTATTTGTTTCTGTTACGCCAATAAGATAAAGGCCCTCTGAATAATATTTTGTCAGCGGATGGATGTCCTGCTTATATACTATTTCAAATAGGTATGTGCGGGAATTGTCCATAGCTGATATATCAGCGTTTCTTCTTATCCATTCGGTAGCCCATTCGGCCTGATAACTATCAAAAGATCCTCCGGTTTTGACATACCATTTGCCATTCCAGAAGAATGCTATTCCAAGGCATCCGTCGATTTTTTCTGTCACATAGAACGGCATCTGCATGTTTATTAAAAAATTGCTGCTGCCATAATTAGTCATAAGAATCGGTTCAGCATCGGAAATCGCCTTTCGTATGGACGACGCCCGCAAGGTTCCATCAAAAAGTTCTTCATAATTGAAAAATTTCACAAAAGGAAATGCCACCACATTATGATAAAGATCATAGACTATTCCACGGGAAACCAATGACTCATAATCCCATGCGGTCTTGAAAATAGTCATTTCATCATATTTATATCCCATAAGCCCCTGAAGTTCTGGCTTACATGAAGTGTGCAATCTAACTGTCATATGGATCCTTTTTTTTCACCAAATATATACAAAAAAAATCTGGACGGCAACCGTCCAGAATGAGAAAGTTTACCAGGTAAGTTAAATTCCTCCTGGATTCTTGGAGATTTCATATTCTTTTATTTCCTTCACCCATTCAGGATATGATATCCAGGTGTTTATATTCTCCTTGAACGCGTCAGGAGTATCCTGTTCGCCGTAAGAATCGCAACATATAGCGCCGATTTTGTCTAACGGAATCTGGTCGAACATCATTTGCAAAGATTCCGCATCATTTTTCAGTTTTGCCTGACCCTCAAAGCAAAAATCGCTATACACCAGCACATAATCGAAATCATCGGCAAAAATCAGGTGATTCTTATTTATTTCATCTTCATTATATTTTATCTCCCGCTGATCGTTTTCATCATTAGGAGGATATACATATGGAGATAGCCGATCGGCCAGACATCGTATGTCAGTTCCACTTCCTCCGACATGGGTTGACACTTCGCTTCCGGAATCCTTCAGTGATGGGTTTCCTCCGGAAGAGATTGCATCGGCGATGGATGCATCAAACGGGCGGGGAATGTCGCAAGAATCATCCCAGAAGACATAGTATACATTCTGCCCGCCTAGCTGGGTTGCTATGCTTCCTAAAAGATTCATGGCACCTTTGAGAAGAATGGAAGGATGCCACATGGATCCTGATGCATCTATTGCTATGAGTATGTTGGAAGAATATTCCGCCTGGTCTTGCATTTTGTTGGTTTGAAACGTGGTCTTCTGAAAACGGATATGTCCGGGTTTACGTTCGCTCTGATCCGAGCTTGCATTCTGTATCATGGATACTATTCGGTTTGCTATTTCCAATTCTGCATGAGAGGACACTTTCATCTTGCTGCTTTCGGATTCACCGATTTTATCCAATGATGCGAATGCGTTTGCGGAAGGCCCGCCTTTCTTGCTCATGATATTGATGTTTCCCGCTATATCGCGCGCGGACTGTGCAAAATTACCTATGGGCGCACTACCGGGATTTCCCGCATTGGAAAAATTGGTGGGATCATTGGCGAACTTGGCGAGATTTCCAGGCAGTCCCTGAATTTTCTGCGTAGTAGCTTCCTTCACCTCGTTTGCGATATCGGTGAGCTCATTTACATTGTTCAGGGCATTTGAATCTATTTTGTTAGTTCCTGGTTTTGAACTTTTTACGGAAGATTCTCCATTTTCGGATTCCTTCCCGTCTTTACCTTGCTGGTTGACGCTTCCTGATGTCTTCGCCCCCAAAGCATCACCAGGTGCATGTTCCCCGTTACCTGATGTGTTTCCAGATTCACCTGATTTACCGTTATCTTCGGATGGAGATCCATTTTCTCCACCGTTTTCCGAAGGTTTCGACACTCCGGTATTTGTAGAAGATTCACCATCTCCGGTATTCTGACTTTCATCACCGGAGTCATCTTCTCCTTTATCGCCGTCATCGGCAAATGTATATCCTGCTTCCCTGGCAGACTGCTTCTCTTCAGGCGTAAGTCCGGACGTATCGCCGGCGCCATTTTCATCCTTCTTGGATCCGGGAGGTTCTTTTTCTGAATATGATCCTGATTTCTGACTAGGAGAATTAGGCTCAGACGGGGTCTGCCCGTTTTTACCTTCTCCTGACTCGGATCCGCCTTGCGGTTGAGTTTGCCCGGACGATCCACCTGAAACAGACGGTGGAGTCGCCCCGGCATTGATGAGATATGCTATATATTGTCTAATGGTTTCCAGATTCCAGTCTTCTGTTCCGAAATTCCCAGGAGCAGACGTGCCAGCCCCGCTTGGATCATGATATGCAGTGGTATTCATTACTGCATATGCTTTCTTTACGCCATCCATCAAAGATTCATTGGCGAATGCATTTTCAAGAGCAGAAAGGGCAGCGTTAAGCGCGCCGTTACTAGTACGGATCTTATTAAACACGCCAAGATGGGAAAGCATTATCTGAACAGCTTTGGTATGAGGAATACCTATTCCGTTCCTCACGCCATAATATCCGCATCGTATTGCAAGTCCTATTGTAGCGCATATAGCATAAAATGCTACATAATCCTTATCTTCATATAGTTGGTGGATATATGCCGGATTGTATACTATGCATCCGGCGTCTGATTTTCCATATTCGGCGAACAATGATATGGTCTCGGTATCCATATCGCTTTTTGCCGGTATCCATGCATATTGCGCCAATGCGCTAGTGAACATAAGCACCGGCGAATTAGGCGCCTCTGCTGCATCTTTTAGTTCTTTTAGCTCACTTTTTATCTGGCCTTCTGAAAATGCGGTTCTGCTCATTTATTTCTCGGAAAAATCAAATATAGTTTATATAAGATTGGCGAAAGAATATATGAATTACGCATTCTATCATGAGAAACTTTCCATTAGCAATGCATTCAGCACGTTTTGCATACCGCCGCTACATTAGTGATGTACCGTTTAATTATTTCCACCACAGTTGATTCACACCCGTCGCACATTATCTCCGGAACATATGATTCATATACTCCGTCAGTAAGAATGAAATTTTCAGCCATTCCTGACATTATCAGGTCTTTTCGATACAATTCCTTTTCCGTCACCCGTTTAACAAAGACGAGCTTGCCATCTACGGATATCATGGGAAGGAAGAGCCATAGATTTCTGATGAATGGTGATCCCCCATCGTCGGAGAAGGTATCCATATAAATAATTTCAGTCTCTCCGGGAGAGAACATGTTTTCCGGTACATGCTTCTGTGTAAGGCACATGGCGAATCCGCATTCCCCGGGGGATATTATCCTGGGCGTCCATTTTCCCTTCTTTATGGGGACAGTTACGCCAAGCTCTGACATGGATTTTATGGGATCTTCTGAAAGACCGCATGACCGGCAAAGAGACAGTATGCTTTCTATAAGGTTCATTTTCCTGGTTCCTTCAGGGTAACCGTATAATCGGCTGACTCTGCGCATGTTTTCATTGTTTCAAACGCGTCCTTCATATTCATGAGAAGTTCTACATCGGTGAACCTAATCATTTTGCATATCCGTGATGCCTCATCTTTAATGAACTCGATCCTCTGAATGACATCTTCCCTGAAAATTCCGAACTTGAATCTTGACAGATCAGAAAGCAGTTCATCTATGTCGTCATATATTATGCACCGTGATCCTATAAGAAGGACGATGTCGATGCGTTCCTTGTCTTTCATAATGGGCATGTCTATGACGAATGTAGTGCCTTTTGGAAATTCGACGCCGGCTATATTAGCCATGGATAGCAATTCATATTTTTCCCCGAGAGGTAGAATGAGGTCGCATTTCTTTCTGTAAGAAGAATACATATCCAGATAATCCTTCCCGTTTTCTATGAAAGAATGAATGTCCATATTATTCCTCAGTATCCATGGCGAATGTGCGCTGCATTGTCATTGCATAGGCCTTCAGTTTCTGATGCACACATTCCGGCGCGATAAGATTCCACTTCTTTGACTAGCCTGGCATTTTCACTTGACAGGGATTCTATCTTGTCCCGGCTTCGGCGGATAGTCTCTTGCTGCTGCATGACGGTCTCCTGTATATGCCGGATCGTTTTGTCCTTTTCATTCACTTCATTGTACAGGGAATTTATCTTTTGGGACATGCTTGCGATGTCTTCCGGTCGATTGCATTCTGGCTTCTGCCGTAGGGAATCCATAAAAGCATCCCATCCGCCACGATCATACATAGTGTGCATCAAATCTCCTTTGAATCAATTTAAATTATCATTTTGGATTTTTTGAAAGCGCCGAGCTAAGAAAGGACAACGCATCGTCTATTCCAGTCCTGCATTCTTCACGATAGCCAATCGAATCAGGATCGCCTGCATCGAACGAGAAATCCACAGATTCACCGCCGATTGACATATCTTTAATTGACCGAAACATTCCAATTTCCGTATCAGGCGTAACGGTGAAGTCAACCATTGTTTCACGGTAAATAAAATGATATCGCATTCCATCATCAGCAGTGTTTTCTTTACTTTTGAACAAAAGACCTATGGACTGGGCATCCTGCCTCATGCGGACATCTTCCTGCACTCCGGGCTCCATTCTATTTACTGTTCTATGCATTTCTTCCATATATTCATTTCTCACGTAGTTTATATAGACTATTTTCACGATAGCAATTCGTTCTTAACTATTTCTGAAACATCTATACATTTATAGAACTGAGCCGGTCCGGACTTTGGTATATGGAATATCCACAGTGGCCCTATTTTCAGGTTGCTATTGCATTCCACTATTGCCTTATATGCGCTTAGCTGAACGCAATAATGATAAAAATTTAGGTCATCAAAATTCTCAAACGGGTGAAGCATCTTTTTAGTATATGGCTTTGGAACAGTATCTATGCATGCGTTTGAGTTATGCGTTGGTATGAACGCTCCTGTGCATAGATATGTATGCGTAGGGCTGTCAACTTCTATGCACTGCGTCGGATAGGTAAATGTCTGGTGCACCTCAGATATTATCCGTGCGTTATGCGGCGTATGCATTTTTGATAAGTCTATGCCGGAATTAGTCACCAAGAACGGCATTGTCCCATCAGTAATGAAATCAATGACATATTCACTTGACATGTCGAATGCATCTGATTCGCGCGGATTGATGGATACATCTGACATTCCTAGACTGCATAAAAGTGATCCGAATGATTCCATCATGGTGCGGTCAGAGAATGAAATAGAAAATCGCTGATTTCCAATGCATCTTCCACGGGAATCCATTAGTCCCCTGAGAAGATCAAGCCGCTGCTCATATGATGCCCGTTGATAACTCATTGGAATGCATCTGGTGGATGCTATGTCATTTGCAATTTCCGGAGAAGTGGCATAAATGCAGCCTATTCCAGTGCATTCATCGGCATCATATCCATATCCTCTTGATGAAATCTCATCCATCATTGACGAATCATGCCCTTCCTCGGTATACGATTCACCAAGCCAGCATCCGAGGACATATGGATCTATTGGAAGATCCGCCGTATTCGTCTTAATAGGGAGAGCATCGGCGATTTCCAGTTTATCCCCGCAGGAAATATTATGCATAATTTCCGCAGTCGTCATTACAGTGATCTCAGGACTTCCGTGATGCCGTATTTCCCATCGGTGATCCATATCCGCTATTATATATCCACCAGAAGAAAACACGATTTCACAGCACGGATTATAATGAACAGATGACTTTGCCTTTATCTTCGTCATGTCGCCGTTCTTGTCGAATACGGTGTCGCCTACGCGCAGATCTTTCATGGATGTGAATCCGGACGGGGTCGGGATATCCGTGTCCAGGGGCAATCCCTTCCAGTCCATTATGACTAGTTCGCTCTTGAGCGTGTCGTAGCATAGAAAATCTATGGTCCCGCATAATGAATGCTTCACGTCATATACAGGAAGCTCATTTTTTATAGGCACATACCGTGGGCTAAGTTTTTCATACAGATTCAGGCACTCGGGTATTCTGGCGTCAAAATCAGCCTGTATGTCGTCATATTTGAACTTATCATGAAATATATGATGATACGCCTTGCGTTGCCATGCGTTTTCCATCACTAGATGTATCTGGGTGCCTAGAATTTTAGAATAATCGTTTTTATCTTTCCACATCGCAAGCGTATCATTCACGGAAATTCCGAGTTTTTTAGCGGTGAACGGAGCAATCTTGGCTGCGTCGAACTTATGAGTAAATTCCTCGATAAGACTGGTTACGGATTTGAACTTGGTGCCTAGAGAATTGGTGTATCGATGCACACCCGGTCCTTCCTCGAACCAGATGTCACGGAACGAATCCCACAGTATCTTTGATATTTCAGCGGATATAGGAAATTCTGCCATTATATCTCCGTATCACATCAGTGGATTTGATTTGTTACTGGGATCGGAAACTTTTTCCGGATCTTCCCCGTCTTCATATACGGGAGATGGGGTTATCGATTTTTTCCCCATAAGGATCTCTCCGGACGAGCCCGGCATGTTACCATAGGCATTTGCCTTACCGTCGGATGATTTCACAATAAGTTCCGCAAAATTCACTACGGCATCCTGCTGATCCTTAGAAAGAGAATTAAATGCATTTTTCACGTTTGTTTCCATACATGACCTCTAGTTAACGTGAAATATATGAAATATATCCGCTTTTGGCAATACCAATCGGTCGGCATTATAAACTATTACCGTTAATAACAGTTGAGCGTTGTATGACAAAAAAAGAACAGTTTGAGCATGATGCGGAAAAAATAATGTCCGTCGCACAGTTGGAAGCCGTGATGATGATTCATTCCGCAATTTTTGAGGGCCCGGAAGATGCATTGCTCCGGGCGGCTGGAACGGCTGTGATGAAAGACACCGTAGAAAAGGTGGTGGACGGAGTAAAGGATGCGGTTAATGCTGCTGTTAGTGACGCCGTGTCTGATACGGTTGATTCTGCCGATGATAAATCTGATTCCCCTGAATGTCAGGGAGACTGTGTTCAGAAACCATGTGACGGCGATGCGGCTGAGCTTACCGAAGCTATGAAAGGAATGTCTGACGAAGACATCCGCGGGTTCCTTGAAAGTCTAGATCCGAATGACAGGGAAATCCTAATGGAGGGGGTTCTCGGAACGGTTCTTAAAGGAATGGGGAAAGCGGCGAAATTTGTCCGTCCGGCGATAAGCAAGGCCCTTCCTGAAATAGAGAAATTCGGCGGAAAGTTAAAAGGCGACCTGGCATCGGCGTTCAGTGCTCTGAAGAATAGTCCGGCGTTCTCAAAAGATGCCAGAAATGCAAACATCCTGGATAAATTTTCTAAAAACACTAACGAGTTGAATATTCTGCGCCAGCTTAATCCTACTGCTCGTACAGCAAAAAGAATGTCCGAATTATCCAAAGAAAATGAAGCGCTAAGCGCCAGCATTAACAACACACTGGCCAACGCTACAAGAAAGGGTAACACAAAGGCTATCGATGACCTAGTGGCGTCAAGCGCCAGAAAAAATGCAAGCTCGATATCACCGTTGCTAGCTAATAAAAATTTAGCGGCAAAGCAGGCGGCTAAGGATGCGCTGATGAAAGAAAAGACCGCCGCATTGAAAGACATCGATGGTCAGATAGCGGAAAAGAGCCAGCTGCTTGACATCAATAGCGGAACAGCCGAAGAAGATGAAATTAAAAAAGAGCTCATTGCACTAAAAACTCAGAGAGTGGGCATAGAAAGCGAATGGAATAAGAACAATGCCGATGCTGTTTCCAAGCTGGATGAAGAAATAAAGGAGGCTGGACATTTTGCCGGTCATCAGCCGAATAACGTGGGAGTAGATGCGACGCGTGCTACGATGAACGGAAACGGCGGGCAGGCCTACCCAATGAACGGGCAGCAATCCGGAGACATGAACGCTCTGCTTAATGCTAGCAGGGGAACCATGATGAACATAGGCGGGAATACCTATATACGCACCAAGGACGGTATAAAAAATATCGGATTGATCAATAACATCATAAGCAAAGTCCCGTTTATCGGAAGCATTAATAAAGCCCGTATTGCAACCAAGACCGCATATCCGATCTTGTCAAAGGCAGTCATACTCGGAGGAATAGGCGCCGGTGGATATTATGCACTTAAACCGAATGATGCTTCCGGAGAAGGATCAGGAATAATTGAGAACGTCGCTAAGGCGGCTGCCGTAATAGGCGCAGGATATGTTGGCTATAAAGGGGCCGAGGCGCTAGGCTGCGGTTCTGGAGGAAAGACCATAGGCGCCCTTGCCGGAAGTGCGGTGGTCGCATATCTGGTTTGGTTAAATGACGGAGATGAGAAGAAAGGTAACGATATGTATAATGCATTATCAAATCTTCCCCTTGATCAGCAAGCGGTTGCATCCAAGGCGCTTGGAATTCCCAATGTGCAGAATTCTATGCTTTCCGCATTCAACATGAATCCGTCAATGCTTTCTTCATTTGCACTATAAGGAGATGAACATGAACACGTTAAAAAAATATGACGAATCGATTTCAAAATGCAAGAGCAAGAAACTTGCAGAAAGAAGGAAGATAAAGGCATTTACCGAAGCAATAAAATCTATCGTCGAAGAGCCCCTTCTGGAAAATATAGTGAACGCACATTGCGCTCTATATGAATCAAGATTTGGCCGATTTGCAAAAGGCGTACATCATTATATCACCAATCAGGCGGAAAATCCTGAAAAGAGCAACGATTGGAGCATAAAGGATGTATATCAGGATAAGTATCACCAGAACATTCCCGGACAGCCGCAGCGTCCGACGAGTGGATATCCAGGTACCGGATGGCGGATTCAGCAGGGAAGCAATGATACACATAATCCAAGAACATATGCGCCTATTGTCAGAAACTATACATATCAGCGGCAATCGGTTCCGCAAGAAATGCCGGACGACAATCAAGTGATTGATAATCCTCCTCCCCAGGAGCCGGTTACCCCGCCCGTTCAGCCATCCCCCACTCCGGAAACACCAAAACCCGCCGCATGTGTTACACCCCCATGCCCGACATCCGAAGAAACTAAGGTAGTCAAGAAAATAGAAACCCCGGCTCAAGGATCAAATGCCGTGAAGGTTCCGCCAAAGAAAAAAGCGATAAGCAATCCTGCAGTAACATATAAATGGCAAGATAAGGATTTTTCCGCAGTGACGACATCGTCATGCATGCCTAGCCATCCATATGTAATCCATGTCGCATCGTATGATACCGACGATAAGGATGGCGCAGAACGTCTTGCATATTGTCTTTCAAATGGTATAGATGTCAATTACAAGAAAGGCGGGAAACCAGTAAGCGGGGTATATCTATATCAGCTTAACGGGCAAGGGAAGGGAAGTACCCGGTCAAAGGTCTGGCGTGTCAGGGTTGGCTTCTTTGCGTCTCCACAGGCGGCAAGCTATTATGCAACGAATTTCATCACCCCTCTAACAAAGGTCGGGCGGTTTAGTCAATCCCGGGCTGGCGGAAAGAATGAAGTCACTAAAGGATGGTGGATAGATAAATGTGAAAACGATAAATTCATAGAAGGCACATGGGAACTGGGAACTGCGGTAAGCAGCGACTGCTTGGATACAAGCGTATCTCAGACATCGGCATCTAATGAAACTAATGCCGCAGAAGGCGGAGCAGTGAAATCACCGGCTCAGCCCATGGGAAATGCTGATGCTAAACAACAGTATGATATGTCTGGCTATGATGCCAGCGGATCGTCTTCAAAACTAAGTGACGATATAAATACTTGGAACGGTGTCATTGATTCGTTCAGCGGATTAGATGGCGATTTCGATGACTGGTATTATGCCAATGGCGCCTTTACTGAGGAAGGCAGGAATCTATTAACTCTAGACCCAGATTCTTCTGACAATGGAGTTAAAAAATTTGCCCTCCGCATGTTCTATATATACAAAAATGTGATTGCCTTCGGCGCATATTGTGACAAACTTCCAGGAAGCATAAAGGGCGTAGTTATGGATGATCACTGGTATTCATCCGATTCCATCGAAAGCTCAAAGAAAGACATGGTTGATGTGCTGGATGACATGATGGATGAGCTTAAGTCGATATACGGCAAAGACCATGATGTCGAGGAGAGGGACGACTTCTTTGATGAGGTAAACGATTTCAATGACGAGATAAAGAGCATATATGATGCCCTGGATAACGTCGCCGGTATGACTAACGGTGATTCCGCCGCGACCAAATTCGCACAGGACAATAACGGATACAAGGCCGCCAGCAAAGGTAAGCCGAGTGCTAAGAATCTCAGCGGATATCTGAAATGGATGGCTATAAACCAGTACCGCATTCAGGTAATAAAGACCAGTTCAGAGCCTGGTGCGCAAGAGTTCAGTTATTTCAATCCGCAGGATGATTTCAAAGAAGATAAGGATATCCGTCTCAGCGACACCGAAGAAGACTACATAGATACAAAACGGGCAGCAGCGCTGGTTCCTCAGAATAAAATAGATGAGGTATTAACGAAATTCAGGTCCGGAGAAATGAATCAGGATCAGGCGAACGACGAGCTCAACAGCATGTATTCTGTTTCTCTTGACAATATGAAAAAGTCAATGAATGTTCTGTTCAGATTCTCCGGAATAACGGATGATAATCCTAATGCGAACAAGATAAAGCAATATTTCATAGATACCCATAATAAGCTTGATGAACCTAATGCCAAGAAAAACTGGGATAAGCTTGTGTCTAACTATAAGGAAAAGCTTACCGAACGCATAGCTGACTTCGATAAAGTAAATAAAGACGGAATGACTCCGCAATTGCAAAACATACGGAAGAAATATTCCGACCTTCAGGTTAATGCCGATATGCTAATGAAGGATATAAATGCAAATGACGGGGATAGGCTAATAAAAGACTGTCAGGAAATATCTGTTATATTAGAAACCGCAGGAAAAGACGAGGAAACGGAAAAGGCATCACCGGCTCCAGTTGTTCCGGCAACTAATAAAGAGAAGATTCAGAAGCCGGTTAAGCCAATTGTTCCAAATCCAAAAAAGAAATGATGCTGATGAAAAAAGAGACCCGGATATCCGGGTCTCTTTTTTTCAGAATAGTTCATTCATTATTTCTTCCTGATTTTCTTCTATGTTATCGCCCCATCCTACCGCCTTGAACAGACGGCCAAGGATATTAGATACGGTGACTTTCCAGTGGCCTTCCCAATCCGGGGTAAACAATTTAAGAAGACGAGGAGGAACGGTATCTCCGGTATATCCTATGGATGATATGCCAAACGGATTTTCGCACACCTTTATGTATTTCATCTTATCGCCGGAGTGAATCGGTTCATATGGATATTTAGAAAGCTCTCGGTCATTCAATATAAGATAATTCCACACGCTTGCACTCTTACGTCTCCAGTCTATCTTTTTCAACATTTCCTGATCGAAATGTATCATTTCCTCATATGGAGGAGGTTCTTCCTTTACGCCGGACGGGCAGGATATTTCAGAGAATGCGCCTTCTATTATTTTTTGACAGTATTCATCCTTTATTTCTATCACGCGTTTTCTAAGCGTGACCTTATCCATTGTATCAAGCATAAGCTCTACCGTTGTCATCATTCTACCCTTTGAGAACATCGTCGTCGAGCTGCGGACTATTTCCAGTCCGGTTATTGCAAAATGCGGCTTAATATGTAAATCAGGATCCTTCTTGTCTAGATATACGATGTCTTCGTTGCTTTCGGCAACGCAGATGTATTTCTTCTTGGCGGTAACGATTGTCTTGTATATGCATTTCTCTCTTTTGAGGAAAAGTTCATTCGTTCTGAAATTAAACTGATTAGCATAGCCAAGCATGTATTCGGCAAGTTTATCTTCTAGTATGGACGCATCCAGCATACGGCAAAAATCAGTAAGCCGATATCGGTTTAGAATGACCCTATATTTTTTATTGCTTATCATTCCATCATGATACATTATCTGTAGTTTAGAGAATTTAATCGTGCTGTGTTTTATCTCCTGCAATTCCCTATTTTTAGGGTTCGAGTAAACATCATTGCAGTATGTCTTTGCCGTGTTCGCAAAAAAGGTCTTATACTGAATCTCATCTTCAGACCTAAATTGCTTCCTAGATAATAGCGAATGTCCATCAAATACAACGACTTCTACTGCTTTCCCCTGATTCTGCTTAAACTCGGCAAAAATGTCGGAGAACTTAGCATAAAATGAATCGGTGTCTCCATGCGACATTCTCTTCTGCAATACATCCCCTGTTATGTCATATCCCCATTCGGATGCCGCATCGACATCCTCAAAGTCTACTTTGCTTTCATCCCAGAATATTTCCCCTACATATTCTGGATTTATCTTAGGAGAGTATCCGAACGTGTTAATGAACCGTTCATCATGCGAAAGATCATGGTTTATATATTCCGCAAGATGCTTGCATGTATATTTTATGAGTCCCTGGCCGAATCCTGTGATTGACGCGGCATTGTCAATGTCATAGAACGCGAAATATGGCGTTCCAAGAAGTCCGTAAAGCGAGTTTCCGAGAACTTTGTATACCTTCTGCATCATGTCATAGATGTTCATTAGGTAATCGTCGCCGGCCTTTTCCGCCTGTTTCTTCTTTATCTTAAGCTCTGCGCGTCCATTGAAAAGCTTCCGGGTCACCTGAGGAACGACGCCTTCTATGTCGTTACGATAGAATACCTGATATTGTCCGTTATGCGTCCATGGAGACCGGATAAGATATTTCTTTTCCTCTGCGGTAAGCACATAGCCCAGCGGCTTTATCACCTTGGTTTCCGGACTTATGTTAAACGTCATCATGATGGATGGATACAGAGATCGGTAATCGTACGATACTTCCGTAGTATAAAATCCGGGGACGGAATATACAAATGCGCCAGGATATTCTTCCTTGACGGTTGGGCGGTACACAGGGAATACCTGATGTTGCTTGTGCAGATGGTTAAGCACAAATCCGACCATCATCTTTTTAGATTCGAACACTGAGCTTATAGGAACACGCGCTTCAGCCGATGACATAAGGGCCAGATCGAACATCTTCGTTTCTTCAAACAGAAGACGCAGAAGCTTTACATCCTTGAAGTTATAATATGCATACTGAGGAAAATAATTCTTCCATGAAAGATATCCATCAGGGAGCGGTTCCTTATGTTCCCCTACAGTTATCTCTCCTATGTAATCAAGCTTATATGACGACTGTTCCGAAAAAGTATATTTCTTATATAGAGCCAGGAAATCCATCACTTCCGTGCCGGCTATATGCAGCTCCTTCTTTTTATCGTCAAAATATACATTTTTATACCCATCGGGCATTCTTGACATCAAGTCAAGAGGCACTTTAAGTTTTTTTGCTCTCCTGACCATGTATTCGGTATCATAGGAAAAGTTCCATCCGGAAAGGATGGATACGTTGTTGACTCCTATGTCACGGAAAACCGAAGTGAGAAGTTCCGCTTCTGACTGACACTTTACATATGTGCAGTTCTCGGTTTTATATTTTGCCTCGACATCTGCATCGATGTCTCCAGTACCGTACTGGATATATCTATTTTCCTTAGTATAATGTATTGCGACTAGGTTTATCGGATATTCAGCCAGCCACGGAACAGGGAACCTTCCTACCGTTGCAACTTCGATATCTAGGAATCCTATATTTAAATCGCATACATTTGGATGATCTATTTCATATCCGTCATATAGCTGCTGTAAAAAACGGCAGCGCTGGTCTATGTCTATCTCATTGAAATGGTTTAACTGTCCCTCATACCTGCCTTTTATCTCACGCTCTTCCTCATTTGATAAATAGAATTCATACACATCATTCCCAAATATGTCTTTCATCCCGCATTCGACGGCGCCGAATTCTCCTTTACGGTTAGTGTATGAACGGTGTCTTACCGGTAGTATTTCCTTCTTACCGTCCACATACCACATGAACATCTGATCACTTTTCTTGTCGTGGTAGATGCATTCCCACATCGGTTTGGTCTTTGACTGTGTAGCTTCCATTATATCCTCTGAAATATGCATTTCTTGCATATCTAATTAATCGCGGAATCCGTTACAAAAAATCCACCAAAATCGATCATGCGACCGCCTTGGCTGATTCTCTAGGTTTGTAAACCCTGTAACGGAGCGACAACAGTATTTACCTCATATTCTTTTATGATTTCAATTATATGCTCATATCTGATGCCAATAACGCCAGTCTTATTCTTTTGCTCCGAGAAAATCACGCGCCGGATTTGCACTTTATCACATAGATTATCTAAACATAACCTAGGGTCAAATATGACAACATCTTGCCATGTTCTATATTCAATATCATCATTAGGGATAATTGGGTTAACTGGAATTATATGTGATGCAAATAGCGTAGGTTCGGTTTTTTTAATACGGGGGATTTTCATAGAATACACCAAGTGATGATTATCTGGATTAAATGGTACAACTGATCGCGGGTAAGGCTGATAGAATGCTTGTTCGCCTTTTCATCATCTATTGCATAATGGACCGCAGCATTCACCGAAAACATTATGAAGAACAAGAATGTCACATGATGGCATATAAACAGGGGAAGCATTACGATGAACGTCCATTCCACTGAATGAATGAGCAAGGCAGTTTTATAATCATTGGCGCATAGTTCTTGCGGGCAATGATTTTTCCACCAGTCCTTGCATTTAAGATTTGCCAGGCAGCCCTGCAAGTGGAAATCTGCTATAATATGCAAAATGATCATTATGAAAAGTATCATGGTTATCCTTATGAAAAAGCTATTTAGCTTAAATATATTCAGTTTTGCAACTATTCAGACATTTAAAAAACAAATCATCTAATTCAGCAGGTCATTTTCTAGGAAGAGTCAATATTTCATCATGGATCTGATGAACATATGAATTTCCGCCAAGATTGCAGTAAACATCATAAAGTGCAAGGAAATTCTGCTTTTGAAAATCAGATATGCCTTCGTTTTTCATGGCTAGGTCATATATTCGGGTAAGCGCGTCTCTTGCCGTGCATAAAGCATGTGCTTTTAATAATGCAATATCTGTACTATGGCTTGTATCGGTTTTCTGCATTTCTTTAACTATCTTGTTAAGTTCATCCAGAGCTTTCTTTGTGCACGCTTCTCCTTCCTGATGGTCCTTCTTTATGTCATCAAGAAGTGAATGCATAGTTTCCGATTCTTTCTTTTGCTCTTTTATGTCGGCGATAGCTTCGCTCACTGATGCGTATAATTTTTTCTTTGTCTCGATATCGCTAAACAATCTAACTATGGCCGTTCTAACCGGTTTAACTATCACCGCCAGTACGGTTAATATAGCCGTTACACTACCAGCAACCGTTCCTGCAAAACTCATAACTGATGATATATCGCCCATCGTCATCGAACATTCTCACATCTTATTGCCATATATTGTTTATAAGTTTTTGATAACAATTAAAACAGATTATTCATGAAAATGCAAAAAATAATAGCCAATTGGCAATCATCTCTGCTTAGGCTTCCTGAACGAATATTTATCGAATCCCTTCGATTCCGCTATCACCTTGTCGGATCCTACAGGCATCTCCGGATGCCCGTCATGCGCCAGCTGATTTCCTATGAACATCTGCAGTTCCTGCACTGCCGTATAAGGATCGATTACTGACGCAAACCCAAGTCGTTTAAGTTCCGGGTTCTTCTCGGCGACAACTGATCCATGAACATCATACCGCATTGCATAGATGGGGGCGTCCAGCGTGACGAACATGTCCTCGGTAATAGCCTTCATATTAGATACATCCGGCATAACGACCAGCCCGGAGAACAGGTACCTGTAGTATGCGTTGTGGCATTCCATGAATTTCGCATAGTCAACATTTATCCATTTGTCATCCATGGCATCCGGCGTCCTGTCAGGAATCTTCTTTATCATATAATAGATCTTACCGCAGAATCCGACGATAATACGATCATAATCATCTTCTCTACACAGTCCTCGGTATATATTATCATATAGTGTGCACGTCGATTCTTTCTTAAAGATGGACCCGCCGGCATTAGAAATCAGGATGACATCTTCCGATTTCCTGATATATACTGGATCCTCTGAATAGAATGCCTTCAATGCACCATCATAGTAATCGTGAAATTTAGAAATCAGTCTCATATATCAAATCTCCTGTGCATGTCAGCATCCGACATGGTAAATGACCTAATCTCTGCAGCATCGCGTTTCGCATTCCGTTCCATCATTTTCGCCAGCTCAGTGACATCGGTCGTAGTTGGCTTAATGACCGCCGAATCTCGTTTAGCATTATGTTCCATCCTGTTAGCAAGAGATGTCAGATAATCATCATTATTAATGTCCATAGTGTATCACCTCAACGTACGGAGCCTATTTCTCCACTATTTGATAGTTTACATTTTCGCCGAACTCCCACATTGTATGGAGTAGATCTATATTATGTTCGGAACAGAATTTTTCCGCCGCTTCATGGTTATCGAATGCGATGAATTCAGATTCGCCTCCTTTTCCAATCCAGGCGTATTGATAGTATAGATTATTATCCTCTATAAATCTGCACGTTCTATACGAATCGGGTTCACGATATATACCTAAAATGGCGTGATAATCCGTAGTTGTACAGGGGAATTCTAATCCATTACTCATCTTCTCTATATAGAAGGCCATAGTATCCTCACTCGATACATTCACCTTTTTTGCAGAAGGTATTCATTCGATACTGCCTTGAACGAATGCATGCCATCTGTGCTTCTGAAAACGATGCCTTCGCGGATCTTTCCGTCAATTACGGACATTCCATCAGCCATCGTAAGAATTGTATGCGCGTCATCGGGAATATCTATCTCCCCGAATCCTAATGTAGGAACCCAGGGAATACCGTATTCAGCTAGAATTTTCTTTCCTTCTATGCTTCCATATCGCTTTCCATCCACGATCAGGTTAAATGCTGCGATATCCTGACCCTGAAGAGAATAAGTCCGTTTCTGCACACCCTTCCCGTATATTTCTCCCTGGATCGTCACATACGACTTAGCACCGTGCGACTTAGCTATCCTAGAAAGAACCGAGTTAATCTCATACCGTTTAGAGATATCAGTATACTTTCCTGATGCAGATGGATGAATGACCCGGTTTCTACTGCATATGTAATACCGGTCACGTTTAAACAGCGAACCTATTTTAAGGGTGAATGTGGAGCTGGTTCCATCGATTTTCTCCGTTGCTATCCACTTTCCATGGTAAATGGCCTTAAGCCTGCCTATGTTTATGTTCTGGCAGCGTTCTTCGTCTGTCTTGATAACCCATGCAGGCCAGGAGAATTCAGGCTTAGCGAGCTTAGTTGCAACACGGACGGCATGCTGTATGATGGCACGGGTTGCCGAGAATTTCATGAAGAATCTAATAATCGGGACGCTCATAAGTTTCTTGTTTGCCTTTTTCTCAATGGTCTCCGAGTTTTCCTTTTCCGATGCGTCATCCGAATCATAATAGGTAACGCCAAGAAGTGCGGTGCAATCGGCATCGTCATCCGTCGGAATAGGCACATCGAAAGCCGTGACAGGCAGAGCAAGACCCTGGGAAATGACGCCGAATTTTCCAAGTTTCATCGTCTTGATTTTGTATTTCCGGGAAGCAAGGAATTCGCTCCATGGCTTTTCAGGAACCTTCGAGTCTATTTCGAAATACACGCACTGGTCTCCTTTCCTGAATTCACCCTTCTTAGCGACGAGTGTCCATGAATTAACCATTACCAGCTCAATATTATCCGCCCCATCGATGGGAAGGACATTGGCTATACGTTCCGTATACGCCAGCATTCGGTTCTGATTTTTATCAAGCATGACATTTCTCCTGTGAGGTAAAATATGAAATCATGAATATGATACCATTGCTAATTAAGGTACCGTGTTCCCGTATGTTCCGTTTGCAGCGACCAATTAGTATATGACATGCAAATCGTTCCTAGTATTAGGGTGCAATCGAAACAGGAATCTTTGTTTTTACGTCTGCCGCCATTTTCATGAAACGCGATCCGAGGCGTCCATTCTTTATGATCAGCATTTATGCTGATAGATTTTGTACCTTTATCAAACCATAAGCTGAAGGATCGTTTACCTAGTTTCTGGATATACATAATCATTTCTCCTTTTAATGAATTAGTGACCATACCGCGCATGTTAGAAACGTGCACATTTTTTTGAAGACTGGAAATCCCTTGTCATCAATATACAAATCCGATGTTATCTTCCGTCCATAAAGATGTCCGCATTCTCCCCATTTCTCGCCTACGTTGCCGTTAACGGCATTGAACTCAAGCCCGTAGCTATGGCAAAAAGAAATAGCATCAGCAAGATAATTGCCATCAGGATACCATTTCCCCCCGTAATTTTCCCGGCAAGTCCATAGGATTATACTATCGCCCATATTTTTGCGGTGCTTCAGCCACCATATCAAGAACCGGTTGGGGCACCCGTTATGCGCCATGGGAAAGGAGCATCCCGTAGCAATAGTTCCGTCAAAGTCAACAGCTATTGTAGCCATGTCATACCTCTATGATGAAATCATTCTGTGACAGATTATTTAGACTATATGGATGCTCTGTACCGTCAAACCCAGAATAATATCCATACGGATTGCATAAGATGACCGTATCCTTGTACCGAGACACATGAGCATCATGGGTATGACCGCATATCCAGTATTTCACCCCTGACCAGTCGTAGTTACCCGGATAGAAATAGAAATACTTGTTAGCGGCACTCCACTTGTATTCCGGATTTGTATTTATCGTGACTGGTGCGAAATGTGTCATCATTATGTCCGGATGCTGAGCCAGGACAGCCCTGAGCTTCCCCTGCTCCTTAACCGTTGCACTGCGGAGATTGCCATAGTTCATATTGGCACCGTCGAACCATTCATGTTTCCATCGGAACTCTACCAGAGGATCATCAAAATCAGGATCCCACCACCCAGTACATCCCCCGATCCGGAAAGATCCTAATGGTTCCACCGTGCCGTCAAGCATATGAAGGTTCGTGTGGGATGATGAAAAAGTGCGGACCGCATCTATCTTCCTTTCCGTGGTGCCGATCGTCTTAGCGTCCCAATGCACGCACAGGTCGTGGTTACCAAGACAGAAGAAACATTGCGGGTATGCGTCTGACGCAGCTGACAACGCGGACTGTATTTCATCGATGGAGTTTCCGAAATCTCCTGCCATCAGTATGGCGTCAGCCGGATACTTATCGGCGGAAATAATTTCCTCCGGTGTCTTAACTCCTTTCCAGCTATCTATGTGAATGTCAGACAGAACGCGAAGTTTCATAGAAATCCCTTGGTATAATGTTCATATTTATATACTATCTCTCATATTTGTAGCATTTTATGAACGATATTGCAATCAGCGGCACATACAATATGGACATGCTTGGAGTCAAATCCATACTTTGCTTCGGCGAAAAGGCAAAGCCGTCGAAGTACAGCATCAACGTCCATACCAGTTCTATGAATGAGGGCATCACATGCTAATCCAGATATGGTAAAATGCCTAGAGTCCCCATATTCCTGAATGTCGAACAGCAATTTACCGCTGATGGTACACAGCAACATACGAGACGAGTTATTATCTATACTCGATCCAACAGGGTCAATATACTTCTTTTCAACGCAATTATTAAATAGATTCCTTAGCACATAATCAAAATCTTCATATGTAACTGTATCAACATCAACGGCGGTTACTCGATTCTTTTCAAGGTCATCATCAGAAAAAGATGCCGACAGCGCATAGGCTTCTGGATGTATGGACTTATACATCAATATCGCTTCATCTTTGGTAAATTCAATCATATCTCTCTCCTATAATAATACCCAAATATAATATATTCTTTTGTTGTTACGAACCTATTTTTTCATTACATGATTCATATTTTTGAATCGCGGCTTCGGCCATCTTAACTGTCAATGTTAAATGCTGCGGATAATCTCCACATACAACTGCCGACGATACATTACCACGATCTTTATATATTGTTATAACGATGAATGACGGGCCCGGATCGCATCCGTTATTCCATCCAGATGAATCACTTTCAGATAGCATATCTTCGCTTACATCCACCGGGATAAGTTCAATGTGAACATCGTCATTGAAACGTTCCGATTCCAAAGATTCTGCTATAGACCGAAGTTTGTTCATTGTTCCACATGATTCATTATCAGTAGAAAATTCATCGCCTCGAAAAGCGCATCGGATCTGACCTTCGTATATTCCCACATTGGACGTGGTAGCATTTACCTCATTTTTTTATCTTTGCATGATGCACAATCGGCATCATAAATGTGTTGCTCTTTAACAATTATCATAATTATTTCCTTTTTCAAATATGTTAATCATATTGTTCCTATTATATTCATTTCCGAAGGTCCGATTTGCTCATATATGGTACCTGATATGAAATCATATATGTACGATGGCTTCCCGGAATCAGCCGCCTTGGTAAGATCATCTTTCGTTCCATGGCTTTTCATGTCCCATAGAGCTATAATGATATCGGAATCTCTGATGATGTATCCATTACGAATGAAACCTGCCCGGCGTCCATATCTCTTCCAATCCGCTGGATACACTAGCTTAGGAATTCCATTGGCGTCGGCATATTCTTCCCCGATACGGTCTGCTCCGGCTGCTCCTCCAGATACCATAAGGCTCATAGATATGCCACGCTTATGAAGAATCCACGCTATTGCGCAGAATCCCTTTGCACGGTCATCAAACGACCGAGATCCTACGATGCCTATCTTCATGGCTTTACCTGCATCGGGTAATGCTCTGCCATTTTTTGCTTCTTCAGAGTTCACTTCAACCATAGCAGCATCCTATTATTAGATATATCAATATCCTTTACATTTCTTCGGTATATAAGAACTAATGGATTTGAATGTATATTGAAAATTATGGGCGACGTCATCAGCATAAGCTATGCATGCGGCCACATTTTTTGGCGATCTTTCTTTGAGTATGTTAGCATTTAATGTATTATATCTAACAAGGGTGGTTTCTAACGTGGCATATCTAACGCAATATGCATCATATATAGAGCAACCAATAAAAAGGAGGATTAGCATTATCACACTGTCGATTATGCACGTTCCCTCACATATGCCAAATATTATGAGTAGCAGAACAGCGGATGAACCCAGAATGGTAACGATAAGCAATAATATATTAATGGACATATGCTGCCTCCTTTTTATGCAACTGATTTATTTTCTTTTTCTCTAATTTTTGCAGTTTCTCATACTTTCTCAACTGCACTACACTCTCAGAGAAATCTCGGAACAGCTCGGCATTTTTGATGAGATTTGTATACGTGACTTTAGGCAATTTGGCCTTACTCTCAATAAGTACCTTCGACAAATGAGTTATGCAAGAGCTTCTTATATCGATGATGCGCTGCGATTTACTAATAGAATCCCGCAGATTCTCCAATATAGAAGGGGGTTTCTTTAACGATGATACGCAAATCTTTCTTGCTTCTTCAATCGTCAATTCAGCCATGTCTGGCCTCCTTATATTATTTAATAATTCAATCATATTATTCATACCGTTATAGCGGTAACATCATCCAATCCTAACGTGGTGTTCACCGAGCAGTCGACCAGCTCCACGCTGCAACATCATCCACTCCGAATCTAATCGTTGCCCCAGTTTAGAATAGTACTACGACATCCGTTTGGTGTAACATCATTCAATCCGAACTGGATATTCATCATCGGGAAATCCGGCTTAAGTCCGGAGTTTGGTGTAACATCATTCAATCCGAACTGGATATTCATCTGATTTTTCATAAGTCGTTTAATATCCTCATCTTCCAATGAATCCGTATCCTTGAAAATCTTCCATACACGGTAATAACTTACCCAGAAACGCTTATTTTTTCCGGTGAACTGAAGGTCAAACAGCCATTCATTATTTGAATTTCGAAGTTCGATTCTGTTAGTGGGAAGCCGGCTTTCATTCCCCTTTTCATCAAGGAACCTCTTCTTGGTGCATTGCCCAAGTAGTTCCAGGAACGTCTTGTCGAATTCTTCCTGAGTAACACCTTCTAGTTCACTTTTAGAGAACTTGGTAAGCATCAAAGCTTTAAGGGCATCCGATTTTTTATAGATCGTTCTTGCTTCTTCAACAGTCAGCTCTGCCATGTTAGGCCTCCTTAATGATACACTGATAAATATACAAATTTCATTGGCTATTGGCAACTACTAGTACATCCGCCACTCTGGCCAGCCGGAATACTTATCATACATCCGGTTTCCATCGGCATCGTACCAAAACTCATCACCATCGGAATCTTTCGCGTGACTCAGGTTATCACCATCCGGTTCAATTGATTCATTTGGAAACGTGGTGCACATCATGAATTTCATCTCCGTCGATATTTTGTAGAGTTTTCTTGCTTCTCCAATGTATTCATTTGATATTAATCTCATCAGCATAATCAATCCATCATCTCAGGCCGGTCCGCGTACAGCGCCACAGTAGCTCCGGCTGGAGATTTATCCGTGATGTACATACCGCCTATATTCTTTATGTTATATTCCATCGCCGCAGAATCATATGACTTCGACATATAGTCAACCGTTGTTCCGTCGCCCATATGGAGCCTGTACGATTCGGCCGCCCGGTCATCAGAGAACGGTTCGCATATCTTTTCGAATTCATCATCAGTTATGATGCGGTACTGCATACGCAGGATGTCATTTGCTGAAAGAACGACATAAGTTTCCAGTCCGGTATATGTATGCACCGAAAGGCTCACATTCGGCATCCCAGACGACGGGTTCCGGTAGTATCCTCCGCCGATGATCCTGAAATACGATCGCGCATACGCAACCACAGGGATACTAGTGATTAAGTTGCCATCATACGGATACGACGCATGTGCATCCACAGAATACGCGCTTTCAGGGCAGCGTATCCGTTGATATGAACCATCGCCACATCCAGACGTGGAATCCGATGTATACGCGATGACCACGGGATTTATATATGATACACACTTACCGGACAGGTACATACCAACGAAATGCCGTACGAATCTGTCACGTCCGCGAATTACCCCGTTATTTAAATCGGAATACCTCATCAGCTTCGCGAAGAACCGGTCCGCGCGGGCCTTCCCAACAAGCATATATCTACAATGTATCATATGGTTACCTCCAAATGTTGGCTATATGCTAAAGAGTCATCGGCCCCGTTAGAATATTTTTTGCGAATCATATTTCCATTGACATCATACATTAATACCACCATTCATGTCCATCTGACCTTTTATTATGAATAATGTTCCCATTGGCATCGTACCAATATTCATATCCATCGGAATCCTTCTCATGGATCAGTTTTCCATTGGCATCGTACTTACATTCTCGGCCAAAGGCATCTTTCGTACTACGAAGTGTGCCCTTATCGTCGTACCACGATTCGTATCCGTCGGAAGACTTCTCATGGATCTTATTCCCATTGGTATCGTACCAATATTCGGCCCCGTTAGAATATTTTTTGCGAATCACTTTTCCATTGACATCATACCAGCATATTGTTCCAGTGGAAGCATTCTTATGACTCATGCCTCCATTGGCATCGTACCAATCTTCATATCCATCGGAATCCTTCTCATGGATCAGTTTCCTATTGGTATCAAAGTCATGCCATTTTTCGTATCCACTAGCTGCCTTTTCATGAATCATGTTACCTTTGCCATCATACCATTCTTCACGTCCATCGGGATGTTTGCAGTGAAGCCATCTTCCCGTAGGCGTATACCACGATTCGTATCCGTCAGAAAATTTCACATGATTTGTGTTACCATCGGCATCTGGCCAGAATTCGTATCCATTGGACAATTTCCTATGCATAAGATGTGCAGTCCCAGTGTCATCATATTCATACCACGATTCTGATCCGTCAGAAAATTTCATATGAGTCAGATTTCCATTGACACCGTCAAGTGCTTCCTTAGTGAACTTAGTGAGCATCAGGGATTTCATCTCATCCGATTTTTTATAGATCTTTCTTGCTTCTTCAATAGTCAACTCTGCCATGTCAGGCCTCCATTAATTCAGAAATTCCGCTTATAGAAAAAATCATTATATGATGCAATCGCCTTGCACCGTGCTAGGTTCTTTGGAGTAGTTCCGCCGAGCTTGAACTCCGGTATGACATACCGGTAATCCGGAACGAAATTATCCGGCATGATTTGCATTCCGCGATGCGTTCCTTGGCCAACAAGCATGTTTACTCCTATCCATACGGATTTCTGTTTACCCGGAAATGAAATATATCGTTCGGTATTGAATTGCGATGTATCTCCATCACCATAGCAATCTCGTGTTAATCCGTTGCTAATAAGCCAGGACCATACCTTGTAATAATCCTTTTCATTTATTCCATACGTATTTCCAAAACATAATATACGTTCATTATCCGTGCCTCCTTCGCTAACCACGAATGAAAGCACTCTATGGACAAGTTTTCCGGAAACTTTATGTATCCGGTTCATATCGTCCAGCTGCCGGAAAAGCTTCCTTACCTTCGCAGGATCAGCGAAAAACCGATCTATGTCAGCCTGAAAAGAATCCGGCGTCATTTCGCATCCTTGTATGGTGGCTCATCTACTATGGTGAGAATACATGCCGGAGCTGAAGCGTACGTATATGGATAAGGATAACCAATATCTACAATATAGGTCAGTCCAATACCAGGGATAGCATTGTTAGAGATACCTTTAATCCTACCAGTGAATGTTTTGCCATCTATTACATATTTAACGAGGGTATTTTCTTTTAGACATTCGATGTCAGTGGTGGTTGTTTCCGCGTTCATTGTTACTCCTTTGTATTAGTCGTCCATTTCATATAGAATGAATATAGCAATTATCCAGCCATATTGCAAGGTATTATTAAAAACCCGCGGAATTAATTCCGCGGATTAACTATTGTAAGCAGGCAAAAATCAGTCGTCGTCGGTTCCTTCCGGGAAATTCTCCATCGATGCAGATAGCCTATTCACCAGATCCTTACTTAGGGTCGCTTCGCGGGTCTTTACTTTTCCAAGATCGGACTTAGCCTTTATAGCGGCAGCGGTAGGCTTCAGTTTTCCATCGTTCTTCTTTCCGCTGGTGTTCTTGGATGTTCCTATATCTGCCATTGATTTTTCTATGTGCTTCTTTTCTGCGTTCCATCCGGATACGTCTTCTCTTGAATGATGCTTAGTGCGGAAAGCGGACATGGAAGATGCAGTGGCGTCCAATTCTCCCTGTATGATATGAAAGGCAAAGATGGCGGATATAGCCTTTTCCGCTATATCATCCTGGGAAATACCTAGCATTTCATATCCGCCATCCTGACGTGAATTCTGCCCGTGCCGTTTCTTATAATCAAGAAACGATACCAGATTCTTGGTTCCGGTTACAATGTCTTCTTCAGGAAGATCTATTCCGGTGACCTCAACGTCGAACCGAAGCTTTCCATCTTCAGATGGCTTCCCTGAAGGGATTATCTCCATTATCAATTTAGATGTAGATGATTCGGTCACATCTATAGCGGGATATCCACCATTTTCTTTATCCCCAGGAACATACTTGACCAGATACGAGAGCATTTTTGATTTAAGATTTTCATTTATCACGGTTTCCATGTATTCACTGAGCGACTGCATGAAAACCCCTGCCTCATCGCCAGACGATATGCGCTTATATGTATCTATATCTTTATAATGCTGCTCGGCAAGGTTTGACTGCCCGGATATCTTATCGTCAAGGATGCCGATAATTTCCTTTATGGGAAGCCGGATAGCATCCATAACTGGTATGATGTACTTAGTTCCGTTGTTATATTTGCTTGCGCATATCTTAATCTTAAGCTTCTTTTTTAGCTCATTTAGTGCGTCTATGTTATTTTCCGGAAGTTTTAGCGTTGAAACTATGGCTTTCCGTTTATCCTGGGATGAATCTCTAGGAGAGAACTTATCGGAATAATATTTTTCGGCAAGTGCCCATACCTCGTTCTCCATGGGGTCATCAGCAAGCTTCTCCAGATCGGATTTCATCTTTTTGGCGACGGTTCCTATGTCAGTGAACTTCTCGTTATATGACTTTTCGATAGTCTCCTCGCTTAGGGTTTCCGGATCAATTCCATACCGGGTGGTAAGATCAGTCAGGGAAGTGTCAGGATGACTTTTCTTATACTGTTCATGATATTTTCCGAATTCATTGTTGAAATCGGAATCGTTACGCGGGGTTTTTATGAGAGAATTAAAGTCCATGTCCGTTACCTTATTATTTCGTTAATAGTTTATAATGCCGGAGATCCGGCGTCCGGTGATTCATCGTTTCCATACTGATATTTTCCGGGTTTCGTTGGATCCAGCGTATTAATGTCATACAATTTTTCCCATTCCTTGCTGTCATTCGGATGTCCGCCGTCTGAATATAGTTTTTCCATTATGTTCCCCGGGAGGGTCTCATAACCGGCATTGACAAGATTCTGATTATTGACGGCCTTTATTGCCCGTATGGCTTCCTCGCTGAATCCATACTTTACCGCGTCACAGCAGCATAGCCAATATGTCTCCATCTCATTAGCCTTCTTATAGTTCCGCTTTGCGGTCATGTCATTTCCCGTTGACATCGTCCTTGACATTATTCCCCTGGCAGTGTCCTGATCGATGAATTTCAGCAGCATCTTTGAATTCGGCTGCAAATATTTTCCATGATTCACGAACCGGTGCACCGCATGGTTTGTCTCATGCAGAAGGATTACCGCATTATACAGCCCAAGTTTAAGCAAAATTGTCTTTTTAAGCGGATCCGATGAATCTTTCTGCCGGTGATATGTCATGGACTCTTCTGATTTAGGGGTGCTTATTATAGGCTTTCCCTGCATGGACGTCATTGTTCCTATTCCATGAGTTCCACCTACGCCCCGGCCAAGATTTTCATCGTTGAGCACCAGTTCAGCAACGGCGAACACATTGTCCCCGCTGGCGGAATCATTGATCCGCACAAGATTATCAAAAATAGCCTTGCCCACTTTTCCGCCGTTGTCAGGGGTAACTATGTCAATTTTATAGAAAAGGCTTCCTGGTATGCTTTTAGTTCCAGTAAATCTCTGCCACTCGTCCATAACGGTTCCATCAGGTATATGCAGAAATAGTTTATATATCAAAAAACGCGCCCCCGCGGAGGCTGAATGTTTTCCAGCACGCGGAAGTGTGGGGGGTATATTAAATATAATAAATCAATCATTAACCGTCAAGCGGTTATTGCAAATAATATCATCCGTTAGGAAGAGTTGTTAATATTTCATATATGGCTTGCCAATATGATTTTAATTAATTATATTATATCTATAATTCATCCGTAATTAAAAGGAACAAAAATGGTATATCTATTCGACAAAGTCGCCAAGGTTTATGCACATTGCACTATAGGGGCAAAGCCAAGCGTAGTCGCGAGCATTAAAGATGCCGCAACGTATAAATCCGAAAGAACAGCTCGCAATGATGCCACGACATTCGGGCGGACGCTTGCCAAATATAAATTTGACACGTTTTATCTCACCGATTCCGGAAAATATAAGGAGGGATCCACAGGTATAGAATATGATTCTCCCGAAGATAGCGTAGCTGCGGAACCGCAGGCTAGAATTAATGAACATTCATCGGATACGCAGGAAATGAAAACCATTGACTCTCAGGCCAATATCAACTGTAAGTGTTCCAGGGAAGAGTTAGAAAAATCATTGGATAATCTCGGACATATACTTACTGAGATGCATGCCGAAGAAAATATCCTTAAGGAAGAACTGGGAAAAGTAGACCGGAAAATATCGGATGTCATGCATTATATTGAGCTGAATGCTTTCAATGCATCCAAAGGATATCAATTATGCAAGAAGCTAAAGGATCTTAGGATTGAACGGAGAGGCATAAAGGACCGTATGGCATGGAACTTCATCATCAAACAGATGAATTATACGTCAGTGATCACAGGAAGCACAGTCAATTCCCTTAAAGGCCTTGATACCAGGAAATACACCCCTAGAGAAGATGACTATGAAAATGAATGAAAAAGGCCGGATCATCCGGCCTTTTTTGCATGGCTTTTAATATATAATTCCCGGGTTTCTTTAATGTATTTATCCGCGGAATCGTTAACCGTTTTTTTCCGTATTGCTATCTGTCTGCTCCAGTATCGCATCGACATGAGCCGCATGAAGTCTACCCGCATCTTGTCCGTTATCTTGCGCACATTCTTGCGTGCTTCAGCGATCTTATAGATATATGGCTTCATCATATGGTGCATCGGAGAAACAATTACCAACCCGGCTCCTTCAGGAAGATTCTGCACTGCCCATTCTCCGATAAATTCAGGAACGGCATAATATAGATATTTTACATATCCGCTCTCGTGATGATGCCGTTTTTTGAAATCCGCCTTGAAATCGGATTTGGAAATCTTGATCTCAATCTCGGTCACATATCCGGAGTCAGAAAGGACAAGCATGTCAGCTTCATGTCCGACAAGATCTTTAGTCCGGTTAACCACGAGATGCTGCGTGAAGGAGAACGGACTGGAGTTTCTGGAAACCAGCGCGTTCTCCATGTCCACCGTAGTCACCGGAAACTTTAACGGGTTCATTTCGGTAGATGCACTATTCATTATAGGGAAAGCTTGTGGATATTGTCATTGATACTAATGATACTTGTATGGATGCTATCCAGTGCTTTGGTCAGTTTGGCATTTCTATCCATAAGTATATTCAATTCGCCATAGCCAAACTCAGCCTCGGCATTGCACAATTTCTTAATAATTGCCCGATTTGGGGTTCCATTTTTGTTCAATGTCGCATATTTATTAACAGCAAGCTTGCAAGCGTTCGCAATATCGGGAAATATTTCTAATGTTCCATCTGAATCGATTAAGCCAATTTCCGCATCGATACCGTATGCATTTATGCATACTGTGTAATAACTTACAGAAGGCTCTGCCGTGTTGCATCCATGCTCGTAAGCATCCTCCGAAAATACGGGATTCCTGTATATATTGTATACTTCTCCAAGCAGTTCCACCGATTTTTCCACAGGACGCATTGAATACATCCTATTGACTTCCTTTCCCCATGCCTTTCCGTTCTTCATCTTCTTGTTATACATGGCGACCTTCTTTATTACGAAGACATCTTGTGGATGCTATTCAGTTTTTCAGCCATTTCGTCTTTTTCTGTTGATATGACATTTAACGCTCCATGAGCAAACGCATTCTTGGCATTGCACAATTTATTAATTGCTGCCAGGTTAGGGGTTCCGTTTTTGTTTAATGTCGCAAACTTACCCACATATTCATCATTGATTAAATTGCAAACCTTACCAATGGGTGTAAATAGGACAAACGTTCCATCGAGGCGGATAAAACCGATTTCTACATCCACCCCGAATGCATCTATGCATACCGTGTAGTTACTCAAATTATCGTTCAGTTCACATCCATTATCGTCTTCACTATCGGTTTCAATAGGATGCCGGTATATGTTATATACTTCTCCAAGAAGTTCCGCCGATTTTTCCGCAGAGCTATTAGAATATAGTGTGTTGACGTCCTTTTCCCATGCCTTTCCACTTTTCATCCTTTTGTTGTACATAATGTCCTCATTTATTAAAAACATATCCTTAATATATATTACTGAACTGCAAATCTGGCATTCTATATTAAATATATTTGCTGAAATACAAATCCGTTATTGTTCACCATGCGGTCGTCGTTTTTGCGAACAAATCTTCTATCCGTTCCTTTCCTATGAAACCGAACCTATTATTAAGATTTGCCGTTGACATACGGGCAACGGTCATATTAGGAACATCCATATACATGGTGGCGCATGTTATATTGCCATCTGCGTCATGCACGTCGGTGTCGTCTCCCTGGAAAAGCATATTATACTCGGCGTCGCTAATGTTAAGCCCGGATTTAGGATTAATCTGAGAAATGCCAAGGCAGTCGAAAGACATCACGCGGAATTTCTCGGACAGCAATTTGACGTTATTCCTGAGCCATTCCATTCTCCCGTCCATCATAGATTCCGCCCTGTTCATATACGCATGACCGCGGCGAAGGTCCTTGTATCCAAGGACGAGCACTTTCCGGCCTTCCAGCGATGGAATGTCCTTTTCAGACAATATCCCGGCTATGGTATGAATGACCACGTTTTCGCCAAGAGTATCTATGAAATCGAAAATCTCATGGTCCGAACTGTCGGTAAGGGAAATTCCTATGCCATGCACAAGCCCGGATCCAACGATGTCGGATATGATCCCGGAGAACGGCCTTAGATGACGCTGATTTATGGTTATGTTAGATACTATTCCCGTATCCTTAAGTTTTTCAAGGAACGGGATGATGGCCGGATGTGCAAGCGCGTTTCCTCCGCCTATGGCAAGCTCCGTACCGGGATGAAGACTATCCATGGTTCCGCTTATCGCATCAAGATCGCCGTGACGCCCGGATAATGTGGAATCCTCGTGGCAATACGGGCATCCGCCGTCGCAATAGTCAGTTATTTTTATGTCCATGTTCTCCGGAAACTCATATGTGAAATGATCCTCTGCAGGATCCATAGTTTCCTTCACTTTTGTCCCGTCGTCATACAGATTCACTGTATGATTTCCATTTGTATAGTTAGCGATTAGTTTTTTCATAAATATAATATACAAAAAATACTTCCGGATAGGAAGGCTTTTGAAATATAATATATTAGGTTTAACCGTTAAAGATAGTTTACTTCACATGCCTAGTTTCACGAAATATGTTTTTAACCGCGCGTAACTCTTCTATTGCACGGTATTCGATCTCCCGGCAAAGTGATATTTCAGCATCGTGCAAATCTGCATAGGAAAATGGGCCATCACCATAAAGAGATGGCGCATCATATCCTATCGATTTAATGAGATTTTGCTGCAATACGTCGATGTCTGATTTTTTCATATCCATGAATATCCTTTGCTTAATTGGCTGCGATCATTCTATCATGTACGGATGTATTATCTTTCCATAGACGCTCGGGCGTATATACCGGCGGGAATCCACTACCACCGGAGTAGATGTCCCATGCGTGTACATCGTGATATAGCTGGATTGCATCACATGTTGTGAAAATAGGAAGAACCGAGTTCCGGAAAAATACGTGGATATCACATATGTTAGCACCGTTTGGTCAAGTCTTGCTGATTCTCCTCCGTGACCGGTAAGGATAAGCATCGCCCACGTTATATCGTCGATTACATTCACCACCTTGCTGTTTTTCCGAAGTATCAGTGCTGACTGGAACAGAACGGCCCGGTTGAAATATGTCTTCCCAAAGAGTCTTTTCTGTGAGTCGGATTCTTCCCTGGGAAGACCCCGGAAAGATATCCATGTGGAAATCTCCTCATAAACGTTAGCCCGGTATGGATGGATGCCTATCCCTATGTCAGAGGATGAAGACGAGAAATCGTCGTACAGCTTATCCAGGGATTTGTTTATCCTCATGCTGCCGTCTATGTATATGGATATCTCGGTATCTGCGAATTCAAACGGATGATACCTGACATAGTTTACCTTGCTTATGGGTGACCGGTATTTTGAAAGGGCGGGAAATTCGTCGCAGTTCCGTACTTCCCATGTACGGCTTTTTACACCTTTACCGTCAGTCACCAATATATATCGGACATCGGAAGGCGCGTTGGCGACTTCTCTTACCGGCTCATACCCGCCCATTATGCATGATATTACGGTATACCGGTAACGCTTCTTTGGAGGTGAAACCGGCGGATCAGCCGTTGGTGTGCTTTCTGAATCTTTCCGACGCCTCAGACGCGACAGTAAGCCATTTATCATCAGTCAAGAGCTCCTTTATTCTGCTTCCAATGTTCGAAAGCGTGCAATATACGACAGAATTTCCGGCATATGAATCATTCCTTGACTTTTCAGTTAGGACGCATCTGCCGTTTATGAGAGGATAAAACAACCGGACGATTTCTTGATTCATGTAATCGTCGAACGCATGTATGTTAAGGATTATTTTCGAATGGGAAATAAGATAATCCAGTGATTCGCCCGATACTCCAGTGGCCGTTACTATTTTTAACTTACGGTCATTTATCATTATGCCATGGAGTATCCGGTATCTCCTAAGCGTTTCCTCTCCGTAAAACAGGACGTCATAAAGCATGTCGTCAGGTTTTATTTCGGGAAGTGTCTTGAGGGAATTAACCCATTTAATGGGATGATACTTAACTCCGGATATGCCGTTCCTGGCTAAATAATTGATGTTCTCAAGATTATAATCCCATATTTCATCTGATTTTCTAAACCAAATCAGGGAGTCATGGTTAACCCATGGAGAACCGTCATACAGCTGTTCTAAATTATAGACGGCAAGCTTGCACCCCGGATGCTTAGACCGTATGTCATCTATGTTATTGGGATTCATCACGTTGTATCCTAAAACAACTACGGTATCGTCATAATTAGATGACGTGCATAAGCCTTCTATCATTGTCTTTACATGCTTGAACACAAATGGGTGATTATCTATTACATACATTATGGAATCTCCTTGAAAGAATATACAAAAATATCATTCGTACGGCAAGCGCAAATCTCATATAAACTATATTATATGTTTAACTGATATAGATATATGAGAATTCCAGAGAAAATGCGGCTGCTCAGAGAAATGCAAAAGAAGCAAGACTTACTTTCCATTAAGGGAGGTAAATCGTTCGAAGATCTTGAGATATGGAAAACACCTAAAAAAGTAACTGAATATGCAGGCAATCGCAAAAGAATTCATTTAATTCACTGGTATGCAAAAAACAGATCGAGTCTAGAACTTACGGATGTAGAGAAATTTCATTTTACGATGCTATATCTATCGGATTTCGATTGCAAGTTTGATGAAATATACTTTACTGTCGCAATAGATGATATGGATGCTGATCCGCTAAAAGAGTTTATCTCAGATAAAATTAATGAATTAACTAAATATGGAACTGCTAAATTGCATGTAAATTTCATAAAAAATAATGTCAGCACGGGAGAGCTTGATACCTGGTTAAAATTGTTTGATTTCATTTATGACGATGATGAAGAGGCATTGCTTTTTTATTCGCATTTTAAAGGAACAGGAAGGCATAATGATTCGAAAACTAATTTAAATGTAAAATACTGGGCATATCTACTGTATCAAGGATGCCTAATTGACGGATGGGAGACTAGTCAATCCGTATTAAATGATAAGGCATCATTCGGCGCATGTATAAATGAAAAAAACATAGACATAGAATATTATAAGGCGGAATTTCCATTTTGGAACGTCGTGCAGAATGTTCAAAACAGAAAAGTATATACCGGAACGTTTTACTGGATTAATTCGCTGCATGCAAAACATATGCTGTCGGATAGAAAAATATGTAAGCAGGACATACATGATATACGTAACCTAAATAAAAGAGTAAATACGGGTAATTATCTAGCCGCCCCATGGTTCGCCGAATATTCTATTCCTAGCATTCTTAATGAACAGCCCACCGCATATTTCAGAAACTCAAATAAATATGATTTTCACGAATATGAATTGTATAATACCCGACATTTACCTGAATATATAAATAAATTCAACAATTTATATAATATGTGCATGGATAGAAAAGCAGTAGCCTCTATTACGCATAGCAGATGCATTCTATCTTGCATATTTAATAATTATGAAAAGGTTCATGAAATAAGGCAACGATCTCCGGAAATCGACTATGTGATGATAACTGATGATCCGGACCTCAAATCTGACACCTGGACGGTGATTCATGAAAACGAATATCCTGAATTAACTAAATTATCAGATCCTATTGCAAAATGCTGGTATGTCAGATTTCACCCGTTTGAATTCTGCCCAAGTGCGCAAACCGTATTTAAAATAGACGGGGACATGGAGATAAATAAAACGCCGGAGAAATTATTCAATGATTTCGAAGCGGGCAAGAAAGACATAGGATTTGCAATACATCCATATAGATCTGATGTATATTCAGAAATAGATGAATGGAAAAGGATAAGACCGGATAGGGCAAAACTTGCACAGCAGGAGCAATTTTTCAATAGCAAAAAATATAAATCAACCGGACTAATAGAAAGCGGATATTTAATGATAAGCCATTCTGACCGTGCTAAAGAAATCCTTGACGTATCATGGAAGCTATGTGTTGATTGCCGGCCTGAAGGAAAAGAAGCCAGCCCGGTAGATCAAACATTGTTCACGTATTCAGTACATATGAATTTCGGGAATGGAGATAACTTCATGGTATATGATAGGCATCTGGTATCAAATAGTTACATAACAATAATGGGGCATAATTCAAACATACCCGCTGCATTATTTGAAGATCCAAAATTGCCGGAAAGAACCATTTTCAATATTAAAATTAACCCTTATTATATAGAGTGAACCATGCGAATACTTCTTACTAATTTGGCAATGAAATTCATTGGTGGAACTGAAGTATATGTATATTCCATAGCTGAAGAGCTTATTCGCCGTGGCTATATAGTATATTATTATACTCCAAATGATGGGGACATCGGATTCAGGCTAAGGCAAATCGGCGTGCATCGCTATTCTGATCAGCAGGTGGATCTTATATTATGCAATCATGATACGGTGAATGACCTTATGGGAACTGCTCCGGTTATTCAGACCTGCCATGGAATACTAAAGGAAGAGTTTCCTATACGCGAAGCAAATAAATATATCGCGATAAGTGAAGAAATCCAGGAATTGTTGAAAGGCAAAGGAATACATGCAGAAATAATACGAAATGGGGTGAACCTTAAGAGATTCTATGATAAAACTCCTATACATAAGAGTTAGTCGAAATGCAATAAAATGCATATTGAGTTTTCAGGAATCCGGGACTCTAAGCACCGAACCATCCAGGCTGAACAATCCCTCTGACTTCCAGAAGAAGCCTTCGGTTTTGCTCAGTGAGGACAACATATCGCACCGGGGTAGATCGGGCAGAAGTTGCTCATGGTTCTTCGCCGCGTTAATGTCGGCGTCGATAGCCAGCCCGCAATGCGGACAGATGAACAGTTTACCCTTCCTAGATGCTTTACGTACCAGGCCGCAATCCGAACACCGTTGAGAACGATAAGCCGACGACTGCTGATTCACCTGGACCCCAAGCTCTTCAGTAATTCTTATCAGGCTATCTCTGATGACCGGATTTGACCAGTGAGACAATTTCCTACTGGTATTTCTACCATATCTTACATTCACTACATTTTCCAGCGCGATTTCCTTAACGCCGCGTAAATCCAAACGATTCAGCGCATAATTCACATAGTTCTTCCGTTCAATCACAGCGCGGGCGAATGCGTGTGATCCACGTTCCTTCCTTGCCATCTTAGCGGCTATGGTATCCAGGTTGACGGAGATGATCCGTTCTGGCTGGTTTTTCTTAGGAGCCTTTATGACCAGGTCCGGAGTGACTGATCCGTTGGACAGTGACATGGTCGTCTTCAGCCCTTGATCGGCGCCGATGCGCGTGCCTTCCGTTCGCTGGGGGACTTCCTTCTGCCATCTAAGCTGGACGCCGTGCTCGTCGATTAAATATCCGGAGCAGCGTTCCCATGACCCGTCCGTGTATTTCTTCAGCATGGAATGCCTGCAGACGGGAATCCTGACGTGTTCTCGTCCAGTAGATTTGATCCTGACGTATCCGTAGAACTTTCCATCGGGTGTTTCGGCGAAATCCGCGCATTTAGAGCTGATCTCTATTCCCGCGTCACTTAAGTCAGGCTTCTTCGGCATCGATTCTTCTATCTTTGTCCAGAGCCGTTCGCTGTATTCGCCCTGTCCACATAGCCTGTCAAATACATATATCCGCGCCGACTGCTTGCCTAGCATTGATCTGAGCTTGCCGCTTAGCTGCGTAACCAGTGAACTGAGCATACGTCCGCTTAACCACGTGTCTACGTTGAACCGGTTGTAGTCCAGGTATTTAGGTAATGAGAGCTTGAATTTGCTTACATTGAACTCATGCGTGCTCCCGTTTTCCATCCAGCGGTATCCGTTAATCCACAAGTCGTCGCAGATCAGCTGCATCACCCTGCGCCATTCAGACAGCAGGATGAGAGTCTCATCCTGCTTTCTTGCATTAGCGAACTTGAGTGTATGTTGTGTCGATCGGACAATCATATTAATAGTTTATATCCTGCCTATGTAAATTATATCTTTATTAACTTACATTCTTATATATATATATTCCATTGATTTACTATATTTTCTGTATCATGTTATTAGACATTGACAACTGTCCTTTCAAATTGTAAGGAATGCAATGGAGCGGACAATATTCTTAAGGAAGCATGCCGACGCCTTGGACTGACTCTAATAATTCCGGAAAAGAGAATATGGAACATTGAAGATCTCATATGCGAATCCGATCTTGTAGTTGGCATAGGGCGTTCATTATATGATGCAATGTCATGCGGAAGATGCGTAATATCATGGGATAACAGATCGTATAATGGAAATTTAGGTGATGGATATCTGAATAACGAAAATATAAGGCAATCCCTTGTGCATAATCTTTCTGGAAGAATAACTGGCCACCAATTTGATGTAGACATGATGATCCATGAATTAGAAAAATATAATTCGGATGACGGAATATTTATGCGCCGGTTTGCTGAAGAAAATCTTGATATAACCCGATCGGTTGATACCTATCTAAGATTATATAACGCAATGTGATCTCACAAAAATATATTTTCATTATGCTATATATACAAAAGGTAACATTATGGAATCAGAACCCAGTGTGCGAATCTATGTAGTAGGCTCATCGGATAGTGTATTTCATTGCCCGGATGACCCCTCGTATGTAAAATACTATACTGACGCCAATTATCAGAAGGACAACATAAATCAGGAAAACCATGTCATATGCGAACTTTCCGGACTATATTATCTATGGAAGAACGAATCAGCAGAAATTGTCGGACTTGAACATTACAGACGTATGTTTGAGGAAGATGAAACGCGCCTTTCCCTGGAACGGATAAATGAACTGCTTTCCGAAAATGACATTATAATATCCAAATATAGGTGGACCTCACCTAACCGGGAAACTCTTTCGCAGATACATATGGATCATCTCGACGACTATATAGCCATGTCAGATTCACTTCTTCCGGGCATAGAAAAATATATAGAATCCGAAATGGATTCATACGACATTGCGCAGGGCAACCGTTTCATATGTAGGAAGCAATTTATAAATGAGTATTGTGAATACATCTTCAGACTATATGGCATGATAAAGGAAAGGTTCACGATTAATCCCCGGGAATTCGGATATTACGCGGAATATACCTTCATGGCATACCTGAAATATAAAGGAATTAAATATCATGCCGTTGGATTCTCCGAATATTCAAAAACCGGAGATGACGTGTTTCATTACTCTGTTCCGGAAGAATATAAGAAGAATGCTATGATGCTGCTGACAGGATATAAGCCATATCTGTATGATCTTGTTTTTGATCGAATCGAGAAATTCCTTCCTGATGATTTTGATCTGTACATAGTTACCGCCGGCGTTGGAAAACAGAAAAGGATCGAAGATTTCGCCCAAAAAATGGATGCCGAATATATCATGTATCAGCAAAGCAATAATTCAGGAGAAGCCATGAATGCATGCGTGGCATCAATGGCGCAGGAAGGAAAGCATTATAAATATCTCCTGAAATGCGACGAGGACATATTCATTACTGAGCATTCAATAGAAACCATGGTGGAATGTTATGAAAAAGCGGAAACCGTCTGCATGCCTGGATTCATTGCTCCTCTTCTCAATGTAAATGGAAACTGCTATCAGAAAATACTTGCCGATTATGGAAAGACCGACGAATGGATTTCCAGGTTCGGAAAGATAAAATACGGAAACTGGAATGACTATATGGAAATCGAAGGGTCAGAATCTGCAGCGAGATTTATGTGGGGAGAAGATGGAATCATCCCGGGAATAGATAGCATGAACCGGGATTACCAGATAGATGGCGGAGATGATTTCATGTTCGCAAAAACAAGATATTCAATAGGAATGGTGCTGATGTCATTTCCTCTTTTCATTAAAAGAGGAATGTTCTCTGCATTTAACGGGCATGTTGATGATGAATATGCACTTAATTCACTGTTCGCACTTGGATATCCTCCAGTGATATGCTGTAAGACGCTGTGCGGGCATTTTTCTTTCTTCGGACAGGTGAACGGTATGAAAACATTCCTAGATGAACATCCGGAAAACTTCTCTGTTAACTGAAAACTTCGCGGGTTATCCGCGAGCTTTTGTAATTATCGTTAACTGCCCACACACCAAAGGATTCCATCGATGATGTTCGGTGGCATATTGCGGTCGGCTATTCTATGTCACTTATTGGCGGAGTCCTTTTTGGCATCAGAGGCTTCCCTGTTCAGACCTTTATAATATTTCATGCGTTCTGCCATAAATAATTCTTTCCATGCAAAATTAGTCACCTCTATGCTATTTCCATCAGAAAAAGAAATTGTTTTATCTCCATTCCCCTTGTCTTCCGGATCAACTGGAGAAACCATAGTAATCTGGTCTGGATTTATGTAAACAGGATATTCAAGGTTTTGTGCATATATTTTTCTTAGCATTTTTTCTCCTTTCTTCTTGCTCATCATACATGTATACCGCCAATGTCGCCCACAGTATGGTCAATATTGCCAGAGTTTCAAGCAATATTACCAAATCGGCGCCTCCTGTTGCAAATCTTACAGAAACTATAGCCACACATATGGCAGTAGCCGCTGATCCGCACGATATCATTATATGTTTAGTTTTCATGTATGCAAATATACATTATTTAAAGTGCAACGGCAATGGCCGCCAAAACATATTTTGCCCGTGTTGAAAAAAGGGGGCTCCCTCTTGCACGAGGAAGCCCCTGAATTCAATCCATTCGGGAGACTCAATGGAGAGCCAGATCCGTTGGAATTATAGCGTTCATATTCGGTGAAATATTATTAATATACATTTTTCTATGGCAAAATACATATCGCCAGGATAACTTTCTAAAGTTTTCTTCCACAAATCTTATATAAACTATTCAGATACATCACAGGAAATATATGAATCCACTATTCGAATACGTACAGTTTGTCGAGGGGCATAAAAATTCAAAGGGAGAAGCCGCCCCATGGGTCATAAAATCTCACGAAACCGGAAAAATCCTGTCGTCTCATAAATCAGAAGGAGATGCCAAAGAACATCTGAAGCAGATGCACATATTCAAAGAATCAGTATCAAAACTTAATCTGGAACCACTAGAAGAATCCGCTGTTATTGAACTGTATGAAACTTGTTTTTAAACATTGATTAATATATTGGTTAGTTCACCATAGTCGGATCGCCTTTGTCCAGAAGCTTTTCCAGCTTTTTCTGCTTGTATTTACTATATGTTTCCCCTATCTCACATTCGTCGAATATACAATTACCTGAAATGTATTTCTTCATCCAGTCCGATATGTCCGTTTTGAATTGTTCAATAGGATATGTATGATCAAACAGAACTGAAATATATAGAGGATTATCACATCCTGCGCAGAGAAATTTAGCACGCGTAATGCTTTCACATGGGGTCATGATGTAAAAATATATTGGATTTTTCAGTACTCCGGAAATGAACGCGTTTATGCCTTCTATAGGAGAATAGCTGTCATCGCCAGTATCGAATATTATCCGTAGTTCACGGTCGAAATGGATCTCGCGCATTTTAGGATTGTCCTCGGTACAATCTTTCGTATGAATATTCATTTCATGTATAGTTTGCTCGATATTCTTGATCTCGTTCCTAATAGTTTCGCCATTAACTATCGCTTCGGTACTGGCGTTAATTCCATGCGCGTGGCAGAATGGATTGATGCGTTCATATTCTTCAGTGAGCAGCTTGATGTAGCTTTTCTGAGTATCAACCAGTGATATATATTCTTTAATTAGTCCGGATTCGTTATCCATTTCATGACCTCGTGTTGTTTGAATCATTTTTCATCCATGTTCACTTCCATCGCTGCTTTTATAGCATCATCCATATCCAGGTATTTATATAGCCCAAGCCGGCCTACGGGAATGATATTTTTAGGCAACGAATTCCTGATCATGTTATAAGTATTCGCACTATCCTGATTATTTATAGGATAGCATGGTTCGTCATCTTTTCCACATATACCTGAATATTCATATGAACGTACGGTGGATGGAATATCCAGGCATTCCGAATTAAAATACTTATGCTCTATCGCCCGGGTGTATGGGACATCGTTACCGGTATAATTAATTACCGCGCAGCCCTGAGTATCCGATAATATTTCTTCCCTGAACCTTACGGTACGGTAAGGAAGAGCCCGTTCATTATGGGATACGTTGTCCGAAACGATGTCATCCAATGCCCCTGAATAATAGATCAGGTCATATTTCTTGGCCATTTCAGGAAATTCTGACATATGGGCGCCGAATATGATTTCATGCCCTCCGAACATATTTGAAATCCATTCGGTATATCCTTCTTCCGGTATTCCCTGATATGTATCTCCGAAATAATTATTGTCAAAGGTAAACCTAAGCGGAATACGGCGTATTATGCCAGGAGCAAGCCGGTCGCACGGCATTCCCCATTGTTTTTCCGTGTAGCCTTTGATGAGCGTTTCATATATAGTCGTTCCAACCATCTGGATGGCCGCTTCTTCAAGATTGCATGGCAAATCATTTTCTTTAGCCGGATCCTTATGGATACGATCATATCGATATGATGCGATTTCGTCATGTATCCTGTACATAGCTTCGCTAGGTGTATTTACTCCATCAAATATACGGGAGAATGTGTTCATGTTGAATGGAAGATTATATACTTTTCCTGAAAATATAGCGATGGGCTGATGTATATATGGTCTGAAATGTCCATATCGATTAGCAAAATCCCATATTGATTTGTCATATGTATGAAATATATGCGCGCCATATTTATGAACAGTTATCTTTCGGGAACTATCCGACGCGTCTATCCCTATTTTTTCTGTATAGCAATTTCCGCCTATCGTATTCCTGGCTTCTACAATTGTTATATCTCCAGGGAGAATTTTCTTATCTATTAACCTGGTATAAATGACTGCATTAGTAAGTCCGGCTCCGACAAGCAGTATTTTAGTCATTTTTAGATCCTTTTTTAAGTTCCTGCAGTCTTTCGGCTCGGGCATGAAATTCGCCGATCCATTTCATTAGCCGTCTCACATTATTGTAATATGCCGGGACGTGCTCGACTTGCTGGAGCGCCCCAGTCTTCTTGTTAAACAGGATTGAAGAGACATATGAAAAATCAGTTTCCTTTGTATATGTAAGGTATGCTGACACGTCTCCGGTGAAATTCATTTCCGCCGTAGTTATCCCGTCTCCATCGTCTGAATGGATGGTCATATGCCGCGCGGAGCATATTTCTGAAAAAGCGTTCACGGACAATATTCCCACATATGTATGATAGTCAGTCATTTCAGTTTCCTTTCTGCAATTGTTCTTTCACCTGTATGCTATGAATGACTGGAGTGCCATTATCTAGACTGCATGGAACGTCGATTATCCTCTGATTAGATGAACCGCGATACATCAGGCCTATGTCCCGCTTTGCAAGAATGAACGGTCCGTCAACTAGGATGTCTATCAATGTAAGTGCCGTATATATGTTATTCCCGTCTTGCTTGCTTAGTTTAAGCAGCTCTTCAAAAATATATCCGGTGAACACCACCGTGTTCATGTTCCGTTTCTTTGCGGCATATAGAATGGGTATTATCTCATCTGTCCAGTAGAATGGCTCGCCTCCGCTTATAGTTATCCCGTCTATGATGGGATTTTCATCCATTCCGGATATTATATCCTTTACAGTAACAATCTTCCCGCCAGACTTATCATGAGTTTCAGGATTATGACATCCCGGGCAATGTCTGGTACATCCCTGCGTGAATATTACCATCCTTATTCCAGGGCCGTCTACGAATGATTCCTTTTCCATTCCGGCCATTCGTATAGATTTTCCTTCGCAATTCACAAGGGTTTTATAATTTCCAAGGGAATCGGTCATTTCAGACCTTCTTTTTCGGGATCATTGGCGATGAACTCGGCGGCATATGGAAGATCCATTGCCCATTTTATGAAATGCTGCATCGATGCGTCACGCCGGCCTGACCATTCGTTAAGCTTATGATTTTTACGCTGATTGACCATTGACCGTATGTTTTCATAATTCATCGTTACCGTACGGGTCTGGAGCCATGATTCCGGAAGAAGGCGTATAAGTTCTTTCCAATATGTAAAGTCCTTGGTATCCAGATACTTAAGTCGCAGGGCTTCCAGATTATTTATAGTACGTGTCCATATATCATCAATGGCAGACTTGTCCACCGAATTCGTTGCATAGCAATAGTCATCCATTTCAAAACAGCCCAAAGTTATTTTCGTAGTGGACAGCTTGTGCATCTTGGATGTTGAATTAGCCACGGTGCCTACTTTATAAGTATCAAATTCAGACCAGAAATACATGGGGGCAGTAATATCCATGCTGACGAAGATCTGGCGTAGAAATTTACGGTGCTCTGTACCGCTGCGGATGAGAGTCTTTGCCAGAGCCATGTCCAATGGGCCTATTAAAAATGTGTGAGTCTCATCCCACTTACTGTCGCTTTTATCCCATGAATTCATTGGATTACGCATTCCACGCAGAGCGCCATCAAAATTATATACCGATGTATGTTCAAAATTCATATCATTCCTCATTAATTTTTCCGGACATTTTCAAAAAGTCGCGGAGTTTTCTGTTGCTTTCATTAAGATCAATGTATTGCCAGCTTTGCGGCCCATGTTTGCCAACCATATTGGAAAATTCATCCCCAGTAACCGGAATAACCCAATCTATTATCCAGGCATATAGCCGTTTACCGCGGGAATATTTTTTAATGTCATCTTCCGGAACGCATCCATCGGCGATAAGCTCCTCCATAGAATTTCCGGGCTCCTGCGTTCCTGATGTATAATCAGTTGATGCCCTACTAAGAGATTTAATTTCAGACGGACGTTTGCTATTATAGCAGTCAACAGTAAGGATGCGGGAGACCTTGGCTATTCCAGAAATACGTCCATCAGGCTTAGTGGAATATAGCATCACCATGTTATCCCAATCCTTACGGTTAGGCAAGGTTTTCCTCCATTCCACGGTCTTTTTTCCTGAAATGATAAGATTGGCATATTTAGCCTTTATGCTGAGTAATACGGCAGGCATGATATCTCCTATTTGATTCAATTCAAATATATATTTTGTATATAGAATTTGCACATTCGATGGTAAAAAATATATTTTTCTGATGGATTAATGTGAAATATATGGAAGATATTGTAGTTGCCATTACGTCAAAAAAAGATAGATTAAAGAAATGCGGGAATACGGTGAAATCTATCATTAATAGCTATCCCGATATGAGAGTCTCGATCACGGTTCCTGAAGAAGATGAATGCGTCATGAAAAGGCTCATGTCCGATGGATATTTCGGATCCCCATCGGATTCCGGGAGAATCACGGTAATATATAAAAATTCCCCGCCCAGTAAATATAATAGACTAATATGGACAATGCTCGTCAATCCTGATTCACTTATAATATCGGCAAGTGACAGCATGATATATCACCCCGGATTTTTCGATGGACTTCTTGATATGTATCATTCATATCCGGAAAGCATATGCCGAATGTCCGCCTGCGATGTAAGGGTATCATTTAATGGAAAAGATTATTCATCGGAATCAGTTTCCCCGTATGAACTGGATCATCGGCATATAATAAAACTAACATATGGCCCAGGGACTATCTATCCTCCGGCCAATAAAACTGGGTTCAGCGAGCAATGGCAGAAATTCTTTTCCGGCAATCTTATAAGAGAAAACTGTTCTGAAGACGCCTATAATGGGATGATCGCCGAATCGTTAGGAATAAAAATACGGACGGTTAATAAAAATACTATAGTCAATGATCCAAGAGCGGAAAAGGCAATTCGTGAAGCATATGGAAGAATTTTTCCACGTCCGGTGATAAGTCAGGAAAATGCCGATACCATAAATGAAGACATTTCAATAATGACGGTATCTGCGGAAGGTAATGCCATCCCTGCCATGGCTGCAATATCTCCCATTCGCATTAGATTCAATGTCAATTCTGTACATAGCGGTAAAAATATAGATGATAAAAATCAATGGATGTGCGAGCTTACCGGACTGTATTATATGTGGAAAAACTGGAATGCCGGCATAGTAGGTCTTGAGCATTATCGCAGGTTCTTTACCGAGGAAGGGAAAAGTTACTCTCCCCATGAGTACACTCTTCTGGATGCATTCCGGATAAAAGAAATCCTAAACACGCATGATTTCATCGTGACATGTCATCAGCATGCATATGGAAATCCCGCTTATTTATATATGACAGAATCAGGAAATACGCAGAAATTTTCCGTATGGCTTGATTTTCTGAACGAAACCACTCCTGGATTCAAGCAGTTCTGCATGGATTACTTAACTAGGTCAGGAACCTTGATCTGCTGTAATATGTTCATTGCCAAAAAAACTGAAGCAGACGAGTATTGCGAATGGCTTTTTGCCAATATGGAAAATTTCTTTAAACAATATCCATTAAATGACATGCAGGCAAGAATAATGGGATACATGGCGGAATTCACGTTCGGCGCATGGCTCATGTTCACAGGTAAACGGCTGTATATATGCAATCACATCAGATTTGACAAAGCATGCATAAATCTTGACGAAGTTGAAAGGACTACCATCCACCGGAATATAATAAGGAGTAAATGAAATGGTCATACTTATATGCGGGACATCACCCACATTCAGCGCATTTGAAGTAAAACGCCCGAGGCTATATTTTAATCTAAATACCGGATATCTTCCTAGCGATTATTATTGCGAATTAGGAGGAATGTTCAAGACATGGAAACAGATAAACACCGACATCGTTGGAATTGAACATTACCGCAGATTTTTCGTAGAAGAAAATGTTCCGGCAGCAAATGTAATACTAGGTGAGTCGTCCATACGGAACATCCTAGAAAGATGCGACGTCATAATGACGGAAACAGCACTTCCTTCTGCTAATGTAATGACATGGATGGCAAAGGAAAAACATAATCTTAAAGAAAGCCGCCCCGATGTGGTAAAAACATTGCTGTTCTCATGGCTTATGTATCTTAGAGATAATTATTCCGTTGAGTTCGTTGATTTCATGATGAACGAAATGCTGACATCTAACAAATACATGGGATGCAACATGTACATATCCAGGAAAGCGCTGTCCGATAAGTATTGCGAATTTTTGTTTCCCATGCTTGAAGGATTTTCCATTGATAAAATGCATGGAAACATGGAACCCAGGCTTTTCGGATATCTGTCCGAATATGTCATGGGATACTGGATGAAATGGAATGAATACTCAATTCATCCAGTACGCAGAATGACCATTAACGCCTAGCCTACTATCCATGGAATAAGATCTTTTTTAACCGCATCATATTCCTTGTCCCATATCTTTGTGACCTCGCTAGTTAAGCTTAGGTTATCCATCTTATACTTATGCGATACCTTCGGAGAGACGGAAAAGACGTTTTCCTTTCCTATATTCGACATGGCCTCGAATGTATTGCTTTTCCCAGTCCTGGCAACCCAGTTATCCAGGATGTATTCTCCCCATTTCAACAGACACCTATTTCCATCGGTATCATCATTAGGAGTATCCATGGTGGTATTGAATGAAAGTATCCTGGGTTTCCACTCAGGATTATCCCGTTTGATGCCGGCTTCCAGCACCATTATGGGATCGTTTGACCACATACCTCCATCGCAATAATACTTTCCATCCTTTTCTAGCACGTCGAAATATGTAGGCGCCGATGCCGAGGACAATACGGCGAACCATTTTTCTTCAGTATCGCCGATACCCCATACCTTTTCCACACTGTCCCCGTTCATGCAGGTAGTGGTGATGTAAACGGGTTTCTTCCAATCGTTCAGTTTTCCCGTTAGCTTGGTTTTAAGCATCTTTTTAAGATTGCTATTGTCATAAGTAGGGCATGACGGATTGATACGCTTATACCAGGGATATTTAGTGAAAATCTTTTTTAGATTGTCGCTATATAGATAATATATCGCGGTCGCGGACATTCCTTCAGAAAGGCAGGCCGCTATTATTGCTCCCGTTGATGTTCCGGAATATGCAACGGACATTCCTGAAAGTGATTTTCCTAAATCTGCTTCCAGTCTTGTCATGAACCAAAGCGGGCCAATTCCCAGTGCCCCTCCGCCATTTATTGATATAGCTAGATTTCCCATGTTTTTATCCTTCCTAAAATTCCCTGCAATTCATATGTCAGTTTATATAAGATTTGCGGAAGAAAACTCCCGGAAGTCAATATGGAAGTTTTCTTCCCAAAATATTCTATAAACTATCACCAGCGTGGCTGGCTCACTCTCATTAATATAGAGGACCCTATATGGATATTGAACGGAAGCTGTTTTCACCTACTCCGGAATGGATGCGGACCGTGTATGAAAAGTTCAACCGGATGTTTTTCGATAACGTCCTTCCCCATGATATAGACTTTGAGGTATCAAATACAACGAGCATGCTGGCTGACGCACGATACTGGTGCAACAGCAGACGGGCAAAAAATTGCACGATAAAAAATCATGGATTATATTTTGGATTATTCCGGATAAGAATATCAAAATATTATGACAACATGACTGAGCATGAAGCTGAAGAATTGATGGCGCACGAAATGATTCACATATATCAGTTTGCATTCATAGACAAAAAAGAATGGAATTCACATGGAAGGCAATCCTCGCACGGATGGACGTTTACCGAATGGGTTGACAAGATTCGCCGGATAAGCGGAGGAAAGTGCATAGTCTCTCCTACATATGAACCGGTTGGATCATATCCAAAGCATACCATACGTGAACGCGAATATGAACTTGCCGAAAATAAGGCCGCCGATGAAATGGGCTTGGTGGTGTTCCCTACCGAACGGGATCCAAAAGATCCATATCATGTATGCTATAGAATATTCAAAAGCAAAGCCCTGTGTAATAAGGCCAAAAAATTTATAGAATCATCCTATAAAGATTGGAAACCTTTAGCTATATTTAAATCCGGCGAGAATCTGCATGGATATACATATTTCTTCTATGGTAAACCAAGAAAGAATGCATATAATGCAGGAAACTGGGAATCCGTAGATTATAGGGAACTTATAATGATGGATCGGTCAGGAGTAATAAAATTGAAACAGTTCCCAAAGGAGAAAAAATGAATCGGTTTTTAGAATCTCTGGAAGATATCCAGCTCGATGGAGATGCAAAGCAAGCGGTGGGAAAAATTTACCGGGCAATACAATCCCCGGAATACGATGATCTTGACATAGAAAAGGAGGCTTCTGAGCCTCCCAGTCTAGTTGAATTCGAAACACTTGGGTCAAATACTCCGGGAGTGACCGTGTCTGATGATGGACTGAAAATAACGCAGACCCTTCCTGATGGAACCGAAGTCATAACCGTTCAGTGAATCAGCCTATCCGATCAAGCATTCCCGTATCTCTCATCAACGGATCGTGTTCTATTTCGTCCTGTATCATCTGCCCGGCCTCTTCAGGAATGGATATGTCATCCGGATAATCATCAACGGTTCCTACTGTAAGCATTGATGATGGATAGCCTTCTTCCTTCCCTGGATCACCAATTATTCCATTGGAAGAAACGATCACATCCTCATCCGGCTGTTCCCCACATTCGCATTCTGAATCAGTTTCCTGGTCATCTTCCTCAGTTATCCGGCGCTCATCATTTTCTCCCATTGCCGACGCCATTAGGCTTTCCCATTCTGCTATCAGAGGAATAAGTTCAGTTATTGGATCGCATTCTGAACATGTGCCTTCTCCGGTGGACATGTCCTTTAGATAATCGACGGGTGTTTTCCCTGTGATATCTTTTTCATTCCATACCGTTTCTTTTTCCATATCCCCTTCATTACCTGTTTTATATTCATATACGAGAGGATGTTCAAGTATGGACTTTAGAAGCCCATAATCGATCTGTTCAGTAGTTTTCCCTACCGCGTATTCGACAAGATTCATGAGTACGGTATCCCCGTATGAATTTTTAGCCGCTAGATATATGGGATTTATTTCCAGAAGCGCGCTCACTCCATTATCCGCCCATTCATGCAGCATGGTAGTCCATTCTCCGTTTTCAGATGGACGTTTCACCATGAACTGCGCCGGATTCTGATATAGTTCCCGCAGATTTTCCCTGGATATGGAAGGAATGTCACGGTTGAATCCGCGCTGAATGCTTTCTATCATAGGAAGCCGGTCGGGAAACCGGTCCTTCATCGCGTTTAGTTCTAAATTGAATTTTCTCTTATCCATGAATACCTCGGGACAATGAATTACGATACAAAAAGCGACACAGCCGAAGCGTAGTCAGCCGGACTCATGCCAGTTGCCTTTGCCGCATCTTCTATATCAGCATCTCCGGTAGATATCCCGTCATCCATCGTGTCAGTCGATTCATTGATCATAGGGGAATTTTCTTTTCCATTATCTTCATTTCCGCCGCATTCGCATTTAACGTCGCCGGGAACACCATCATCGCATTTGCAATTGGTTTTGCCACATGGTTTTCCATCACATGTGCATTCTTCTCCAGAAAAATCACATTCCTGATCTTCAAAATATATACGGTGAAGCGCCTGGACCGCTTCGAACTGCGCCTTGCTGGTACATACCGACTTCAAATAGCTCTCAAACATATCGCTTGCTTTCATATGGATACATCCACATTAGTTTTAATATAGTTTATAATTCGAACGAATTAAACATATGGATACTGATGAAGATAATGGGCATAGATCCATCCGAACATTCCAGCGGACAGGTGATAATGGATTTGGATGATAAACTGGATATCAAGGAAATTCATTTTTATGGGTATAACAGTGCAAAGATAAGATGCATTCATACAGATAACATAGAAGTCACCCATCTTCCCACGGGATGGCATAAGATGTGTGTCATCCAGCGCAGAATGATCGCTATAGATCTGCTGTTGTCGCATGTGAAAGATGTGCAGTTCATGTCTATCGAGGATTATGCATATGGCGCGTTAAAATCAAAGAAATGCCAGACAAACAGCATACTGCAGCTTGCAGAATTTTCAGGAACGCTTAAAACAGAGTTATACCGAAGGGGTATCGGGGTAATCGCCTATCCTATAGGATCCAACAAACTGTTTGCCACCGGAAATGGATCCGCAGGAAAGCCTGGAATGTGTAATGCAATGAAAGACATGCATCCTGACCTATTTCCAAAAGAATTCGAAGGAAACTATGATTCCCCGATAAATGACATGGTTGATGCCTTCTGGCTATGCGAAGTATTGAGAAATCATATAAAATATGACCGTGAACTTCCTATGGATGATGTAACCAAAGGATTGCTGGAATATACGTCTGGCGCTGGTAAATGCCTGGTAGGCACACGCATGGACATTATTAACCATGATTAATAGGATTATATAACTGGACGCCAATGCGTTTAGAGAACAATCCGCATGATTTTTTACCGGAATTATCATTCTTCTCGGGTCCTATGAAAATATAGTCCGGTGCCTTTATGTGCTCCTTTATAAGGGAAACCCATTTGGTGAATCCTATATCACTCATTTCATCAGGAGTTCCTTCCCAATGTTCGTATTTTTTACCGAACGGAGGGCACGCTATCACCGTTTTGTCCGTATGTATAATTCCGGCAAGTACATCCCGTTCAGTCCATCCATACCATGAACAGAATAGCGGATTTATATCATATGCCTCGATTTTCCCATCAGGAGTAATCCCACGCGAAGTGAACCATTCTCTTACCCCTGAGACAATTCCGCCGAATCCTGACATAGGGCAATATACCCCGTTTGACAAATCCTTTCCGGACTGCTCTATTATTTTTAACAAATCCAGACTTCTTAACGCAGTAACTTTTGGCGCAATTTTAGCAATGGTGAAACGAGCAAGAACAAGTTTATCAATATCAGACTTTTCACCGCGGGCAAATTTTATAAGTTCAAATATATGATGCACGCAAAATGCCCGATATTTACCTGTTTCCAATGAATAATTCAGAATCTTAAGCATATTATTTACCGCATTTCGTAATGTTGCCTTATCTTTCCATGCCGCATAAGGGGATTTATATCCAGGAACGAAACTTCTCCATATAGGATGCGCAGCCGGCCATTTATGAGTTCCTGGAAATGGGGACCCAATGCAATGATCCACTATAACGTCGGCGGTTACATTTATTTTGGCAATGAAATTTATCAATGTCTCACATAATTCGCCATCGACAAGTTCCACGTTATTTTCCTTTATGCACAGTAATTTGGAATTTTCCTTAGTTTCTGGAATTGACATAAGATGAAGAAGATATGAATTTTTTATGTCTATTATGCGGGTCCCAATCAAAAAATCAGGAAAATAAAAATGTTGCGTTCCATTGAAAAAATATTGAAACTTAATCTTAGGGTGATATTCAAATGATATTCCTAAATATTTAAGTATATTGTAAAATTTTACCTCATATAAAGAATCGAACGTTAGCCCATCAAATTTTACCTTATGCCATTTTCTGCTATTGAATTCTATTGTCTGAGAATACGATTTTACACCGAACCTTTCCATGTTGGTGCTTTGCATCTTTTGAATATTATGATAATACCGGTCACCATATTTCTTTTCGCATGTTGCGTACTGACCACGATCACGCATATCAGGAGAGGACCAATTATGAGGATAACCAAAACGAGCAATGCATGTATTTCTAATACGTTTCCTTATTTTTATCTTGTCTTCGTTATTAATATTGCGCAGTCCTGAAGATACTTTATCACGGTTTTCTTGAACATTCATTGCATTATTATCGGAATGTAATTTGCATAAACATTCACTGGATCCACACGTCATTTGAAATTTGAATGATTCAAATTTCCTTTTATTTCCACAATATGGGCACGAATGATCAGTCTTATCTATATATTTTTCAAAATATGTCAAATGATCAACTTCAGGATGAACCTCAGATAGATGCTGACTAAGTTTATTGAGAGATTTATATCCCTTCCCGCATATTGAACATGTGAACTTATTCATTTCAGCTGAATGTCTTACATAGTCTTCATATTTCTCAATGCTTCCATATTTTTTAATGTGCCGACGGGTTTCGGCATCCTTTGATGCCATAGATTTTCCATACAATTTTCTCATGGTGTCATGCTGGAGCTTTCTTACGCATGATTCACTGCCGCATGTCTCCTTATATACGCCATGAGAAAATTCATTCTGCTTGCCGCAATATATACATACATGAGTACGTCCTGGTGCAACATACGTGTCATAATAGATTTTATAATCAATCTTATGAGTACGTTGCACATGATTTACAAGGCCCCCTAGGAGCGAATAGTCATTTCCGCATATTAAACATTTACATGGCATAGTCCAAATATACAAAAAAACAGAAGAAAACACATGGATTAGTTTATTTTTATCAAATATTTACCCTATTTTTTAGCTCGTTCAGCTTTCCGTCATTCCAGCTTTTCGTAATTGATTTACGAGGAGACCCACTTAAATATCCTGTTATTCTTCTTACACGGACGATATAATTTTCATCAGTATTTCCGCACTTTGGGCAGGCACCGTTAATTACGCCATGGAAATGGCATACCTTACCAGTGTCATCCATATGTACACACGTGTCGCTATCCATTGTCACGGTGAAATATCCTAGGTCATGTTCATACATATAATTCATGCATTTTTCCACCCCATCGATATTTTTGCTGAGGTCGCCATCTATCTTGTAATAGAATATATGACCTGCATTTGTCATTTCATGGAACGGCGCTTCCCACTTGACCTTGTTCTCCAGTGTTGTTTTTACATCGAACGGAAGCATATGCGAATTAGTGTAGTATCCCTTTCCGAACAGTTGAAACATATCAACGTCCTTTAGCTTAGGATTCTTTTCGAACTGATGCTTGTCTATGTTGCAGAATCTTCCTGCCGTAGCCTCGGCAGGAGTGGCGAAACAGCTCCAGTTAAGATGAGTTTCCTTCTGTGTCTTTACACAGAAATTATATATACGTCTGACAATGTCTTCGCCAAGCGGTTTTATGGATTCATCAGTTCCCAATGTCTTACCGGTAAGCAGAAGTATGGTTTCATACAGTCCGATATACCCTATGCTAAGGGTTCCCTGCTTCAATATCTCGCCGATATGGTCATGAATATCATGCGGTTTATCATCCGAAGTAAGATACAGTCCCTGCTGCATGGTGAACGGGAAATTTTCATACATTTTATTTGATATCAAGTTAAATCTATCAATAAGTGATTTCTTGACCGCGTCCAGCATGTAATCAAGCTTTTCATAAAATATTTTTATTCGTCCATCTTCGGAATCGGAGGCGATATGCGCCTCTATCGCAAGCTTTGGCAGATTAAGCGTATGAAAAGCCAGGTTTCCCCTGCCCACCGTCTGTTCCGGCCCGTTTATATTGCCTATTACTCTTGTACGGCATCCCATGGTAGATACGGTGCTTTCTGGAATTATACGTTGCAGTTTTCTCTTGCATATCTGCCAGTATTTTCCATTGACATTAACTTCCCATCTTGGGTATGTATCGTTTTCATGTTCAATGGAAGAATACTTAGCCATATCATCTGATCCTATCTTCTTTACCATCGTATCAGGGGAAAGGATGAATTCGGCATTATACTCATATCTGATATATTGAGCGTTGAATTTATTATCTACGCCAACGGCATTAGGGTAAAATCTTCTGGCAAGGCAGATTATGGCTTCATGCCTTAGATCATAATTAGGATCATCCTTGAGATAAGACACTCCCCTCATATATTTGAATATGAGGATAGGAAAAATCGCGGTGAGTCCATCCCCAAGGCCAGCCATCTGAGCTTTTATAAGATTATGTGAAAGCATTCTTCCACAAATAGACGTGTCCAATCCGAAGTTCAGGCTGGAAAAAGGAACCTGGTTTCCTGATCTGCTTTGCAGGGAATTGAGATTATGAATTAAGCCTTCCATCGCCTGATATGTGTCATCATCCGTTTTTCTTACTGCGGCGATAACCTGAGCCTTTCCGTATTTCGCATACATATTACGCTGACCGTCATCCAGCGACACGCCGGACTTTTTAAGTTCAGCCTTAATCTTTTTCTTATGGGCTTCTTCGTCATACGTTTCGTCAAGGTCAGCATATTCAGGAAGAGTGTATCTTTCCTTAGCGGCCATTTCTCCGGCAAGATTATCAATGAAGCTCATGTTAACGAAAGGGGCAAGCTCGAAGTCGAGATTAGTCGAAGCTATTCCGCCGAACTGCTGATTTGACTGAAGCTGAAGAATCACCGCGGTTATCTGGGCGGCGGTCTTTATATTGCTTGGATTACGGATGAATCCTGTCCCGCTGTCGAATCCATGAGAAAGAAGCTTACTGATGGGTGCGAAAAGACAATTGAACGTAAGGTCATACATGTTCAGGTCATGAATATGCATATATCCTTTAGTATGAAGCTCCGCAGTCTTTCGGTCAATGATATTGAGAAGGTCATACACCTTATTCGTCTCGGAGGCGATCTTTGCATATGCCCCTGCGGGAGTATTTCCTGCCTCGTTAGCGTTATCACGGAGGATGTTCGAGGATTTGATATCAGATTCCTTGATTTCCTTGATTGTGCTTATTATCTTGCTCTTTGTGTCGCGTACCCGATTACGCTCATTCCTGTACAGGATGAAATTCTTAGCTACCTCTGGGTATCCTTTCATTAGGACCGCTTCCACGGTATCCTGTATATGCTCTACGCCTATATTGTTCTTTTCATAGGTTTCAAGAGATTCGCATACCTTATCGGTGAGTGATTCAAGAATATCGTCATCGGCGATTTTTTGCGTTGCTGCAAAAGCGTTCTTTATAGCATTAAGTATTTTACTTGGGTTGAACTTCCTTCTTCTTCCATCTCTCTTAATTACGTTCTTCATTATGTTTCCTTATTGTGCGATTAAGTTTATCTTCCGATATATGAGTATATCCGCTATTTTCCAAATATTAATTGATATTTTTAAATTACACGATGATTCCGGCCTGACCTCTATGAACATCCGAAGATTTGCCGTCGGATGGATGATCGAAATACCCGTTCTTAGTTTTCAGATTGGCATGCTGTATCGACGATATCCGGTCATCTATAGCAGCTTTCATGTCGGATATGAGCGTTTCCTGGTTCCCGTCTGAAAGATATATTAAATCATCTATGATTCCTGCTATGTGAGCATGGGTGAAATTATTAGCTATGCATTTGTTTATAACTTCGACAAGGCATTCATTTTTCAGAGATATGACGGAAGGCATTTCAATTCCGGCATTGTCATATCGTTTCCGCATTATATCAAATACGACTTCCTTCGTCCTTGGATTATCTATATATATTATCTTGTCAGTCCTTCCAGGACGGGTAGTTATGGAAGAATGAACCCGGGTAGGTTCATTTACCGTCATTATGGTTATCCCGCTATAAGCTGTACGGATATCCTTGCCATCCATGCATTCTATGAATGCCGACGTTTTCGCTGATTTTTCGCTTAAATTAAGTGCATCTATGTCATCGAATATGCATATTGACTTGGGAAAGAAATGAAGCGTTTTGAACACTTCGCGAATGGCGGAGGTCGTAAGGGAAGAAGAATCCACCCAGAATATGGGAATGTCAGTGAAATGTTCGACCATCTTCTGTATAGATGCCGTTTTCCCCGTTCCAGGATCTCCTATGAACATATACCCGCGATGCTTCCCTATGGAAAGGCATTTCTTCATTTCGCCAATTACCCCGTCCATGTCAAAGTTGTTTATCGCAAATGGAATAACGGTACGGGGAATGGCCTGCATATCACCGAACGGATCAAGCTTTATATAATTTTGAGAAACATCTAAGCATTCCACATAATTCCGAAGCGCTATCATAATGATTGATTGTGATATGTCGTGGATGACGTTTGCATCCATTTCATTTACTATGTCATCCTCAGTAACTTGGTAAGCTTTGAAGGCGATTACAAATTCTCCCTTAGAAGATGCCGCAGAAGTGACCTTATCGCTAGCATTGCTATTGAAATATACGCAACGGACAAAAAGTTCAGATCCCTTGAACACCTCTATGTCTCCATTATACTGAAGCACATAATTTACCCGTACATCAGTGTTTTTATCACTCCTATCGTATTCAATCTTCTTTATGGCAAAATTTCCACGGGATTCCAATGCACGTATATTTTCCGCAAAAAGACGGGTCACTTCTGAATTCAGTGCAAAATCACTTATATCAAGTTCATCCACATTATTTACAGGTAGGTATTTCATGATATAGTCGAATTGTGTAGTTGCGATGAGATTCTTTTTGGTGAGCGTTCCCTCTATCTCCGATATGAACTTCGTTGATTTAAGGCAAATAAGGCCAAGATCACTGAGTTTACGATATACACTTCCGGGAGAAGATGCCCGGTGAAGTATTTCGAATAGATCTGAAAGATTGCTGTTTATTTTCCCTGATATGTTGCCTGAATTACCATGCAGTACGCTTTTAATCCAGTCTATTTTTTCCAGTATTGTGTATCCGGCCCAGGTCTCGACCGGAGTAAAATCTATTTTAAACTGCTGCTTGTCCTTAGCCATTGATTGCTCCGTAGAAAATTTTACTCTTCATCACCATCGGATTTCTCACCCTCTGTGTATTCATTTCCATCATCCGACTTCGTACCAGGTAGGTCATTTCCGTCAAACCGGACATTTACTTCACGGACGCATCCGAACCGGCACATGCGGTATACAATATATGCCATTCTATATACGATATACAATATAACTCCGGCAAGCATGAACTTATATGCCCGTTCAAGCTTCTTTGAATCACCGAAAAAGTCCTTTACGGCTCCGAATATGCCCAAAAGGTCAAAAATTGAAGAAAATACTGATTTCATGGCAATCCTGTTAATGAGTTGCCTTAAATATACCTTTTTAACGGATGATTCCAAAGGGAATACCATTTTTTTCAAAAAAATGCACCCATATAAACTTTAGCATGAAGTGAACCAAGATATGAGGATATTATGGCAACAAGAGGAAGTCCCGGAGTAGCGATAAAAATCGAGGATTATTCAGGGTATTCTTTCATAGACAATCCGTCAGTTATAGGCGGAGTTGTTGGATTTTCTTCCCGCGGCGAATTTAACAAGATCATTAAAATAACTAACACGTCCGTTCAGGACACGGTGCTTGGGCTTGGATATAATCAGCCTAAGTACAACATGGGCATGTATGCCACCAGAGCCGTCCTTAATAACGGCGGGCATGTGCATTTCGTGCGTCCGTATGGAGAACAGGTAGACAAGACTGATTCATATCAGTCCGACCTTAAATCCGATGCGTTCGTTGTCGCATTTGACCGCGGAGCGTCGAGAAGCGATTACGTAGATAAATCAGGACTTGGAAACACGTCCCTTGACATACGGCATTTCGCTGCCACGCGATATGTGTCGGATGGATTCAGCGGATTCGGCGGAAAGCGGAAGATCAACACCATCCAGGAAGCTATTTCCACGGGTTCTAACGTTGATTTTCAGCTCACCGCAGGTGAGGAATTCAATGAAGATGGAAAAGACAGCGATGTACGGTCAGACACCAATGCCGTCCTTTTCGCATTGGTAAATGCCGATCCTACTGCCTCCATACGTGCAGCAGATAAGTACACTGCTACGGTTAAGAAAAATTCCGTCGGCGTATCGGCAAACATCGTCACGCTGATATGCGATTCTGTCCCTTCATTCGAAGTCGGGGATATCATTTATTTCCCGACATCCGATTTCACTGAAGGAAATGATTCCGCAGGGAAGGGGAAAACGGCGACGGTCACCAAGATATTGGATTTGACTGTCACCGCTGAATTCAGCGCACTGGATAACGGACTGGCCGACAAGTCTTCCGTTACATTCTACTGTAACAATGACGATACGACAACGGGAGTGGACTATCTTTCCGTAAAAACGGCGGTTGCCAACAGAGCTGTTAAAAAATATGGCGAAGCATCTATAAAAGATGTCAATGACATCAAGATGGGTGCTGCAATAGATTTCCTGAACACTGCTCATTCCACGCTAGCAACGCGAATATATGGACTTTCCACGACTGAAACCGTTACTCCGGCTGAAGTTAGTGGATCCACGGCAGAATTTACGTTCACTCCGGCAAATTCTGTATTGGAGCAGGGTGATGAGCTGACGTTCACAATGGATACTATCCATAGTGTTACAGGAACAGTAACAGGATCATCATCGCCGTATACTGTAAGTACCGATCCTTCTATCGATCCGGCATTGACCGTATCGTGTACTTACGGAACGCTAACGAGAAATATTGACGGAACCTACTCTCTTACAACGACAGAAACGCCAGCGTCTTCGATAACGCTTACGTATACCGTTGAAGGCACCTTTACTGGAACAGTAAGTTCAATTACGACTTCCGATGTTGCTACAATCAGCATAACGGATTCCACCACTTACGCTGCCATAATGGCTGCCGGCGTTACAATAACCGGATATGAGATTACGTCCCTTGGAGATGATTCATATGACTCATCCGCTAAAATAGCAACGGTAGCAATTAATACTAACCGTCCCAAAATAGTTAATGCGCTGACTTTCAGCAATCCGTCTCTTGATGTTACAAGCAAGATCCTCACAGTTACATGCGATGGTGATATTGCAAGTAAACTAGACAAGAATGACGCCGTGCTAGTTACAATAGGAGCAAGCACCGGCGAATATACTGGAATAACTGTGGCCACCCCAACAGCTGCAGGAACCAGAACGGTAACGGGAACTCAGGCATCTATACTTAACTCCGGAACTAGTAAGTATGATGTGACGGTTACTTTTACCTCCGCGATAACAGAACCTGGAGCAGTAGTAACAATAGGCGGGACAACTCTTACAAAAGAAACCAGCCTAGAATATACTTATGTATCGGATACAGCGGTTACTGGATCCGTTACTGCAACGGTGTCGTTTGAAACTTATACGACGCTTACATTCACCGATGCCATATCCGGGGTTCCTTCGGCTATCAAGATAAGGGCAAGAGTCCAGGATGCTGATACAATATCCGTTGGTGATGTCATAGAAACAGCCGCAAAGGATAAATATTACGTATCGGTGGTTACAGGATCCGGTGCAATAACACTTACCACATTGGCGGGTGCATCAATCGTAACGGAGACCTCACTAGGTTCAACCGTGATTGATCTGACGGCAACGGTAGACAACATGCTTGCCGCATTCGAAAGCGAGGGCCTTGCAATAAACAGCTATGTCGGAGAGAATGCCACTGCGCTTACTGATCCGGCTGAAATAACAAAATATAACACCACGTCCACATTTGCAGTAAACGTTCCGGCAGGAACATCTACTAACTATTCGGTGGGAGACGTCGTCTTTTTCATGAAGAAAAAGGATAATTCCACGGATGACGGGACGTTCTCAATGGATGATATGTTCGAGGTGAAGTCAATCAATTCATTCAAGGACATAGTGGTACTAAGCACATCTGGAGATGTTTCCGTAAAATTCGGATCCACCACCTCATGGAAGCTGGTAGACCTAACAGCGTCCAATGCAACAATATGGGCATCTGGAACAGATGGACTGACTATAAGCATTCTCGGTGCATATAATCTCACCGTTCCGGCTAATGAACAGCTAGACGAATTCATTTCCAATGATGACGTCATGTCGTTCACGTACACGGCGTATAACGACGGCATAATCCAGCGCACCGACAAGATAATGGTGAGCGATGACATAGGCATGTCATTCAACAACATGGGGCTTGCCACGGTGAAGTATGAAGATGTTGATTTCAGCGGAACTTCGTCTCAGGTGTATGTGCTATCGGCAGAAGGAGATGCCATCGCCCGGATGTATGTTTTCGTGACATATCATCTTAACGGCACCGATTATGAATTCGAAGGTACGATATCCCCATATGTGATGAATAAGACCACCAACCTCTATATCGGGTATGCTGCGGATTCCGCACTCACCGACACTGGAGTGAGGCTCCTTATAAATGATAGCGGAATACTGGACAACTTCCTCGTCAACAACGCATATGACCTTTCCCAGACGGTAAAGGACGGACATCTGGATTCAGTTACCACCATGCTCGCATATGATGAACGAGATCCGGCGATCATTTATGATGGAGTATGGAGCTATCTTCCTGCAAACAACAATGATACGGCGACGCTTTCCAATGCATGGAATCTGTTCCTTGACAAGGACGGCACCGACGTAAGCATGCTGATAGCGGCAGGGACTGACATATCCAATCTGTTCATGAAGAACAGAGAAACACTTAACGGAACGGTCATTTCCGCAATGCTGAATATATGTGAACTCAGAAAGGACTGCTTCGCGTTATTCGACGGCGTAGGAGAATCTAACATAGAGACTACTCTGAAGAAGATGATCGGCGCACAGGGATTCGGTATCAAGGGTCGCTGGGGAGCCATGTACGACGGAAGAAACATATTCTATGACGGATATTACACTCTTATGAATGTGGAAATCGTCAAATCCATACTGCTGGCCTCCATAATAACCGCCAACGCGGCAAACGGAATCTGGTGGCTTCCTCCGGCTGGCGAGACCAATGGGGTAATTCCTACCGAATGGGCGGTCACGGAGAAATATCCTAGATCATTCAAATATCCAGAAGACACTACATCTGATATCGCTCGCCTGACATCCATACGGGTAAATCCGACTAGATACAATAGTCAAGGCATGTTCGTCTGGGGAGATTTCACGATGCAGAAGGAATCTTCCGCATTTGATCAGATACACGTCGCCATGCTAATCGCCGGCATCCATAAGATGGCCTACCATTATCTTGACAAGAAAGTATTCCAGCTAAACACGGCTACCCTCAGGACGAACATACAATCCGATCTTCAGGCTCAGCTGGACATGATCACCAAGTCAAACCCGGCGGGATTGTATTCCGGCGCTGTAATATGCGACGACACCAACAATACTGCAGATATGATAGATAAGAATGAACTTCACGTAGATCTTAGGATTAAGCCGACGAAGACATCAAGATGGATCACCCTGACCACAAAGGTGGAATCCACCGGAACGTCCAACACTCAAACCACTTCACTCTACGTGTAATGGAGGAATTTTATGGCAAGTAATAACACAATAGGCGATGAAGGAAAGAAAAAACTGTTCTTTGGCTCTGCCGTAGACAGCCTGGCCGATCCTTTCAGAACCACCAGATGGCGAATGCTCATTTCCACAAGTATTTTCAATGCTTTTGGTATGGATCTTCAAAATCACGATCAGTTCAATGTTCAGGACGGTGAATCGGAATTTGCACTATATGTGCAGGATCCTCCTGCATTGCCTTCCGTAGGACTGACTGATGCGGCATTACATTACATGGGATTCAACAAATGGTATGTTACCGGTCAAAACGGGCTAGATGGAGAATTCAATATCGGCGGCGTACTTACCGAAGATATGGCTCCGCTGGAATCTATGCTTGAATGGAGAAACATGGTATACAACACCGGCGAGCTTACCAAGGCTAACCGCTCTGATGCAAATTATGACACTAACAGAATAGCTCAGGATTCCAGCAATAAAATAAGCCTTGGCTTAGGTCAGCAGGCTAACTGGACAAATCCTACCGTTCAGCTTCTTAGAAACCAAACAGTGACAGTCGAGCTATACGATTGGATGTATGGAAACTGCATCCTTAGCATAACCTATATTAATGCCTGGCCAAAACAAGTGAGCATTCCATCTAATCTTACTTATCAACAAGCGGACCTTGGAAAATGGAGTGCAAAATTCAGATACGACAGATTCACCATGTGGATTCCTGGCGGATATATATATAAGTAATTATCTAGATTTATATGAAAAGGCGAGCATCAGCTCGCCTTTTTCACATCCGCCGTATTTCAGTTTGCATTATTTTAAGAAAGCCTTTCGACTACTTCTTCCTTCTGCGAGTAGCGTTATTTGCTTTGCCGTATTATAATCCAGATTATTACATTTCATGCATTCGGTGATTTTAGCACGGAGGGCATCCACACGCTTCCCTCGGGTAGGATTGTATTTAATATTAACTGACATTCCAGAAAGGCAGTCAAAGGCATGTGCCTGAAGTTTCTTAGACAGTCGGAAGAATGCTTCAGTATTCGTTTCGGTAAGCAATTCAGGAGCCAGGTGCGTATCGTTTTCCAATGCAACCTGAGCAAGATATGGTTCGAACGAAGATTCTTCATCCGGAGACATGTCAAGTCCGCGGGTGCGATTTTTTATGAATGATGCTATGGAGAAACTCATCCTAGCATCCCGCATACATGTAGAAGATCTATAGTCTTTGCCATATATGCATCAATCACAGTTAGCGGATTTACCTGACGGTTTGACATGTCTTCATAATAGGCGGTCATCACGCTGAATTTAAGCCTTCCTGCAGGAGGAAGCTTCATGATAAACATTTCGGCGAAACTATGGAAGAAACAATCGAAATCAACATATGTTTCCCGTACATATTCCCTAACTTTAATGTCATCTCCAGTAAGTACGATATTCATTAGGGTTTCTGTGAAATCAACGTTTGGTATTTTGACTTCTCCGTCAATGCTGCATTTATGCTCAAGGAAATTATTGAACAATGTATTTGTCATGAGCCGCATGTCAGGATAGCATTTTTGAACTATTTCTTTGACCGTATCCTTGTTTACTGTTCCGGAATACGGAGACGTTTCTGTTTCTGCTATGGAAAGCAATCTTACATACATGGCATTTTTCATTACCCGGTCATCAGACGAATAGTCAAAGCTTATAGGAAAACATCTGGATGTTATCGGTTCTGGAAGACGGTAAAATTCATTGCATGTAAGAATGAACCGTATGGTACTTTCATTCTGTTCTATCAAGGTTTGCAGCTTACGATAAAAATCCGCCGGATTTCTTGGATGGTCGGCTTCATCTATGACGACGAATCTAGGCTTGCCGTCAATCATCTTGGATGATGAAAAGTCTTCTATCTCGTCGAATACGTCACTCTGTGTCTTTGCCGAAAAAAATCTGAATGTAGTGCCTAGAGTATTGGGAAGCGCCATTGCCAAAGTGGTTTTTCCGGTTCCTGGCTTGCCTGAATATAGCACATAATGACCGAAGGCATTTAGCTTTATTGCCGTATCGACAGTGGATCGGATGCTAGGAGGAAGTATCATGTCGGCAACCGTTGTTGGACGATATTTCTGAACCCATAGTGTAAATTCCTGCATCGACGATGTCTGTTCACTGGAATCTGAAATGCCTTCTCCGGTAAATATATCAGTCATTGATTTCTCCTTCTGCTAATTGTACTATAATTATTTTACTTGTTGGAATAAGGTCAAGCAAGGTTCCGTTTCCCGTAGGTGCTTTCTGTATAATCTCTATGAAATCTTTTTTCCTTGCCATGGCGTCTTTGATGTATTGGTACATCTTCAATCCGCCATTAAATCGAAAAGGATCTGAAATTCCATCCATATATATAATTACGTCATCGATTGGCATAATCCCTCTGATTTCATGAAATTAAGTAAATCGGTAGGCTCGGATATGTCAGAATCAGTGATATACTCGGCCCCGTCATGTAATGAAAAAAGAGATGCGACCGCATGTAAAAACCCAATTCCTGAACCGAAATGAACCATCCTCTTTGATGTCCTTAGATAGGTCTCAAGCATATATGCGGAATGATTTTCTACTATGTCCACGGATTTTCCTTTATTACTAAGAACGGTAGCAATATCTGAAATATATGTTTTTTTCCCTATATTTGCAAGAATGATTTTATAATCTGATTTGCTTAACGCATCCACATACCTATCTATGTCAGATTCATCCCGTATCCTTCCGAAGGACACGGTCTGATCTAGACGTCCAATCGAAGAAAAATCATGCCTGACTGGATATGTCGGATATTTACCCGAATGCCCGAAGGTAATTACATCATGTATGCCATATGTATCATAGCCAATGCCGTCATAATCGATGAATACCCGTCTGGCTGATCTACGGATTTCCTCTGAAGTTGACTGAACGCCTTCTTCTCCATAAAAAAATACTTTTCCCCCGGTGCCTGAATAATAACGGATGTCATGATTAAACGCGGCAGCTGATGATGCCAAAATGTTATGCGAAGATTCGCTTTCGTTTATCATATTTTTTGAAAAGAATATGTTCATTTAATTTCCGGACCTCCGCTAGACATGCAGTGGGTTTCTAAAAATGCATTCACGTCGGACAATACTGATTCATATATGGAATTTGGCGTTATATATTTTTTTATGAATGATTTTACATAATCCTGTCCGTCTTCCTCAAGTATTGTCTCCAGCACTTCAGTTATGGTAGGTGAGAAAGTCCTAAGAAAATATATGGATGTATCGATTTTAAGCGTAGTTCCGTCACCTATTTTTATCACGGCATATCCTTCCAGCCGATTTTCCGCGGAAAAAATTTCATACATTGTTTCCAAAGAAATGGTTCCGGCAATATATGATGAGAATTCTGAATCAGTCATCCGGCGTATGATGGAGCAATATGCCCTGTTCTTAGTATATCGTTCCCCAGATAGATATGAAGCATCATTAGCCTTACGATGCCACATATGAAGAACCGTGCCCGTGGAACATCTAAGTTCTCTCAGGTTAAACTTTCGCCGCACCTTGAATATGAACGCATCATCTTCAGCTCCCCATCCTGAAAATTCCTCATCAAATCCGCCTACTGCGTCATATGTTGATTTGGAGAAACAATTTATGAGTCCGGACTGACGGGTTATAGGAATGTTAGAATTATATGCCATTTTTATGGCAGATGCAGAATGTCTGCATTTTATCCTTGTTTCAGCTTCATTAAGATAGACGCAGTTAGAATATGGGAAAACCAGAGGGGCATCTTTTCCATGCCGTATAATATTGTCAATTATTTCCCCATCAATCCATGAATCCGCATCTATCATTACATAAAGATCGTATTCTGGATGTTTATTGACTGCATTATTAAGCAGTGCAGTCTTATGAAAATTAGAATCAGGAATGTCTATGGTATGATGAAATTTTACCCCGTTGACCGGAGTAAATCCATTCTGCTCTACAATGCAGATGTCTGCCCCGGAATTAACTATAATAAGCTGGTCTATCGAAGCGGTTAAATTTCGTATCCGGCATGCATCTCCGGCATAAAATGCATAAATGTAAAGAACCTTTTCCATAGCGTTAATCGATGATTTTAAGTATGTCTGATTCGTGTATGTTTGAAAACTCTAGTTCGTTTTTGAATGACCTAATTATATTCATCACTCGTTCCGTACTAGATGGATGGGTTTCATATCCGGTGTCGTCTCCTTCCATAAAGTATATTGCAAGAGTCATAAGAAGCATTCCATCAACGAACGAACTTCCTATGCCCGTCCCCTGAAGTATCGAGCATGCGAATAAATCAGCAGAGCGTTCGTCATTTCTGGAAATGTTATTATCACTTCGTTCAGAGTTATCCACATGCCCAAGGCATATGTGTCCGGTCTCATGCCCAATAATGCCGGCGATGGACTTTACCGTAAGTTCCTTATACAGAGAAGCCATATTTTCGGAACTATACATTGGAAATTTAGCATAAAAATCCCGGATCCTTTCATACTTAATGACTGAAAATACGGAATCACCATATTTGCCGCTGGCAATCATGTTATCGCATATCCAAGAAGCAGACTGCCTTACCAAGGATGCATTCTTTGAATTTATATAATATCCAAATATGGGTGAATATATAGACAGCATCGTGCATAATCCTTCGAAACTATATACTGATGATATGCCGTCTTTTTTACCTGCAAATGAATTAATAATGGGTTCGTCCATATAAGTATAATGAATATTTTTTACAATATTGCGATATGCTGCATTTTTATTGATATATCCAGATGACCGGCATATATTTATTCCGTTGTCCACCATGGAGAATATGTCATATTTAGGGATTTTAACATTGTGCGAGTTTGACATTCTTTCCTCCTAATCTGATTTTTTCTCCGGATGAGAAAGCTTTCCATGCCGATTTCATTTTCCTACGCATTCTGGTTAGCACAAGGATGGCGGAGTCTTTGCAACATCCGCGCTGTTCAGAATATACTTCCATTGCAGACCGTATTGAATCTGTTGTTAAAATATAATTATACATGTCCCGCTCGTCATTAGAAAGAGTGCCCGCCACGCGGTCAGATATCTGTATCTTCCCCATGATGTCGGCATCAAATGGTTCCGGAGACGATAGATATTCCACAATGTCACCGTCATCTTCTGAAATGGTCAATTCCGAATATGTTGCGCTTATGTGATGAGACGGCGTTATCTTTACAAGGCAGTCGTCATGTATATATTTTTTTATATATCCATTAAGGCATAATATCATGTAGCTATTGAATTTAGATCCTGAACCAGGGCAATAGTTACGTATCAATGAGGTGAAATTTATATACGGAAGATGCGTAAGGTCATTGGCATTTATAGAATATTTTTTCGCATATGCATTATACAGGCGTATTAGAAAAAGAGAATAATTGCCTATTATAGCATCGCGGTAAAGTCCCAAAAGCCGCAATTTTCCTGGGGAATCATTAGACGAAAGGCCCTTACATTTCAACACCATGAATTCTATCGCATCCCCGTCAGGAAAGGTCATTACTTTTCTCAACCCAGCTATTATACGTTTAGATTTTTCATAGGCATCTACCAATACTTTTTTATTTACATAGTCAGGGCTTTTATAAATCATTAAATCCTCGCAGATTCACGGTTGTCAAGAAAATATACATATTTTCTACATTTATTGCAAGGTGAACTACTCATCCGTTAGATGTGTGCTTCTTTTCGTTTCAACGGATCACCTATGTATTAAAGTCAGGGAGTTTTCTTCCGCAAATCTTATATAAAAATAGAAGCCGGATGATTCCCGGCTTCTATTGTAAACTTTTTTTGATTCAATGATGCGGACCCGCAATCGTCGTCCGTTTTCGGTGTTCAAAATCCTGTCGGATCTCGCTTTCCTGGTTTCCTTGACCTGTTTATCTATGAATTTCATATGTCATCCTTGCAATATGCTGTCTTTAAGTAAATCCATTACCGATGCGACATCTTTGTCCGAAGGAGCCTCTATGGCTTTCGGCTCAGGATCATGGTGACCGCATTCTCCTTTTTTACCAAACATAGCAATAGAATCGATTTCTTCCAATGGGGAAAATTCATATGAATGCTGCTGTTTAAAGTTCTCTATCGTGGCAAGAATGCTGTTATATCCATATTCAGGGATATTTACCACCCGGCGGTTAAATTCTTCAACATTGTTCGTCTGAGGGTATAACGCAGGATCCTTATCGCCATATCCTATGACATTTCCGGCAGATATCATATCAATGTCCATGTTGTCATTCCTTTTCGACGATCTTCGTCAGAAGCCTTATTATCGTATCTAGTTTATCGGATATATCAGATGGAATTCTCTCAATAGGGGTTTCCTGAGTGCTTTCCTCCCGGTCGGATTCATTGAAATTTCCTGCCTTCTTCATGTCATATATAGTTTTTCTGACCAGATTTTCAAATCCTTTAAGAGCCGTCTCAAATGACACATTCATTGCCGATATTGTCTTTCCTGATATTGTGTATTCCGCAGATATGGGCTTTCCGAGATATATCTTACGTGTTTCCGCATATAGATGGCAATCGGATATCATAGGGCATATGTCATACGCATCGTCCATAGTTTCTGAAATTCCCCCGACCAAGCATTCTATTTTCAAAATCCAGTTGATATATGGAAATTTCATGACCGCCGATCCCGTATGTCCATCTATCATTTTTACATCGACATCAGAAACGTCAATGTTCACACAGTAAGAAAAGAACTGGATTATCTTAGCTTTACATTTTTCTAGCGTTTCCATACATCATTCCTTAATTTTAGAAAAAACAATATCAATATGAAAGAACATCCGGCAGCATAGTTAAAATACAATGGAATCTGATATATTCCGAATTTAACATTGGTATATATTACATATCCAGCGGAAAATACGTTTCCTATTATGGAAAGTATTAGGAAGCACATTGATATGTCTTTCGTAGATCTAGTCCTAACTGCTTTCACAACCTGAGGAAGAGAGCATATGGCAAACGATGCCGAACCTATTATACCTATTATGGAAGCGGCGCAATCCATAATATCCTCATAGAAACTGTCTTATATACGGGTTAGAACATATCACGGATACGGATAGTTTCTTGCTATGAAGTTTGACCGTCTGCCTATGCCGGGTTCTTTTCTTTTCCTGGGCTTTTTCCATGGAGAAATTAGTGGAAGCTTCCGTATTCTTAATCATATTAGGCGAATTACTTTCATCCTGAGCAGAAAACGTATTCTGCTTGTCCTGAATAGAATCCTGTCCGTCTTCCTTTAATTCATTTTTTATTTTCTTTACCATATGGTCCTCTATGCTTAAAATATATTTTGCAAATTAATTAGACAAGTCGGTCATCATGTATGGGGGCGCTGATTCTTTCCGGAGATCTTCCATTTTTTTATCATACACCTCTTTCCATGTCGTATAAATAGTGGATCCGTTTACCGTTCCGCCGCCAGGAAGAGTGATCGTATCTTTCATCAGGATCAATCCGAGCTGCATTCCAGCCCTGGCCACCGCCATGTCCTGAAACAGCGGGTTTGCGAAAATCTCACTCTGCTTTTCTTTAAGATATACCCGAGCAATGGCATTGCGGTTGGACCTAGGAGTAGGATATATCCTCATCTTGTGCTCAACGGGGTGAAGCTTTATATTATATACGGTTCCTACGAGCTTCTTGACATCCTGCAAATACCTAAGTGCGCCTGAATACGTTATAAGATCAAACTGTCCTAGGCCTCCAAGACCGGCACCCCCGACACCCATGAGGGATTCCCCTGGACCTACGTCCCATGCCATCATAGGAGAAAATGTATTCCCATAGCTAGGAACAAGATCAACCACAGCAAAGACGTTATCAGGAACACGGTATTCCACTATTCCTCGCTGAAGATGAATCACCATGTAATCATTATATGACGCTTCATCCTGATTATACCTGTAAAAATATGCCAGAGTATCATCTATAGCCATGGCTATATGGCCTAGCCCGTTTCTATTTTCCACTTCCATCTCTATCTCAGTGGCCGGATATCCAAGACGGGCCTTTATTTTTTCCGCCATGTCATCTCTAGTCATGAACGTGCTGATTGTAGGAAGATCGAAATCTGATCTATTTTGCGATTCATTCATCATGACCAGTCTCCCCCATGCGAATAAATATCCTGATCTCCGGTGTTTAACGTTATGCCAAAAAGATAATTTCCGGTCTTTTTAGATGTCACGTTTAGTCTTCCTTCTATTCCCCCACTGGGTATCTGCTTTATAGATATTCCGAAATCATCAGTACTGTTTATCCGTTCATTGGTTACACGGTATACGGCAGGGGTATAATACATGTCCAGATTTGAAAGAATGAATTCTTTTAGTGCATCCTTACTTTCGAATTTGCGTATTCTCCCATTTATAAGTTCGTTATGAAACCAATATGTATATCTGTTAACTGTATGCGAAGCCTTTCGGTATAGTTTCTCTATTCCACGGTAAGTAAAAAATTCATCCGGATATGCATCGATGTAATAGATGTAATTTGCCTCGCGATGATGAAAGCATTCCTCGAACAGCGCCGAAACCGCCGAAGATTGCGCTTCAGTAAGGCCAAGACGGTCTATTGAATCGTAGAAAAGAACGGCTTGTTCAAGGAATCCGGTCATTAGCGGGCCTCGTCCTCGAAGAATCTGGCAAGATGATATTTTATGTTAGTAATTTCATCCAGCATGACATCTATGGAACTGTTAAGACCATACGTACGTTTATCGTCAAGCTTCTCCCTAAAATGAGTGAACTCTTCTAGATCCGAATGTATGGAAGCGGCGAAAGCATCGCGATCGGCGATGTCAACCACGCGTTTCCATAGATCCATGCTTATCTTCTCGTTGAACATGGATACATACGTTTCGGCGGTGCTGTCCCGCATTTTTCCGTATAGTTCATATGCCCGCTGGGAAAGTTCATGCAATGCCTTTGATTCTGCGTTCCAGTGATAATTCTGATATGAATTGCTCTTTGCTATAAGCAATTGCAGAACGGCTGTTATCAGCTGTTTGCAATCCGCATCATCGTTGAATTTATCATCCGATAACTCGTCCGGATTTTTCCCTGGATTTTCTTCATGCGTTTCTTCAGAAGATTCTTCCTTGTCAGTTTCGGCAGCTACCGGCTTACCGGCAGCTTCATATATCGCTTTATGGATTTCAGAAACAGCCTGGATGGTGTTTCCATCTATACCTGCACGTTGTAATGATTCGGTAAAAATTTTATATGCGCTCTTCATGTTATCCCTCGGATATCAACTATATCTAGTTTATATGGCGAGGGAAATGCTATCAACCGTATGTCACTTCGTTCTTGGATAGTTTTTTCTTTCTAGACCGCATTTTACTATCAACATAGTTACTTAATTCCATGAAATCGGGAAAAAACATGTTGTCACAGTCCAGCATGCTGTTGGAAGTTTCTGCCGAAATGTAAATCTTATGCTTTCTTAGGCTGCCTAAGTTGTACCGAGGAAATGAACGTAGAATACCGAAAGGGAAACGGCGTAACCGTTATACCTCCGCATTTAGGGCACGTATGTGCCACTTTAGTTACCGTTTTAAATGAACATGCAGCAAGTTCTCGCATCAGCAGAATGGAATCATCCTTAGATAGATTTGCGATGAATCGTATTCTATCGTCAAGGGTTTTGCAAGTGTCTATATCCATTACGATAGCCATGTTAAGAAGCGCTAGATATGGCTTTCCTAAAGTACCTCCACGGCTTTTTATGACATCGCATTGTGCCTTATATGTATAATCATGTCTTCTACGACGGATATATGTTTTAAGTGTCCCGCCAGTTACTGTAATGGGATGATATCCGTATTCAGAATGAAGTTTAAGCACGTCTTCTGGATTATTATTGGTCAAGAATCTCATATTGCTGAAATCAATTTTATAATCCTTGTCTTTCACCTGGCATCCGCATTGAGTGCAGGTGAATCCTCCCCATGTATATGGGTCTCCTGAAAAGGTCGATCCACGGAGATACTGGAGGATATACTGTTCATCCCCGGAAAGTATATCCATTGGATCCGTTCCCCGAATTCGTCTGGAATATATCTCACTGAATGAATCCAGCTTATTATCATTATCCATGTTCTCTATAACTAGCATATCGATTAATTTAAGCGGCTGGACAGCTAACTTATCGGTATTAAATAGATTTTTTGAAGGAAGTTCATCCAAAGGAATGAAGCCTTCCCCTGCCTTTCCGGATGATGAATTATAATCATGTATATCCAGGGGATTTGCCCCAATAACAGAGGCAATCGGATTTTTAGAAACTATCGCATCCCGGGTAGCATCGGCATTTCCTGCGGCATTCATATATTTTTTAGCCAGCTCTTCCCCAGAAGTATAATGAATATCAGGTTTCACATATTCTGGCGGATCGCCCGATTTATTCTGATAGAACATTGCATCATATTGGTCAGGGGTAATCTTTTCGGATGGTTTGGCATTATCAGGGGATTGATTAAGGTCAGGATTAAACCAGCGGGGTTCTTCCTTTCCTGGCTCGATTGAAACCTTTTTTTCTATTGTAGTATTTCCATTGGATGGCATTACCGCAGGCATGTCATTTATTATATGATGCCTCTTAGGTGGTTGAATAATGACATCATCTATTCCGGCTGCCTTGGCCTTTTTAATCTGAGCCATGGCATCCTTCACCATGTTAGCTGTATTATTAACCATTCATCATCTCCCGGCATAATATGAATATATGTATCTATTTCCTTTATATTGTCGATCGTTTTTTAATATGATAGATATCCGTTCGGTTTCATCGGAATTAAGTTTATCCGCCGACTTCTTAGCATCTTCCATAGAAAATAACGCATCACCTTCGATGGTAGGTTGCATAATGGACATATCCATCATGTTCAGGTCCTTTTCATACCATTTCATGTCATATTTTATGACATAAAAAATATGGATACCCTTATTAGGCATTTGATTCATTTTCAGGAACGTCCGATGAGAACCGCTTCTTTATCATGTCCTTTCCTATAAGTACCGCAAAAAGTCTTGCCAGAGCTACCGCCTTGTCAGATATTTTGCCTTCTATGCAATTACGCTGGGAATTATACAATTCATTCCAGTTTACGGTGACACAATATTTCTTTACCATGTCATCTATGGCGTTATATGTAGTCTGAGGAGAAAAATCCGTTTTCGTTGCACAGCACATATGGGTCGATTCCGTAAACCATTTAGGGCTAAGGCATGCCAGCACGCAGGCCCCGGAAGCAACGGAAAGCATAGGGTCAGCGTCTCCGCTGGCAAGATCATAATAAAGACTATCAGAACTATATATTACGAAATCATATTGTCCATCGCGTTCATCTAGATAAGTATGTGCGATATTTTTTGCACCGACGTTAGGAGAAGTATAATGCACAATATGACGTACATCGCCATTTGCCAGAAGCATCATCAGCTCATCGGGCAATTCAGATCCGGTGCATAGAGTGAACTTATATTTTTTGTGCTTTGCTATAACAAAATCGCATATATTCTTGCTTAAAACGGCACCTTTCACTAATATCTTAGGCTTGTCTAGAACTGATCCGACTGCCCTTGCCTTTATTTGAGTGTATACTGGATAGATATTGCATGGAACGGTGAACGGAACAACGACGACGTTAGAATATTGATCTTCGTTAACGAATCCGACATCCTTCAGTGCGAATTTAAGCTCTACCGAAGGCACAACTATGGTGTCTGCTAAAAGAAGAAGATCTTCTACGGAATAACATTCATATATAGACTTTGAACGACCGCCTATGCCTTCCCAGATAAGCTCATCAAGAATATAAATTACTCGTAAGTTTATCTTACGGATGGAATCATTCCCGGAAAGATCGTTGCCATCTATTTTCTCGGATCCTATCGTATTATTGAAACTTCCGAGCTTCATTTTCTGCACGATATCGAACACTTCAGGATTCTTGATATTATCCAATACCACCACAGTTTCCCTGGTAGTGACAAGCTTAGAATATATATCTATGAACATTGATGAGCTAAGAGATATATAGTTGAATTTGCACAATGCGTCATAAAAGGGGCATATACGGGAAAAGTCTTCGTTGAACCGGCCACCGAAAAATCTAGAATCGCCATCATTGACATGAATCACATCGATTTCGGCCTTAATCTTGATTTTTTCAGCTATAATCTTTTCACACAAATCAGTTGCCTTCATATTATCCTTCGGTTGCGTTAAATATGTTTACTTTTCTAAAATATATTTTTTCACGATGCGTCATAATCCATAATCATAGAAATTATTGATTTTTTTACTTCAATTCCCTCTATAATGGGGGGAGGGGTCTCTGCATTTTCCATGAACTTTTCAGCCACCTCTAGTTGAGTCATTCTAGTTATCTTTTCCGCTTCGGTATTGTCCGATGGAATTGTAACGGTATCCTCTGCAGATGCTTTAATGATTGATCCATATGGCACCGTCCGTACGAAAAGAGGGGCTTTATCGTTCAATTTAGCCCGGAGAACCGCGGAATCTTCAGCGGTCTTCGTGCTGTCACAGAAATATCTTACAATGGTGTTTTCCAATTGAGGAAGCGCATCAAGATCATCATAATCATTGACATCGATGAACCGTTCGCCAATAGTGTTTTCTATAAATTCATATGACATATCCTGGTTGAATATGTAAAATCCCGGGGCGTTTCCCATATGCGCGGCGGACATCTGGTATGGAGTTCCTAGATACAATATCTTGCTACTTCCAATTTTAGTTATAGATTTACAATGATAATGCCCGCTTATGACATATCCGCAGCATTCGGCAATTTCTGCCGGATCGAATCCTTCTTTAGATATATTGCTGCCTTCCATATTCATTCCCATGATGTCGAAATGACCAAAGAATACATTTTTATCCGCATCCGCTTTATTTTTAGCGGACGCCTTCATCATAGCCATAGCAGTCTTTTTGGTTTCCTCGGTTCCTAACCAAGGAAATAAAATCCATTTCCATCCATCGAACACCGGATATTCCATGGGGGACATCACTACAGTTACGTTAGGAATGAAGTTTAGCATTTCTATCCCGCATACCGAATCATTATTCTCATATAGCATATCATGATTTCCGGGGATAATGACTATGGTGAAGTCTTTCATCTTGTTAGAAAACATTTGAATAGCATAATGAATATCTTCCACGGATAGAGATTGCCGGTTATCAAAGATATCCCCGGCAAATAGAACGGTATGTATGTTTCTCCGTTTTAGTTCAGCGATGGCAAAGTCAAAGAACCGGTCACGCATCGTATTATGATGGGCAGTAACTATTCCATTATGGTAAAGCGTATAGCCAAGATGAATGTCGCCGAATACGCCTATCTTATTTTCAGTTGCCAAATTCTGTTGTATCATGTCCGAGTTCCTTTTGATGTTGTTTGCTATCTTCTTCGGTAAAAAACGATATGAGCCGGTTCATTTCATCCGGGGTTTCCTCTATTATTCCATCTTCGGATAGAGCCTTCTTTTCATTAGCATCTTTCTGTATGGTTATGGCGCGGAGTTCTTCTTCCTGGCGAATCTTTATGGTAAGCTGGAATAGCTTGTCCAAGGTCCCAGTTACACTGGATATCATAGATGCAACCGATGCCCACATTTTATCACTGATATCCACGGTAGGGTTTATCTGAACCTGCAGCTTATCAAGGAATGCCTTCGCTATATCATATAATTGATGCGCCTGCTCCCGAATTTTCATTCTATCCATGTCAAGCATTTCCGGAGTTATCGGCCCGGATGATCCCGATAAGCTGTCCTGCAATTTTATCTGGGAATGCCCGGCCTCCAACATCTGGGCATTTACTTTTATCCGGTTAACCATCTGCCGGCTTTCTTCCAGTCCTTCCTTGGTGGATCCCAGTGGAAGCTTAAGTTTTTCTTCCAATGCGGAGAAGACGTCTTTCTTGGGATCGTCATGCGGTGGGTATGCTTCTTTTTTATGAATATTCTTCTTATCATCACCGGAAGATGCATCCGAATCATCTGTCCATGGCATTTTCTGGTCCCATGGATTAAACGGCTGTTCACTCATATCAATCCCCTCTTGCCGGCTTCAATAGCAATTGTGTGCAGCTGGATTATTGTATCTATGTTTTTAGGATAATATCTTACCTGTTCGGCGAATGCCTTCAAATTCTCGATGTAATGTTTTTGTTTATTCAATGCGGTTTTCTGGGCGCTTATGCTGGATTCTCCATCAAGCATTAGATCAACTGAATCTTTGGTCTTTTCATATTTCAACCTCTGATTCATCATGGCATCAAATTTTTCCGCCCTTGCTTCCTTATATTTTCCTTCCATTTCATCATATTTAAGCTGTTCCTGAAAAACAAGCCCATTGGCCTCTATAAGGGCGTCGCCTATGTTATATGTGGCATTATGTATCATTTTTTCGATGTCAAATTTTCCGCTATCATCTTTCGTCTCAAGTTTGGATTTCATCCATCGGCTAAGCTTCTTCACCGTGTCATTGTCTATGAATTGTGGGAGATCACTCTGAACCATTATTCCTCGCGCATTGATTCCGATTATAAAATATACTTATTTAAGGCAGAAAAAGCAAGCGCTTGCGTTAATTAATCATTTGACTGCCTGGCCAAGTCTATCGGTCATATCCCCTCCCCGACGCCGGTCAAATATTATCTGAGAATCATTAAACCCGTTCGTATATGTGTATGATGATATTGCGACTGCGCATGCCGCTCCGTAAAACTGGTAGAATTCATCCGAGGAAGAAAATTTGCTCACCATCGTTTTGCCATAACGGTCAAAATATGCCTGAAATTCATCTTTGGTTAGCGGTTGGCCATTGATTATTATTTTCTTTCCGGTATACATCAAAGTGCAGAAAATAGACATCAGCACAGACATGTCGCGGATGACTGATTGATTCACAGAAGGAAATGCCCTTGATAGGATAATGGTAAGCACATTTACCTTTTCCTTTCCAACCGCAGCCTCGCCTTCTGTATATATGGAATTAAGCGCCTTATCATCTGTATGCATATTACTATCCAGTAGTTTAATAGAGTTTATATAAGATTTGCGGAAGAAACCATCTGAACTTTAGCCAGGAAATGGGAATCCATTAATTTGACGCTTCAACCATTGCGCCAAGCTTGTGCTGTTCCTGCATTGCCTCTGGTGACTTTATGTAATCTATCGCATCCACATATTTAGCCCTCATGTCATCGGTAAGACGTAGCTGCTCCTGCTCGGTAAGTATTTCGATTTCCTCATAATTACCATAATAGAACGTAGACTGCAGATAATATATAGCCCAGTATAGCGCGGTCACGTGGTCATCATGCATTCCTCCGCTACCTCCCCATACATTGCTAGTCTTCTGCGTGAACGACATTAGTTCCATTATCGTCAATTTATCTTTTACCTGGATATATCCTCTCTGGACATACATTTTGAGAAGAACGACGACCTTGCTCTTCATAGTAGGCGTGGCCCAAAGCCCGCGGCACATATTATCAAAATTGATTATATTAGGATATTGGGCGACGGTAAAGAAATAGTTATACGCGCAGCTTCCCGGACCGTTGTATTCTATTATGAGATATGGAAACTGATAAAAGCGCAACATGATGTTAGCTATATGGCAAAAGTCATTTATGCTTACCGTGTTGGAAGACATGGTAAATACCTGTTCGCATTTAATATTGCTTTTCGCGAGAAGTATGTGCAAAACATGAGAATCCTTTCGTATTCCGAACCCGGTATCAATAGATGCGACATATGAATATCCCCGCGATTCGACATTTTTCTCCGGCCATTTGAAGACGCGCATTGATATGTCGTTCGTTATTGACTTTAGATTCTCCGGCCATATAGATCCGTCAAACTTAAGAGGTTCCATCGCCTTAAGCTTTTCCAGACATCGGTAATCGATGAGCGTGATGCTGGATCCTATGAATTCGCATTCATATTCCTGGCGGAATCTCTGATCTCCGACCTTTTCTCGTTCTGCTGCTGCCCATTCTTCAGTATGGCTAGGCACCTGATTCCATATCACCGTGGATTTAATGTATCGGTTCTTTGCGCCATCCTTTTCGGCAACCTCTTCATCGATGGCCTTGCACCACATGTCATAAAAATGGTTCATTCCCTTTGGGGTGGACGTTATGATACAACGGGTCGTGTTTCCGGACGATATGGCGGGAAACACCGATGCCATGAATTCCTCGGCGAGGCCAGACCGTAGAATGGCGAACTCGTCAAGATATAGAAGATTGATAGCGAATCCGCGGATGTTATCCGGAGAGGATGAGGATACTATTATTCTGCTGTTGTTTGACAGTTGAATGGATGTTTTGTTCCATAGTTTAACTCCGGGTTGAAGCCACATAGGGAGCTTACTATATGAGTCACGGAGCTGCTGCATCTGTTCCTTGGCAAGGGAAAGTTTGTTTCCTATCATGGCGACAAGCTGATCCTTATGGAAAATAACCCACCATAGGATAAATCCGCGCACTACGGTGGATTTTCCTACCTGTCTTGACCATTTGTTTATGTTGAACCTATATTTCAAGAACCTACGTATCGCACGTTCTTGAAAATCATATAGGGCGAATAGCTGAGATCCATGGTCCAGCGTATTTATATACACATAATGCCGGATGAAATATATCGGGTCAAGGGCGCATTTCTTAAGCTCCTTTAGCTGAGTCATGGTGACTCTGACAGGTTCGTTCGCGTCCCGTAATCCTAATATTCCGTTAAATGCCATTACTATTTACCTAATATGTATTTGTTATATTCAGCTTGCGTCATGTTATGCGCAGCCAGAGTTCCGTTATGCAACTTATTAAGACGGCGTCTTTCATCCGCCTTCTGTTGCAGTGCGGATATTTCATTGTGTGAACACTGGAATGCGTAATCAGCATCTTCCGGAGAAAGTTTTTCCTTCTCTCCTGTAGTCGGATCCTTATACCACCCTCTCACCAGCATCCCCTTGACCGAATCATCTCCCGAATTATACCATTTAGTTATAGTATCCTTCCCGAAAGACTTTACAGATGCCTGTGCCGATTCGGATGATGCATCATTGGATTTGCCTGGATTTCCTACCGATTTTCCTGCGACCGCATTAGCTGACGATGCTGTTAATTCGTTACCATAATCCTGCTGCCCATGAGTAATATCGTCGCCTCCAACTGAACCCAATTCGCCCAATCTTGACTGACCTCTGGTATTAGGATTCATCGCCCGTTCGGCATATATTTTCCTGTCTTCCGGAACCATCAGGAAAGCCGGGGCCGGCATATATTTCATATATTCACTGTTTGGATCAGATAGCATCTTTTTAAGAAGCGCCTTCCCGTTTTCATTCACTGGATTATAATTTAGATCAAGACCGGTGTTAGCCGAAAAATATTTTCCGAACAATTGTTTGTCTGTTATGGTTGAGTTTCTGTCAAATCCCATGCTTGCATAATATTTATCTTTATCGATAACTTTTCCTGACTTATCCTCTCCTTCCATTCCTAGCTGCGTGGAACTTTTTGACGCAAGCGTGGATGCGTCACTGATTCTAAGCTTAGCGGCAAAATCAGGAAGGAAATAAGTAGTGTAATAATATGATTTAAATTCTTCAAGCATTTCTTGTTTGGCTTTTTCCGTGTTTATATAAAACAGATCGGAATGTTCATCCCAGTACGTTTCGAACTTTTTCATGAACTCATCGTTAGCCTTCTTGTTTATTACCGTCTTTCCCTGAGAATCCATGCCAATTGAATAATTAAAATATTCCTTTGGGTGAGATTTGGCCAGCACAGGATCCGTTATGTTAAGCTCGGAATCAAACCCGTAATTATTCTGCAAAGACTCCTGGGAATCTCGGGAGCCAACTCCGGACGCCCCGAAATTTATGGGAAACTGCGTTGCAATCGCGTCCAATTTATCAAGAAGCGTTCCGGACGTAGCATTCATTATTCCGATGGCTTTATCAGCCGATGAAGAGATACTGGCACTTCCAGGAAAATTTTTCGCCACTTTATTGCTTATTGCATTTTGCGCGGTCTCCATTGCTGCCTGTTCTTCGGCCGCCTTTCCATATTCTTCATGCATTTTATAAATTCCCCTGGCCACATCAACTAATCCCCATGCGATAGACGCTATATATAACACGGCTCCAATTCCAGGCACTCCGATCACGGCGCTTTTCTTTCCTATGAAGCAGCCGAGAACCATCAGTCCGACGCCCATTCCCATATTAAGCACACCGTCTGCGCTTTCCAGTTCAGGTGACGAATATATTTCCTTATGCAGGCTAATTATCGTGCCAACTGAATCTGGATCAAGCCCGTAAATATCTTTAAGGGAATTTTCGAACAGTATGTATTTTTCATTGTTTGATAACATTATTCACCCCTCCTTTAAGGCTTAGCACGTATTTCACGAATTCTGCTATGACGGTGGCGGAAACTCCAGTATTTTTTAACTTTCCATCAATTACGCCATATAATACATCCGCGGTTGATTTGACCTCTTCTGAAGCACCAGGAATCACGGAAGACAATGCAGCGGCGGCTTCCTGTGATAATCCTGACGATTTTCCTATTGTTCCCAGATGCAGCCATCTTGTTCCAACATATAGGCCTTGCCCGAATCCGCTGAATTCAGCATCGGGAGCATTTTTCATTTCTTCCGGAAGACTAACCGAGGTGTCATTCATTTTAAGAAGTTTGCTTCCGGCGCATTCTCCAACAAAAGAATTGAATTCCTTCACGCCGTTTTCATCATGGCACCACATGGCTGGGCAAAGCTTACCGGTCACATTATAATGCATGTATATGTTTTTTTCATCGATGGAATATTTATCCATAAGCCATCGTACCAGTTTCTTTGTGTTTTCTTTCACTGCATCGGTGAAATTCCAGTCATGTTCTTCCGGCTGTGGATGATCCACCTTTTTGGTTTTAGAACTACACATTTCTATCGATATTGAATTTTTATTCATTATTTTTCCATACATCGCTGCAAATCCGGATGCTTTCGGATTAGCCATCGTTTGCTTCTCAGATCCCACGGCCATGGCTTCCATATTGGCGGGATCAGGATTATATTGATAAATCTCACTGTCATCGACGATAAAATCAGCGGCAGTATGCTGAAGTTCTCCATTTTTATCATTAGGGCTTCCTTTTGCGAAAAATCCAGCGACAGACAACGCTGCACCGCTTCCTGATGACTGACTTGCCGTGTAATGAAGAACTATATATGATATTTTCCTGTTTGGCGCCGAAATTATTCCACTTGCTGATTTGTCTGAATTTACCTTAACATTGAATTCATCCCCAGATGATGCCATTTTATTGTTTTCATTCTTATCGGATCCGGAAGCGGTTTTATTATCATCGTCTGAAGCCTCCATAAGAGATCGATAGATCGATACAATGGCAGATTTACGTATTCCATCTATTGATGGATTATTTTCAATCGATTCTACGAAGATGTCTTTCATGTGTGCGTTTATAGATATTTCAATAACTAGTTTATATAAGATTTGAGGGATGCTGAAGTTTTCTTCTGCGAATCTTATATAAACTACTTATGTAAACATGCATTATAGGAACGAAATATGGACATGTTCAATTTGCCTACAGAAAAAGAACTTCTTGGAGAGGTGAAAGCACATCTGGAATCCAAGAAGCCAGTGAAAACCCTAGACGCCAATGATGTATTCCCATTCTGGAACGCGTCATCCGTCACTAACAGCGTGGACGAGATGCGCAAGCCAGGAAGAATGACCGTCATGAAAAATGATAAGGTGGGATCGATAGGCCCAGTAAAGCAATCGTCTCTGGAACGCATCAAAGGCCATAAGACTACGGTAAGTGAAGCCAAAAAAGAGCCGGAAGTCAAGATGGAAGGAACGTCGGGAACCCCGAAGTTCAAACCGGTTGTGGTTAATACCGACACTATCTATACGATTAAGGGATCTCCAGTCGGATCGATTAAACCGATAAAGGCAGGCGAGTCCATATCGGCTAATGAAATGAAGACAATCATACGAAGCATTAAGGAAAATCGCATGCCTGACCGTGTAGGTATAGTTAAGCCACAGAAATCGCCTACTCTAAAGATTGGCGGAAAAAATGATTTCGGCGTCGTTACGAGTTCAAAGCCATTGAAAAATCCGGATCCAAAGGCATATGCGAAATATGTCACAAAGGACCTTAAAAACAAAACGGATGAAAAATTGGTTGAACTAGGTAAGCCGGAATATCTCAAAGCTCCTAGCAAGGCCTCTGCCGACAGTCTTGTCGGATCGATAAAGACAAAGAAGTGAACATATGGCAGAATCGTCTTCACAGGCGTTTCCCACAACCAGGGAACTTAACCGCAATCTATGCAGGAACCCGGTGCCGGTGCACCAGGGATTCATTCGTTGCCGGATCGGAGATCTTCCCGTATCATATGATCCGAATTATGATGGGAAACATCCTGTGGATGACGTTACCAAAGCTCACACTGCACCTGCGCCAGAGGTCATTAATGCCAACATACAGTCATTCACTTTTCCTGGACTGGGATTATCGTATGCCGGAGAATATCATTATAAGTTCAGAACATTAATTCCTACCACAGAAGATAATGAATATTTGTACGACACGATAAGTGTGACAATGCTTGCCGACGATTACTATGAAAATTACTGGGCGATAAACCGATATATGGAAACCATACAGAGTGGACAGACGGACGCGTATCCAATTCTTGATCATAATCATAGGGTATATGGATATAACCATCGGTACAGAAACCGCCTCATGTGGATACCTTATATCGAATTCCATTTGGGTGATGACAGGGCACAGCAACACATGATAATCAGATATTACCGGTGTTCTCCGACATCACTCAGTTCACTTACCATAACTCCGGGAAGTGTTTCACCGGTGACGTTCTCGTTATCATTTAAATATCAGATAAGAAAGATCATACGCCTGCCTGATCCGAATAGCATACTGTCCGCCATATGTGTCGTCACTGGCGGGGAAACAAGTAATTCATATTAGGGGGACATATGGCAAACACCAGGACTCAGTTCGATAATATACAGACAATTTCTCCTATAATGCATGATCCAGATAAACCATCTGATACATATATCGGAAGTTTTCTTAAATATGCGTCCGGATTTACGGCAAACAAGTTTCACATAGGATTGCGTGGAGAATACGTAGAAAAGGCACTCACTATAATGCAGAGAAATGCATCCACTGATAAATATACATCTGCGCCGAATCTTTTTCATCAGACCGCCCAATTAAAAAGAGAATTCGGCGAATGGGTGAAATTTCATTGGAATAACAATGACCGGATGTTAAATATGTACTGGAATTGTGAATCGGTCACCCTTCCGGTTCCAACGCTGGACATGCTGACTATGAATTGCATAGATTCCGTAAAGGGCATGACTTTCTCCGTCCCGGGAAAAATTCCTGCTGGAAAGCTTTCATTAAAAATCGTTGATAATTCATATCTCATGTGGTTTAATTTTTTCAATGCCCTGTTTAACGCGCAAATTTCGCCACTTGTATTACGTGCAAAATCCGGATTTCATAAGATTGACATAAATGTAGAGCTATTAGGAGGAAACGCGGCATATAACGATGACAATTCAGTTAAAATAACTGATCTAGACGTCCTCCAGGTATCAGAATATAATTCCGCGGTGATCATTTCAGCTCCTATAATAAATCCGGATAATTCCAAAGCGGATTTAGCTGGTTTCACCGTTGACTTTAACGTGCCTAACCCTCTTAATGGAACATTCAAAAGAAGTGATAGAGGAATGATGGACAATACGACGGTGTCATCAACTATGTTAAAGGCTACAAAAACCGGTATGGACTATGACCCTGGGTTCTGGGAACGCACCAGAAATAACATGACACAGAATGCATTGAGCTATGAATCATTAAATGCAACGGAAGAAAAGGCATTCAATGAACGTATAGCTAAAAATGGCAATGGATTTCCATTTAATTCAGCAGATTATGGAAATACATCATTTGATTAATGTATTTATTTTCTGCTGAAGATTAAGGGTCTTGAATTTTCCATATAAAGGAAGTATCCTGGAATAGGCATCATACACCCGAAGATTATTTTTTGTCATGGGTATCTCGGACATAGGAATGTCAGAAATTGCCTTTATTCTTTCTGAATATAATTTACGGACATCACATCCATGTTTGCTTATTCCCCAGTAGTCAGACTTCGGAGTCCTTACAAAGCCATCATCTAATTCGCTTACATAGTCAGGATATTCAGTGACCGGCACTGAATTCATGATGCATCGGTCAAACATTCCATTTCTATATCCGAGATAATAATCGACCCGGTTATCCATAAAAGTCACGTATTCCCGCCGTCTGTTTGTAAGAATATCATAACATTCATCTTTATCGGCTTGATGCACCGATATATTGTTATCGTTAAGTATTTTTTGGCAGATTTCATTATAACTTATCGTAGGTCGATACCATTTTTCAACGCCGTCGAAATCTATTTTATTAAGATTGAATTCATAGAGATACCCGTTAAGTGTAAGCTCGCTGGTTGAAATACCGGACCATCTGGTATTGCTTGTGTTTCGCACAATGCTATCGACGAACCATTTAGGCATGCATTGCTTATACATAGAAATCAATCTTGTCGGAGAATTTCCTTTATTCTGCAGAATTTCCTGCACTTTGCCATCGTGGTATCCATCGGATGCCGCCTTCCATTCATCCATGTCATCAAAACTAATCTTGCTAAGCGGGAATTGTATCAGCCCATTCTTGCTAGTCTTAAACGTTATATCATCATATGGAATATACATGTATTCGCAATCAGGAACCTCTTCGAATTTTAATTCCGGCAGGATTGCCGTTAGTCGTTTCGCATCATCAAGAGAAACATAATCATTATATTTGTCAAGCGGTTCTCCAAGTTTTCCTGTACTGTAAAACGATACGTCATTTTCAGGATTCATCGCTATATTATGTGCTTCTATAACGGCGTCTATCGTATATCCTACTACTATTCTCTTTATGTTATGCTCTTTTAATTCCATGATTCATTTCTCCTTTGACATCGACATAGCTCGGTCAAGACCAATATTTTCCTGTATATACGAAAGAATATGCTTATTAAGCCATTTTACATCAGGAAGTCCAGTGAATATGTCAAATATCTTTCCATCCGGATCGCAGAATATATGCATTGGCTTGAGGGTAAATCCAAGATCGGTGTACACTTTGCATTTTTCCGGTTCAGGTTCCACTATTATCTTTACCATGGCGTTAGCGTTATCTAGAAGGCCTTTTTTATAAAACCAGTCGTTAATATCGGAGAGCGACGATTTACAGCGTGGGCAATCGGAATTCCCGTCATAAAAAATAAACATCCACATCAGTGTTCGGCAGGATGAATAATCTTTATACACCTCGTTTCCAAAATCAAGAAGACGTTTCGCTAATGGCTTATACAGCCCGACATCTATCTTATCTCCACAGCATAATTTACTCATATTACCGCATACCGTTCACCAAGGTAAAGTATATTTTTTCATACGCTAGCGTTAATCCGCATGCCGTCCGGGAATTTTATCTTTTTCAGCTCGGCGGACACATCTTTAGGCCGTCCAGTCAGAAGATTAGCGGATCCTATTGTGAATATGGAATGGAGGTCTTCATTTCCTGAATCCCTACCATATTCGTCTTTTCCATCCTTTATAAGAACCTTTTCCATGATCACATATTCATCGGAATAGATTTCATCAGGAAGCCCGGCATCGTCGATCCTGTCTTTCTGCTTGCTATATACATACACAGACGATCCGACATCCGGACCTACGGTATTGGCAAGAGAAATAGTCATCTTTTTTCCTAATGTAGCTATGTATCTTCTGCGTATGACCGGAGCTATCTGATACATGTTATGCGTGTTAAGGGGATAGTCGCGTATAAGATATGAATTTCCGAAAGAATATCCGGATGGACCGAAACAGTTCTCTATGTCGGATTGATTCGTATATCCTGCCCCCTTAAGCAGTTTGCCGAAACATTCATTGTCGCATCGTCCGACATCCGGCTTATTGCCTTCAAAAGATGAGTACACTATGTTTGGAAACAAATCCTGCTTATTTTCGCCGGCATCATTGTATCTTGATTCTCTATTGAAAAACCATGCCTTGTAATTAGACGTGCTGTCAAAATAGCTGGAATTTGAGCCGGTCTGATAAGCATCTTTATAATATGTGAACATCTGATGAGGATAATATGTCTTTGATGTCCCTATGCTTGAAATTATAAAGTTACATTTATCGGTGGAAAATGTATAATATAGGTAATCTCCTTCCATGAAGGAATGCTCCCCTATTTCTCCAAGTGACCCTTCCATAGTGCTCTTTATGCATACCCAGTTCATCTTGTCATTGCTGGAATTTGATGTTATTGTGTTTATCGGTTCCGGAATGCCGCTGGTTTTCATGATCTGAGTCATCACTTCCGGAGCGGTACCGTATTTCTGTACTGTACGTGTATTGTACATATCAAACGACCCTAGATGGTACAATACGTTCATATAGTAATTGTTCGTTCCAGGGATAGAAATGATCGGCGGCATGTTATCAACTATGAACGTAAGCGTGGTATCGTTCATGTACTTTGATCCAGTATGGTTCATTTTCATAAGGCCATATTCACCGCTATGAATTATAAATCCTGGGTCATTGTTGCACATTATCTGAAATGACCCATATGGAACCTGATTCATTGGTATTTTCATGGTGAATTTTCGTATAGACGCCTGGGTATATTCTCTCCCCATGAGGAATACGTCTATAGTTATGTTGTCTATTGAACTTGTATCAAGCATTGGTATCTCCGGTGAATCATTTCATGTTTGGATCGTATTTTTCTATCCAGGTAAGCGCGCCCTGTAATGTAGGAAGAGACAATAGTCTCCCCTGCGTTACTTCACTGACTACCCCATTAAACAGATTATTATAATGGGTCCAGTATTCGGTAGTTATCTCCAATTCATCCATGGCATTTTTATATTCTGTCTCAAGCGCAGCATCCCGGTATCCTTTAAGATACAGCTCATTATATACGCTTTCGGATATTATCCGTACAGAATCCCGGCAAGGAAGCGGGTTCCTGATTCCATTGGCCGCGCATAGCGCCTTGCACATTCGGCTACTTCCAAGAGCACGTCTGGCTATTATGTCAGGCCTTCCCTGTTCATATCCATATACAGTGGTAAAATCCTGTACTCCTTCTTTGTCATCTCTAAATCTTGGAAATTCCGATGTAGTTCCCATGGCATCCTCCTATTATCAGCTTCCGCGTAAAGGATAAAATATATTGTCCCCTATGAACCGGATGAAATCGTGATTTGGACCAGGGGTTAACCATGTCTCAAATCCTATCTTGGCAGACACCGTAATAGGAATATGTGCGCCAAGCCTATTGACGAAAAGTTCCTTTGACGATGATATAGTTATATCGGATATTACCAACGGCTCAATGTCAAGTATGTTTCCTACGGTGAGTCGCACCGGTTGCGGAACCAGAGTAACATTATATCCAAAAAAATCCTGCGCAGCAAAAAAAGTATCAAGAAGATTCGATACCACATCCGACGTGGCGGTAATGACATTGTTCTTCTGATTATTAGAAAATTTACCGGTTTTTGCTTCCTCCTGATTCTGTGTAATCTTATTTGAAAGCGGAGTCAATACATCATTAGCCCATGATCCTAATGTTCCGGCAAGACTGCCAGCGATAGAACTAGTCATTCCGGCAGCGGTATCTACGGCAGAAATATCATTCCCGCTAAGCGCCGTATTTTTAAGCTGACCGATGCTTTCCGCGCTTGCCTTAGCGGAATCCGACAAAGCGCCTAATTCAGTAGTCATATCTCCTAGAGAATCAAACGATTGCATGGCAGCGCTGCTCGTGGCTTTAGCTAATCGTTTTCCTAACGTAGAGCTTTTATCTCTATATAAATCACGGACATAACCTATCTGTAAAAGCCTGTGCAATGAAAGCCGGAACAAATCTTCCTGCTCAGGCAAATACCATTGTATGGTTATTGATCGTTTGAAATCAAACTTAGAGCCATTGAATCCCTTCATTGTAGAACTTCCTGTGCTTGACGAGTCAAGTCCATACAATGACATTATCCCGGCGCCTTCCGATCCATTAGCCGCATTTTTTGAAGATCCGGGTGATAATGCCGACCCTATCATTCCCATGCCGCTATGAAGTTTTCCTATTAATCCGCTTTGCTGATTCTGTGTAAATGCATTTATGGCAGAAAGAGCCCCTCCTACCGCCGCTCCGCCAGTAAAGCCATTGGCATTTCCGGTTGCGGCTTCTCCGATGTTTGCGCCAAGAGGCATCAGAACGGCAGGAGATCCAAGCGCATTAAACGCGGCGGTTATGTTCTGTTCAGCAGTCTGTTCAGACCATGCATTTGTCAACCCAATGGTTAAATTTGTCAAATCATCCGGAGACATTATTCCATAAAACGGTTTGAACGGTTCAGAATTAAGCTGTTCAGCTATTCTGTATTTAAGCGCATCAACCGTGCGATGGATGGCTCCTAGATATGCCTGCCGTGCATGAAAGCCAAGCGGTTCTATACGTATCACGTTCGGATACAATTCCGAGGTAGAATTATGTACCGGTTCATTAGCGTCAGCCTTATGCGACGCCCGTGGCATATACCGGTTGCTATCAGTAAATGTTGCATCATTATCACTTATCATTAGTTACCTCTGCGCGTCATATCAGTTACCGCATCAAGATACTGAGCATCATATGCACGCCGTTCATTGCTATTTACTAGATGATCGGTAACAGATTTACCTATCGCATCAGCCAATGCTTTTATGTCCGAATCCGATAGAGATGATTGCTGAAACATCTGAACGGTACTGTAATCCATTGGCATTTCCCTTTCCATATCTTCCTTTATGGTTCTTTCCTTATCATCGGGAATTTCTACATTGGGTTCTGGTTCATATAATCCATCCATGGTGGTATCAACATTAGTGCTGTCCGGCTCATTGTCGCCAATTATTTGCTCTTTAGAAGATGTATCTGGCATATTTGTGTCATAGTCTGATTTTTCTTGGAAATTCTGTATGCCGGGTCTAATCTCTTCATCGACTTCATTATCGTCAATGATTGACGGAGGATTTACCTTATCCATGGCAATGTCATGATCCATATCCATCAAATCAGCCATATTGATAGCAGAATCGTTTTCTGTGGAATATGTTTCATCTGAGTTTACCGGAGACTCTTCTGAAACATCCTTAGGCTCATCAGTAAGGCTAGGTTCAATCTTATCAGCCTGTGCAGGAGAATTATCATCTTTAGGAAAGCCATCAGTCATTGCATCGGTCAATGCGGCTATTGAATCCTTTGATATATCTATCGGAGATGGAATGATATCAGAAGGGTTATTCTCTTCTGTAGCCTCTTCTTCTTCAGTGGCAAACCCTTCCTGCACATCCGAATCAAGCGCAGAAGATAATCCATAAATAGAGTCGGATACATTTTTTAGAGAATCTGTTATAGCATCATATTTTTTAGTGTAATCTATCGTTCTAGGAACAGCATATTCATTGTGTTCCTGCTCTGCCATAGGTTCCTTGTCATCGGATGTTTCATCGGGAATTTCCTTATCTGTGACAGGCTGGCCTATATTCTGCTCCGATATCTGAACCGGCACTGCGGAAGGAAGTTTCTCCAGGATTCCATTCTGCTTATCTATGGAAGTTATCATTCCATTCATTAGTGAAGAAAGTTTACCTAATTCATCATTCTGTTCGTATTCGTCATCGGAATGTTCGGGAAGATTCACATTTACTTTTACATCAGGAGGATTGATTAATTCACTTTTTTGATTAATTTCTTCCTGCATGTCATCATCAGGGGATTCATCATCTTCGGGAAGCGATTTTTCTATATCCTGCTCAGGAATAGTCAAATCCTTTATAGAGGATAAAAGTTCATTCTGCGTTTCTGATATATCTTTAAGAGTGATCCCTATTTCTTCCCTGGATTCCGAATCATTGCCATTGTTCGCATCTGCCGCTGAATTTGACTCGTGTGATTTATTTTCATCGTCTTTATTGTTCTTGTATAAAGAATATATACTATTCATGGAAGAATTAAGCTCGCTGTCATCCAGAGCACCGCCGAATCCGTCTATTATTCTATTTGCCAGCTCTTCATTTCCAGACTGTGATTTTTCAAGATAATCATTAAGCGTATAGGAAGATTGCTCAGCAAAATCCTTCTTTTCAGTATTTACCTTTTCAGAAAATGCCGCAGCTAATTTATCGGCGATAGTGACTATGTCATTGTCGCCGATGGTAGCAGGTGCTTTTGTCGTATTTGCTTCAGCCATATTCCGCCGGTAAATTCATTAACTAGTTTATAATGCCGGCAAGATTTAATGTCGATATCATGAATGGAAATAGTTCGCCATATTTGAGCCGCTTTTCTCAACCCTGTGTGAACCACTCCTGTCATAAATGGCAGGAGCTTCTTTTCGCTTCAATGGTGTCTACGTGCTGGTTTCATTTCTGAAGCCATCTAGAGGCAGTTACCTCGGCAGAGGACCGTTCAGGTCGCTCAGCTTTAGATTAACGTGGAATGCCGTTCCACAACTTTGATAGTTTTCAGCATCAATGATAATATATATTTTTCTATGGTGGAATTCTTCTCTCCATACTAACGCCCAGGCATTTTCTTCCGCGAATCTTATATAAACTATTTTATATAATAATATGATTATCAGGCATATGACCGTATGGCAAAGTGCATAACTGACGTAATATCTCCTAGGCAAGGCAATTCATCGACTGATGGTGATGACGCCATTCTTAGCAGCTTCACGGAAGCTGTTAACAAGGCAGCTAATTCAGTATATGATGCATCGTCTAAACTGGAAGCCACGAATTGCACAAAGATAGTGTTTGACTGGTGCAAGGACACTATGGGAATAAACGCGTATACGGCAGTGGATGCGCTATCTAAAATGAAGTTCGGCATAAAACAATTCAATTCATATAATTATCCGGTAAATCTTAGCAAAATAAAGCTTTCCGATAATTTTTGCCAAATGCTAAGCACATGGATAGCATGGATACAAGAATCAATCGATATATCGACCAAGGCTGCATTTGCCCTTTTCATTAAAATAGATGCTGCTCGAATGAGATTAGAAACCGCGACGCTTAATTTTAATACCGCCATATTAAAATGCCTGTCTGATATACTTTCTGATCTTAAAATATCCGCCGGCATAGGAGTTGATGTAGGCGTATCAGCGTCTCTTTCGTTTGACTGGGATGAACTATATCTGATAATGGTTGATTGTCCATGCTTTTGCAGAGCTATATCCTGTGTGACAGGATGCAACACGGATTCTTCCGGAAACGACACTTCACGGGATCCTGATTATGTCATATCATGTCTTAAAAGCAAATTTTCAATAGGAACAGAACTAAACCTTGGAATAGGGCTTACCGGATCAATGAATGATCTCCTGTTTGATTTTCTGTATAAGCTGTATATGGCAATCCAGACCGCCATAGAGATGACATTTGAACTCCTCATGCAGCCATTGCGGGCATTAATAAAGGCATTCGCCGATCTTCTTACACAGAAGTTTGACGTATCGCTATTCATAAAGACGCTCGGGAACTTTGAATGCTTCTTTAACTACAGCCTGGAATATAAGCATAATAAAGAATTTTACGGAATGTCAATAATAGACATGATAAATACATTCAAGGGATGGACACAATGCTTCAATCATCTATGCCCGTCGCTTGCAAAGGATGTGGAAGCTAAGTTAAAGGACATCAATGAAAGTCTTCGACTTAATGATTCTTTTTGGACAGGGGCGCTTGAAGCGGATCTGTATAGTATATGCATTGCCACTAAACTTGGGTACGCCAGCTTTTCCAGTTATGAGATGAGGGAAATATACAGGGACAATCCAAAATCTAAGTTTGATTCCTTGCTATCTGAGCTAAAAGCTACAGGAATAAAGAACCTATGCACAGAATACAAAAGAAAAAATGCATATAAAAGGGTATCTCAAAGAAGTGCCACGGAAGATGCAATTTTATTTCGCACTGCACCGGATAGAGAAAATGAAGTTAACGTAGGAGAAATTCCAATTTCTTCCAGCGAAGAAAAAAAATGCGTCACGATGGCGAAGAACCTCATCGATAAGACCGTAAGCCCGTATTTCACAGAAAAATTTTATCAGCTTCTCCGGCTTCTTTCTGATTATGCAATGGATTCTGATACTGTAAATGATCTTACAAAAATATTGGATAACAGCAGCAAAAAGACATATCCTGCAGGATTCAGTAAAAAATTCACCCCGTTCCCAGGAAACATAACGGGTAGAGAAGAACTTTCCGTATATCCGGATGACACCGAAGTGTCATATGAATTAACTGATGACTATGATGCCGCAGAAATAGAGGAGATCCTCGGCGCATATGCGTAGGATTAAATTATGCTATATGGAATGAATACAAAACATAGCAAATATTGCCTTCTGAATCCAGAAAAATATATGGAAAACCTTCCCGCTCCCGTATGTAAGTCTTCATGGGAAGAACGTGTATTTGAGGCAATGGATGGAAATGCATTCATTACAAAATGGGGATATGAACCGTTTGACATATATTATATGTCACCTAAATATCAAAAAATGAGCATATATAAGCCAGACATATATTGCGAGTGCAAATCTCAAGAATCAGATAAACCAGCGCGATGGCTCATCGAGATAAAGCCTCATAAATTTTCGGTAATGCCCGAATCCCCTCCGACCATAGTTGAATCGGCAACACCGGCTCAAGTAAAAAGGCATAACAAAAAAATGGCAAGATACTATGCCCAATGTGAAGAAGTTATGGTTAATCAGGCTAAATGGTCGGCGGCCCGTAACTGGTGTTCAGACCGTGGCGTAAATTGGCTAGTGTTGACTGAAAAAAATGCTCCTGGCTCATTTATTTAAAACCGAGGAGGTTCACTTTTGTTTAGATATAGAAGGCATGCGATTACCAATAGTATTACGCTTATGCCAATAGGAATCCAAAACGGGGCGAGAATCCATAGCCAGCTCCATGCAATTATATTGCATATTTTAAAAATAATGAATGCTACGCCAAGAAGGGCGCATATTAAAACTAGCTGGCTACCTAAATTTAATTGTGTATTCATTTCAGTTCCTTGATGATAACTATCATTATTAAAATATATTTCACAAACTATAATGAATTAGAAAGGAGAATCCTAACCGGATTCTCCTTTCTCCATCACCAACAAGTTTAATTCTTACCTTCATTTTCATCAACTGTGACATCTTTAGTAAGATCCTCTCCAAGTATATCAGAAAACGAAATAGGAAACTGAATGAACTGAGCAGTGGTCTTTTTCTTCTTTCTCGTCGGAAGGCCAAGCAGATGATCCGACTGAGCTTCGATTTCAATTTCTAACGGAGACTGTTCTTCAGGTTCATCCTGATGTTCCTTTACCTTGAGATAGCTGCACCAGAATTTATTATCATCGGTATGCGGGGCCATTGAAAAAGTAAAGATATATTCTGCGCAGTCCCCGATATCCTTATCTATCTTCTTTTTAACTGATACTGAAATAAGATCTGCCTTGAATTCAATCATGTCAAATGTCACGTTAAGTGCATATGGAGTGTCGAGCGTATATTTTGCCTGACCATATCCGGTTGAATTTACGAAGTTATATGCGCCGTCAAGCCCGGCATCCATTACTTGCATATCGTTAAGAATAGATTTTCCAGCCCCGCTTTCTTTAGCCGTTATGGAAAATTTGATAAACGGAACGCCATCCTTGATATCAGGACGGTATGATGTAAGATATCCATTAAATTTTTTTAGCATATTATTCCCCAGTATTAGTACACGGTTACGGAAATAACCGTATCCCCGGAATGGTTAGTAAGTTCATCAATGGTATTATTAAGAACATGTTCCGCAGAAAACGATAGCAGTTTAGCATTGTTAGTCCAGAATTGCTCCAGAGATCTAGCAATAGCGATACGCCTTCCTTCCTTACGATTATTAGCATCGCCTGGACGCTGATAGCTTCGCCCGACATATAGGATACTCTGCAATACCTTTTCAGATTTTTTATGAGAGATAAGTTCGGATACAGCTTCGCATCTTCGTTCAGTCCATTCTGTGTAAACATCCTTTCCATTCTTCTTACTATGGGTCTGATGATCCTTTTCGGAATAGTATGTCGTGAGCTTCAGCGTAGCAAACAATGAATTGTCATGTCCGTTAATGTATTTGATAATCATGGTGATTCCTTTTATAATAGATGTTTGACATAGTTAAACATAGCATTTATTATTAAAATTGTCAATAGGGCATTACTATTTTTTTCTCTTTCCTTGAATTACAGTTTTCATACTTGACCAGACTGATTCGTTAGTATGCATGAGTTTTATTAGCCAATCAGGTTTGTCGGTTATCTTTATGCATGGCTCTATGTAATCGACATACATCTTAGATGCCTGTTCGACGGGCATTCTGTCCATGAAATGGTATAGATTGCTTACTATATTTTTATTATATTCCGTCATATTTGGGTCAGACAGAAGCGATATGGCGGTCTGCATAATATTTCCGCACAATGCCGTCTGATATACGGTGAGCATCTTAGCTACTCTAGCTGCTGAGGCGGTGACCTTTGCCTGATTATTTTCAAGCAGAAAGTTTTGCGGATTAAACAGCCGTTTAGTGCACAGCCATGAGTAAAACGAATTCGCCTCTTCTGATCCAAGCCATATTTCAGCATCTTTCTTTATTACTATAGGGTCATCCTTATAGCTGCCCATGTTAACGCCATTTATGTACATCTTGGAAAACGCTTCCCAAGACCGTGGATTTACCGTGTGGTCATCTTCATATGATTCTACATCCGTCATATCAAACAAATGACTATCATCAGCTTGATCTATGTAGCTAATTATATCTGGATGTATCCGATGAGTTGCAGCCCACGATAGCCATCCTGATTTATCCACATCAACGTAGAATCTGGCCAGTCTGCTGAAAAACGCCCTGTTGAGTTCATCGACATCATTGCTAGCATATGCAGCAGAATTCATTGTGCATATCACCCTGGATCCTGCAGGAAGTTTTTTGCCAAGGAATTCCTGCTCTTCGGTGCATAGTTGCATGATTGCATTAATTATTTCTTTTTTAGGACGGTTTATCTCATCAAGAAGAAGTAACATTGGCGCTGTTCCAGAAAGCCAGTCAGGAATGGTATGAGAATGTACACCATTAACATCCCGAAGAAGTCCGGTTAGATCGCCGGTCTCTCCGTCTTCAGCACAGCGAAGCTTTACCAGTTTAAGACAAAGTTCCTTAGCAAGAGATATTGCAAATTGGGTCTTTCCTATTCCTGGCTGACCTATAAGAACACATGCGGTCTCAGGGGCCATCCGTTTTATCTGAGATTTAATGAATGAAAAACTAGACATATTTGTCCATTAAAGCTTGAACAGGGTCTGATTTGTTATCTGCTTACCATCTGTAACGAATAGATAGCTTGCCGCCGGATATGCGCTATGAAGCGTAGCCATGCTATATTCACCCGGCCCAACTATGGATGGCTGGAATATGATCGGGATGTTCTTTCCGGCAAGGAACCATTCACCTCCGATATGCCAATGACCCATTATGCAGACGTCCGCCACCTTTCCAGTAGCAGAATATATCATAAAATCTTTGAAATTATCGCGGGATACTGTTCCAAGCGGAGAGCAGAATGCAGCTCCGCCCTTGTAAGCATCGCCATGCTCTATTTTCCATGTCTGCTCACCTATGTTGGCGAAAAGAACAGGAGAATCAGAAACGGTAACACTGACATTTTCGCTGGCGTCAAAGGCCTCTTTTATGAAACAATAAAGAATGTATTCATAATTATTATACCCTTTATTTTTAGACTGCCATTTCTTTGTAGTCCGGGAATGATTTCCGACTACGCAATACAAATTCACCTGCTTGAAGTTCTTTGAAATGGATTTAATCGCGCCGACGAAAAATTTGAAATAATCTATCATCATTCGTGTGATCGGTCCGGCATTAGTTTCTACAAGTTCATCATGAATGTTTCCAGAGAAAATATCACCTAAAACGGGTATGTCGAGGATTCCACAGTCATGCTCTTTAGCCATCTCCAATGCCTTGGTAAATAGCTTTACGTGACGTTCCTTGGAAATTTCAGGATTGTATGCGTTTATGTTATTAATGGCCAGAGGATCTATCACTTCTCCATAGTGAACGTCGGCGATCGGCATGACAAGATGATGATCACCGGTATTCATTTTCGTTATATTTATTGAAAATGTGTCAAAGGATACCTTATGTATCTCGTCTTTAAGCTCGCTCGCTATTTCGGCAGCCACATAGGAATTTACCCGAAGCCTATCATTTTCAGCTCTAAGTCCGGAAACTTGTTTGCGCAAATAGCGATTTTCATTTTCAGTGACGTCATTAACAATTTCATGGTCATATTCGGAAATAGACGCCTTACTGGTATTTTCGCCGGCATGTTGTTTTGAAATATATCCATTATACCGTACAAGCATCCTGGAAATTCGCTTATTAAACGCGCCTCTAGTCAATGAGAATCCGGAAGATTTAATTTCACCGGCATAATTGTCCATGATTTTCTGTTTATTACATCCATATTTTTTGCATATTTCCAAGATGCATATCTGATCTTGAGTAAGGGATTTAATAAATCCGCTATCTGAAATTGATTGCGTCATAAATATAGGAATCCATGTAAATTTGGTATCTACTTTTAAATATATATTTTTTCTAGCCCATTATGATAACAGGGTGCGCTTATTTATATAATGCCCGGCAACGATTTCACCATTTATGGAGGAATTAGTTCACCGTCATATGCAAAATACCATACATGATACATTACATGTACTGCCACTTTTGGCAGCTTCAATCTGGCTCTGCTGCTCGCCGATGCGGGTTTCAAGGGTGGCCACCCGCGAGTCGTCCGAGGAAATCCCGGTCTTCGCGGCTGCCAGCCCTCCTCCGGCTGCGGTTAAAAATGCGGTGAAAATCGCTATCGCGATCTTATAAGGCATGCGGATTTCAAGACTTTTACAATTCATAATGACTCCTTACAAAGTGAACATATATCCCATTATTAGCCCTGATGCCGTGTATGGGTAGGAAGTGTTGCCATTTAGGATTGCGCACCGGAACACGTCTCCGGTGGATAAAGTTTTAACGCACCTTGAGAAAGCGCTGCCATGGTCGGCATCCTTAAGTACAAAATAATCCGTGTCGCAGCGTTTCTCGCACTGGCCGATTCGGTATTCCAGCATATTGATCGCGCTGTTCCGTTCCTTGCGCGTTTCCTCGCGTTCATGCCGGATTGAAGAGTTCTCCGTATGGGCTTTAATATACGCAGTCAAAGCGCCCAGGCAGGCTATGATAGAAGTTGCTAATACAGGATCCATAATTATACCGCCGTAGTGAATGATACGGGGATATGAAATTCATAAGCAGTCCCCGCAGTGAAATTGCCGAAAGTAGTTGTCGCGGCAAAATTCATAAAAGAATTAGTGCCGTTATTATATATGTTGCAGAATACAGTGCTCTCTCCTGTAAAAAGAACAAATCCTCCGCCGGTCATAAGCCCGTGGCTAGAAGCTAGTTGTACTGCCAGGGTACTTTGATTTTTAGGAGAAATGCCGGTGCTTGTATAAGGGCCGGCTCCAGTTCCGAAATACCAGCCGGACGCGCTCTGCGGATTGAAAACTACGGTTCCTTCCAGTAGTCCGCAGAATCCGCACCGGGAGAGCTTGAAGCTGTTTATGACCGTGTACTTCTGTACGGAAGAATCTGATCCGTATATTAAGTACATCTGGAACAGTCCCGACGTACTGGATGCGTTGGTGGGGTGATTGTAGGTCCCGTTCCCGGTGCTCCATGCCATATCCGCCGTTCTAGTGAACATCGTGGTTGACGCCGCGTATCCTATGGAATTGGCGGAATAGGCGTTTGGATCCACCAGGGAGCTTGCCGATGCCAGGGTCTGGCCTCCGGACGCGCTTATTACATTGTTCGTTATGGTTATGTTCGTTCCGGCGGTGAGCTTGTCCTGCTTCCCGGCGACAGCCGCTGTGAGTGTGTTGTCCGCGCTCTGCCGCGCGTTAACCTCCGTAGTGAGCGACGCGTTTAATGCGCCGTCCGCGGCCTCGCGGTTGGTTATTTCCGTGTTTATGCGGTCGGAAAGCGCCGTGTCCGCCGCAGTCCGGTTTTCCGTTTCTGTAGAAAGATTAGTGGCCAGCGTAGAAATGCGGTTGTTAATGGTCGTGTCCGCGGTAGACCTGTTGGATATTTCCGTCTGAAGGTCGGCAGCCGATACGGCCCCTATATTTTCCCTGGCGATAGATTGTTGCTCTGATGTTTTTGCTTGGGTTGTATATAATACAGATTGATTGAAAGCATCGGACATAACATATTTCTTTGTTACGGGCGTTCCTGTAGTCGATCCCCCTATATTATTGTCATTGATTGTAACTGGAACGGTAGCTTTGGTAATATCGATGTTTGCTATTTTTTCTTCAGCAAGTAGTGATAGCTTCTTGGTATTGAGAATCATGATCATCCTCCTAAAAGCAGATCACCGCTTTCAGTAGTTAAAAATTCGTTATTTTCAGAAGAAAGCACTAAGGTTGCATCTTCTACATTAGAATCATCAAACATTCCAAGCGTGGGGCTAGATATAGTTCCTCCCGTCCTGGATCCCATCGTCGGGATATCCGAACCGGGATATACGCTTCTTGCAGGTCGGCAATGCCATTTTACGGACCAGAAATTCACTTCAGGCGCATAGTCCCCAGCCTTCTGGTTTCCATATGCTGTCATAGGTATCTTTATGCTTGAATAAAGATTATTGAACCGTCTAGCGCTGCCAAGGTCTATTTCAGCATATCCATTTGGATTCAATGACAGATATTTTCCAAATGTAGCCACCGTCGTACCAGTTTCTGACCATGCAGAAGGGGTAAGTATATATGGAAGTGCAGCATATTCTCCGCTAAGGTTATTCTCTTGCTGTATTTTTTGCAGCAATCCTTGTACTTCACCTTGTGTAGGAAGCCTCCATCCTGACGGATATGTTACCGCGTCATAGAAATAATAGCTTGACGCATCTATTCCATCTCCGTCATATCCGGTTGTAATCCATAACAGTGACTGCACAGAATTAAGATAATTATAGTATACCTTATATTTTTTGGATGAATCAACGGCATCAGTTATTTCATTAGGCCTATCCAATGGGCTTCCTGGAGATTTAACCAGAATCACTGAATATGAAATGCCTTCTACCCGATCAGTCACACGATACGAGAATTCTCCGCCGGAAAGAGTTATTGTAAACACTCTTTCCACATCGTTTTCCTTTATAAGAAACGATATTGTATTACCTGTTCCTCTGGCGGTTGCATTATATGCCGTCTCGGTGCGCAACGCTCCTGTAGATCCATATGGAAATGAGTTCATAAGAAAAGGTATGCATCCTTTGTTTATTTCAAGCGCGGGTTGTGCTTCATACGGCATCCGCATTCCTTCCTTATATCCTGTTCCAAATCCGCATGGCATTACCCAAAGTGGCTGCGTCTCGCATACTGCGGAATATACAGATGAAACAAATTTACCATCCACCATGCCAAGGCTTTTATCGACTCGGTTTGCCGCCGACTTAGGATTTGATATACCTACCGTGTATGATTTTTCCATGGCGCCTAAAGTATCAGCACCATACATAGGCGTTAGATAATTAGTTGGATACTGATAGTAATCTTTTATAAGCCATCTTCCCTTATATGCGGAAAATACCGCGGATATATGGATTCTGGTATATGATCCTGAGAATCGTTCCGACATATAAGTGGCAGATGCACTTTCCAGGGGAGAAGTGAATGATACCGGAGTGGAAGCGACTGCGTCATCGGAGACCAGTTGATAAGTCATGTTATAATCTATTGCCGTGCCATCTCCTCCGGTGATCCCGGAATTAGATGCCAGGTCATTATATTCATGCGAAGTAAGATATCCTGATGGAAGGCGGCTTTCATAAATGGTAATCTCATGCGCCGTTATAAATGCGTTTTTTTCTGAATTTATTACTCTTTCGGAATCATACATGTGCATCGGCATCTTCTGTGAATACATAGGAAGAAGGGATTTGGAATATCCAATGATTCCGGATGTGTCATTGGTATCATCCGAATACATCGATATTAATTCCAATGGATTATTCGACCCATCGGTAAGATCCTTTGTAGCGGAAGCAGAGAATGCAACAACCTTGTCAGGAAACCCTAGGATAGCCTTACGTATTTCCGAATCGCTGCTGGAAACCATCGCTTTTACATCTGATGATGGAAGGTCAGGAAACGCGGTTCCGTCAGTTGAAAAAACATGAGACATCGGGCAGAATGGATCCATCGCTCCATTTTTAAATTCGTCCGCTATATTTTCAAGATATGATATGCCACGGAGTCCTCTATTTATCTCATTTATGGTAAGAAATCCATTTACCATGCTGCATGCTCGGTTGATGGTAAGGTCAGAGGACGATGATCCATACGCTGCGCGTATTATGCTATGGTTTGCCGCATAATTAAAAGGCGAGGAATTTTCGATTCCAGAAAGTGAATCCCCTGTAAATGTTTCTTCAGTCTTCTGCGTTGTCCCGCCCTGCGTTTTGGAACTGACATACATTATGTTTCCACTTGCCCCGGATAGGACAGAACTCATGTCAGTATCATAAAAGATGTCAAATCCCGGAATCTTGGTTATCTTATCCCATCCGGCATACTCAATGTTCCGTTCGTCTCCGTTTGGATAAACGCCAAGCGTATAATCAGGCGTATGTATAAGTTTTATAAGCCATTCGTTTATTTTTTTAAGGGTAGTTGCATCATTTGTAACAGGAAGAAGACCATCAGGGGGCCACGATGTGTCCTTAACTGAATATGACGTCCCGGAATACTTATAGCCAACCCTCGATATTTTAAAATCTCCTATTAGATCCCAATACGCGAGTTTTGCCTGAGATGTCACTGACATGGTGTCATCATCTCCGGAATAATCCGTATCTATGGATGACGCCAATGCCACCCGGGTAAGCTCGCCAAGGACACTTGCCGATGGAGTAAGATCATAATTTATCCTGATCTTATCAGCCGAAGCTCCACTTATGCCAAGGGGTTCAGATAGTTTAGCAAATATATCAGAGTTGACATCAAACATCATTTTTGCCACGGATGTTTCACCGGAAGAGTCCAGCCAGTCAACATCAGCTCCCGATGTCAATCCTAGATGGCGTATCCTTTTTCGACCGTTAAGCCGCCATGGAAATGTTCCTGTTGATGTAGGATACACAGTGGCAATCACTGCATCAGGATCATTAAAAACAGTATCGGAATTGTCAGCAGTAGATATGAATACCGTACTGTCTCCGGCTGCCCTTTCAGTAAGGCCTTCCTTGTCATCCGAACTATTTTTAAGATATCTTATATCCATCATGCAGTTGGTGTCTTTCGTCAGCATAGACCATTTTCTAGATGTCGTGCTATATGGAAATGTTCCATCGACATATACCGACGTAGTATACAATTTAATGTTTTCCATGGATGGATCTATCAATGTTTCAAATTTAACTAACATTCCATCCGATGAAATAGACTTGACCGTATAGTATCCTTGATAAGCCGTTCTGACGCTGAATTCAATAATCTCCCCAATGGAATGGCCATCCTGCGAAAATGTATATTCATAATCATTTCCAGTGGAAGTAAGCGTTATTGTATCTGCCCCTATTTTAACGATATCTGAAGAAGTAACTGCACGTCCGATAAGAACAGTAACCGTTGATCCGGAAACCGAACTTACTTTTCCTGATGCCATGATCTCTATAGTGCCGTCAATAATTACCTTTGATTTTGCCTTTACCCCGGTCAATGCAGAGGCAAAGGTTAAAGCGTCATATTCGGTATTTTCAGAAGAATCTACATAAAAAGTTCCGGAAACCGAAGAGACGGTAGCAGATCCCTCATATGTATATTTTTTATTACATTCTCCGGTGTTTATTATGGAAAATGCTATGCTTCCTACATCATCTGATGTAAGCGTGCTCATTGTATAAAACCTAAAATGTCCATCGGATACGGACACAGTATCGCCATTTATCCTGTTATCTGAAAGTGAGTATTGCTTTCCGGTAAGTATATATGCCCTTGGCTGACGTATATAAGAATAATACCCCTTAAGTCTGTCGGAAGATGTTCCGGAAGATGGCTGTGCGGTTATTGGAAGGGCTATATTGAATTCTCTTTTCTCTCCATCAATGACGGTAAGAGGCGTAGTAAGATGTATATACGTTTTGCGAGGAGGAGTCGATGCTATATTTGATAGGTCCGTATTTATTACTATTGTGTCACGTCCTCCTATCCAAGGAAGATTAGGTTCACTTATTGTTATGTTATTATTGTAACTTCCGGTGAATTCATCTTCAGGATAGTCAGGAACAGGTGTATCGGTCCCTGAACTATCAATAGCCATTGCATTCATCTGGCGTTCATATTCGTTTTTTTCAATTATGCCCGCTGAATTTATATTAGATATCAGACATCCTTCGGAAGAAGTGTCACTAGGTATCTTACCAAAAGAATCAATGAGAAGTATCCGGCGGCCCGATGATATCGCAATAGGAGAATCGCCGAGAAACCATTTGATCAGAAGTCCGTTAGCTACGGTAGGATATTCTTTTCCATAAAATTTTCCACAGCTAATGGCATCCCCTAACCGAGAACGTAAATAGTCCCCCACCTCCTTCCGGCTCTCCGCTTTCCTATAATGATTAAGCGTTCCAGAATCATCATATACACCGCCTTCTACATTATCATTTTCAGTTCCATCGAAAGTAAGTTCAGACAAGCAGTCAGCCGGAAGGGCAGATATATATAGCCATTTATATGATATAATAGATCCGCTAGTGGAAAGGTAAATTTTATATATCCCGTTATCATCTCCACATCCGGTAAATTTAAGTATATTGTGATTATCATCCGGTATGAATGCAACAGTGATTGGTATTCCTTCATCAGGAAGCGACATTGATGACGGTGATGATATGTAATTTCCAGTCATCACCTCATATGTTCCATTAAATTCCAAATATGCCTGATATGAATTTCCTACGGCTATCTTTACGGTCACGCCGGCGGTATATTCAGCATAATCAGTAGTAAATTTATATCCCTCTGTATCATGCCGAAGCGTTCCATCGATGGAAAATCCATCTCCGGAATTATTTATCAAAGGAAAAGAAAACACTGACTTATGGACATATATGGCGTCAGGAAGCGGATCGGAAGGAACTACGGAAACCGTGGGCACGAAAAGAGTTGGAATCTTACCGGACGGCTCTCCGTAATCGCTTACATTTACATTGGGAAATCCCAGAGGGCTTATAGTGAAATTGCCGGATGTATCACCGGTTATCTTCGCTGGCTCTCTGGAGACGTAATCCTTTATTTTTTCAATACTTGCCATTATGTCTCCCATTAACACAAATAGTTTATATGGCCGGAATATTTCGCGGCGATATAAACTATTGCAAGAATATAACGAGAGAAAAATATGACGTTCATCGATTTCATTCACGACAATGTATCAGACGAAAAATTCAAAAAGACCATCGATTCATTATACATCCTATGGAAAGAATCTTACCCGGACTCTGACGTGCAAATGGAGGCGGATGACGGATCATCTACGGATACCAATGGTAATTCTGTAATTCCAGGAAATACTGCATCTACTTCAACTGAAGGTGCTAATACATCGGCAACTTCTTCTGATACAGACTGGAAAGGAGCGTTTAATCTTAATAATCTGGATGCGACTGCGGCAACTACAGTTGCCTCCCGGCTCAATGATATAGAAAAGGCAAAGGCTGATGCCGAAAAATATGCTGCATCAGCAAAGGACAATATTGACAAGCAATATGCAGAGGCGCAGAATCTGCTAAATGCATCCGCATCGTCAAAAAGCACTACGAATACCGTAGGGTGAGGTAATCATGATGACATTTAAAGAACAATTACGAAAGATGCAGAATTCTGATCCTGAGCTATATGAATCGATTTCATGCGCATATGCAAAAATATTGACTGAATCATCCGGAAATCAAGCTTCTCATAATTCGTCATCAAATGATGACGACACTATAATGCAAAGCTCGACAAAAGGCGTAGAAAGCATAATGGATAAAATTCATTCCATGGTGGGAGTGAATGAGAAAAAGAAAGAAGGGGAAAAAATTCTAGATACATCCAACGATGATGTCGATACAGTAAAGCCAGATGAGGAACAGACTGCGGATCTAATGGGCAAATCGCCCGACGAATCGGCTAACTTATCTGATAATGCGCAAACTGCTTTAGATAATCTATTCGCAGATTCTTCAGCATCAGGCGAAAACAGGGAAGAATCCCAGGATGACTATGATCCATTCGCAGAAGGAGAATCTGAACTGTTTGGAGATTCTGACCAGAGTGAATCACAGGATAAATCGGACGCCGTTTGAAATTAATCGGATTCCTCACAAAATGATGAGGCATCCTTTTCAGATGAAAAACAATCGGAGAATTTTGCCAGTCCGCTGGTAAGCGTATCGATCTCGCGGTTATATTTTACCCTCTTCCAATATTCCTTATCAGTAGGGTGATCATTCATTATGATTGCCCTATTATCTGATAAATCGGCAATTTTTACCAATATCGCAGGTCGGCTTTCCATTATCTGGGCAAAATATTCTTCTCTGCAAGATGTCTTATTATGTGAAAGATGAACTACGGCTTCCCATACGTTCTCCGGGAAAAACATGCTTAGATCTCCCTGAGTGAATCCGCCATTATCAAGTATATCATGAAGATAGCCTATTGTTATAATGGAATCATCCCGCTGATCCCCCTTCAAAATATCCACTACCCGCTGAATGTGGGAAAAAAGTGTATTTCCCGCTTTGTCTTTCTGGCCAGTATGGGCAAATTCAGCAAAATCAGATGCGGTGCGCTTCATATCGCCGGTAGATTTATAAGTCCTAAGAAACTTATTTATATCTGTTCTTGTATACATCAGTTCTCCGTATTTAACTTACATTTACAAACCAACATGGAATATCCATCCTGCTTCATCATTAAAATATATTTTTTTACGCGAATTCTAAATCCTAGTTAAAAATACTTTATCAAACGGATCAGAAAACATTGGATATCCGGCAGTTTCCATCCCGCTGAATGCATTTCCAGGTTCATCCGAATTGGAAATGTTCCCGGGATTGGTGGGATCGACGAATCCAACAGGCCCAATGAATACATGATCAGGTAATTGATAATAATCGAATATCTTCCATGTTCCTGAAGATGCCGAATATATGAACGTCGCCCGGTACATCACCGGTCTGTTAGCTATCCCTATGTTTTCATCATATACATAGAAATTAGTCAGTCTAGCCATGGAAAATTTAGCTATTGGATTGGTTAGGCATGATCCAGAATATGCTTCGCTGGCATTTTTAACTGAATATACATAAATCTGCGCCTTGTTTATTATGAGATCATTGGTAACTTTCCCGTTAAGTGATGGGTTAGGCCATATACGGAAGAAAAATTCGAACGTATATCCGTCTTCTGGAAGGCTTATACCGGAGGACGTATCCGATTCCACCGGAAGATATATGCACAGTCCCTGGTCAAGATCAGGGCCATCATAATTTATATAATTTATGGTAGATACGTTTTCAGCAGCATGGTCGAATAACATTCCGGCAGAATATGACTGCCGTTCAGTCCCGGGAATGGAATCATCGAACGCCGATGTCTTTCCAGATGTCCATACTGGAGATGATGCCACAGGATACATGGCATAATTAGACGTGCTTATGACTCCTACCTTTCGGTTATATATAGATTCAGGTTTTTTATATGATACATTTCCATCAATTGATATATTGACATTAAGACTGGCATAAGAATCGCCGGAATTTTTAAGCATGATTCCCTTTATATCTACATCAGGAGAAATCCTGACTATCGTAGATGAGGTGAATTTTTCGCTGATAGGAACGGCAACTATTTCCTTCCATCTATCGGAAGCATCAGATTGCTCAGTATAATTTCCGGATCCGTCATACGATCCTATATAATCAGATGGATCGCTTCTGTTTATTCCATCATCGATTAGATTGACAAACATATGGTAATTTCCGTAGTCCGACAATGCCCTGACGACGAGGCTTCCTTTATTATATACACTGGTAGAATCCCATACTGATCCTACCTTAACTAATGAAGACGTCCCGAACATTCCCGTGTTAAGTGAAGTGACATCTTCCGTTGCGACATATATGTTTCCCGCATAAATCACAAAATGATTTTTAAGAACGGATGTCATCGATACGGCATAATCAGTTATAAGATCGGATACATATCCTAGAGTTACCAGTTCATCCCATGTTTTAGGAGAAACTGAATCCTGCTGGGTGACTATTTTTAATTCATTTGCCGAATTTCTGACTATGCTTGACTTAATATAATCAGTGGATGACGCATTGGCGACAAATATATACACATCTTCGAATGCCATCCACGAGGTTCCGCCTGAATTAGATACATTAATCCTAAGAACTAGGGTGTCCTTTTTTGCAGAATCAGAACTGGTCGTTACCATGATCGGATATTCATTTGTATAGGCATATGAATCGGCGGCTACTGGAGAAACACTTGTTGTACCAGCTGTTATAAGCTGTGACTTTTTAGTGGGAAACGTCCATGTGTTATAATAAGGCGGACTGTCTTTTGTCAGACGAACTGTTACCGTATCTTCCGTTGAATTGTTCCATTCAACTATCGCATTGAATATCGCCTCGAAATTATAATTGTTCCTGGAAATATCTCTGCTGATAGATTCAAGAGGAAACGCATTTACATAACTAGCATTCATTTTAAACCTTCCTATCAAAGAGTTATTATAGTCCCAGACGTGGGACCGGTAGGACTATAATAATAAACATTTTTAGATACACCATTTGCTTGCGTGAAGTTCCACGTTAGGGAGCCATTTCCGCCGGCTCCTGTTCCTACCAGATATACATACATATCCATTCCAGTAGATGGCTGCATCCATAACTGATATTTAGATGGAGAACTTCCGCCAGATTCTTGTGTTCTGATGAGCTTTGCGTTAATACTAGGAGTATATGTAGACAGAACATTGGACCGGGTTGAACCAGTCTCTCTTCCATTTCCGCTTCCGGTGGTTATAGTCTCTGTAACATAGGTACCATACGGATGCGCCTTTGTCGGATTTCCTACCCAGTGTGAAACGGTATAATAGTTCGTTGATTCCGATGTAACTAATTGAGATTTTAATGCATCTGTAAGATTACTTAAATCGGTTTGATCAGGCGCATTAGCCGTTGTTACCTGCGTCCGTGTGAAGGATGAGCATACCGTATTTTCCACAGATAAATTATCTACCGTAGCGCCTAATGTTTTTGCTACTTCAATGCTAAGCATAAGACTATACCGCGCCCCGCCTCTAGGGCCTATACCCATGACATCCGCGACAAAATATAATTCGCCGTTTACGAGCACATACTTTCCATTATCATTCACTACAGTTATACCAGGGACTTGTATGTCTGCCACTCTATACCAGTTAGTGTCATTTTCTCCGTTGGTTCCTCCCCATTTCAGCTTATACACTACATCATCCAATAGGGCAAGCTTATCCACCTGCATTATTTCAGCCCGGGTTTCCGTTCCAGCTGAATTTACCTGATGCTGCTTATATCGTAGCATGAATGGGTGCACACCTTCTACATAACTTGGTCCGGGAAGAACAAGTTTAACGGATTCATCCGAACAGCTACTATCATAATCTTTAATGTCATTATTTCCGCCCACCGAAGAAAGAACATGGGCAGATGTGCTTCCCGTAAGAAATTCGTCAAATCCCCAGCAGGAATCCTCTCTGTTAGGAAGAATGTAATCGGTTCCCATCGTTCTGACTTTTCCGGCAGATGCAATAAGGAATCCGCCGTACATTGTTCTGGCGATATCTCCGTCAAACCAATAGCTCTGGCTTTTTGCATCTCCGGTAAGAGAAAGAGTGCCTAAAGTTTCAGTATTCTTTTCTATATCAAGATATTTTCCTTCCATATAGATAAGGCTTCTGGAATTCAGGGCTACTTTATTAGAAGAATACAGGGATAATGTATTAGCTGAACTAATCGCTATATATTCACTATCAGAATACAAATTAGAATATACCGGATTATCTTGCCATACCCCATAACTATTGGCAGTAGAATATCGGCTGGTGCAGATGTAGCCGTTTGCATTTACAAATCCATTAGTTATATTGATATTACTTTTAAGATCCCGTATTCCGTTTTGCGCGATTATTTCAATTATGGTATTTCTCGGCTGTCCATTGGAATTTACATCTTTATGGTCTTCAAACCAATCTTTATCATAGAAATTGATGGATCCTATGCAGTTATCTGTTTTCGTCCGTGTAGTGTATCTTCCCATTGACATCTTTGTGTCAGACACGCCGATATGATTTGTATGATATACTTGATAATTTGTAGTGTCCGGATTTATGTCAGTTGCATTGTTTATTGCAAATTCATACGTGCCTTGCGTCACTTCCATGTACATGTCGGCATGCGATGCAATATCGCTTGTGTTTACCCATCTATGCGGCCCGTCCGGATTGCCATTCAATATTATTCCGGATTCTATATAGCCATTAACCTTTTCTACGACATAGTTTCTGGCTACCATGAACCCGTTGCTACGGTATACGCCATTGGTTATGTATTCACCGTCTATATATTGCGTGGCAAGAGTGTTTCCATCCGGAACATATCCGGTGCCAACGATGAAGTTAGGATCTTCCATCGGGAAATTAGCAATGCCCGCTACCGTCTGATTAGCGCCTATGGCGCAGGTGAGGTAATTAAACGATGTTGAATTTATTCCGAACGGGTTGTCTAGATCAGATGCCGGGGCATATCGGGCAATCCGCCCACCGTTTACTCCATATTGGGAATAGTTTACATTTGCATCAAGAAATATATCCTGGTAAGTAGGGTATTTTTTTACCGATGTGACGATGGCGATCTGTTTTAAAAATTCTATTTTATCCCAGTATAGATAATTTCTGCCGTTAATCGACTGATCATATATTATTACCTTATCTCCTGCAGAAATTTTCTGAATTGTATATGGGGTAGACTTATTTTTAGTATAATACAGTCTGACGACATTTTTAGGCGAATATGTCGCGGACACCTGGTTTGCATCTGAGCATGTGTTAACTATGCTTTCACATCCTTCTGTAAGTTTAGTCAAATCAGGGACATCGAATACCATTCCGTAATATCCTACGGAATTCATCCGGTTGGCAGAAAATCCATGGTCACCCAATATGACAATATCCTCTCCTCCGGAAATAGCGCCATTAGAATTATATACCTGATTCCTGTTACCTGCATATATTCCGGAATATCTTCCCTGTACCATGGAGCTAGCGGATATGGCATGCGCATTGTCGCAGTTAAGGACATAGGTGCTGTCTCCTCCAGCCGTGCAGAATCTTCCTACTATCTTTGTGTTGTATCCATATGCCAGACTGTATGAATTAAGAGATCCGCCAACATTTTCAGAAACCCGGGTATCATATCGATCGCTTCCATCATTCCCACCCAAAGCTATATTAGGAGAATTAAGTGTAAAATATTCATCTATGTCAAACCGCCATGTCTTTCCCCCAGCAGAATGTTCGGTATCGTCCCCTTGAGATCCCATGATGGCCTGCATATAATATCCCATGGGTAGCAGATATGTCTCATATTGACTATATTCTGCGGTGGACATGTTTTCGTCAAAAACCGGAGTCCGCAAATTTATGGGGATTGGGCATGAATTAAGAAGCTCCATCTTATTTACTGACGAAGTTATCTTATCTATCCAATACTGATTTCCAGAATCCTTATTACTGGATGTCATATACAGTATTTTAGAATGCGTTATCACGGAGCCAAGCAAGTCGTCGTTCTGTGCATCGGATATTAAAACGGTGCCAGAAGCAGAGGCCGGCATGAAATTAGTCCTGACATTGGTGCACGCCTCGGAAAATGTATCGGAAGTGAAGCCGAGTCCAGACCATTCATTATACAACCTATATAGAAGATATATTCCCTTTCTGGATAAGGTAAGCGTGTTTCCAGCTTTTACTACGCTATACCCGTCTGACGTGCCATATCTTAGGACAGATCGTATAAGAGCGTTAAGCACACTTCTTGAATTATATGTTAGTACGTCTATTTCCTTTACTAATCTATCCAACGACATATTACGACCACCTAATTTACTGCCAATAGTTTATATAAGATGTGCGGAAGAAAACTCCCAGACGTTAATCTAAAGTCGAGTGGTCGGAACGGTCATCCATTGAGGTAATTACCATGTATGACAGGAGTGGTTCACAATGCGTGCGGAGTTTGCATCATGTCATTAAGATCGATGACATGCCTTGCATATTTTTCCGGCGGATTTTTATCACTTCTGGTTTTTACCCACAGTATACGGCCTGCCCGGTATTTTTTAGCAAGGTGAATATCCGGATTGAACTGCATGTCACTCACGATAACTATGGCGTCATATCTGGAATGACATTTTTCGAGCATTCTGAACAGGCAATTGCAGTCCGTTCCTCCTCCGGTGGTAGTGGAAAATCGCTTACCTGAGACATCGCGTTTATATAGTTTCTTTGGAAGGGTACATTTTGTGTTCCACCAGCAATAATCAAGGGATATTCTTTTTCCAGTGGAAATTATCAATTCGGCGATCTTTCCTACGGATGATGCCGGCATAGAGTTACTTACATCTCCGGCTATCAATATATTTGACGTATATTCATATCTATGCCCAGGATACATTAGCCCGAATCGTCTATTGCGTTTCATTCTGGTATCTTCATATCCGCATTCTATTGATTTAGATATGAATCTTTTTATCATTTTTCTGGGGTTTATCTGTTCATGAGAAGCGGATATCATGCTTATTGCTCCGGATGATGCCGCATTACCCCATGCAGTGTCTCCTGATATCGCGGCTGAATGAGCTTCCTGAGTTATACATGAATCAGATTTCCATTTACCTGCCCTGCTAGTGTCATTTAAGTAAGATGAAAGAGGCGATCCATCGGAATTGCTTTTTGATTCATCAGAGTCATTACCATCGGAATCTTTTTTACCTGATTCATAGTTTGACAACAGCCTATATAGAATTTCAATACTAACTGAACGGAAATCATAGTCCTTATAAAATTCCGAAAAATAGATTCCTCTTATCGTTGATTCCATTTCCGTGACTTTTTTAAGAATCTTGCTATATGCAGGATTATTGACGCCAATGTCACTCATAAGTCCTAATCTAAGCACGATAAGGTCGGATGCCTCAAGAGACAGTTTCCTATTGCTATACATTCTATTAGTTACATGCCCTAGCCCTATTCGTACTGCCTCTATATATAATATTACCGCCATTTCCTGTGGCTCTATTTCCTCTGCAAACTTTTTATTGATCAATATTTTCAGATGTCCGTTATCAACAGAACTGGCAACTGTGGAAACATCTGAAAATTCAAATTCGGCGTATCCCAATATTATCTGGGTTATCGGTGCATATCTGAATAATAGATATTTTGCCAGTCTTAGCTGGTATTCTACGTTTTTGCTTGTGCTTATTGCGTTCATATTTTATCTTTTCTTGCTTTTTAAGAAAAATATATTCTTTGGATGACAATCCGGCGAAATAATATGACCTGCATTTTCCCATGCGGAGGAGAAGAAGGTGACATATATGATGTTCCTTCATTGTTAAATCAATTAAATTGACTTTTTTGTTACTTCCTCCGCATGACCTGGGGATGATATGATGCATTTCGCATGGCTCCCCATAAACGAATTCTCTTTTCTTCGCCCTAGTTATTATTTCATTATATATTTTTTCCGCGTTCATTACGACGCGGCCTATTTATTGTATGTATATCTTGATGAATCAAAATTAGTTTCTACTCCCAATGCGGCAAGCGCATCAAGAGCATGCAGAATCTTTCCTGGATAATCAAGAGACTCTACCATGCTTGGATTGATCGATATGGCATCCTGACGGCTCATTTCTCCGTCGGCGACCGCTCTGTAAAGCATAGGAACACTCCATGATTTACCAAGTTTTGACGTTAATCCTATGCCTCCATTATAACATGCGAACGCATATCGTATATCCCCTTCGCTATGATTATCGCGTCCATCACTTAGCACGGCATTTGACCTATCAGTCGTATACATTATTCTCAAAAGATATGCCGCTGCAGCGGAAGCCGCCTGTTCTACATTTTCAGGATCGTTCATTTCAGCAGGGTTAAGTCCGAATTGCGTTGCATATTTCCGGGCGTCTATAAGCGCACTGTCGCCCATCTGAGCGATCCCCTTATATCCTCTAGGGTTATATGGAGCAGGATTGAAATTGCTTTCAACAAGCATAAGCGCGACAAGTTCAGCCTTTCCCACCTTATATTTATTTGTTACCTTTGCAACTCTATCTACCGCATCATATACACGTTTCACATATGCCGCATTAGAATCGGAATCATTTTGGCATTTATATTTTCCACAAAGATTATCCATTATGAATTTTCTTATCGCCGTCTCATCCTCGCTAGCCGGTCGTGTTATTTCCTGAGTCTGTTCCGCCGGACTAGTCTCATTATACAATGCAGCTGTAGGGAACAGGGTAGACATCCCGATGAGTCCTGCGGCGGCAAGCTGTTTTGCCCTTGGATGTGACTTAAGAAAACTGTCCTTATCATATAGTGAACGTATCCTATCGGAAATGCCATTTTCATATATTGCACTATATAGATTGCACACTGCCTCATACTGCGCTTCTGATAGATTAAGCTTCCTTATGCTTTCAAACAATAATTCTTCGTTCATTATCCCGCCATATATCGCGTCAATATCAGTTTATATAAGATTTGTGGAATTCATCTCTCCGGACTAAAGTCCGGGTATATTCTTTTGTAAATCTTATATAAACTAGATAGTGAAACAAGAGAATATATATGAAACCCTTCTATTATGTAAGGACAATAGAAAAAATCCTTATCGGATTAATAGACATGTTCAACAACATGTACGTCAATAAATATGACGATATGTCTAGAACTACATATTCAAGAAGTGTAAAGATACCTATAATAACGCATAATAACGCTAATTTTACGAATTTCTGGTCCATTACACAATACAAGCAGCTTACCGTACCATATCCAATAGGGGCAATCCGGTTTGTGTCGAACAGCATGGATTCAACTAACCGCCCTCAACCAGCATATGCGAGAGAGATATTCTCGACTTCCAAAGACAAATGGATACGGGACATACAGCCTACCCCATATGTGTTTAACTTCGAATTACAGTTTCTGGCAGACAATATATCAGATCTTTTCCAGATAAAAGAGAGCATAGAGCCATATTTCAATGAATACAGGACAATAGTAATAAAGGAATGGGACTTCGCCCCAGAAATTTCTAGACCGGTTGTCATCCATCTGTTAGGAAACACCACTGAATTAACAGAGGAAATAACGGATGCCGATGCCGCGCAGCAGATATATAAAGTGTCATACAATCTAGTAGCATATGGGGTATACCATCGTCCTTATGAGCATCCCGAAATGATAAAATATGCTGAAATGAACTTCAACATAAATGAGGATTTAATCCATCGTGAACAGATTCTTGTATATCCGAATGAAATAATAGAGCAGAAAAAAAAGCTATGGGAAACGGTATGCCCCACTATCAGGGACGGATATTCCATCCTGCATACGCTTTCAACTACGCTAATGGCAAAACAAAATTCCGAAGGTAATGATTATTACGAAGATATTTCTTTGAAACAGCTTCTGCTATATGATAAATATATTAGTTCGACATATCATGAGGATCAGAAACAATGCGGGGATGCCTCTTATGATGCTTCCGGACTGCCGGTATATACATATTGCGAATCAGTTGTGGATGACATAACCAAGCCTTCAGAGGTGCCATCATTCAATCTCCTTAAATTAAATTTTGACTATGATTCCGGAACTGAAGCTGACCTTAGCGGGTTCGGAAGGGATTTTGTAGCAGTCAATGATGATACCCGGGAATTCGTTCCTAGCATGGCTCCGGGAAATGGGCAGAAAATAACCGGTGGATACGCCGTAGGAGACGCCGTTGATTGGAGTAAGATTCTGAATTGGTTCGGAGATAACGCGTCAGGGGACGTGGAATCATCATATACATTCAAGGCGACACTACAGTTCGTGGAAGAATCGCCAGGGGATACTATTTTTCAGTATCTAAGTAATGATGAAGTCGCCCTTTCAGACGGGACGACAATACCGGAAGGAGAAGTATTCTTCGACTGGGGAATGATGAATGGAAGACTGTATTTCACCTATCATACATCATCAAAATTCAAAACGTTTATCTCTGATGCGATTGATCCGAATAATCAGACGATATATTCTTTCTATTTCGCATTGTATAATAATGGAGACAATGGAATATTCGGGGTAAAGACTAATCTGAGCGATACAATGATAGTGCTCAATACCATAGAAACTACTTAATGTTGGAGGATGATAGATGCGTTTGCCATTCAATTCGTATATATGTAAGCTTGACATGCCCAATGAATTGCAACATGCCGTGATAGATCTGCGCAAACTATGCATGGAATCGGAAGATACAAAACAGTTATCGGAAGAAATTACTTCTGAAGAAAGCGCAATGATTAACGCAATAGGAAGAGACATTGTACGGAAAGTGACTGAATATATGAATGAACATGCGGAAAGCTTAGCCGATGTGGAGAAATACATGAATACGCTATTCAATGAAAGATCTGGCGAGCTGAAGAAAAACTCAGCAAAAGGCGATAAATATGTCGATATGCTCAAGAATTCATTATGCAGTTTTCTTAAAACGGCAGGCATAAATCCTGATCTTATAAACTAGATATATCATAACATCAGGTGAAATGATGAAGGAACTATTCGAATCTTATATAGGTAAGCTTACCATACCGGAAACGCTAAAACAGTCAATCATAGACATACATAAAATATGTCTTGAAGCAGAGGAACTTACTCCGGAAGACGAGCAAAAAATGACTGACGTGCCCGCACCCGGGGACAATTCAGAGGATCCTGCAAAACCGATACGTGATGTGGGAAATCAAATAGTAAATGATGTCAATACCGCTTTTGTAAACCATAAAGGAAACGAAGATTTTGATTATAAAACCGCAATCATTGATTCAGTAAAAAGTAAAAAACCCAAAATAGACGAATGTTTAAAACTAAACAAAAACGCATTGACGGCAATAGCGACAATAATAGACCGGCAGACTAAGCAGATGGCTGGAGGAAACCGAGTTACATTGGATGAACTTACAAATGCGCTTGGATATCAGCAAAGTAAAGAATAATTTACATAATTTAATGAATCGCCACTGAGTTAGTTATATTCAGTGGAATACCTTCACAAATCTTATATAAACTAGTATCAGATATATGTCTTACGGGTACATAATGGGCTCCATATTTGAACATTCAATCAATAACCTTGGTATTCCTGAATATTTAAAAACCGCAGTTAAAACCATACGCAAAATATGTATGGAAGCCGAAGAAGCATCCGGAAATAGTAAAGAATTGGCAAAACAAGAAGAAACACTGCTAAATAATATAAAAAACGTAGTCGTGAATGGAAGCGATCTAAATCAATATAATAAAGCAAAAAAAGAATTAATTGACTTTTATACTAAGACAGGAAATCATACAGCAATTAATGCGTATAATACCAATGTAGAAGCAAAGAAAACTAATAAAGATATAGAAACCGCATTAAATTCAATGATTTATTCTGCTAGATCAGCGCAGTCAGAAAATATGCAGACCGCACCTGCTACGGCATATTCAAATAATAAGACCGGAATAATCGTTTCGACAATAAACGGAAATAAAATAACTGTATATCCGAACGGAACCTCGTATATAAATGGCAATGAAACCGATAAGGCAACGGCAACAAAAGCATTGGTGAATGCAGTTAAAATGGCTAATATAAATAAGGCAAAGGCAAAGATGCCCGCATTGGATGAAAACGGAACTCTTCCGGCAGGTGACCAGTTCATCTATATAAAGGGAGAAAAAATATTCACATCCATTCCATCAGATAAGCAGAAATGGAATAATGTAAAATCTGCGTCAGACGCATATATGGCAGAAATGGATAACATCATAACGCCGGCTAAATATGCATTGACTTATCTAGGAGAGGCCAATGCTATTCCTGCAGAAGTTGCACAGACTTCCGCAGGAGAACCATCAGCGCAGTCAAAGGAGAATAATAAGGTAACTAATCAGAAACCCGATGTAGTAAACCCCGCATCCGGAAAATCAACGAATGCAGCCCAGCCTAAAAAGGAAATGCGTGAAAATAAATATTCTCCGGTGCAAGTAAAGATGGTGCAGATGCTTCTTAATAATGACAAGTATCATAATTTCCTAGATACTGATGGAATTATAGGAGAAAACACCTCTGGTGCAGTAGAATTTGCTAAAAATCTAGATGCCGACGGTAAATTCGGTCCTAAAACCGATGCCGCATTCAAGGAACTGCTCAAAGAAGCTACCGATTTGGTTAAAAATAAGCAGTCCGATCTTAACAAAAATAATAAAGCCGGGATAAAAGAAGATGGGCTGCTTGGTCAAGATACCATAAATGCGCTTAAAAAAGCTGGAATAAATGATCCGCAGACCATATTCGGAATAAATCCTGACGCTACGGAAAAAGATGAAACTAAGGAAGAAGATAAATCTGTGAATGTAGGTAATCCATCGGCGAAAGACTGGCGGCATTCTGAAGAAGCTAAAGCCCATAAAGTTGAAACTGATTTTCTGAATAGTGTTCCTAACACTATATCTGCTATGTCCGCCGACAACTCAGTAAAGGAAGACCTTAAAAAGAAATACTCAGCCGCGTTAATTACATTGAGAAACAATATAAGTGCAACTGTAAAAGAGGAGTCAACACCAGAAATTGCTGCCGGACAGATTCTATATTATCTAAATAGTGGAGTAAAAGGCGGACTATCGTATGAACAGATGTATGACCAGCTCAAAGAAGATCATATATTAGGTAAATACGTAAGCTCAGGAACAAAGGATCTGAAGAAGAGTCTTCTCCAGCTGACCGATATATGTGAAAAAATAAATCCCAAAAATGAGCCAGTAGAAGATTCACGAAACCGAGCGGCTGAATCAGTGAACGGGCAGCATGCAAATAGTGCAGAGCCAACCAAAGCATCCGGAGAAAAGGCAAAAAATCTAGCAAATAGATCATGGGGAGATTTCTTCGAACATCCAGAAAAATATCCAAAAGACTATGCAGGGAAAATAAAGACTGCCACCGAAATGTTTGCCAAAGATGCCGATTCTAACACAAATGGAACGGATTATACGAAAAGCGCATTAGAATATGCCACAAATAACATGTCATTCAGACGCCCTGACGGAACTATTTCATATATGGGAATATCCAATGATGAGCAAACTGCTAGAAGTCAGTTCATTGATGACATGAATGCCATTGTTAAATCTTCTGCCAACGGGGTTAAATAAATGGCATCGATGTTCGATACATATGTGTCTAAACTAGATATGCCGAAGTATTTTCTGGAATCAGTGATATGCCTTAGAAAAATATGCATGGAGGCTGATGATGTAGTTCAGTCAGACACGGGTGGAAAAGTAGTGCAAAATAAATCAGCATCAACTACTAATGATATCCCAAGAAAGGCTTCCGGAAAACCGGAACAGCCAGTTAAATCAGGAAATGAACCATCCACCGCTACAGTAAATTCTGACATAAAGACTTCAGGCAATGTAGAAACTACACCGGAAAATCAAAAGGAAACCCAGGCAGCAGATAAAGATTCTACGGCTGGAAAGGAACCATCAGATAAAAATGCCGAAGATAAAGATAAAAAGTCAGGCGATAATATAATAACAGCAGATAAACTAGATGGAGACAAATTGCTAACGATGTTCAATCAATTTGCCGGCGCACGGCAGGCTGACGTTAACAAAGCACTTATGCAGGCATGCGGAGATCAGAATGCAAAAACTATAATAGAGCATGCAAAAAGCTATCAAAAGTCGCATGAACCGATCGATGTTAATCAACAATTCAGTCCATGGATGAAAACTGGAGATGGAAAACAGCTTGATAAACAAGAAGCCATCCATCTTATTACCAATATACTTAAATATTATGGATTAAAATCAACTAAATGACAAGCGCAAAATATATATACATAGCAGCAAACAACATGGCTGACCATCCACTGTACAAGAAAAGCTTCATTCTCGGTGAAGCAGATGATTTGCGCATCCGCCAGATGCAGTATAACAAAATGCAGAAGGGATTTCAAAAAGTCCACACCGGAGATTTAATATCAATGGACGGGCAAGATAGCCTTCCCTTTCCATTTATCGATTGTATGAAATTTCTTATAGAAGTGCCCCATAGTAATTCAAAAAACAGACATGATACACTGATCCATTCAATGCTGACGCATGAAAAGCCATTCACGGACTTCATATATAACGTGAAAGATAAATCATTGATGAATACCAAGGAAGCATATGCGTTCTATAATTCTTACGATTTCATTAGGGATATAGAAAGAATCAAGGAATTCATAATAGACCGTCTTACCGACGGTTCAGGATATGCGTTAACTGAATTTAAATATAAATAAGGAATGTATGTACGTTAAAATAGTCACCCCGGCTGAAATAAAATCAATATTATCAAATGAGGTTCAGATTCATAGATTTCCTATGATTTGTTATGAAAGGATAGATCTCCGGATTTCCGGAAAGACACCTGCACAGATAATGGATGACGCCAAAGCAATGGCTTATGATGCTAATTGGATGGTATTCATCCATGGCGAAAAAATAATCGGACTTGCATGCGTGAAGATATATTATGAAAAGAAAATAGCCAAAGGGATGGAATTTGAAGTGGCTGTAGATGCGAAAGGAAATGGATTTTCAAATCAGATGTTGCAATACATTTTCAAGTTTGCCCTGAAAAATGCATGCATATACCTTGTTCTAACTGCATTTGATAATTCCGCATATAGCTACTGGAAACATCAGGGATTTTCCGATAGCGATACATCGGATGATAGATGCAAAAACCTGTTCATACGCATTCCAGGATCTATCATGGCATAAGATATTTCACGCATGCTGAAAACAGGGTAAGCAAGAAAATGATTGCCGGAATACATATAATTAACGACCAGCATATTTTTCTCTTATTATATATATTTGTTTCAATATTGTACAGCTTAAGATAAACAAGAGTGACAAAAAACTCATTTATCAAAAACATCCCTATCGTTTGAAAAATATTACGGTATTTGCTTATATTATTTCTTTCCATTCTTATCGATATCATATTTTCCTACCTAATTAAATAGCTATGTATATAAGATCATAATCAGAAACAACCGGTTTTCCAGAAACATCACGGGCGATCCCTCTTCCTACAGGAAATAAGTTTAAGTTTCGGATGCCAATGCTTTCGCATAGATTTTTAAGACGTTTACCGTATTTATTAGAGGCACATTTGAAAGTCATTAAAAGTTTGCCGTCCTTTTTTTCAGCAGCGATGCACGTTCCCATTATTGTCTCCGTCCATACCATATCTGCACGTATTTTTTTAATCTCCCGCTCAAGCGGAGAATATTCCTGAATTATGTACTTTTTACCATCTATGACGGATTTAACTATATCATCTATAGCAGATTCCGCATACCATCTTCCGGAAGCTGTTGGATGGGTTGAATCAATAACTTCTCCGGTGAATGCGTAGTCTATTTTAGTTCTTGGCATTTTTAACTCTCCGTATGCAGTCTTCTCCGCATAATATCTCCATACTGCGTTCCATTGCCTTCATCCTTCTTTGCCAGTAATCGCTGATCCCGCGAAGGAATAGCCGCATCTGCGGACCGGTGTCCTTATCATTTATCACATCTATCGCATCGCCATAGAATTTTCGGCACATGGCGAATTCTTTGCTAAGCCGGTCTTCATTACCTACGAGATTATCATACACTTCTTTCTGCTTAGGAGTGAATGATTTCATCAAATTGGATCTTACCTCATCTGTCATATTAGTCATATCACTTCCTCATCGGAAAATTTTCTATTAAATATTTATGAACGGTCACCGCATCATTTAGATCTTTAAGAAACGTTGAATGCGCATATTTATCTATTGGCCTAGGATGATCTATATGGGTTATTCCAGATCTAGGAAACCCCATTGCCATCAGGGAAATATTTTCATCATAAAAGCATTCGATTCCTAGAAAGCTGTCCTCTCCTCCCCATCTTCCTGAAAATATAGAAGAAAACACCTCCGAAATACCATAATATTTCTTATTTATTTCTTTTATTCTTCTAACGGCAAGTGCATTCATTCCAATGTTACATGACCAAAGAACCGCAGAATCCAAAACAGCGGCTTCATAAGAAACTTCAGATATGTTATCACTGAATATATTAGGATATTTATTATGTTCACGCTGGTCAGAAAATCCTAGAACGGCATCATTTCGCTTTCCGCAAACAACTGATGGAGAATCCTTTGGGAGGAATTTGTTATATCCCTCTATTATACAGCATTCAGGAATGCAATCGCCGTCTATGCATACGATACGGTCGCATCCATCAGAAATAGCCTTATCAATGCAAACATTCCGGCAGAATCCAGAAAGGAAATACGGCATTCCTGCAGTCATCATTGGACGGCGAAGTCCACACGGAACGTCATAATTTTCAATTAGATTGATGAAATCAAATCCAGAATCATGTATTATATTTCTAGCCGTACTAACATCAGATTCGACATCTCTGTCCATCAGGTAATATATTGCATCTGGGCGTAATGTCATATCAGATATTTTGCCTATGATGTAAGGCAGATATCGTATCTGGCCTTTACTTATGATTATTAATCCGGTCATTTCAGAATACAATCCCCGCGATTCCTAAGATAATCGCAAGTATAGACAGCGAAATACATATAATTGGGATGTTCGTTTTATGAACATCCGCCTCAATGGCGCCGATCCTGTCACCCATTGATGCTATGCATGAAACAACTGACCTGTCTTGAACTATAACCTTATTAAGTTTGTCAACTACCTGACTTTGATTTGATCCATACTTTCCCAAGATGTCATAAATCTCATCCATTTTTCCTGCTAGTTCAACTATAGCGAATTCATTAGGAGGATCAAGTACGTCCCCATCTTCATCAGATTGATTATAATCGGAAAATACCGATTTAAGCATATTGTCAGCAATAGAATAATCTTCTGAATATGGATTTCTAATATTCCTTCTATCAATTATCTTATCAGTTATTTTTTCAGACGGAAGTTTAGGCGAATCAAAGTTATCTATCGGTGTGGTAGGCAATATAGATGCCGGTATAGAACTATAATATTCTATAGAGTATCCGGATTTTTTCTCTACATGGGTAAGTGAAAAATTTCCAGGACCACTGTTTATGAATTTTATTCCATCATGTGAAGATGATACCGAATACAGCATTATTTTCGTTATTAATCCTTCAGAAAGAAATGATCTGGCGGTTTGATTACCACCTAGAATGAATACATCATTCCCTATTTTTTTTGCCATAGCAAGTGCAGTGTATACATTATTTGTATACGCAGTATTTTTTTGTTTTGCCTTGAAATTTCCAGAAAAAATTATTCTACCAGAAACGCGCGTCCTATGAAAGCAGCTAAGTTCATTGTATGCATTTTTCCCTAGTATAATTGTTTTTCCCTTAATTACACTTTCCATTGCCTTATGAATTTCCGTGCAATCCCATGGAATCTTAGTTCCGTCTCCTATCGTATGATTGGCATCTATTGTAAGCATCAATGTTATATTCATATGTTCCAGATAATATCACATACTTAAAATATAATTTTCACCGGAAATATATATGAAGATTCTTTGACGCTCTGGTAAAAGCCGTATATTTAAGCTTGTTACGCTCAACGATATCCCAGTCTAACCTGTTTATATCGTTTTCCACCACATATACATTATCTATAGTAGATCCCTGTGCTTTGTGCACCGTCATAGCATATGTGTAATTTACATAGCAGAAGGAATTTACGAAATCGTAATAATTAGACCAGGCTTCCCTCCGGGTATACATTTTCCCTCCGCTTATTGGATCCACCTGTGTACAATGCATTCTTGCAGTATTTATAAGGTTATTCTTTGCTATGATATATGCAGAACGTCCTGCAAAAGACAGCACTTTAACATGCCGTTCACTACGTTTCTTACTGTTTGCGGCATAATTATCAACTAGTAAATCCCACGATGGAATTGCATTTTCTGAATCAAATGTCTTTACTGCCGCTTTAACCGAAAGCCGTTCTCCGTTTGCATATACCTGCATATCAGCTCCACCGGCCAATTTAACTGTATATCCCTCTGTAACGACAAGATCGTCTCCTGGAACATATTCATCAACATCATTGCCAAATATGTTACGTCTTATATATCCGTTAGATGCATCTACAGCTTCGTTAGTATAAGCTAGAAGCCGGCAATAATTTTTATTCTCCACATAATTGTCTGATTTAAAATCGGAAAGAAGATTATCAAAAAAAATCGGCTTCATCGTATAAAAATGAACTCCATTTCCTAACGAGTTTACCTTGTCCTCCCGAACGAACAGGTCATTTGGGCATAGAAGGTTTTCTCTGATTGGAGTAACTATATCAAGTATAGGATTATCATCAGAAACCCGCATGACTTTTGTGAGCTTATATATATGGCTAATGGATTTGAACACTGCCGAACTTTTATATTTCACAGGAGGAAGCTGTGCTTCATCACCGACATATAGTAGTTTAAGCTCGTTATATTGGGCCATTACCGAATGTATCATGACAAGAAGTTCATCATTTATCATTGAAGCTTCATCTATGACGATTAGCTTATATTTTCCGGCAAATCCAGAACTATCGCGGATGAGAATTTTACCTTTATCTTCGTTATTTTCAAGTTTAAGTCCAAGAATGGCGCATATTGTCTTATCATATTCTTTTCCGCTTCTTTGCGAAAGTACGCGGACAGCTTCATTCGTATATGCAGTACAATAATATTTTATATGAAGCTCTTTAGTGACTTCTTTTAAAAATACATTCAGCAGTGATGTCTTTCCAGTACCTGCGGCTCCTGTTAGTACCATTTCTCGCTCTGATTTATCCTTCATGAACGTCATCATATCGGCAAGACCGTTACGCTGATCCAGGCTTAGCTGTTTTTTCGTTATAAGATACGGGGTCATATTGCCTTCTTATGAATTTGCATCAAATATACACATTTGCATAGCGTTTGGCAATCAATATATTGTTGTCATGAACTGTGTGGCGTCAATCGCATCGCCTATGGAATCATATATTCTTGCCTCATGATTAATGCTCTGATGATCGTATTTAAGCCTGGTGCATAGATCTTCTATGCGAGCTTCTCTATCTTTAGCATTATATGCCTTTTCATTTATTCCTATCCGTGATCTTTCCGGACGAGGCAACGTCCGTAATTTCAACAGGCATCTTAGCGCATTGTCAAGCTTGTTCATCTTGACATCATAGATATATCGATAATAGAATCCTTCTGCCCTGTCAGGAGAATTTTCTATCATATCCATAGTGAGTTCATTAGCAAGATCAAATTTCCCATTAGTCAATGCCGCACTGGCAACATAGTCAGCGGCAATCAATACTTCCTCGAATTCCCAGTATGGAAATTCAGCCAAGCAAATTTCATACCATATTCTGGCCAAATGCTTGTTTCCCATGTCCTTATATGTGGTTGCTATATAATATGCAGTACGAAGAGAATGTCCGTCTTTCCACCATTTTATAAGAGCTCTAAGATTTCTGGATACATCACGTTTACGCTTAAAATTTATAAAGTCATTCCTGAAAGTTATCACTTTCTTGTTTTCACATGAATCTATTACATATTCATGTATAGGATTCACAAAAGTCGAGCTTTTTCGAAGAGATATTCTAAGCCTAGGAAAATTGAACCGTTTCGTTATGGTGGTAAACATGACGATATTAACTGCCGGATATTTAGACGTAGCTTTATCAAATTTATTTCTTACTTCAATAGGATTGGTAAGCATATCATTTACATCTACCCACATCGCATATTCTTTAGTAGCAAGTGAATATCCATAATTTTTTGCCTTTCCAAAATCAAAGTTACCGTCATCATCTGAAAATGCCGAGCCAACCGCATCTATAATAACCGGAATACGTGCCGATTTCTTAAATTTTCTTGCTTCATCAATGGTGCCATCAGTAGATCCAGTATCCACCACTATGATCTCATCGGCAAGACCTACTAGTCGGTCAAGGCATTCGCGTATTTTACCCGCACCATTTTTTACAACCAAAGATACTGAAAGTTCGTGCCGCATGAGTTACCCATTATTATATCCGTCATCAGACAATTGCTCTATGATTTTCTTTGATTCTTCATCAGGAGATGAACCCGTCTGCCCGGAAGAACCATCAGTAGATATATCACCGGATTCCTTGGCATTCTTTTCGTCTTCATCGATCTGCTTATTTGTATCAACGGCGAATTCATCTATTGATGAATATGTGCTCATCGTTCCCTCGTTAAGAGGAACGAAATGAATCTTTTTACTTCTCGCAGAAAGTTTATTATGAGCCTGAATGAAAGCGCAAAATGTGATTTTACCAAGATAATAATATGGATCGGCATTTTTAGCTTTTTCCATCTTTTCAGGGTCAAAATTATGCGAATGCTTTATAAGAAGTTCTATTGCGCGGTCACGCATTTCCTGCTTCCAGTCATTAGTATATCCACGCCATTTATGATTGCCAAGATTTTTATCAATTACTACATTAAAAACGTATCCAAGGGCATTAGATACTGGATAATCATTTCCATATTTCCGTCTCTTATCACGAAGTTCTACAAGAAGGTTAGTAAGGATCTTCTTATCTATTCTTCCGCTTCTCATCTGAAAATCGAATGCGGCCAGCTGTACAGGAGACCAGTCATATCCGCTATCGGGATATGTTTCTTGCTGATATTCGTGCATGCCTGAATTTGCGTCTTGTGCCATGTATTCCTCAATACTTGTATACATTGATAAAATACATTTTACAAAAAACGCCAGCTTATGCTGGCGTTTTAATCTAATGTAAGATAATGGTTAAGATGCAATTCCGGATTCAGGAGATATGCATTTTTCCTGGTCATCCTTTGAAAGAAGAGAAAGAACGCCACGGCTAGGAAGACTGGCAATAGTGCTCCTAATCTTTTCGAACTTCCATCGTTCTATGCCAGAATATCTATCATACCATGCCGATTTACCTGACATTTTCTTGCTATAAAACTGATACAATACATTCATATAGCAGAACACTGGGAACACTGCCTTAGACGATTCTTTTTCCTGATAAAATGTTACTTGCGGAAATCGTTCACTAAGTTTATCAATTGTTTCATCAGTAGGAATCAAAAACCGGTATTTCCACGGATAGGTGAATTTTCCATCAGAATCGATGTCAATTCCCCTGATGTTAAATTTACCATCCTTGTTTACCCTAAGCACCGCGGTGTTAAACTGTGTGAAATTCATGTAATATCCACCCTGGAATACATGATCGTCAACTACGGTTGTTTCTATTCCTGATTTTTCTTTAAGAATGCCGGCGAGAGAATCTAGAAATTGTTTTACATTCATATGACCTCATTTATATTCGTATGATACTATGTCTTTAATGGTTTCGTTTTCTTTTACCGGAATAAACATAGGAAACATATGGTCATAAATCAAGGCTCCTTCGTCGCCAGATATTTCCGGGCAGGTGTCAGCAGTAACCATGGAAAGGTCTATCTCGATTTTTTCTTTAAGAAAGGCATCGAGCTCAGCATCAATGGCACGCTGACGTTCAATTGCGTCTTTATATTTATCCGCCAAATCAGTCTGCTGCTTAGTAAATTCAGCACCCTGGTCAGGGCTAAGCGCCTTTAATTTAAGATCGAACTCCCTTGGATTGTCTATATGATCAATTCCATATGCTTTTGCAATTTCACGAAGATCCGTACGATATTTACAATATTCCTCATCTGGAGGAAAAGCATCTATCATACTATCGACTTCCTTTTGCGTAGTTTCAATGTTTTTATGCATGGCATATCTGAATAGGCTGCTAATTTTTCCTGAAAACTTAGCTCTCTTGAAAGCCTGATTCATATCAAATATAGCCTGGTGTGTCATCAATCGTTTCATATGGTTATCCTATGATTATATTTCATAACTAATATATATTTTAATTAACGTTTTCAGATATATTTTCCAGTTTTCCCATACTAGAAAATAGTCCGTTATTATCAATATTCTGCTTATAATCGAAAAGATCTTGAATTATAGTCGCTCGATGGGTAACGGCAAATATAACCGGGGTTTTCTGAACGCGATTTCGTACTAGAGTAACCATTTCTCTCAAAGATTTGTCATCTGTAGAAATATCCAGTATTTCATCAAGGAAAAGGCAGTTAATTTTAAAATCAGCAATATTAAAAACGAAATCGCAGAATGCCATGGCTATTGCAAATCCTACTTTACGTTTCTGCCCTTGGGATAGCATCACATATTCAGGGGCAGTACCTAATGAAGAATAGAATGTATATTTCATTGTTTTATCAAATACGAAATCAAACGGAAGATCAAATAACCTAAGGTTTTCTACCACAGCAGCATTGAAATATGGGACAAATAGCTTTATTATATAAGATTTAAGTCCATCATCAGAACACATATAATTTATGTATTTGCATAGGCTAATCTTATCAGAAAACGCCTTTACATTTTCAGTAGCCGATTGTAAGTCGTTTGTAAGTTCGTCTAAGCGCTGTTTAGACGCATTCATAACGGCATCATCTGAATTATTTTCTTCGGACGATATGATGGATTTAAGCTTGTCAATTCCGGCATTATTGGAATTACGCACATATACGGCAGTATTATATTCATCAGAAGCCTTCTGATATATATCCGAAGAAGATTGTAACTCGGATATCTTATGTTCGGCAGATTCTTTAATTCCGGTGACTTCATCTATTTTTTTCTGTATGCTTAATTCATCCGTGCCATATTTTAAAATCGCCGACATATTAATGCGTATCCGTTCAGACACGCTTTGAAGTTTACCCTTTATCGGAAGATATGAAGATACGTACTTTGTATATTCGTCTATTTTTTTTGTTGTATCGGAAAGTTTATCCTCGGATTGTTTCTTAGCTAAAGATAACTCAGATGCGGAAGTTTCCGCCGTTGAGATATTTAACACCAGCATTTTTTGCTGATCATCAAGATCACGCCATGATTTTCTAAGAGATGCCTTTATTTTTTCAACATCATCTTCGGTAGATAGTTTTCCACATGTTTTGCATGGAATTCCTGGTTTAGCCATGGCAGCTTCGGATTCAATATCCTTTTTTTGCTTTCCAATGGAGGATATATTTGCCTTAGTTGATGTTATAGAAAATTCAATCTGGTTTATTTTATAAGTAAGCTTTGTTATTTCCGAGTTCAATTCGGAAGCGGTTTTATTAAGAATGGCTATTCCAAATTCACCGGCCTTTTCTTCGGCTGAGGAAACGGCGGACGAAAGCTCGGCTTCCACCTTCTTATCAGCTGCTATATCGGAAAGCTTCTGTATGCATCCAGAAAGGGCATTTAATTCAGAAAGGGAAGATGATAATTCAGATTGAGCTGAAGAATATATGGAAAATGCCTCGTTTGCCAGTTTTTTAGCTGCTTCGGTTTCCGATACTTTTGTTTCAAGGGCAGATGAATTCTTTTGCAGTTCATAAAGTTCATCTCTAAGTTTTTGAATTTCCGCACGTTTCTTGCTGTTAAGCGTATTTATTATGCCATTTGTGTATTGCATGTCGCTAGTTATTCTAGAAATCGACTTTTCCGCAACATCAAATTGCAATTCAGAATCACCAAGCACCTTATTGTTACATTTTTTCCATTTATCCGTGCTTACTGATATAACGCTTTCAATAAGTTTTCTCTTTTCCTCTGCCTTCATTTCAACGAAAGGAACGGTCTCCTGTGAATTAAGGGCAACAACATACTTAAAAAACACTATGTTGAACCCTAATATGCGATTTTCAAAATCCTTCTGAGAAAGCGTAGCGCGGCGATCCTGTTCAACATTGTCTATTATTATAGAGAACGATGACTTCATATTCGGCTTAACACGTCTCTCAATATGATATGAATGATGATCAGCACCAAAATCAACATCAAAATCAAGGGTAGTTAACATGTCGGAATTCTTATTTTCTGTATTTTTTAGATCTCCTATAGTCCCGCCTCTATAAGAGGTACCGAACAGCACGAAAGTAAGTGCTTCTATAATAGTAGACTTTCCATATCCATTAGCAGCATTAAGATAGGTAAGCCCGGGCAAAAACTGAACAGTATTAGGAATATCCCCATATGACATGAAATTTGTAAATACTAGTTTTTTAAAGTTTACATTATGCATAGTATACCTATTGATAATACGATTATTAAATATACAAAAATATATCCATGCCGGCAATGTTAATCGTTCAAAAGATTAATGGAATATCTCAATATCTGCAAGGACTTCTCCGGGCATATTATTGGACTCATACATAGAGTGGTGTTTCCATATTTAACGAACTGCCATGGAAATTTGGTTCCCGCAATATTAAACGGGCGTCGTGAAATTATAACAAAAGGATCATATGTACTCGTCTTATTAAGATCTATAGATTTGATATTTTCGGAAAGGGCCAGATTTGTAAACCCGTTAGAGGACGATATTACCTTTACATATCCGGGATTACCATCGCTTTCAAGAAGTATGGTCGGCTTTGTTTTTTTCTTTGCCAGAGGGCCAAACACCAGGTTCGCCTTTGATTTAATTATCCGTAGATATTCATGGAAGTTAAAATATCCTATAGGCATGATGCGGGTATCACGCATCTGCTCTGTGATTGAAAAATATCGGTTGATCATTGGTTCATAATACTTGCCATTATCATAATTCAGCCGGGCAAGCATCTCATTTATTGCTTTAACATCCCGTAATCTTTTACATGTTAGCATTATATGTTTTCCTGAAGAATCCATTATTGTATTTTTTGATGATCCATTGGCAAATGAAAATGGACCTATATAGGTATTTTCCGATATAATTAGCCTTGATTTAGGGAAAAAATTAAGCCCATCAAGAATGGCCCGGAATGTAGAATCATCGGACACATCGGACGATTTAATGTCAAGCGTTACGGAATCGTCTATCACATAATATTCAGTATCACCATATCCATGTATAATGACTGCTTTAACGACACTGCCATACGCATTTTCGAATTCCGTGTGCGATGCTATAACGTAGCTTTTGAGCACAGTACCTTCGCATAGTCCAAGTGCTTTTGCAATGGTCATGTAATCTTTGTTTGCATTTTTAGTATATATGTATTGAACTGTATCGGTTATCTGTTGAACGATCATGTTGACTTCCTGAACGTAAGAGCTATCTTTCTTGCACTTCCCCTAGGCAGTCTGACATATAAAACGATGTCTATCGCATTTTTATTACTCTGAAGGGAAATGTAACTTTTATCTTGTAAAATTACTACTCTGGGCTCATATTTTTCTACTAACGTGATGCACTCGGAAAGTATCTTGGCTTCTCCGTTTATATCAGTTATTATTTCGAATACCCGCTTTTCCAACGTAGATCCGAATTCGTCATCATACAGTCTCTCTCCGGCATTGGTAAGAAGGATAGTATATACATTCTGCATCAGATTATTTTCATCTGCCGTTATAGAAAATGAAGAATATGCAAGATCCTTGGTATATACTGGTTCAAGATTAACCTGTGAAAATTTCGATATTGAATTCGTGCCTATTATGCTTGATGATATATCCTTACTGGCTTCTCCTGGAGAAACTATTGCTATGTATGTAACATTAGTCCATTCGCATTTAGGATATCCGTCGTTATCAAATCCGACAAATGCCTGCACTGCTATTTTACTGCCTATTATTCCAGGATTTTCGACCGTTATACTCTTTCTATCAGAGGTAGCGGAAATTATTGAAGATATCACATCCTTTCCTTCGATCTTAAAGTGAACTATGTTATTAAGATAATTCTGATTAAATAGGCCTCCCTTTATTTCATCAATGAGCAGAACGATATTTTCCGAAGAAGAATAAGACGGCTTAGAAGACGTTATATATACCGGACATCCGGTAGATACAAATATTTCGCGGATTTCCACATTAGATTTCCTTCCGCATGAATCTATCACATAATATTGCCTATATTGAGAACCTAGAACATTGGTATCTATAACTCCGCTCATGACGATTTTTGATGAGAGATCATTTCCGTAGTAATCAGTCGCAGTTATATCATTCGGTTCCACCCATTCGGAATATTGTTTAACTTCCATGTATTTATCATCAGACGATATAGATATTGTAGGCGCTTGTGCAACTCTCTCGGATAGATAATAGCCAATGTCTACCTGTGGAGATATAACTTCTCCGGAAGTAGGACCGCTCCATAAAACCGCAAATGAATGCGTCCCTATAAATGCATCTGCTAACTTTATTTTCATGGTGCTTGCATCATCTTGAATGATATCAGAAATGGCGAAATTTGTAGTATCACTTACGGCAAGCGTATATGAAGTGGTTTCTGTTGTAGTATTCTGCGTTATGCTATTTCTTTCCTCTACTGTTATAGATCCACTGGGGTTTTCCGGAGTAGATGGATTTATATAGAATACGAACATCATGTCATCATACGATGTATCCCCATGGGAAACCGATAATGCATCATTCATCTGTAATTCATACGTTATGGAGTTATTATCGCCATCAAGATCAATATTTTTAAATGCTGCCGTATTTGTTGAATAGGCATATCCATATTGTTCTAATTTATCCGGATGGCATGTCCTGAAAATAGGAAGTCCATTGACATAGGCCACATTATCTATGTATTTATCATAGACGGAATCGTCTTCTGACGGCGAAAGAAGTGATCCTGACGTTTCTGCAGCAGAGGTAATGGCATATGCCTCTTCGCCTGTATATTTAGTAGTATGTGTAGAATCTGTATAGATATTACTATAATTAATGACGTCCGTTTCATTAATCTTAGTATTGAATACTTCCACCCAGGACTGCTCGTTGGTATTAGGATCTACTACAAGAACTTCAGTGACAGTTGTCCATCCAAGCCATATCCACCTTAAATGAAACAAGGCAGATTTAAGTGTAACCGTGGCCGTATCAGTTGCGTTTACAACAATGTCATCCACGGTTGAAAATGATCCGTTCTGCGTAGATCTAGTGATGTCCATATTTTGAAGATTAACTCCACGGAAACTTAATATATCACCTGAAGAAACACATGCTTTCGTTGAAGGAAACGACACTGGGCCATACCACTCAGCATATTTATGCAGAAGAGTATCCGTATATCTATTGCCGACACATATCTTAAGTATTCCTGTACTAAGCTCAGAATCATACATTCTAATATTGAATGTAAATGATGATTGTGCAGAATTTCCGGATACAGATCCGATAGTCCCGATATTGCTAATTCTTCCTATAGATGAATATATTCCAGGATTACCATATGCCAAAGTAATCGTCCTAACCGTATCGTCTATGGCGACGGCTTCTCCGGTTACCGTAAATGTCATCACATGCTCATTATCACTGGTATTAGCCATTCCAGTAAGTTCTACTGATATGTCAGTATCTACGTTTGGAATAGATATGACTACCTTGCTATGATTTCCGGCAGAATCAGTAAATTCGAATGATGAATTCCCGAATTTCTTTATCGTTACTGATAATTTTATGAATTTATTTCCGACAAGCTGTATATCGGTAGGAATTTTGCTTCCATTAAGCAAAACGATATCATTAACATCAGACACATACATATCAAATGGCGTATTATATGACTGAATGAGAGAATTAACATAAATTACAGGCGGCTTCTCATCTATCTGAATATACATACGGTTAGAATAACTTCCGGTATCAATTCCGGTATCTTTTATAGTAATGGATGTAAGCGGATTATACATGTATAATGGCTGTACCCCAGCACCACCTATCTTGCCATTTATATAAGTGATCTCATCATCAGAAAACTTGACGTAAGTGATCGCCGAAGGATCAAATTCAGTGTCAGAATATCGGGGAACATATGATTTCGTAATCTGTATCCAGTCATAATCCGATCCATCTTCAGATATAACCATATAATAATTTTCAGCATAGTGGATATACGATGGATCATTAGAATCAATGGGAAAATTTGATCCATGTCCAGCGGCATATATTCCGGTAGATATGAAAGTGACAATGTCTCCGCTAAGAAATTCGCTGCTCACCTTAAATTGAGTCGCCGTTGCCGTATTCCTGACTTCAAGCACTGGTAATTGCTTCTGTAAATCAAAGTCACTCCTGTAATTGAACGTCCAGTTTCCTGATGTATTTTGTAACTGAGCGGTCACACCTGACGCCGATACTCCATCTTCCCATGTAACAGATCCAAGAACAGCGGTGGCGGTTCCGCTCAATGATCCCATGTTTATTCCCTTTAGAGTCAATGTATCATTTGGCCCTATATGTTGGAACCTGTCTCCATCATCTCCTATGGTGACATCCGTTAAGATGACCGGCGCGACAACTTCCGAGGCTTTTCCGTCTTCGGTATATCTAACATTTAGCAAAGTATTTATGTTATTAGTGTGTCTTAGATCAAATTCAGAACTTTGCGGATAAGGAAACTTATCGGACTCAGAGACGGATACTGTGGAGCTAGGGGTGGATATAAGCGATGCGTCAATTGATACTTCAACATCGGATACATTATATGTTGATATCATTCTGGACTTATTTCTGATTATTGCCCCGCGTTCCTCTCGAAAACTTGTTGATGAATATGGACATGTGAAGTATAATTTATTTCCGGAAAGTTCAGAAACTACGGCCTCAGTGGTGTCATATCCAGTAGTATTCAGAACTTCTATTATATCGCCAGGGGAAAACATTGGCCAGCTTCTTACGTACATGATTTTTCCGCTAGTCAAAACATCAGTATTTATAGTTGCGGCAAACCTAGAATTAGCCAAATCAATGTCGATTGAATCACAGACTACATACATATATGTATTGTCAATCGATACGACCGGAGTTTTCTTCGCAAAAATTCCGGTTGAAATGACCATATATGGCCATTCTTCATTATTTTCCTTTGTAAGAAAGGTAAGATTAGTTGCAGTAGAAGTATCCGATATAGTGACATACAGAGATCTGCTAGACTTTCCGGTAATCATGTTAAGTGTGAAGTCCTGGTTTATCTCGAATCTTGAATATGTATTTGTAAATCCTGTAGTATAATTTCCAAAATCGCGTGTCGATAATGTTCCTACATTAGAATCCTGTAGATTTATCTTAGATGCAAAAGATGAATTGATTGCGTCTTCATTCCATGCATCATCAGATACGGAAAATGCCCTAAGATTCATGCTTGCATTATTAGCATTCGAACTCTTTCCATATATGCTGAATTCGGACACTATACCGGAATTCACCGCGCTATCATAATTATTAGGAACAGGAAAATGAACTATCGGGTATGCCTGCCCTTTTATCGCCGATATAGGTGTAGTATCGCCATAAATGGCAGTATCCGCCGACTGAGTGGAATAATATGTATCACGGTCAGCATAAAATAATGAGGTCATGTCACAATGGGAAACCGCAGTTGCCGGAGCAGCTATGGAGGAGTCCAGATTATAAGGCACGCTTCCGGATGGAAGGCGAGGCGTATATATAAGAGTGCATTCCGTTCCTGCAGGAATTCCTGATGAATCTGAATATATCGCCGATATAGAATTACCGCTTACAGCAGATATTTTAATCATCTTTATATATGAAGAATCGCCGAACTTTACTGATATATTATCGCCTGATTCAAAATTATGCGCTCCGCTGGATGTGGTCAATGTAAGAAGATTTCCTGAATATGAATATGTAGCGCTTTCTTCATATGGACTTAGCTTCCAGACTTCTAGATAAAGATCATTCCATGTGGAGCTAGTGTATTCTATAGCCGATGTAATAATTTTAGGATTATGATATGTAGAATATGTGAATGTGGTAGAAGTAGGAACCCCGGTAACATAGAAATCGCCAAGATATCTTTCCCCGGAAGCCTTTCCAAAAAGCCGGTTGGCAGAAACACTGCTGGAAAATATTGTAGCACACATCCCGACCGAAAGCCCATGAGGAGAAGATGTAGTGACGGTCACCTCAGACGTATTATTTATATCTGTTGCCAGCGTAGTGGTCTTTATATCTGAAATCTGTATCGATGACACCCGCTTTTCGACAAGAAGATTCATTGGATTTATTATCTGTGTATTATATTCGTTATATGAAAATGAAGTAGTCAGATCATATGGGTTAAAATATATATTGTCCGCATTTGATGCGCTTATGAGCTTAAACCATGCCTCCGAATTAGATGGCATGTTCCCTACCGTGAGAGAAGAATTTATTCTAAGACTAATTTCAGCATCAAACCGCTTTCCGCGGGTTGATTCTATGATATTTTCATAATCAACAGATAGGTCTATCCTAGGCGGTCTTCCCGGAATTCTCCAGTCATTGTATGATCCATATACAGATAATATTTGAGACCCACTATCTACGTTTATTCCAGTATTTGCACTGATGGATGACAGAAGCGCGAACGTTCTGAAAAAATGCCGTATTCTGAGATTTTGTATTACGGTGTCTGCATCGGGATCACCGGCATTTGTGAAAAAATCGTATTTTTCTTTATAATACTGGGCATCTCCGCTAGAGAAAACGTCCTTAGAATTTTGCACTTTTAAATTTATTGCCATATTTCACCAATACCGACGTATCCCAATCGGAAATAGTTTATAATGCCGGCGAGAAACCTGGCAGATGAACTTTGGACCGTCACCAACACTCGCGATCTGATTCTAACTGATTTTTACGCAAATGCATAAGAATATGGGATCCTATGGCGGAAGTCATGTCGGTAAGATCATTTTCAATAGAATCCACCGGAAAATATTTAAGCATTTCTTCTGCAATTGTAAAATATTCGGGACTGTTATTTGTCCATGCAGTATATACGAATCCATCGCTTCCGCTAACGAGGCCTATATTCCGTACGGCAGGATTACCCCCCACTCCGATAAGATAGATGATCCCGTCAGGATTGTCAGAATATGATATCGTACGTCCTTCAGCGCTATAATTTTTATCTAGTTGAAGTGCATCCATGGAAGATCCATCCAATGCATATACATCTATTATTCCGCCATTAGGAAGGGTAATCGTCCTGATTGCGGATAGATTAGAATCAACTATCACTGTGCCAAGCATAGACTTGTCAATCTGAGCATCAGGGGAAACATTACCATTCCTTGCCGGAGAAAGCGCCTCATCTATGTGTTCCATGTCATATGCAGATCCTAGATTATAGACGTTATCATTATTGTAATTAAATACGTCACTGATGAATGTTCCTCCATCAGGCGATTCTGCAATTGAATCTTTATCTTTTCCATACAGCCTATAGGCAGTGGAAAAAACAAACGGGATGCCGGCAAAATATGAAAAATAGATGGGTTCAAGAGAATATTCACCAGGACCTCCACGAACTATGAATATCGGCACTATCTTATTTGCAAATGTTTCATCTGAAATAATGGTATCCAGACATGATGCAAATTCTTCCACCAGGCCATTATGGGCAAAATCGTCTGCATGATTGGTGAAATCCGATAAATATATATAGAAGTCAGACATCATTGCACAAGCTTCTTCAATGGTTTGATAACGGTATCGATGTAATTTGGCGTAATATTTTTATTACCTTCTTTCGAAGAGATAAAATCGTTTACTCCCGTGCGGATAGCCTCCGGAATGTCGCTTTTATTAAATTCAGTAGAAAAATCATTCGTTATCTCAATAAGCTTTCCCTTCTCGATAACAGCCCCCGCCTTCTTGATATCGTTAGCCGTCGGAAGAAATATATCGTTGAACCGGTCTATGCTAAGACGTATTTCAATCGTGCATGGAATGACATTTATATATCGTCCTATAGCGATTCTGTCTGTCATTGTAAGTTTCAATTTTCCATCATCCATTGTTGTCTCCTTGGTTTAAAACTAGCGCAATCCATACGCGGTTTAAATTAAAATACATTTTTACTGACAATAGCATCCGCGAATATTATATAAACTACTATAGAATATAGAAAAATAATTTATTTCAGCCATGAACGAACATTTGCAGACATATAATGGAATTCCTGTTTTTGACGTTCCGATAGGGGATTTTCTGATGGTGATTGATGCCGAAGCCAATGGAAAACGGCTTTTGTCAAAAAACTTATCAGATGAATCATTGCGCGCGTTTTATATAGCGGAAAGAAAGCCTGCATTTTATGTGATCTTTGGCGGAGTAAGGGTAAGATACCCTAAAAAGGAGTGACCATGCTTTTTAAATCTAAGAAAAAACCAGAAAACATAGCTTCCCTGGTAATGACTCATGTAAGGGATTATGGAGAAAATAATCCCAAGGGAGAACTGTTTGACCGGGCATTTAACGGAGAAGACACCCACCGAAGCATTGTAAATTCCAGAAACTCCGTCGGACAGGGATCCAGTCAGATGATGTATCCCAACGGTCTTTCTCCCGATGGCTTCTCCACATACATGCCGTCGATGATGATAAATGACGGAACGGTAGATCCATCCAGAGTCCAGGACGCCATAGCAGAAAACCAAGTACAGCTATACTGGCGTAATAATGTAGAACGAAAAATGAAGTACAATATCATCGCTACACGATCCGAGGTGAACGAAGCACTTACTCAGATATGCAACGAAGCTGTATATACCGATGATCTTGGAGATATATGCTCCCTTGAAATAAATTCCTATGCAAACCTAGGCGAAACTACCAAAAGTGGGTTGCAGACCGTGTTCAAACGGGATGTATTGAGAAAGATATGCAAATTTCAGCGCACCGCATGGAATTACATGAAAAAAATGCTTACAGAAGGCCGACTGTTCCTTGAAGTCATATATGATGAGCAGTCTCATGAGATAACAGGCCTTAATCTTCTGCCGGAAGAGAACATGATCGTAATTGTGCAGGATAACCTAATAATAGGCTATAGGCAGATGATAACAGGAAATTATTCACATACCGGAAAGAACTATATAGATTTTTCGCCTAACCAGATTCTTTTCCTTTCTCTTGACTTATATGGACCGGGTGGGGTAAATGATCCTAGATCCATACTTGAGCCGGCAGTCAAGGCTCATAATCAGCTTAGCACCATAGAGGATTCCGTGGTTATGTACCGCGTGCTATGGGGATCTGAGAAAATGGTACTTAAAGTGGACGTCGGAGGGATGCCCAAGCCTCAGGCAGAAAAGCATATGAAGGATCAGTCCAAGATATTCTCTCGGCAGATTGACTATAATACCACCACAGGAGAAATAACTAACTGGGGAAAGGCAATAGGGTTGTCGGAGCACTTTATTATTCCTGTAACTGGAAACGGAAGCGGATCTAATATAGAAAGATTGGCTGGCGGAGATCAGCTTGGAAATATAGACGACCTTAAATTTTTCAAGAGAAATCTGGTGAATTCCATGATGGTTCCTCTTGGAAGGATAACTGCTCTTGCCGGAGATTCAGTAAATTATTCAAACGGAAAGATAGGAGAGGTCACCCAGGCGGAAGCATCGTTTGCACGTCTAATCCAAAGATATCAGGCTCCGATAGAACAGGCATTGGTAAGACTATTCATCATGGTGCTTAATACAAAGAAGGAATTTTCCGACACATTAAAACTAGAAGAAAACTTTGACATAAAATTCAAACGCAGCAATGGATTCCAGAGCTATATCGATGCCGATGTATGGACATCTCGCCTAACAGTATTCAGTTCAATGATGGAATTCTGCGTAAAGGATGATGCCCCGAATAACCCGCTTTCACAGGAATATGCCCTTCGATATGGATTGCGTATATCCGATGCCGATCTTACGCTGAATAAATCCTGGAAAGAGCATGAACAGAATGTCATGCTAGGAGAAAATTCAGGAAGCGGCAATGCCGGAGGATCTAACGAATTCGGCGGAGGAGATATGGCCCCTGCGCCTATGAGTGGAACAATTTAACATACTGAAAATTTTCTGAACATCGTTGATTTAATTAGAAAAATCCCGCAAAAATGGGATTTTTTAATTTCAATGCAGATTTTTGCCATATTTTTTTGCTGCGTAAATAGCTCAATAAACTTAAAGTAGAAACCAAGAACAGCGCCAGTGTGCGCAAGGTATATTATGCAGCAATTCAGACCAAAATGTGCAACGTCAAAGTGGAGACCCATTCTAGAGTCCAACCTTGGCAAGAAGATCACCTCCCGTGCCGATGCAGCAGTGATATCCACTCTGCTTGAAAACGAGTGCCGCCTCAATAAGGGATTCCTCCCAGAATCAGCGAACATTTCCGCTGATGTGGCGCAGTATCAGCAATATGCGCTTCCCCTCGTGCGCAGACAGTTTCCTGAACTGCTTGCCATGCAGACGGTGGCCACCATTCCGACAACGACTCCTAACGGAATTTACTTTGCCCTTCGTTTCCTCTATGATGACGAAGCCCCGAAGACCGTCGGTTTCCGTAAGGGTCTCAAGAAGGAAATCGGATATGATCTCGTAGCTGATCATACCGGAGTAAAAGGAACGTTCAATCCCTGGACGACAACCTCTGGAGAAATGCTTTCCAACTATTCCGAAGGAACCTTCGGAGGCGGAACGTTCAATGGCATGTCCAAGAATTCCGCAAATGGTACTGGCGATGCATATCTAACCAATAACTTCGGCGATCAGTCCGGCGTTGGCGATTATTATGATGCTGAATCAGGCCATTATAATATCAAGAAAGCCTCGATCAAGGTTGTTTCCGGTTCGATAAGAGTCGGTACAAAGGGCATCAAGTCCCATTACACCCTTGAACTTCAGCAAGACATGGCAGCTGCTCATGGTCAGGACGTGGAAGCTCTTCTCCTTGAAGGCCTCCAGTTCGAAATCCAGCAGGAAATCGACCGTGAAATTCTTGCCGCTATGGTTTCTGTAGCCCAGAATCCAAAGTTCGGTGGTGAATCCGCGATTACGGTTGACCTCTCCGCAAAAGCCAATTTCAACGACGGTCGTTGGGCGGCTGAAAAGATTGCCGGCGGTATCGTCAATACCATCATCGGCGTGGCCCGCAAGCTTTCTCTGACGACCCGCATGGGCTCAGGAAACTTCGCGATTTGCTCTCCGAGCATCGTCGCTGCAATTTCCACGCTTAATAACGGTATCTACATCCCGACTTATCTCGGAACGGATGCAGCTGTACAGCCGGGTGGCGGAGTAAGCGATGCAGGATCTCTTCTTAATGGTCAGATCAAGCTCTATCAGGATATTTATTCCTGGCAGGACTATGCGCTGGTCGGATTCAAGGGACCACGTCAGGGAGAATCGGGCATCATATTCATGCCGTACATCCCATACATCTTCTGCAAGACCGCAGGTCAGGAAGATGCATCTCCTCGTCTCATCGTGAAGTCCAGATACGCGATCGTCGCTAACCTTCTCGGTTGCGGACTCTTCTACCGTGTCGTGCGCTTCATCAACAATGACCTCCTCGGTGTCTCCTTCACGGGCGACATTCCTTGGGAATCCAATGAAGGTCCTACGACCGAAGTGACCCTGGATACTGTCGGCACATCCGATAATGCCGGGCATACACTTGACCGTCCGTTCAATACGGCGGCTCAGGAAGAGGTCTGGTAATCGCAAGGTTGCTGAACTTATGAAAAGGGTCCCTCGAAAGAGGGCCCTTTTTGTATTTTAAATGGCTGAATTCATCTCTCCGGGATAAAGTCCGGAAGTTTTCTTCCGCAAATCTTATATAAACTATATGCGTATTATATTGCATATAATGAAACGAGCACTTGAATTATACGAATCGGTTAAGAGAATGGGCATGAATGAATCCCAGTGCAGGGCCGTGCTCAAACTATCGGCAGCCATATTCGAAAATGCAAGCGAATTCGAAGATCTAGAATTCGCTGACACAGTAATCAATGCAGTACGTGATTCAGATATATATTCTGACATATCCATTGCAATAAGCAGCAAATTTAATGGAAATATCTCAGAAATGCAGGAAGAGTTCGGCTTCCTGTCAAAACGGATTGTCATTTTCATTGACGATGGAAAAATTACCGGGTTCCCTGATACGACGCAGAAATATTCATATTCCATCATGGAATATATGTCATCCATAAATAAGGGGAATGCGGTCAAACCCGATTTCATGAATCATCAGCACGTCATCTGCATAAATTATAGCATGTATAAGCATGCCAATGCAACAGGAATGTTCTACCCAGGATATGGGAATCTAGCATATATCGATATATATCTGTTAAAACTAATGAAAAGCCCGTATTTTATTACTTTGCTAAATGAGGCATCTGGGAAATCTCCGTCAGGCAAAATGTACGACGCCATGATGCAGCTATTCTCTGACTCCGAAGAAATACTTATACATGAAATAAGCCATTATATAACGGCATATAAAGAAGCCGGAAACACAAAAGGAACCCGCCACGATTATAAAAAAATATTGGGAAATCTTGACGAAAAGGAATCGGAACGGTATAAAAAAGGAGACATAAGTCATTTTTATTCCAGTGATTCCGGTGATGACGAATATTATAAATTGTTATATAACACCGATGATGATGAAATAAACAGCTGTATAAAAGAATGCGCATATTGGTCGATAATTAAAGAAAAAGACATAATTAGCAAATCATCGGAATTAAATTCAGACATGTCAGATGAATTCATGAAAAAAACATATGAAACAATATATAAGCGAATGTCAAATGAAATGATATCACGGGTAAGCGAAACGCTGGATTTCAAGCGAAACAAATACCCGGTTAACCTTAGAAACAAGATAATGAAACGTATATATTATGTATCAGTGACATTTGCCGAATATGCAGTACGGTTTCCTGATCAGGCAAAAACGGAATCCCTGGCGGATACTTTGCATGGTATAAGCAAGATGGATTCGGCAGGATTTGATTTCGCCATGAAAATAAATCCCGACTCGCCTTATGCAGAAGATATAAATAACGATGCCATGAATATAAGGAAAAAATCACATGGAATGAAAGGATTTTTTGCCAAGCTGTTTGGAAAAGAGGAATGATGAAAAAGACATATGCAATATTTACAGAATCCGTCATTAAAATCGGATTACCCTATGTTCAGGAAACCGCGATCATTGCGCTTGGAAATACATTATTGGAATTTGTTGATCCAAGAAATGATGTTGATCATCCGTCATGTTCCTCCGGTCTTCTTATAACAGATGGAAAGGTATTCCTTGCGGAACTTCCATATGGAAATATGAAAGGGAAATCTAAACAATATGATCTACCTAAAGGTCATGTGGAAAACGATGGAGAAACCGTAAAGGATGCGGCATTCCGGGAAGCCCTGGAAGAAACAGGATATAACTGGCAGAAGTATTATGAAAATGCTCATGGAGTATTCCGTAAGCCAGTTCCTTTTCGCAAAGGAAATAATCTGATGCTATATCGCATTAATCTAGAAGAAATGCCGCCACTTGATTCATATGCATGCAAAAGTTACTTTCACGATGAAAAAAAGAACGCGGCAATGCCTGAAGCTTGCGCATATGAATATCTACCGCTTAAAGAAATAGGAAAATGGCTATGGCCAGAATTTGACAAGACATTCAAACGGGAAGGAATACGGTTTTAAAAGTAAAACTCATATTAAAATGTTTCACGTGAAACATTTTAATATGATGTGCGAAAACCCACCCCGATCTTTAGGAACGGGGTTGCTAGTTCATTTATTATCACAGAGCGGCGGATCGCTCTTTGTGGCAGGTTTAGCGGCTATGGAATTGTCCCTTGGCTTCGATATTTTCTTTTTAGTGGTTGGACTTTTCTTTTTTATAAACTTTGGCAATTCTTTATCTATATTAGCGCACTGTTTAATTGCTTCAATATTTTCATACTCTTTCTTCTCTAAATATTTTCTATATGAGTCATTACTCATATTGGGATCCCTAAACGGGGCCTCGGCAGCACTTGGGGTATCACGATCCGTATCACCACCACCATTACTGATGCGAACATTTGGATCCGGAATTGTATTAACTGTATCGGATGGATCTGTTTGAGCCCCTATATGACCGCTGAACTGATTAATGAACGATGGCATATCATTCACCCGGTTTATTCCAGTTTCAGATGCCGACCAATTTTTTACATCGTCCACGGACATTGCCTTATGCGATGACATATCATTCACTCGGGTTATTCCCCGTTCAGATGTTGGCATTTTTTTTACATCGCCCATGTGCATTGCCTGATGGTTACCATATGTATTACCAGTCGAAGGACGCGGTTCTACGGTTGGGGCAGTAGAACCTGTCGGCGTCTTATCAAACCCGATTTTTTTGTAATAATGCAGCAGTATCTCTGATATGTTGCTTGTAGCCGATGCAAGATCGGCGAGAGTTTTAATCATGCTAGTTTCCATACAGTCTCCTGAAAAAAATGTATATTCAACTGATGATAATATATATTTTATGCTAAACAATAGGATACTCATATGATATCGTCAGGACTTCTTATAACAGATGGAATCCGTTTCTTGGCAGAGCTTCCTCTATACCAATCTCCCATAGATCATGGATATGATCTTCCAAAAGGACATGTCGAGCCATTTGATGCCGATTATAGAGCCAGTGCATTCCGGGAAGCCAAAGAAGAAACCGGGCATGATTTTGATGCATACATGGATATGGCCGTTCCACTATCTGATTCGCCCGTTAAATATATAAAGGGAAAGCAGATAATTATTTATCTACTTAAACTCTTACCGGAAGATATGCCGGAAATTTCAGAATATCATTGTGACAGTTTTTTTGCCGATAAGAAAACAGGAAAGCAATCACCCGAAGTAATTGCATATGAATACAAGCCGCTTAAAGAAATACGCAGATGGCTTTTCTCAAGTTATGGGAAAACTTTCGATATTCTTAAAATATTCACAGAATGAAAAATCCCGGCAATGCCGGGATTTTTTAATCCTGATCGCTTACCATATTTCTTTCATGCCTAGAACCTATATATAACAATCCGATGTTGATTGTATATAGCAAAACACATACAGGAAGCAAAACATTAATATCAAGGTGTTTTAGAAACAACGCCGCTATCCCTGCGAATCCCCATCCGCTAAGAGTAAACGAATGAATTGTTGATGTATTGTTTATGCCGTATTTATCCGCGATAAAACTAGGAAGAAGAGAGAATCCTCCGCCGTAATTCATATTAAGTATCATAATCATTATAACGAACATTATAGTAGATGGAAAGAAAATAGATCCCATGCATATCAGCGCGCTTAATGCAAATACGATAACATACGGAAACCATCTGTTAGTATGATCACTTATCCATGCGAATCCAAACCTTCCGCCTGCATTGAAAACTGCGCTCAATGTGCAAAATACCGTTGCAAGTCCTATTTCTACCCCTAAATGCTTATATAGTTGGGCTTCCTGTGAAATGAAGGCAAGACCGCATGCGATGTTCAGGAAGAAGAACAGGCAGGTTGAAATATATGGCAACGTGAATGCAATATTCTTAAGCTTTACAGTTTCGACATTTTTTGCCATATAGTTAACGGGAAATTTACAGAAAAGAAAGGCGCAGATGACCAGCGGTATAAGATATATCCCGGTAAGTATGTAAAATGCATTATCTATTGAGAAATTACTTGTCAGATATGTGTAAAGCGGACTTGAAAATGATTTGGCAAGTCCGAACGAAAGTATAGCTATTGCGCTTGCTACCGCTTTGTTATGTCTGAAATACAGCATCAACGTTTTTATTGGTGCCACATATCCAAGTCCGCAGCTGCATCCGAACAGGAATCCGTAGGAAATGTAGAACAGTGTAACGCTATGTATATGGCAGGCTAGTCCGCTAAGCATGAATCCAGATGCGAACAGAACGACTGACATGACATATACCTTTTTAGGATTCTTCTCGACGAATTTTCCCATGAACGCCGCGGATAGTCCAAGAAACAATATTGCAAGAGAAAACGCAAATGACATGTCATGATTTAACACTGCTGTCACATGGCTTGAAAGAAGACTCCACGCATATACCTGACCTATGCATAGCGAAAGAAAAATTGTTGCCAGGACTGTCCTTATCTGAAGGATTTTCATATATACCTCTCTATTTATGTTATTAGACGCCGTATGATATTCTTTGAATGCACATAATTCAATGATTCTATAAGAAGTCTAATAACATGATACAGAAAATATAATGAATCAATGGAATATATGCAAGACTGGAAGTTAATAAAGATATAATTTATATGAAGGATATAAACTATTAATATGATTGTCCTATCGACACAACATACACTCAAGTTCGCTAATGCAAGAAAGCAGGATGAAATTCTCATCCTGCTGTCTGAATGGCGCAGAGTGATGCAGCTGATCTGTGACGACCTGTGGAGTAACGGATACTGCTGGATGGAAGACGGATGCATCCATGAGTTCAATGTACGCAAATTCAAGCTCTCATTACCTAAATACCTGGACTACAACCGTTTCAGCATAGACACGTGGCTAAGCGGACGTATGCTCAGTTAATTGGTCACGTGGCTAAGCGGACGTATGCTCAGTTCATTGGTCACGCAGCTAAGCGGCAAGCTCCGTGCAATGCTAAGCAAGCAGTCGGCGCGGATATATGTATTTGACAGGCTATGCGGACAGGGCGAATACAGCGAACGGCTCTGGGCAAAGATAGAAGAATCGATGCCGAAGAAGCCGGATTTAAGTGATGCGGGAATAGAGATCAGCTCTAAATGCGCGGATTTCATGGAAACGCCCGGTGGAAAGTTCTACGGATACGTCAGGATCAAATCTACGGGACGAGAACACGTCAGGATTCCCATCTGCAGGCATTCCAGGCTGAAGAAATACACGGACGGAACCCGGGAACGCCCGGAAAGGTGACGATGTGCTCAAACGTTCCCGGAGGCTCATTGCACCGGCCCCGCGGGAAATGTAGATTAGACACGCGGAGCGGTGCCGGATCCGCCCGGGGTCGCTGGGCGATGAACCTCGGGATCTTGCGCCGCAGGTTAGCTAGTCGTTAGGCGAACAAAAAATAAAGCCAGAAAACGCCATTCCTAATATCAAAACAGTCCAGTCGTCCATGACTGGGCAATATGCATCAGGAGCCCATATTTGCCAAAAAAAATGTATATTTTAAGTAACATGATAGCTAATATAAACGAACACAAAAGTCGCATAGCGAAGCACATCAAGGATAACGGGGTTTATTACACACCTGACAATCTTGCTGACTTTGTTGCACGCGCAGTTTGGAGGAATATTGGAAATCATAAAGTCGGCACCGTATTTGATCCTGCTGTAGGCGAAGGGAGCTTATTGAAGGCATTGTTTAAGTATGCCCCAAATAAGACCATTAGTTACAAAGGTTCAGATATAGATCAAGATGCTATTCAATCATGTATTACGAATGAGGCATTTGGTAGTGAGTTTAAATTTTCAGTTAAAGATTTTGTAGAATCAATTGACCAATCATTTGGCCTGTTTCAAGATATTAATGTTGAATATTCTGATGTTATAATTATGAACCCGCCTTATGTAAGAACTCAGAATCTTTCAAATGAAAAAATTAAGACTGTTGCAAAAGAGCTAGGATTAACAGGGCGTGTTGATTTAGCACATGTATTTATTGCTGGTTCTGCACGGTTTTTGCGAGCAGGTGGAATACTTGCTGTAATTACTTCGAATAAATTTATGCAAACTCTTGCAGGAGAGGGTCTTCGAATCGTCATAAAGAATGAATTTGAAATCTGTGAAGTCTGGGACTTTGGAGATACAAAACTATTTGGCGCGGCGGTTCTTCCAATGGTTATGGTTTTGCGAAAGAAACCATGCGAAAATGGACAGGGTGAATTTTATTCTTGTTATAAATGTAATGAAAATCAAAACAGGAATTTACCAGTCGAAAACGACAGTCTAATTAATGAACTTATTAGCGCGGGCTTTACTATCAACTGCGGTTCATTACTTAATGGAGCTAGCGAAAATCGTAAAGTCTGGGTATCTTCAGATGAACAAACAAATAAGTTTCTTGATTCAGTGAAAAAGAATTGCTGGAGAACATTTGGAGATGTATCAAAAATATCTGTTGGAATCAAGACAACTGCCGATGATGTATTTATCAAGCAAAACTGGAATAGCTTTATACCAAGACCAGAGCTACTTAAACCGCTAGTGACACATGAAGTGGCTGGAAATATTTATCCTTCCGATATCCAGTCAACCCGCTCCGTATTGTACACACATGAACGTGATGGCGCAAAAAAAAGACCTGTAGATCTTTCTCTATATCCAATCTCTAAAAAATTCCTAGAATCCAATAGAGCACGCCTTGAATCTAGAGATTATATAAAGAAAGCAGGTAGACTTTGGTATGAAATTTGGGTGCCACAGGATCCAGCAGTATGGTCAAAGCAAAAAATCGTATTTCGTGAAATTTCAGAGTTGCCACAATTTTGGCTTGATAATAGTGGCTCTGTTGTAAATGGCGATTGCTATTGGATTGCATTTGATGAATCTGCTCATCCAGATCTTATTTGGTTAATGCTTGGAATTGCCAATTCTGCATTCATTGTTAAATATTACGATGTTGTATTTAATAATAAAATATATGCTAATCGTAGGCGATTTATGGCTCAATATGTTCAAACATTTCCAATACCAAATCCTGAATCAAAAAGCTCTAAGGCCATTATTGATTTAGTCAAAGTGATTTTCAACGATAGACTTCCTCAAGAGTCTTGGGCTCATAAGTTAGATACACTTGTTAATAAATCATTCGGATTAGATAAATCCTGATGGTATTGGTATTTGTAGCTTTGTATTCTTGACCTTTCCTTCAAATCGAGGAAAGAACTTAAAGAACTCTTTACCAGAGCACAAATAGTAATTTTCAATAGTTAGGCTATCCTCAAGAATTGATGCGTAAATAATGAGGTAGCGAACCATATACGCAAGATAGGGTGTTTTCCAAGCAGCATCAATTACAAAATCCTCATCAGGCTGATGGAGCCCCAAATCAATTGTTGGAGATGTTTGAAGCTTAATCTCTAAAAGTTGATTTGGGATATCTGGAAACTGACCACTATCTTGCCCAATTTCATAGCAAAGTAAGCGACAAATCTTTTCATGAAGATAATATCCTCTATTTCGATCATCGGTCATTCCTCCATAAGGAAATTGCATTAAGAGCAGAGGCTTGAGTTGCTGGCCAATCTCATCAATTGTTAATAGTGTTCTCGGGATTGGTTCGTCTAAGCACGATGCTTGAGAATTAAATTTAAGAGATGTTCCTTTTGGCCTTACTTCAAAACTATCAGAAGAAAGTATACGAGATGTAAGTTGCTTAGGCTCTAGTCTTGCTTGATATTTATGTGTAAGTGTTCCAGTTTTAGATAATGCAACCCTTTTTTCTGTAAATTTATTTCTTCACTTTCTTCATCGCTTTGGGGTTTAAGTAAATCTTACCATCAGTCCATTCGTCGTTTTGCTCCATAAGTAGAGCACCAACAAGCCTTAGACATGATTCATCATTAGGGAATATCCCTACGACACGGGTTCTACGACGTATTTCTTTGTTCAGTCTCTCTAAACAGTTGCTAGTCCTGATCTTGCGCCATGCATCCTGTTTGAAGGCATAGAAAGTCATTCCGTCTTCATAGTTCGCTTCTAGCCAAGAGCTGAAATCGGAGGCCCGCTTGCGGTACTGCCCTATTATTTTCTTGGCCACGGCTCTGGCTTGTTCGAGGGTCTCTTGTCCATAGATACGGCGCATGGCTTCGCCTATCTCTTTGCGCATGTCGTTTCTTGGCACCCTGTTCTGGGCGTCTTGTGCCATATGGAAAAGGCATCGTTGCCAAGGGACTGATGGAAATACTGCTTTGCGGGCATTACGAAGTCCTGCGTGATCATCGCTTATAATCAACTCCATTCCTGTAAGACCCCTACCGGTTAATGACTCTAAGAATTGTCTCCAGTTTGTTTCGGCTTCACTGCTAGAAGTGTCTACACCTAAAATCTCTCGCTGGCCCTTCGCATTGAGTCCAACTGCGATCAGTATGGCCCGATCGCATACTTGACCGTCCTTGCGTACTTTCTGATATTGAGCGTCCAGCCATACGACTTGCATGGGGCCCAGTTCTCGGCTCCTGAATTTCTGCACCTCCGCATCAAGGCCCTGCGCTGCCTTGGAGACCTGGGATGAGCTTATTTCAAGCCCGCAGAGTTTCTCCAGTATCCTTGTGACCTTTCGGGTCGATACGCCTTGCACATACATTTCTGCCAGAGCTAAGCGTAACGCCTTTTCAGATCTTGTGGCTGCCTCTAAAGACTTGGGATAAAACCCACTTTCTCGGGTTTGCGGAATGTCTAAGGCTACTTTTCCTAAACCTGTCGTTATTGATCGAGGTTTAAACCCATTAGCATAGTCCATACGCTCATCAGTACGCTCATAGGGTTGTGCTTTCAGGTAGCTTGATCGTTCCACTTTCATTGCCTCATTCATCATAATCCGAAATAAGTCGAGGATTGCATCAGGGCCTCGCTCCACAAGCATGTTTAAAATGTCTGCGGAATTTGTATATTCAGCATTGGAGTTCTTCATCTGTTTTCCTTTAGTTGAAGTTTGTCGTAATTCCAAAACTAAAAGAATTGAAGGACTCCATCTGGCCCTTCCCCAATCACCGTAGGGTGACTTGGTGGAGGGGCTGATGAATTTACAGAAAAAAATTTACACTATCGAATCTTCGGCAGAGACGTAGTTGATTTCGAATTCGTTGACACCGAAAGAATGGATGATGTTTTTTAGTTCCGAAATCAGTTTCTGCTCAATGTAAGTCCTGGCATTTTTGCGAAGCTTGTCACGCTGATTCTTGTTACTTTGGGTTATACCGAAAAAAGATTTGTCAATGGCAATGTCGATATCTTCGGAAAAGCGTCGAATGAGCTTCCATCCTTTGCTGAGGGATGTTCCTCCTTTGAACGAAAAGGATCCTTTGCAGGAGGACAAGGAAAGAGCCTTGAGAAGGGTGGTCACCCACCAGTCTTTTTCGATGATTGTGTCACTGACACCGGTTTTCTCCGAGGCTTGCTCGAGAAGTGTCCTTTTTTCGGAGAGGGTGTATTTGCTCCATGAACTCATGTCAAGGCTCCTTTGACTGTGCAGCGCATCCACGTCGGCATTAAAAGGATGTCTTTTTCAAAGGATTTTTCTTTGGAGCAGGCTAAAACGAGTTCTATTATCCTTGCACGTTGTTTTTCGGAAATATCATTTTCTCCGATTTCCTTGAGTGCAAGCATAAGCAGTAGCATTCTCTTGTCATTGAACAGAGCGTATTTCGCGGTTTGTCGCTTTAAGATAATGCTTCTTTTGCCAATTTTGATAGTTCTTGACGATCCGGTGGTGACGAATTCTTCTTTTGTCGGAACCTGGTCGGAAAGGCCGAGAGCGTTTGCCGCGGTGACCCCAGCAGGAACAATGTCGACTTTGTCCCTTTCGGCAATTGCATATGCGATTTCTTCAAGGGATGGGAATTCTGTCCCGAAACGATTTTTTTTCGGATACAAGTAAACGCCGCCATATAGACGAATGAGATCTCCGCCCTTTGCCATTCTCGAAAAGGCTCGGGTTATGGCGGATTCCTCGCCAATGGAAGCGTAGTCCTTGACACAATGAATCTTGCCTCGGCCTTTGGCCTTGATGACTTCCTGAAGTTTTTTTGTCAGGTCTTTTTGCATGTTTTTATTCACCCTTATGTCCGAAATTTAGTAAAAAAATCAGACATAAGGAAATCTCGCCATAAATAACTATCATATTCTGTTTTTGAATTTAACATTCATTTTAAATTCCCGCTTAAACATTTTTCCCACTTATGTTATTATAGTACCTTTTCCTTTCTCCATTGGTGTAAAAATAAATTTTCTCACCTTTTTCCCCAGTTGTGCTATCATATTCTACGCTATTATAATCATAACGACTAACTAACTCACAGCGCAGGATCCCGAAGAAGTCCATCGCCTAACGCCCCCGGGCGGATCCGAGCCAGCTCCGCGTTCCAAATCTACATTTTTTGCGGAACCGGTCCAATGAGCTTCCGGGAACGTAAGAGCCCATTGTCAGGCAGGTCCTTTATGTCAAGGGAAGAATATTCTTTATCCAGGTCTATGGCATGCTGCTTAAGCCATTCGGATTCTTCGGGTGTCATTTCAGTATGTCCGTCAGAATATGCCTGTATCCATGAGTCGAAAGTATATTTTTCCTTGAACAGTTCAGTTATTTCCTGCGCCTTCGCAAATCTTGGATCATTTTTCTGCCACCGATCAAACACGTCCACATATCCGATAAGTACAGAAAGATGGATAAGGTCAAAATGCGCCTTGAAAAAATCATAGCATAGCATAGCTCCGCACTTTGATGTATCTATGATGATTCCATTGGCCGGATCATTATATTTCATAGCCGTGGGGTGATGGTCAAGGACAAGTATAGGAAGTCCGGTGCCACGAAGTATCCCCATTATCTTTTCAGGATAATAATCAGATGCGATTATACAGTCATATCCATCGGATATGGCAGGAATCTGTTCGCCTACGCTTTCTTCTACATACCCATACCGCATTTCAATATACGTTATGTCATGATATACATTCTTCAGAACTAGATGCGATGCAGCGCCGTCCAAATCATAATGGGTAAGGTTAAGCACTTTAAGCGTAGGATTTTAAAAATATTCAAGATTCATATGTTTGTCCTATTGGGTTTTGAATGGATGAAAGGGAACTATATAATTTTCTAACGAAGGCATTCACATTTTTTAAGTGCATCTGATATCTCCTCACGGTCGGCAAGAGATGCTGAATCGGGAAGATGATCGAGTACGAAATCAATATATGTATGCATTGATTCACATTTTGATTGATCATCCATATTTGTGTCAATTTGTTCTTCCAGGTCATCAATGTGGCCATCGATATCGCTAAGGCATTCCTTGATGGATACTGCATCAAGCTGATTAACGATTTCGGTAAGCAGATCGGTAACCTGTTTCATTGTATATGTAGAACCCGGATCCGTTTTAGCAATCTGGGACATCTTTTCAGACAGCAGTCGGCTCGTGTTGTCTATATATTCTTCGGCATCATCGGTATGTACTGCTAAATAATGATACATATGAATCCTTTTTTGAATGGGTATCCGTTAATATAGAAATACATAGCCACGAGTGGCTATGTATTTAAATTAAACGCATCATCGCTTTGCAAATTTTGTCATCTTATCGCAAATCGTGCATATAAGCTTGACATCATCAACGCGCATATGGCTAAGTTCTTTAATGCCAGATATGGCGTCTACGTTTTTCTTAAGTTCTTTCATGGTCTCATCGGCATCAAGCGTAACTCCGCTCAACTTAGCTGATTCAAACAATGCATCGATGAGTCCGGAGGATTTAAGCACCGCCATCCTACGATCACTGTCCCATATATCATCATTTTCTGATGAAGTTGTATTGCTAGACGTATTCCTAGAAAAGAATGCGTCTATTATTGATTTTATTATGGTCATTTTATCATCTCCTTATGGTTTAATGAAATTTCTTAATATTATGCAATTCGGAATTTTCTGAATATCCGTATTATCGGCGCGCGTGTCACTTATACTCTTGCTATCGACTCTGTCATAATAATTGCATTCTTTATTATCCGGTTCGTTTACCGTCAATGGCATTACGCGTTGACTATCGGCGGCAACTTTCTTCCTTATATGCTCCATGGCGGCGCATAGGAATTTTTCGAATCTTTTTGATAGCTCGGTTGTTTTATCAAATGCATCGTAGCATTGGAAAACCGGGGATTTTTTATCCGATTCGGTGAAAAAATCAAAATTAACTTCAGCGCATACAGTTTTCCAATTGAAAAACATGGATTTCCTATTTATGAGGGATCCAAGGCAATGGTGAAATTTCACCACATATGCCCTCATCTGAAAGGTAGTCTTTATACGGAAATGTTCAATATACCACGGCATTTTATATGGGCATTTCATTATGTCATCATTAGGTATTATATTAAGTGCAGATTCGGCCATCGCCCTTTCATGTATTTCAGAACATTGCTTTAAAACAGTTTTCGCCGTCTTTCCTGAAGGAATGCATAATGGTATCTTTCCGTCGAGTTCCTTTATTATAGTTAACGCATCATTTAGATATGTATTAAAATCATGGATAAGCCCTAGCCGTATATGATATTCAGTTGTATCTTTTGAGTCTGGCTTAAAAAATTCAAACATTGATAAAAATGCACGTTTATCAGTAGATATTTTGATAAGGATTTCGGATATTGTTTGCCGGTTTAATTCAGTCATACGGTAATATTCAGCATCAACAGGCTCATCCGCAGCCTCCATACTATCATCTATGTCCGTATCCTCCATGATATCGTGCTGGTTACCATGGATTTTTCCTAAATTTTCATATGCTGAATTGATGATAAGCCGTGAATCATTGTTCAAAGCCCTGCATGTTCCCGTAGCATTTGCTTCCGATGTGAACGGTATGTTAAGAAAATTTTTACAATAGTATATAGATGGGATTTTGAGAAGATACCTGGATGTTGCTGGTTTACATAATACAGTGTCATATGAATCAGAAGAACAATATTTATGCGGGTTTTCATCAGGTAAAGAAGACGTCAACTTATATGTCCATTGTTCCATGGTATCAAAGAAAAGAACATATTTAGGAAACTTTCTGTTCATCTTCTGAAAAATATTCTTTATTTTCTTATTTACTGCTGCACGAGAAGAACATTCTTTAACATCTATTGCTGTATTATTAATACGGCAGATCAGGACGCCAAAATTAGGTTCCGAATGTTTAGAAATATCTGCTAAAAGCTGCATCCCGCAATCCGATAGCATTGCCAATTTAATAATGTTCTCTTCAAGCCAATAATGAGTCATATATGACGCATTGATGTTCATTGACCTAGCGCGAGAAAGTATTTCCTGTATACGGGCAATCATTAAACTGTCAATGCCTAGCCAAGGTGCATATTTATCGATGATGAGCCTTTTAGCTGAATCAGATAATACATATTCATAGATATCATTATTGTCACTGGAATCAGTATGACAATTTATTCTTAGCGGATCGTTATATTTCACATCAATATATGTCCGGTATTTATCGCAGGCAAAAAATAGTCGCATGTTATCATCAGACATGTTGCAGTCTACATAATCAGAAACGCACAAGATTTTATTTGCATTTAAAGCAGGAGCATCAGAGGCATTTATGAAATCAGACCAGTGTAAATAAAATGTTCCATTTGATATACTATCTTTGCTATAACGCATTTGGCATCCTGTATTTGCTTCCATATATTCTTTTGCTAAAGTTCATCAGTAATTCTTTAATATAGTAAAAAATAACCGTTATGTCAATGCTATTTTAAAAAATCGCCTGATGTTCCGAATTCCACTTTGGGGAGGGCATCGACGATGTCCATGGTTTTGATGCTTAGGTCGATGACAGAAAGGAGGGTGTCGAGGATGTAGCGGGGGTTTTGGTGTTCTTTTGCCCAGTCGTTGCAGTCGTTTGTGATTAGGCTCGCTTTGTCCTGGGTGACGGCATAGCGCTCGACTATCCAATCGATGGCGGATTTACCGTTTACGATGTAATCGTAGGCACGGGCGGGAATGTTTTCAATGGTGATCTGAGGGTTGTAGAGAATCTTGAATTTGTCGGACTTGCCTGCGAAGCGCATTTTGTCAGGAATGCGGAAATACTTGTAGTCTTCAGGGGTGCCGCTTGCGCTTTTGTCCCCTGCGATGTTTATGCCGAGTTTTTTGGCGAGCGCCCTGGCCTCGGCGGTGGATTTCTCATAATTCAGATGGAGACCGGCTAGGGCGCGGCCCGCTTTTTCAAAGGCGGCGAAATCTTCGTAGCCGGAGACGAAAATGATTTTCGGGAGCGATTTCTTGAGGTCGTCTTTGAAAGTTTCCCGGTAGTCCTTGCTGTGGAGGAACCCGTAGACGTAATAGAAGATGTTTTCTTTGGTGATTTTTTTGTTTGCACCGTAGATGCGTCTGGCTTCAGCTAGAGCCCAGTTGGAGACCCCGTCTTTCCTTTCAAGTTCCTGTGCAAAGAGGTCGCCTTTATTTTGTTCCGAATAGTAATGGAACGGGAAACATTGACTTTTCCCTATGAGTTCAAGGTCAGGAAGAGTATTTGAAATGATACAGGAAAAATCTTTGGTTACGCCAATTCCAGAAACGCAGATGACGAGGTTTTGCGTATCGGGGGTGGGGAAAAGACGAGGGCTAAGGCCAAAGCACTCTATTAAATCATTTTGAGCATATAAATTTTGTTTTTGAAAGGGTCGATAAGATCCCAATCTTACAAAATCATCGGAATATTCAATATTTTTTCCATTGACTAGTGATTTTTTTAGTCCGCGTGTCCAACTTATTTTTGTTGGATCACTGCTGAGAATGTCTTCCAGTTTCTTTCCTGATTTTACTGCTTTTTTATATAATTCCCGCTGAGAATTGTAGAAATCTACACATGATTTCATATTCTTTTGCAGGTTTTTCTCCGAGAATGAATAAACCCAAGAATCTCTATTTGTAGCCACACCAATAGCATTTGTTTCAAACAAACTTTTTGTTCCCGTGTCAAATTTCTTTTCAGGAGCAAGTGGTGTTAGCGTATCAAATACGCCGCCACGTTGGTTGATCCAGTCGGCTTTTTCGTTGGGTGTAATTTGTTCCCACTTTATATGTTGAATGGATACAGCTTCTTTCAATATTTCCAGTTTACGCTCCCGGGTCAGGTAGTCGCCGATGTCGTGGTAATGGATTTCGCAGGGCCGCCCTTTCTTCGCGGGATTGTAAACGAGGAAGGTGATGGTCACGGGAGTACGGCTGCCGCTCCCGAATATTTTGCCGCCTTCTTTCCTTGAAAGTTCTCCGCTCGTCCGCTGGTTCCCTCGTAGGTTGAGTACCCAGATGCCCGTGAACTCTTCGACCAGACATTTCCGCATACCGTCCTGCCCGTTGCCGTCCAACCAGCCGCCATTGGAGATAAAGGCGACGATGCCGCCTTCCTTGTTCTTTTGAATGCGGTCGCTTGCAAAACGGAATGCCTTGATATAGGAATCGTAAAGGGATTTTTTCAGGTTTGCGGTGGATTTCGCGGCATAGCTATCTTCAACCCTGGCGTCCAATACAGGGTAGCTTAAATTCTGGGCGTTGTCGTTTGCGCTTTTTTGCCCTACGGAATAGGGCGGGTTCCCGATTATCACGCGGACAGGAATTCTACGCTGCCGTTCCACTTCCCTGTAGTTGTCATCAAAGTAGCCATCCAGCTTCGCCGCCTCCTGGCTGCTTCCGTCATCGCTTTCCGCCGTCTGGAAGGTATCGGTCAGGCAGATTCCGTTAAAGGGCAGGTATGCGGCCGACTTGTTCAAATCGTGGTAGACGCTTTCGATGTTCACGTCGGCAATGTAATAGGCGAGCAGCACGATTTCATTCGCGTGGAGTTCCTTTTTGTATTTGCGCTCCATGTCCTCCTTTTGAATGAGTCCGCTCTGAAGGAGCCTCGTGATGAACGTGCCCGTTCCCGTGAACGGATCCATGATGTGAACGTCGCGGTTCGTCAGATCGGTTTTGAATTCATCGTGCAGAAGAATATTCACGGAATGGATGATAAAGTCAACGCACTCGATCGGCGTATAGACTATGCCCAGTTTTTCAACCGTGGTCGGGAACGCGGATTTGAAGAACTTTTCGTAGAGTTCCTTGATGACTTTCTGCTTGCCTTCGAGGTTATCGAGCTGTCCGACGTTTGTGCGCACGGAGGTATAGAATTTTTCCAGTTCCCCGGCCTCTTCGTTCACGCCCTGCTTCTGGAGTTCCCTGATGACGCGGGCCATGGTACGCGATATGGAATTGTTGTCGACGAACTTGTAGTCGGCGAACAGGGCGTCGAATACAGGCTGCGTGATCATGTGCTGGGCGAGCATCTGCACCGCGTCGTTTTCGGTCACGGAATTGTTGATGTTCTTCCGGAGCGCCGCCAGATATTTTTCAAAGAGCTGCTTTGTCCGGCTGTTCTGCTCCGCTCGCAGGTAGTCAATCCGGGCGATGTATTTCTTCGCGATGACGCCGACATCCTGCTTTCTTGCATTCGCAAAATTGATCGTATGATTTGTTGAACGGGCCATCATATAAATAGTTTATATCCTTCATATAAATTATATCTTTATTAACTTACACTCTTGCATATATTCCATCAATTTACTATATTTTCTGTATTATGAAATCAGACCAGCGTAAATAAAATGTTCCATTTGATATGCTATCTTTGCTATAACGCATTTGCATCCTGTATTTGCTTCCATATATTCTTTTGCTAAAGCTCATCAGTAATTCTTTAATATAGAAAAATAACCGTTATGCCAATGCTATTTTAAAAAATCACCTGATGTTCCGAATTCCATCCGTTCCTCTTCGGTAAATGTAGGAATTTCAATATTTGAAAGGGCGTCGTCAAAAATTTTCTTAGCTGCTGAAGCATATCGTTCATCTACGATAATGCTGTCATGAACGGTGCAGACAGGACAATGTAAGTTATTTTTAATATTTTTGTAAACTATTCCAAATACAAGATGGCTTTCTGTACGTTGAAGTTCATGCGCCAAAGCTGTATGATTTTTATATTTAATTAGCTGTATTACCTTATAAAGAGAAGGAAACTCTGCTTTCCATATATATTGAATGGCTTTAACGAGCCGATGCTTCTTGTGAGAGAAGAACGGTCCGCAGAAAAGGCATGTGAGAAATTCTTTCTTGACTTCAGAACGGTCGCATGAAAGACACATAGAATCATTAAGAAAAGAAAGAAAATGTTCATAAAGAGAACCAGAAACAAGAAGTGAACGATAGGAAGAGAGGTCAGAGTGGAAAGTTTTAATGAAAGAAGAAGTAAATAAAGTGGAATAATGTGAGTAATCAAATTTCATATCTATATATGAATCCACAATATGTTCTCGCCCGTCATAATGTGATATGAAGTTATCGAACACCTTGTATAGAAAAGCTCCCTGAGAACTTTTAATGTCAATTCCCACAGTTGGACGTCCATCACATAATATACAGTTTTTTCTGACTTCTTTTTTTATCTGCGTTATGTTTGTATGGACTCGTCCATATGCGTCTCTTTTGCAATATATAGAATATGGATCATTGACATATCCGTCAAATGCGTCAACCTTGTGCAATTCTTCAGACATTCGTTCGGCTGATATCTTATTTTTTGATACCATATCTGATAATATTCGATGGCTTTTATCTTTATCTATTGAAAAATGCTGTAAATCTTCATATAGTTCCCTGATTTGTGGAAGACTCATCTGTTCTTTCTTTACTTCTTCTGCATGAAGCGAAAGCCTTCTATAAAGTCTTGGATTTGAAATTTTAATTACCCGGACTCCGCCCTGCCTTTTTGGAATGTCGCCTGATGTCTCCTGATTTTTTGTAATCAGATATCTATGGACATATAACAGGAAATCTGAAGTGAACCAATAGTGCTTACATTTTCCTTTCACTTCTTTCGTACCTTTTATATATGAGTCGCTTCTACCGATGATGCCCATTTGTATAAGGATTTTTACATATTTTAGATAGTTAGATCCTATTATTCGATTGTATATGCGTGAATATATAGGAACCGCCCATCGTGTAAGATCTATAGGCCATCCATGTTTCATTGCTATGTTGAATGCTATCTGATATCGTCGATATATCGTATTTATGATGTACAGAAGGTATTCATAGTTTTCCGCTATGCTTCCAGATAGCTCATTATTGGTTTGCATATATTCAAATATACGGTTAGGCACAAGCATCTTGTCGAAAGTGTATAAGCTGTCCGACTCTGCGAAGTGGTCTAGTACGTTTATTGAAGAAAATGCGTTTTTTGTCATCGCCATACAATATACATTTTTCTGAATCATTTTTGGCAAAATTCATGAAAAATGGCAGTTATGCTCATTAAAAACGTATTTTAATGGTGCAGAGCACCTTGGTAAGGAAATGCTAATGGTTTCGGAGATAACAGATGAACGCATATTTTGATTTTTTAGAAGGAAATTCGTCGGTTGTGACCGTTTCCGGAGGAAGTGACACGGCAATGCGTCGCGTATATAGTTTTATGAACGGGGCCATAAAGTATCATGACAAGCAGGCCGAATATAGCGATGAATATAAATATGGTTTCGGAGATAATTTTGTTAATTTTTATGATAGAAAAACCAATTCGCTGCCAATAGGACTTATTCCGAGATTATGTTCTCTTATAAAGGGACAGTTTCCTGATATTACGATAGGGCTTTCTCCTCGCATCCGTTCGATGTTCACCCCTCCGGTTCACCTTAGCAACGAAGACATACTTAAGTATGCAGATACGCTTAATATACATGACCGTAAGAGTGGACACGCGATGTCTCTTTATGATCATCAGCTTAAGCTAATATATGAGGCGATGAATCATAGAAGAGGATCATTGAAGGCGTGCACATCGGCAGGTAAATCATTGGCCATGTATGTCATGACAAGATATTTGAATGAAGTCGAGCATAGGAAAGTACTGATCGTAGTTCCTAATCAGGGTCTGGTACTTCAGCTTTACAATAATTTTTATGACGATTATGGCTGGGATGATGCTGGAAATACATGCACGCTTATATACAGTGATTCCAAGGATAAGGTCACCGCTGCTAAAAAGAAGAAGCTGGCTGAGCTTAACATGGGAGAACAGGCGATGCTTAAGCCGGTGACTATTTCCACATGGCAGAGTCTTCAGCATAAAGAGCCGGAGTTTTTCAAATCATTTCAGGCAGTCATAGTGGACGAGGCGCACGGTACCAGGGGAATTAAACTACGGACGATACTTGATTTATGTATTAACGCAGATAATTTCAAGATAGGCGTGTCCGGAACGCTTCCTGATGATGGTCTTGACGCAGGATATATAGAATCATCATTAGGTAAAAAATACGACATAGTGAATCTTAATGAATTGGTCGAGAAAGGACTGCTTACTCCTGTTAAGGTGGTCGCTCTTTTTGTGCCTTATCCTGTGGATTGCCGCCCTATGATATGTTATTCCAAGTTCGATGAAGAATACTCCATCGTTACTGGAAACCGTAGCCGGCTTGACATAATGGACATGCTTATCGGAAGCGGAAAAATAACGACATCGCAGAACACCGTTATACTTTTCAGAAACATAACTCCTCTTGAGACGATGCTGTCTTATTTATCTGAAACACATCCGGAATTCAAATATCATGTGATAAAGGGAGAAATAAAGGCGTCTGAAAGAGAGTCCATAAGGAACATGATGGAAGACAGTTCTGGAAATATACTCATCGGTACATATGGATGCCTACAGGCCGGGATGAACATAAAGAATCTGGATAATCTGGTTTTCGGAGATCCTGGAAAGTCAATGTATATGATTTGCCAATCGATAGGAAGAATTGTGCGGAAGAATTTTGGAAAAGAGGTGGCTACTTGCTATGATATAGTTGATGATGCATCCTATCTAGTTCATGGACGTAAAAGAGGAAATTACATGAGGCAAAACTGCATGGTAAGGCATTTTGGAGAGCGGATGAAATATTACGAGAACGACCATATTCCGGTTACTACGGTTGATCTTTCCGGGATTGTAGATGCCGATATAAAAATAGATGACATAAAGAAAAAGCGGAAGGAAAAGGCCGATAGGAAAGGCAAAAAACCCAATAAAATGAAAGGATACCGTAGGCAGTTTTAAAATCCGAACACTTCCCGCCTCGCTTTAGTTTTGCGAAGTTTTTGCTTATCTTCCGACATCCTGGACTTTAGTTCTTCATCTTCCTTCTTGCGGGCCTTTGCCTCGATGGATTTTATCGACGGAGAACTGTTTCCATATAGGTTGATTCGCAAAGATGCTTCGGTTATCGATATTTTTTCCATTGCCGATTGTATGTTATCGGAATCCATGGAATTTGACAGCTTTGACGATATTATAGGAATAAGTTCCGATGATATGGAAGAATCAAGAAGATCTATCCTTGACTTGACCATTGTTAGCAAGGATTTCAGATGAGTAGCGTAGTTGAACGTTATTCCTGAATTGATTGATATGTATTTTTTAATGTCGCCAATTTCAGACGCAGATATTATGCCATCCTCATCTGTTCCATTAGAATGCTTGATGAGATATATGGACCTAGCAAGAATATCATACATCATGGCGTTGAATAAATATTCTTTTTCGCATGGGGATCCTCCATATGTATATCTTTTCCCGGTAAGGGTCATTTGTCCACTGGATATTAGGATCAGTGTCTGAGCGGTAGGATATGTGTATGACTGTTCGAATGCTGGCGGGATGTCATCTGAATTCCGTATGGCATCATTATAAAGTCTTATTATGGATTCTACCAAGGTTCCTATTGAAAGCACATGCTGCTTATGTTCGTCCTTTGCGTCTTCCGTTTCTGGAAGAGTCCTTGCAGAGAAAATCTTTTCAACTATTCGTATTGTATCATTATCTTTTCCCAGTTCGGCATAGATGGATTGCTTTGTTTCTGCATTCATCTTTCCTGCCGCTTTTAATGTCTCCTGTATTTCATCGCATTTGTTATCGATGACCGTGTTATATTTTAACGATATGGATGAATAAAAGCCCTGCTGTGATACATTCCATTGATTCAGATGGCTATTTGAGCTGAGCGTTTGCTGTATGACGGACTTATAATTGGCGAGATCTTTCTTGGATATCTGGGTCGAGTTTATCGGAGATATGTTTTCTCCGATTCCCGAATTTATGACATCGATGACTTCATTGAGAGTGCCGATTTTTTTAATACCATCCATGAACGGCGCCGCTGCGGCTTGCAAGGTTTTCAATAGAATGTCTTTTCCTTCCGCCAATGAAGGCTTATCTGGATACTGGATGTCTTCTTCTGAAAATGACCCTAGTTCACGCTGAGACATATGTCTCCAGGTATCATTCGTATTCATCGCATATCCACAATTACGCATTGCGGTGGATATCGATTCATTATATCCTGACGGTATGGGCTTTCGTTTAATTGAATCAATTTTTTCCGGCGCATCGGACGATATGGATGCCTTTCTTTCATCTTCGTCTAGCATTTCATTGTTTTCAAGAAATTCTATTGTTACACTTAAATCGCTGTCTCCTGAATATGATGCTATTGGGATATATTCTCCATCTTCTGCAATTCTGATGATTTTCTCAACTACGCCGTCAAATCCGGACAGGTCATATGATATTCCGTTTCTTAATATTTTCGGATTGAACGATGATCCGCGACGTAGATTTGCAACATCAAGTTTAGCCACTCTTGCCATGGCATATAGGGTTTTAGCAAAATTTGTCATTTCGGTTTCATTTCCGAATTCCACTGTTTTGTTATTTTGTAACTCATTTGAATAACCGTCAATGATCTGTTGTATTTCCACTTTTTTCTGGCATATGGGGGCATTACATTTTCCTGCAGGTTCTCCGGAAAGGATATTTTCCAGAGCGGATACATTCTCCGGCCCGGCAGACACGATTTGCCCTATTAGGGACATTATGACCGGAACAGCCATATGTTCGGAATCTTCCTTTCCTATGGAATCGTCTATATGACCATTTGTCACTGTTTCAAGCATCTTTCCTATGGCCATCTGCGGATTATTCGTTGGAGTAAGAGTTTCCGGCTGTGCAGTTATGTCAGTGTTGTCTGAATTACTAGATTCTGGACCGTAGGTCAATGAATTAAATACGGAAGATGACTCGCCATCATCATTTGTATGGGCCATCCCGGATTCGGTATTATTGAATTCGTTCTTGCTGACGAACATCACGAAATAATTCTTGAACGCATCATACTGATCCTTTTCAAGGAGTATTTTTTTTCTCTGCCCGTCCATTATTTTTGGCGATGGCAATCCAAGAGGGGACATTATATTGTACATTACCTGCATGAACAGTTCTAGATTAGATTTTCCGCTGAATTGCTTATCTTCTTTTGCCAGGACAAGCTCTATGACTGGTATGGTAGTTCCATTTTCTCCACTACCGTTAGGGTTCATCTTGAATGTTCCGTCAAATCGGCTGTCTGCAAAGTTTTTAAGCGTATCCACTATGCTTCTTGCAGTTTTAATCGCGGTGCGGGTCTTGTCAATAGAAGCATATTTATATTTTTCGTCGAATGCAGCGAATTCAGATGATGCGAACACTGATTTTGTATATATAGAAACGAAATATCCAGCTAGTTCACCGCCTGTAGAAAGCGCATCTTGGACGAATGCTCTCGGTTGGAATGCTTTTATTGCATTGGCTATTTTTTTACCTTCATATAGACGGATCATTGATTTTGGCGTTTCTGGAAGAAATTTGAATGATGAATCCGATTTGCTAGGATCCGTTAGGGATGGAATTATAGCATTCAACGAAAGCCGTTTCTTTATCTCTCCTATGCTGGCAGATGATGTTTTCTTATCGGTGTTTCCAACCATGGCGTTGATTATTTCGTCGGTGAGAAGATCGACGGTTTCCGGGGTATAGAGCTCGTTAAGATATCCATTATGCAGTTCCTTTCCCGGAATCGTGGTTCTTATATAATATATCAATGCATATAGTTTTTGAAGAGTATTGAACATCCGAAATCTCGGCTTAACGTCGAAGATAGTTTATATATGCGGCGTGCCGGAATTGCTTCAGAATAATGTATATTCCAATATAGCGGAACATGCGGGAAAATACTTATGTCATATGAAGTAGAAACATATAAATACGATACACGCCGGCTGATGGTTGTCGATTGGTCGAGCGTTGCATACCAGAACATTTTTTCCATAGGATCCGGAAGAAATGCGGGAAAATATGGGGTGCTTACTCAGGAAGATGAACTTCGCCTATGGCGAAACAAGATGGTAGTTTCTATGTATGAATTCATCCAGGCGTTTAATCCACTGAATATAATAATAGCGGTAGATGGAGAATCTTGGAGAAAATCGTATGTAAAGCAATATTATAATGACAATGCCATTGTATATTACGATGATCATGCGATGTATACTGAAGCTGATAATTATGGCTATAAGATAATGAAATGCGGTGAAACATATATAGTTGAACGTGTTGAAACCAAGAAGTTTTCAATATTCAGGAATCTTAAGCATTGCTTTCTTGGGCAGCTTCCTGCTGACAAAAATGCGCTTATATGGAACCTGTATGAAAAGGAAAGCAGACCGATAATTCATTCATATAAAGGAAAACGTAAGTTTTCTATGTGGGACGTGGTTACTCCTAAGGATGTATGGAGGAAACATAAGGATGAATTTGCATTCACTATCAGTAAATTTTTCCGCTCTATCCCGATCAGGGTATCTGGTGCCGAAGGCGATGACGTGATATATAATTCTGTCCAGGCGCTTAAGAATGAATATCAAAGCATTGTCATAGTCACCCGGGACAGTGATATGCTTCAGATAGATGTTCCTAATCTTAAAATATATGACCATCTGAATGATAATTTCATGACATGCACATCGCCCAGCGAATATCTTGCCACTAAGATTTTACGTGGAGATTCCAGTGATAATATTCAGGGAATGTCAATAGATGATCCAAAGAATCCTGGATTTCCGAAATCAAAACAGATCGGGGAAAAGGGGGCAAAGACGCTTTTGGAATCCGGTGAGAATGTGTATGAAAAGGCTAAGCGAGAAGGATGGCTTAAACAATACACGCGTAATGCTGACCTTATAGATCTTAGTCATACCCCAGAATCTATTAAAGAAAAAATTGCAGAATTATGCATATTTTCTCCGAACCCCCCAGATGACATTAATGGCATGTCCAGTCTTGGGATAACGCAGAAAGTAATTGATTTATGCATAAATCTTAGGAGCAGGGGATTTTATTCTTTTCTTCCCGCCGACTGCGCATCGTCAGTAAATATATCATTTGAAAATGAACGTAAACAGCAGGAAGCACATATTGAAAACATAAAGGACGCAATGACATCCCCAATATCGGCGCCTTCTGTTGATGATATAGTGTCGCATATGTCGCCTGAAAATGATATGATAAGGGATTTCAAGAAGATAGATGTTTTCCCTGATCCGCTTGGCGAAGTGCCGTTTTGACAAAATGTATTTTAATATGAAATGAGGAATTATTATGAATCCTAGCGTATGTTTGTTATCAAGAATATCTAGTCAGTCTAAAGATGATTTTATGCGGTGGTGTGCATATCATTCCACCATTGGATTCCGGAAAATTTATATTTTTTCGGATATTCAGCCTGAATGGTATGAAGAGGCTAAAAAAGAAATTATTGAAAAGTATCATGACTTTTCTTTTATCCGTGTTGACGTGAAGTGGAAAAGAATGAGCGAAATGATCCGTTCATTTTGCCAGCATTGCGTTAACGGTGATTGGGGAATGGTCATGTCTACCGACGAATGGCTGTTTTCTTCTAAGAAAGCCGAATTTGACATAAGGAAGCTGATATCATATGTGATTCAGAGAAATCATGCACATGCGGTTACCATATATAAAGAATATGTCCGTAAAACGGATTCCGGATTTATGTCAAAGAATTATGGGACATATTCGCTTAATACCGGCAAATTTCCCGTATCAAGTTCGGTTCTGTTCAGTGTTCAGGATGCTAATTCTAATCCTCTTTCCGGGCCGGCGATGCCTTCAGAAAGAGATCTATGGATTGACACCAGATGGGAAAAAATGACGCAGAACCGACTTATGTCGGAGATGCCTGAATTTTCCAAGTGTTCGGTAAAAATAATGAAAGTTGTTTCCGATGAGGACATAAATGATGCAGGAGCAGAATCTGAATTCAATTTTAATGAAATCCAGTTTGGCACGTATTTTTCTGGCAAATTTCCTGATGTTTTTTCCACGAATCCGTCTAGTCCTGTTATTGAAGATGTAATTAAATCTGATCCGTCTATTAAGAATGAAAATATACCGTTTACAGACGACGGCGCAGTGATAGGTAAGGTGCTTACCGGAATAATGCAGGAAGAATCACTCGAAGGCATCATCAATGACATGAAATCATATCCCATTCATGTAAGTGAATCTGATTTGAAGCTGATATATGAACGAGAGGCCCGCAATGTAATCCGTGATAATGCGCCATATAGGACCCTTCTTGAAATGCTGTCAAAAGGCGCTAAGCAGAAAGATATTTTGAAGGCTATTAGAGTATCCCCAAAGACGCTTAAAAAGATGAAAGGAATTCTTGAAACAATTCCTGCTGTGATCAAGAATGAATTTTCTGATGAACCAGAACCGGCATCTTTTAATAAAGAAGAGGAAATCGGAAGCTCTTCAAAAGATGAGATGTGATCGGATGAAAAACGTATTTTAATCATGATCGGCAATGTCGCCGGCATAATATTAACGGATGGATTATGGCAAAGAAAAAGGATGCAAAAGAAGCAATTGACGATGAATTTTCATTTTTTGACAAGGTAAAGACACTTGATAAATATGTCGATGCCGGGTATGAAATGGAAGACTACGGAACGATAGATAGTGGATCGTATGCCCTTAATGCTGCCCTTAGTGGTGATATTTTCGGCGGATTTAATCTTAATAAGCTAGTGATGGCAGCAGGCCTGAAGGGTTCCGGAAAATCATTCATCGGAAAATTCCATTATGCCAAACAGCTTATTGACAAGGGATATTTCATATATTATTATGATTCTGAAAATGAATGTACGGAAAAGGATCTAATAAATAAGTTCGGATTCATCCCGCATCACTTTAAGCTTATTCCGATTAATACCATAGAATTCCTTACAGAATCCGTAATGGGACTTATAACCCAGTTTGAAGAAGATAAGGGAGCCAGTTACAAGAATAAACGTAAGGTGGCGATCGTTATTGATTCCCAGGGAATGCTCACCACTGAAAAGACTAAGGAAGACGTAGCAAAGGGAAGCAATAAACAGGACATGACAGGAGCTAAGCTTCTGAAACGTTTTTATAAGCTAGTTACCGTGCGTCTTGGACGCCTGGGAATTCCTGCTTATATAACGAACCATATGTATAAAGATCCTTCCATTATGTATGGTGATCCGACATCTATCGCTGGCGGAGAAGGTGCGCTGTATGCATGCAGCACCATCTTCAAGCTTACAAAGACGTATGGAAAGAAGGATGAAAATAGCGGGGAAGTCCCATATGTAGTACTCAATGCCCTGGTAGTGAAGTCCAGAACATGTAAGGAAAAGTGGGGTGTTCCTATCCTTCTTGATTATAAGACTGGCCTTAACAGATATTATGGACTGCAACGGTTTGCACAGGATGCCGGACTTATTTGCGAATATTCAGCAAAGGAATATCCTGAGCTGCCACAGCCTGTGGTAAATGGAAGAAAATTCGCGGGAAAGAGCTGGGTAATCATGGATCCAAAGATTCCTGAAGGCGAACGAAAAGTTTGCCCTGAAAAGGATCTGTATCGCGGAGATGCAATCGGGACCATCCTTAATGAGATAAATGCGTATGTCATCGAGAATTATAAGCTTCATTCTCCCAGCGAGTTCAATTACAAATCGTCTGATGACATTGAACTTGCATTCACGGATGACGATGTAAGCAAGGCGGAAACCGAGATCGAGCAGAAAAATGAGGCAGATGCCACGCCGCGAAATGATGATTGATCATGAAAGAGGCCATCAGGCCTCTTTTTTCTATTGCAAAAGTCACCGGATGTTCTATATTTGTATCATATTTAATTGATGGGTAAATATTATGGTAGTTTCTGATCTGAGCGATTCCGAATATGTGCTGCGCTGTTTTTTTGAAGATGAAAATATACGCCTACACATCGTTGATAAGATGAAAGAAGAATATTTTGATGACAAGGGGGACAAACAACTAGTCTCGTTGATAAATATGTTTGCAAAGAAATACAAGAGATACCCAAGCGCACAGGAACTTATAACAGGGCTTAATCAGAATGCCGGATATGGAGAAGATGCCAAGGCGAAGCTTCTTAGGATAACTAAAGATATAGGACATATAGATCCAGAGTATCGAAAGACTCTTATCGAGAACTATTTTCAGTTCACTATTTCGCAAAATATGATGGAAGAATATGCATTATCAATGCATGACAAAAATCCGGAAAACATGCGCGCCATTATGCCTAAGATGCGGGAAGCTCTTAATTTCAGGCTTAACGTGGACATGGGACTTCATTATATCAGGGATGTATCCATTGCCAAAAGGGCTCTTGGCGATATGACGAAGAGCATTCCTTCATGCATCGGAGAAATAAGAAAATACACGAGCGAGACTCCCGATGCAAAGGATACATGTGGAGGATATTTTAGAAAATGCCTATCAGTAGTTGGCGGAACATCTGGCGGTGGAAAGTCTATGTTCATGGTGAACGAGGCGGCATATGCCGCTGTCATGGGATATAATGTTGTGTATATCAGCCTTGAACTTGATGCGGCAAAAATATGGGAACGCGTCACCAGCGCAATAATTGATGTTTCACGCTATGAGATAATGGAAATGAGCGATGATGCCATAACAGTTAAGCTAGAAAACGCTCATGATAACTCAATACCTCATCCCGGAAATCTGTTCATAAAATGGATGGCGACAAGAAAGACCACGCCATGCGATATAGAGTCTTATCTAAATGAACTGGAACAGGCAGAAAATATAAAGGTAGATTTACTTGTGGTTGATTATATAGGAATAATGAGTCCGGATCATGGTACGGTGCCGGCAAACGCCGGATCATATGACAGAATTCTTTATTCGGCTGAGCAACTTAGAAATATCGCGGTAAATCGTGATATGGCCGCTCTTACCGGAACACAGCTGCAGAGAAGCGGATACCGTATCAAAGATGTGGGATTGGACAATACGTCTGAATCAATGGGTCTTCCTAACACATCTGATCTTTATATTTGTATAGTTCATGATGTTGCAATGAAGAAAGCCGGATATCTGTGCTATACCATATCAAAGAACCGGTTCGGATCTAGCGACGTTAATTTCTATACAAAAGTAAATTGGGCTCATATGAGAATATCTGATATAGATGAGGATGACATGCAGATTATAAATCAGATAACGATGGAACAGGAAACTAAATCTGCGATGAACATGCCAGGACAATATCCTGCTAGACCACAGCAGCCTAAAGCAGGTAATCAGGACATTTCATCCATCCAGGATAAAAAACCAGGACACCCCATTAATATTGCGAAGCTGTATTAAAATGGAAAAAAATATATTTTAATTAAAAATGTATAGGGCCGCTATGTTTTCGATATTGGATGACGTGCAGAAAGAAAATATTTGCAATAGAATAGAGATTATGTTCGCTACACCGTCGATTAAGGATGGTGCATGCGGGATATTTACAATGCCCGAAGTCCTTATAAAAGAGCGGGCCGCATATTTTAACGAATGCATTTTGACCGTCTATGAAGTTCTCCATTCAGGAGATTCCCATATCTGCATGTTCGAAGTGATTTCGTCTCTTGACTCATTTTTTGACCTAGATTTTTTGGTTAAGAACGTTCTGTCAGAAGATATTCTTGATATCATAGTAGATGAGATAATGGATGATCTTATGATAAATAATAAAATGTCTAGGCTTGACATTAGTAAATCAAGCCTTCCTCCATCCATACAGGAAAAGATAATGGAAAGATTTAATAAACGTGAGGAAAAGGTATGAAAAATCATGTAATACGCAGTTCAGAACTTAAACAAATAACTGAATTTAAAGAAAAATCTAGTAAGCAGCTGAAATCATTAAATGATGATTTATACATTCTTGCTAATGGAGGTGGAAAATGCTCCTCCCTGGATAAGACGGCATTCATGCCTACAGGTCCTAAGGCATATCAGCTTACGGAAAGCAAACAATATCAAACCTGGCTTATCACTAGAAGGGAAGCTACTGGAAATCCCATGCTAGGAAAGGATTATTTTTCGGCGGCACCGGAATATGGAGAGACATCAGAAAAAGAATACGAAAAAGTGCTTAATGATAAAGAGTCCACCAATGTCGTTGAAGATTATGTGGATGAAACCGGAAAATCCAGCATCAGGATAAAAGAAGATTATGATCCTAACGGCGCCAATTCAGTGGATGATACCGAGGAAATGGGCGAAGATGAAAAGCAAGTATTTGATTTTGCTGCGATAAAGGATACTGTCATAGGTCATCTTGAATGGAAAATGGATGATATAATGGATGCTGTAGAGGATGCCCTAGGAGAATTACACTCCGATGATGAAAATTACCATCAGCCAGAGAATCTTAGGTCGGTGGTGGAAGAAATGCAGCATATAGAAAAGGCTAAGCTTCTTACCTATAAGGAAGTCCACCCATCGCTTTTGCCGGATGAGTCAAATGTATCAAAAAAATAATATATATCTGATGCCATAAATGAAGCAAAAGTGAATAAATTATATGCGCACGACTATCGTGCATATAAACAATGTGCATGATTTAATTTCAGTAGTAAAGGTAGTAATATGAATAATATGATTAATGCTGATATCGACCTGAATTATTCACCTACGAGTGATGCTTCAGGAATCCAGCAACCACGTTCCACAGAGGAATCCGCCCAGAGAGATCCTAGACTCTGGTCTACATCTCTTACGGATGAAGTAAAGTCCTATTTTGCCCAACTCCGGATCCTTCCAAATCCAACACCAACGTCTGATGGAAAGGTTACCTTGAACGGATATCCGTCCAGATGTATTCAGAAGCATAAAATCCGTATTGGAAATTCTAAGTATTTGACCGCAAAGTGCCTTAAGACTAATAATCCGGATGCATACTGCCCGTATTGTGACTGGGCATGGAAGCGGTATGATATGCTTAAGAAAGCTAATGAAAGCAATCCGTCTGCGGAACTGTCTTCGGAGATCAAGAAAAATCTGCATAATCTCCCGTTTGAAGTATGGGCCAGCAATATTCTTCTCCGGAATGATCAGGTTCATCCAGAACTGAATGGGCAGGTGAAAATCTGGGAACATTCGCAGAAGGTGAATGACATTATTGATTATCCGCGTAATCCGGAAGAAGTGGAAAAGCGTAAAGCGGCTAGAAAAAAGAAGACCATGGCTCCTGCAATTAATCCGCTTGCCTTGCAACAGGTAAAACGGTTTTATCCAGATCATCCAACTTCCGGGCATGACTTCATTGTTAGTTGCCGCGAATCTGACAATATCATCGATGGCAATAAGCGTCCGTTGGCTACTTATGAAGGAAGCGCATTTATTGATGATGCTAGTCCTATTGCCGCCACTCGTGAAGAGGCTATCGCAATCTTGAATCAATGTGTAAATTTGAATGATTATGCTGCAGAAGGTATAGAATCAGTAGAACAGGCTAAGGCACATCTGCATAACTGGCTTAGCTCTACTTCTGACGATGTGGAAACCGGTGCTGATAATGCTCAGCCTACTGGAAATGTTCCTGCTGCCAGGGCAAACCCTAATGTGACTCCTGTTTCTGGAGCGGCATTCGCCCCTGGATACACAAAGCATCCGGCTGCTTCTTCGGTATCTGCGCCGAATAACCAATATGCTGCTCAAGCGGCGGCTCCTCAGACTGCGGATGATTGGCTGTCTGGAACACCGATATCTCCGGCTACCGTGAATAAGCCTGTTCCTGCGTCTAATATGGCAATGCCGGCGGCCCCTGCATATTCCGCTCCTGCTGGAACACCGATTAATCAACCGATGGCACCAGGCGGATTTACCGATGACCTGCCGTTTTGATCAATGAAAAAGGGTGCGCCAAGCGCACCCTTTTTGTTGTAATGGAAAAATGTATTTTAAATAAAACAACGAGTATAATATGATAGTATTAAATTGCGTCTCATCTTCTCTTAGAATAATGGCCAGCATTCTTTCTGGACTAAATGATTATTCTGAACCGGTAAAAATGACATTTAATGAAAAGTCTATCCGGCTTACATTAAAATGCGGCCTGTCATTTGATGTTGATGTGAGTGAAGAATCTGAAGATATGGAAGGATTTCCAGAAGGAAGCGTCTGTTATGTGAGCGCTAAATATCTAGGGATATCCATCAATGCATGCATAGACTCATCATGTATGATGTTGATTAAAGAATCGGACGGAACTATTCATCTTGGCGCTGATCAAGTAAAGTCAGCTGATGGATCCGATGAATTCGGATATGAAGTGGAATTTAAGTCAGTTGATCCATTTGATGAGAAACCGTTTTCTGACGGAGGAATATCATTCACAATGGAACAGAGCGATATGGTGGAGCTTATGGGAATATCCGAATCATTCGGAAGTGTTGACATATGCAGAAACACCGGAGTCGTGTCATATAGATCAGGAAATGATATTATTACGGTAGTTACCAAGTATAATATCAGTAATGCAGGAAATTCCAAGTCATCTCCTAATTTTGAAATAAATTTGACGGAAGAAATAGTGCGCATGCTAGCTTTTATGGGAAATGGGACTATAGATATATCCATCGATGAAACTAATTCATTGATCAAGGCAGATGACGGAAAGATGCAGCTTATAGCAAGTTATGAAAAAAGAAAGTATGACACTGCAACGTTTAAAAATGGAAATACTAAATTCATAATATCCGGTAATGATTTTGGCGCTATTATTCCAGCGTTGTGTGGGAGCCTTTCCGAAAAATCTAATGATGAAAAGATAGACTTTAATTGGGTGTCAACAAATTCCGTTGGTGTATCGTGGAAGAATCCATATGGGGAAAGTTATATTAATGTGGAATGCGGGGATTCTAATAAGTTCGAGCCATTCTCCATTGGATGTTCTACTCTAGCCATACTTCTTGGGGCGGTGCATGATTCATCCGTAATGTTCTGCGAGAACGGTGATGGGAAGAATATTGCATTATGCACATGTCGTAGATATCAGCGAAAGTTAATTTTTTGATACAATGACCGGCTAATGCCGGTTTTTTGTTGCCATAACTGAAAAAATATGTATATTTAACTGAACTTAACCAAATAGAGTCATTTATGGGAAAAATTCATATAAGTCCGGAATTTTTTAATATACTTAAAACGACCAATTCAATGATGAAGATGAAGGCCGTGCTTATATTTAAAGGAAAGACGTCGGACAATAGATACACCGGAAAATATTATTTTAACGCAATATGTGACAGCGCGTTGATTCATGTTATACTTACTGATAATGACGTATCATTTGATGATGACCGTTTTCAGATAGCGTCTCTTAATGATTTCATAAAGTATGCGGAAACCGCAGGTTATCCAAAATGTGACATATCGGTCAGAAGAGAAAGATCTATACGAGGAATGGAATATGATAACATCATATTCAATGGGCGGGATAAAGAGGCCCGTATCGGGGTTGCTGATGACAGTGTATATGTCGATAATAATTATATGAAGATTTTCAGTGATCGCAGTGCCGACAAACTTAGGTTTGTAGCTAAACTTGGATTTAATCCTTCCGCAATGAGTGACATCGCAAAAGATATAAAACTGATGAAGTCTTGCAAAGCGGTATCCGTCGCTGTCGATGAGAAATTTAATTGTAAGTTTCTTATAAAGGGAAACGGAACCCAGCAGATAACCAGAAAAATAGATTCCCGGTATTTTTTCATTGAAAATGAACAGTTCTGTAAGGAAGCGTTCAATGAGAAGACCCCTCAAAGATTATTTCCTTCTGGGGCATTCAGATTCATCGATACCTTCGGGGAAGATACAGAGATTGAACTTAGGCATTATAAATCGGCATCAAATGACATTTTGACAATGAAGGCCTATATACAAAAGAATGGCGCTATAATTGATTTGACGTCCACCGAAAAGAATCCACCGAGAAGCAAGATAGAAATAGTCATTGGATTCAGTGAACTTCAGTATAAGTTGGTTTCTAATGTGGATTATGTAAACGGATGAGTAATTTTCAGGATATTCCGGATTCAGATTTGGAATCCGCAGTGCGTGAGGCATACGGCGATCAGGACCTTGTGGAAGATGTCGGTTTTTTTAATTTTGTATGCCCATATTGTGGAACCATTTCTGAAAATCCAATGGCAAAAATAAAGCGGAAGGCATATGTATATACAAACACATGGATGTTCATCTGTTATAAATGCCTTAGGGAACACCATGTGATGGTGGATTTTAAAGAATCATATCCTGAAATTTACAAGAGACTTATTTTTCAGAAATATGGACATCATGGGCAGAAAAAACAGCCATCATATAAAAAGGTATATATCAATGGCGCATATAACTTTAAAGATGGAGAACTCGTTCCTCTTGATGATCTATATGACGCAGATGCTATCCGTGCTGCTGATTTCTGCCGTAAGCGGAATATCAGGCAGGATGTATATTCCAGATGGTTTGTATGCAAGAGAGGCAAGCAATTTTTAGATAGAAATCCTGATGGTAGCGTTAAGCTTAATAAGCTTGGCTTTCCAATAGGAAATGAATATGGAAACCGGCTTATAATTCCATACTATCGATTCGGCGGGACATGGATACAGTTTGATGCGAGATCGCTAGATCCTAATAATACGCTGCGCTATAGAAATTATACCGGGGCAAAACGAGAGTTATATAATGGTGATTTCATTCATTTTGACCGCCAATTTTATATTCTTGAAGGATCAATCGATTCAACGTTTATTAAAAATTCGGTTGCTATAGGTGGACTTCAACACTTTATGTCATTTGTTAATGAGAATCCTGATATATTGAAATATAAGAAGAACTGCACGATTCTTTTTGACGCTGATGACCCTGGGATAAGTGATTTAAGAAAAGTCATGAAACTTGGGTTTAACTGGTTTGATTGGTCAAAACTTATAAATGACAATAAGGATTCTGCGTCGTATGGAAAGCCTGTAAAGGATGTTAATGACGCGGTTTTAAACTGCAGCTCAATAAAGATGACATCAGATGGATGTATAGACCCGGAATTCATATCTGGGAGGACATATTCTTCTGAAGCAGGAATAATGATGCTTAATCTTAAGTATGGAGCTCCTAAGAAGCGTTAAGCTTATCATTATGGTCTTTAGCATAGGCATTATCCCAATTGCTACTATCTGAAAGATTGCTATTGGATATTTTTACCGGAACATTAGGAAGAATCTTAGATAAGTCTATCTCGCTATTATCAAATTCGGATAGGCTAGGATCATCCTGAGATACTTCTAGGTGAATACAAGGATCGGTTTCAACTGGTCCATAACCTTTGGGAGCGAAAAATTGTCTGAGAACGGTCTGATACGAATTATCTTTTTTACCACGGGTAGTATTTTTATATGTTTGTGATGAGAGATAGCATATGGTTGAAAACTTTTTAAGTTGCGCTTCGGTCACTTTAGGATTTTTAGCATATACTACGCTTGTCGCTATATCTGCGCATTGAGCTTCTTTAGGATCTCTTGTATGATTTGACACTGGATTATTGGTACCGTATGCCTTGCATTTAGCTATCATTGCGTCTAACGCTGCATCGGCGCCAGAAGAATTGGACGGGAACGGGTATTTTGCATATGCCTGCGTATATGCCGAATTTCCTGCCGAATCCGTAACAATCCTTCCGTTTTTTGCCACTTTTGGAGTCATTCCAGTATCACCCTTTCCATAATATTTATACCATATTCTTGCATATTCGTCATTCACCGATTTTCCTTTAGCTGCATATGAACAGTTGGGCTGCCCGGTTTTTTGCATGTTCCTGAACATTATTTCCGCTTGTTTTTCCGGGCTCCTATATAATGACGTTACCATTACATATTTAACTCCGGCCAGCCGGCATAGGTAAGTGATCACATTTTTAGTACGTGTACTCATATTTCCTTCTTGGGCTTTGACGTCTATGGTTACGTCAGTCGCCGGAGGAGCGCTAGAAGCCTTATTTTCATGAACAAGTATGGTTGATTTGAAGAGACCTGGAAGATTTCTGGAAACCATCGAGATTCTTTTACACTTGCTGTCTATTTTTGCTGGGTCTTCCCCATATTCAGGAGGATTGAATCCAACGTATTTATATATTAGATTGGCTTCATCTACTCGGCGTTTTCTCATTTTTGCATCAAGCGTTTCAGGATTTGTAGCAAAGGTAAGCCGGGAAAGTATATCGGCTATGTAGGTGAAATATTTATTTGCAATTTTGTCATCTCTAGGAACGCCTTCCACTGTTATGGATGATGTCATATTGGCATCTGATACAACCAGTTTGCCATTTAGTATGTATCTATCGCCTTTAAGAGGAACAATGGACATGGGCTTTGAATATCCTATATGGTAAGACATTCCTGTTCTAAGGCAATAACTAAGGAATGACGATGTGGAGAATGATGAATTATCGCATACGAAACCGGTAGTTTTAAGATAACTTACCAGGGCAGTCTTTACAGCATCCGGGCATGAATTATGAGAAAGCATTCCCCAATGATAATACGGCCAGTTTTGGGTGTATATTATGGCACCCCATACGGAAAGCTGTATATATCTGTAATATGAAAAGCGCATCTGATCATTCGTAAGAGATATTGCCTTTTCTTTATCCGATAATGAGTTTGTTGATTTTTTTGCTGATGCGCTCAAAATAAGTTCAAACTGTTCCTCTGTTATTCCTCCTTTTAAGTCTCCCTGCGGTTCTCCTTTTTCGTCCACGGTGATTACGGCGAATATCTTTTTAAGTACCATTAATTTTGAGGTTCCGCCTATATTAAGAGGTATTCCTGCACCAATCATAAGTGATCCGGACGATTCATATATTGAGGCGCTTTTCTTTAATTCGTGATCATACAGAAATGACCAGTCAGGCATAAAATGTCCGGGAGGAAAACATGATCCCATGCTTATGGGAAGTCCGCCTAGTCCAATTAAAAGAGGTGGCATGATATCTATATCATATGGATTAAGCCCCATCATGGCGGCATTCGCCGTATACATTCCTTCTGCCGATGCCCCTATAGGAGCAAGAGCCTCTGTCGCGCTTAATCCAGATTTGATAGCGTCCGTCTGGGCTTTTGTGCATGTAAGATATCCATCAAGCTTATTGACGATTTCTTCCATTTTGGTGGACATGACGCCATAACTGTCATTTCCTAGAAAATCTTTCATCATATCGGAAATGGCGCTTGCAAGGGCGCTCATCCTACGCTTATTATAATCGGGGACAGAATCTCTTTGCCATTGAGTTAGCCCATTGTCTTCATCATCTATATCATAGAATCCATATTTATTCAATATCGAATAAAAGGTTCCTTCCCGTTCCGATGTCCTTGATGCGGCATCATCTATGGAAGTTTTTAACTCACCCGTGTAATGACCCGCTATCATTTGCGTCTCCTTAATTTTATCATTAGATCGCCGTTTTCGCCATTATTCTTACCGCTGTTTCCTTTTCCAATGAATCTATAGTCCATCGTTTTTCCGTCATGATAGAATGACATAGTTACGTCTTTTTTAATATATCCGGTACCGCCGCATATATTGCATGCTTCCTTTACTTCAAGACCTTTTCCCATGCAGTTCAGGCATTTTGTAACGACATCCTTTGCACCTTCGCTGGATGATATTACTGACCTTATTTTCCCTTTTCCCCCGCATTTAGGGCATTTTCTGAATTTGCTGGCCCCGGTGCCGGAACAATTATAACACATCGAATTTCGTGAATATGTAATTGGAATTTGCCCTGGCATAAAGAGCTTTTCTTTAGAAATCCGGATGGTTTTAGTTATATTACGTCCTTTTTTCTGCATACTTTTTCCAGTAGGCTTTTTACCGAAGTTTTTGGCTATATTACATTCTCCGAAAAGCTTTGACCATAAGGTGAAGTCAGAATGGAACGAATGCTCCTTATCATATTTTGCCCTGAGTTCCTTAGTTTTTATAAGATCATATGCTTCTGTTATATCTGCCATTTTACTTGCGGTGTCTGCACCGGAATGATCTGGATGATATTTTATGGCAAGCGATCTATATGCTTTTTTAATGTCATCATCTGACATTTCCCGGGTTACGCCCATTGTTATATATGGATCCATGCTAAGCCTCGTTTTTCAATAAATAGTTTATAATGCAGTGAAAGGCAGTTTTCGGATATCGCCGGAGTATAAACTATATTCGCACGAATTAGGGCTGAATAATGAATTGGAAAAAGCAAGTTAATAAATTATACAGCAGAAAAACGGGAAGAAAGGCACGGATGTTTCCAGGATCTGTTGGCATGGGATACGGACCTGCTTATCCGGATTCTGGAAATTTCGATATGTCGTCCGTTCCTGGAGGATCAGCCGGAGATGGCGGTATGTCTGGCGGTTCTGCTGCCATAGGTGAATCAATTGAATCGGGAAATGAAGATGACGATCTTTTGATGAGTGATGATGATAAGCTTCTATATGCGATTCGTGGAATAATTGAAAATGCCAAAATAGCATATGAGTCAATCTCCGGAGTGCCATATGAAGATGATGAACAATCGGAAGGGAAATAACTAATATGAAATCAGAATTGTTTGCAGATACTGTGGATGATATATATCAGAAGAGCTTATCAGACGTTCCGGAGGAAAATTTTCCTATAACAGATTTCCTTAATGATGAATTTGTGTCTGACTTTATAACGGCATTTAATGGAAGCAAACTCAATGGTGATTCTTTGACACCGGAAATGGTTAAGTCATTGTTTTCTGAAATAGAGGAAGATAGAAATGCAGTTAATTCTGATGCTATGCATACTGGAATATCTGATATTTCTGATGATATGTCTATATTGCAGAATTTCATAGATGGCAAGCGCAGATTCGATTCTATGGTTAATACCGCATATCATGATGTATGCAATTCAGGAAACGGTAAGGACTGTGCTGAAATGATAGCCAAGGTAAGAGACCGTATGGCAAAACCGGCTCTTATATCTGGAGATACCCAGAATGTAAACTTATCGGATTATGAATCCGTCGGAAAGTATTATTCTGGAATAGGCCTTTTATCAGGAAATGATGGTACTGCTTTTAACATGCAGTATGCAATGAATCATCCTGAAGTATCCGAAGAATTTTTAGCCCTAATATCCTCCATAGTAAGCAAGACATATACAGTCGCCGATCTAGATGCTCTACGATGGGCAGCTAAGATATCAAAGCCATATTGGACGGCAAGAAAATCAGGAAAATACCAGGATAGCCAGTCTAAGGAAATCGCTGATAAGCTTGGCGATTTATACATGGCAACGACGGTTAGTTACAGGGCAATAATGTCAAATTCGGAAAAATCGGATGGTAAAATATCTGATTCAGACGGATATCTATATATAGTAAAGCCACTGATAATTACAGGTAAGATGACGTATTCTGATGATGGAAACATGATAATTTCTGAAAAAAGTGTGGATTCATCAGACATATCATCAATGATGGATAAAATAGAATCCGCCGTGTTTTCATTTTCCGGATATACGGATGAAACCCATGTGCTTTCATATCCTTCTGGAGCAGTGGAAAATGCAAGCTCGCTAGAAAAATATATACATCTTGTTAATAAGGTTAAATCGGCTGGTAGCGATGGATACCGGCTTATTAACATAGTGAAACTATATATTCTCGCTATGGCATTTGCCACTGAATTTGATGGAAGATCGGCGGTGCCCTCAATTGAATCAGAAAAAAAGATAGAGGCATACATAGGGGATATGTGCACTAAGTTCAGTGAATTTAACATATCTAAAAATGATATATTCAATATATACATATTGTTCACCTCTTCCATCCCAAGACTTCCGTTTGAAAAATACGTAGCAAGGAAAAAGGACTTATATAATGGCATTTATGAATTTGTCGATCAATGCCGGGAAAATGAGATAACCGACACATCTATGGAAGAAAAGGCAGATACCATGAATGTGATCAATGCGATTAATGGAAAGTTTTCTACTGTTCAGATTAACTTAAAGACATCCAAGATAACGGTATCTCATGAAATAACTGATTCCGATGTATTTTCCATATGTGACTTTTTAGGTGAATCCCTTACATCATCCATTAAAAATGAAAACCGATTCATGAATTATATCGTCGGCTCCGTGTTTAAGGACTTTTCTCAGAAAATTAGTACAGGAATATCTAAGCCTATTTCCGATGCCGTTGTTACATCTGCATTTTGCAGAGAAGAATTTAACCGGCTAATGTCAATTGGTAAAAAGATGAATTACATCATATCTCCACAGCAGGGAATTTATTCTCTTGATGTTAGCAAATCCAAGGATAAATCATTCGCGGATTATTCTGAAGAGCTGCGAAAATATGTAAGAAACTGCTCGTATGATGCTTTTGTTAAAGAGTTCGGAAAATCTCCGGAAAATGGGTTCTCCCTACGTTATGTAAGCATGATGAATAAGATGATTGGGAAAAATGCGGAGAACGCATAAGGAGGCGATATGTCGGCAAAACTTGAACTTTATAAATATACAGGAAAGGATGGCGATTTTGGCACTCATGTGGAAAGTCTTGGCATAAAAAGAATAGATACCTGTGTGCCTTCGGTATATTCTTCGGAAGCTCTTGACGGGGATACAAAGCCATCTGATGATGCAAGTGATTGTTCCACCTATTGTATATACCGTCCTGATTCTCCAGAATGTAAAGCCTATTCATTCGAATGTGTTTTTAAACTGGTTCTGAAGGATGCTCCTGATTACCAGCTTAGCAATGTCAGACTTTATCCTGTTGGTCCAAGACCGGCAGGAGACGATACCGCTCGCTTATATATAGGTAATTCAGTTGATTATCATAAACCCACCAATAGTAAGTCAGCTCTTGCCATAAATGACATATGGGAATATTCAAAGGATAATCCGTTTTATCTTACGGTGGCAGGAAATTCCGGGCAGATTCTGGATTACCGCATAACGGATACTTCATACAATGTAGAATGGAAGGATTTCGGATATGGAAATGTTATGGTTCTTAATGGGGTTAGACAGCCCATGATACCAGTAGCTAACAGGCAAGATGGAATTCCTGCTGACGTCGTGTTTAAAAATCATACTTTTATGAAAGAAAATGCTGATTTCATATGGTTTGCAGATCCGTCCACCGGAGAAAATATAACGGATGCAATTTCCAAAACGCAGGTGATAGATGGAATTCAGACTACCACCGTTAGTGTGGGAATAGACATCATGGCAAAATATCCAGGCGGAATAGTATATTTTATACCTCATGCCGCAGAAACCACCGGTTATTTTATGAACTGGGCGGTTATGCCTTCGCAGGCGCTTCCTGGCGGGAAAATAGTTGACAAGATCATTGAAACGCATGATGTTACAGTATCATGCGATGCATTTGGAAATCCTGCGTATTTTATAGACGGATCCATTAGACCGATGATAACTCTTTCTCCTGGAGTTATATATCGATATTTAAACCATTCAGGAGATGCTTTTCCTATGAGATTTTTGAAGGATGGAAGAATTCCTTCTGCAGATAATGTGGATAATGTTGCTACCGACGGTATAAATGTTCTTAATGGTGGTACTGATCAGGAAGAAATATTTATTGATCCTGAAGTGACAATAAAGCATGCCGCTAGAATATCGGCATATCAGGCAGTATGTGGAGTAGGACTTGGAAATATGGTATTCGTTCATCCAGTATGCATGATAGGAAATTACAATATATGCCGTCCTATGGGGTCCATATACAATCCTATGCTTGCTGGAGAGACGGATTACGTATATCTTCAGCTTGAAATAGATGGAAGCACTCATCCAGGATACTGCGTCCCTGATATAAAGATTGAATATGATGAGAATTAATTTTCTGGTTAAACTCAAAGAGTATAAACTATGTGTATATGAATCGTTTTATGAGGAACAAAATGACTAACGATAACAAAAAGCCAACAGTGATGGAGTTGAATTACGCATTTGACTCATCGCCGGTGATGTTTGAGTCTATTATGAATGAAGCCCCAGTTCAGTATGGCCCACAGGAACTGGAAGGCGATACGGTGACAACGCCAGAAGGCGACGAGGTCGTTGATCCTCGTGGCATAATGGATGTCAATGTATCGGCTCCTATTCAGTCAGGTCCGGTATTCAATTCTGACGTGGAGCCGATTTCCAATGAAGATGGCGATAAGTATATGAATGAGTTTGAGGACTATATACAGAACCTTCATAAGATAGAGATTTCTGATGAAGACCTTGATGTAGCCGGAGCAACTATTCAGATGCTTAATAACACGCGTCAGGATGTTACCGGATTTATCCGTCAGCAGATTGCCGATGCCACCGCTCGTCTAAATACCCAGAACAGCAATCCGGCTATGCCGGACGGTGTTTCTTCCGATATGACAGGAGAAGGAAGGCTTCCCTCTGATACGGTTGATAACAATACGGGTGTTTCTGCCGGTGGTGAGCTTAACGGATCCGTAGCTGAACCGTCCGCTGACATTGGCGGAATGGAAGTAAAACCGACAACTCATCTTACCCCTGAACCGGATGAACAGAGTCCGTCCGAACAGGTTAGCGGACTTGAGAATGTCGATCTCGGGCTTGGAGGAGGCGAACCTAATGTAGAACCGTCTACCGGAGATGCCGGTGCGGGAGAATCAGCTACGGAAGGTGTTCCTTCTGGAGAAGCCGAACCGTCTACTGAAACCAATATACCTACCGATGAAGGCACAGCAGAAACGGAATCAGGATCGGATGATACGGATAATTATGATCCATTTAAGGATTTGACATCTGATGAATCAACCGAGCCAAAGTCCGCCGAACCAAAGGTAGAAGATACTAAATCCGAGGAAACTTCAGGAGAAACAGAACCTCCCGCCAAGGATGAAGAAAATGCCCCCGATAAAGAAAAGTCTGAAAAAAAAGAAGAACCGCCTGATAATGAAGATACCGACAAAGAAAAGAAAGACACGGCTCTTACTGAATCTGTAGAAGCCGCCAGAAAGAGCTTTTCTGCTAAGCTTGAATCAATCCTGGATGATTATAGAAAGAGAAAGTCAATCCGCAATGCTAAGATTCAGTGTGAATCTATCGTAGCTAATGCGAATAAGAAGCTTGCTGATTCTGATCATGCCATAATGGATAATTCAGCTAATGAAAAATCGACCAAGATCAAGGCTAAATGCGAATCAATTATCAAGGCATATAATGATTCAACGAAGGAAAAGGACCTTACCGCCAAACTGGAATCCATCATATATAATTATAAGGCAACTAAAGAGGCGGAAGCAAAAAAGCCGAGCGCTGCAGTAAAGCCAATTAATGAAGCCGCCGAGATGTCCGCATTGAAGGCAAAATGCGAGTCCATCATATCTCGTGCAACCCGTTATGACAAGCTTACCGCTAAATGTGAATCGATCGTCAATGGATATCGTGCAACGGAATCTAACGCCGAGGCAGCGAAGAAAATAATCGATAAATATAATGCGACATTGGCATAACTGAAGAATGATTCATATATTGATGAAACGGCGGGCAATACCCGCCGTTTTTGTATTAATCCAAAATATCGCAAATCATTATAAACTAGTTATGAAATAATGGCGGATATCATGGCAAACAGCATTTCACGAAAATATACCAATATATCATATGATGACATACGCGATAACCTGATAACGATATTGAAGGCAAAGGGCGGGAGACTTGCCGATTATAGCACATCATCGTATGGACGTATGCTGCTAGAGATGTTCTCTGGAACTGCCGATCTTATGGCATATTTTGCTGAAAGTTCATTTAACAATGCTTTTTTGGAAACGGCATATAGCGATCCGGCCATTTATGCCGGTGCAAGAATGCTAGGATATAGTATCCGGCGTCCGGTTCCTGCTAAAACCGCATTTGCGATCCAGACAAAAAAGACAGGCGTATATGGAAAGATAAAAGTGTATATACCTATGGGAACACAATTCAATCTAGGAACAAGCATAATAACCGCGGTTACTGACAGCGAATGGGTATATGACCGGAATGAAGACACCGGGGAGACTGGGCTTCTTACGTTAAGTTCTGGGAATTGCGTATGTGCGGAAGGATATTTCAAGACGGTGAATTTTGTATCTTCAGGGACGCAGAATCAGTCATTTATAATTCCTGATACCGGATTCAGCGATTATTTCGGGGATAATGATCCAAACTATACGGATGATCACCTATTTGAAGAAAGAAAAAATTCATTCACATCAGTCACTACAGATGCTTCACTGGTCGATAATTTTGACAGCACTGATGCTATAAATGGAAATATTTATTGGAGGATATCCAGACGCGGAATAACTGATCCGACAACGGAAAATACGGTGAATGATATAGAGGCCTTTGTTGACGGAGAAAATTTTACCACTAATTATACATCTCTTATTGAAACATCAAATGACGGTTATGTTCAGATGAAATTCGGGGATGGCCTCAAATCTGCCATACCTTATGGCGAAATTGTGGTAAAATATTTTTACACCAATGGCGAAGCAGGAAATCTTATAAATGTTTCCGGGACTAAAATAACCCCCTATAAAACCAGCATTCATATAAGAAATGAATATGAGAACGAATCTGATATAACGCTTGACGATTTGACATTTGCCTTGACGACAGATCTTAAGGGAGGACTTAACATTGAATCCAAGGAATCTGTCAGGATTAATGCCCCGGCTATATACAGTACCCTTGACCGATTGGTTAATAAGCTTAGCTATCAGATATTCCTTAGTAGATATGCAGATATAAAATACGCGAACGCGTTTGGTGAAGATGTGCTTAACACCAAACTTCCGGACGGTACACTTGACATAAAATACATGAATCAGGTCCGGTTTACTGCAATAAAGGATTTATATCGGCTTAAAGATGAAAAGTATTATCCTACTGCTCCTGATGAATATTTTCTTTCCGGCTTCAAGGTAAACGGACTGATGTATATATGGCAATATGACAATCAGACTATGCCAAACAAGACAAGCGCGTATAAATTCCGTACTGCCATGGAAGACATGGTTACCACATTATCGTCTAAACTGGTTAAGTCTCTCGGGACTACATATGATGGCACTGCATCCGACATGAAATCTCTTATTATGGATTCTATGTCCGGTACATATGATGATATCACTGTTTTACCTTATATAGACACAGTTTTCGGCGTAAAATTTACCCCTTATGACTTTGTAGAGTCGGGGAGTGAAATATACAGCATACTTAAAGAACTTACCCGCAGAGGAATGATGACTATAGGATCCGGATATCATCTTTATGTATATCCGGTTGTGCATAACTATAAGATAAAGATGGATCTAGTACTTTTCCGTGGAAATAATTTCAGCGATATAAAGGATAAGATAAAATATAGCGTATATAAATATTTAAAGGAAAGCACGGATTTCCGCACTGGCATATATAGGTCAAAAATTGCACACCTAGTTCATACTTTTCCAGAGGTTGCCGGTGTTAACGTGACATTCGAGGCAGCAAATGATACATATTCCGGTCTTGACCTGACTTCTCTTACATGGCTAGGCGATGCAACCGGCGAATATATATCATCCGGATCAATAAGTCTTAATGGATTCGACATATCGCTTGATTATACTCATAAAGCTTCCGGTAAGTCATCATATGCGGAAACCCTTATGTTTTCCGTGGGCGGGCAGACTGAGAATGCGGCGTTGATAACGGCATATTATAAGAAATATCTAGCTACAGTGTCGAATGATTCATATGTGATAAAGAGCGGTATAACTGAAGATGACATTGACAAATTTGTCGCGTATATATGGAACCTTCTAATGCAGTCCATGATGAAACCTATATATCAGATATATAAGGATACCAGGAGCACGGGAGATCTTGACAAGGCTAACCGATATTATGACGTGATAGAAGCGATAAAGGGATGGTCAATAAGTTCATCAGGCACCCTGGAATTCATAGAAACCGATAATATAAAATCCATGACGGAAACCGGAGGAAAATACATGTATGATTACATACGGTATGGGCTGGAATATGTGAAGCTCGTTCGTAATGTCCTTCTATACAAGGTGGCCACCGGTGTAATTGACTCTGATGGAAACATAACTAATTATTCAATGGATAACGAGATAGCACAATGTGAGATTCTTCCTGAAGACATAACGATTTCATATGATAACAATGTATAGAGGATACCATGGCAACTAATCCAATAGCAATAAATGCGTGTGGAAAATTCAGATTTATCGATTTCATGAACTATATCCCGGATTTTCTTAAAGAAGAAAAGGACGTGGTCACTCTGATGCAGATATTCAGCGATTATCTGAATAATGCATACCGTAACATAGAAGATTCCACCAAGTTCACTTTCAGTTTTCTCACGACCGAATCAATGATGAAGACATGTAAATCCGGGGTAGACGATCTGGTAAATAAGCTTTCGGCATGCTCCGATAATGACCTATATGTATATTATCTTTCCATGCCACGCACAAACGTAAATTCTAATTCCATCGAGAAACTTTCTTATGCAACGGCGTCGATATATTATGATGGATCCATGAAGGATATATTGCCTATAAATATCGTCACTGACACACTTTCCACTTCTATATCTGATGGAGATGTCCTGTATATAAAATTCAATGATGGAAATACGTATCCATATTATGTAAATATGACTGATGGGACAATAGTCATAGAGCAAAAAAGATATTCTCAGGATCCATTTAAATCAACGCTCAATGTGATGATCGATGGCTCTCCGAGAATAGTGAAGTTCATTCCTAAAGATGTAGGAGAAACGATATCATCATATGTCGGACAGCTAGGAGAAGTGGATATATATGAAATAAAATTTGATCTGACGATAAATACGGTCGAAAACGCGGCTTCTCATTATGTAAAGACTATAGGAAACGAATCCGTTGAGATAGATCTTTTCGGATACACCAGTGGAAACCATGGGGCGTATTCTGATTATGTAAAGATTCCTTACATGAATGATAAATCCATATTTGAGTGGCGTGATGGAAATCCTACTGGCGTATTTTATTTCAGCGATCTGTATGAATTTGAAAATGGCACCGATTCATCAATATACAAGGAATACCATATAGATAAGATGTATGTGACTGGCGATGGGTATACATGTTATCTTACGCTGTCCAGCGCCCCGTCGTTTGCCGTAAATGATACATTTCGCATAGACAGCAGTGAAATAATAGGAACAAGCGCATCAGCTGATGTCACTCTTTATGGTGAATATACAGTAAGAAACATCATAGGAAACGTAGTGATAACATCATTATCAAGCAAATTGGAGAACAGTCCGGTTACTAGAAAAATGACATCATATAATCGGTTGTATAAATATTCGATAAATTATGCAAGGTCGGAATATGATGTTACATCGATAACACCCATGCTTAAATGGAGCCGGTTAGATTCCATAGGAACGCCATCTATATTATCCGGCGATAGATTATATACATATGATGCCATCGAAAATAAACAGATAGGATATCTTACATTTTCTGATATTTTTCAGTATGAGACAGGTACTTCCGGATCCGATATCATATATAAGAATGTGGTGTCTAAATATATACACATTCCATCTGCCATGAAACTTGATACATTCTCTCCTGTATATATGGAATATTGCCCATACATAAGTACATTATCAGCGGAAGAAAAGGCTTGGATAACGGCAAACGCTGGATATTTAAACCAGCCGGTTTCTGGATATGATTCATCGGCGGACAAAATGCTTTTCCGTCTTCTTATGGACAACTCAAATGTAGGATTCAAGATAAGCGGGGCCACCATAACAAAAGCGGTTGCCGATAAGATCCGACTTAAAGTATATTCTATAAATGGAGCATTTGGAACGGCATATACCGCAACGGCAGATAATACGGACGCAGTCATTTTTTCAAAATCAATTCCTGAATCGGGCGATATTTGCCTGCTATCGAGAATTGTCCTTGATACAGAGGCATCTGCGTATTCCACTAAGACAAAGATTAGCAAAATATACAATGTAGTCACCGTTGAACAGATGGATAGTGCTTCCGGAAAATATCATGTATATTTTTCTGATAGCATTCCAGAAGACCCTACTAACACATTATCTTCATTTATAAGTGTATCATTTCTTAAACGTTCAGAAGATGCCGCCATGGCGGTTGCCGACGGTACCATAACTGACTTATATTTATATTGCAAATATGTATACGGGGATATATATAGTCATGATTATTGGATGTCTGATTCCGGACAATTTGCATTAAAATGTGCATATACCGATGAGCTTGGTAATGTGTCGGATATAGTGAAATTTTCGCTGGGAAATCAATATTCTGCAGGGGATCTTGTTTACCGTGATGATAAGAAAAAAGTATATAAGGTAATGCTAGAAATAACGGGTACGGAGACCTTGATGGAGATAACCGAGAAGGGATTGATGTATCCATATATGTATAATGTGGCAAAGATAGGAACGAAGACGGTTTATAATGATTATATGAAAGGCATATATAAGGCAGGATCACTAACATATGGGAAATCCCCAGATCTTTCAGAATATTCTGATTATTCTAATGCAATGAGCACGTTTTTTTCCGCTAAGGCGGAAGACAATTCTCTTATTTTTGGATGGAAAGACCGGGAATATCTGCTTAATCATGCAAATTACAATACGGAAGGAAAGGCAAGGAATGGATTTGCCGAATTTTATACCACAGGCGAAGAATATGACATCGTTTTGAAGAATTTGGAATACTATTCGATAGCAACTACCATTCCTGATGAGGGGGTGTTACTTAAAGGATTGACAAATGAAATATCAGAAACGTCTTCAAGTTACATAACGGCTGCCAGACAGACGGATGGCTCATATATTGTAAGCGTAAGGATTGATAGCCATGGATTTCCTGATAATTCGCGCATTCGGGTTTCCGGAGCAGGAACGTCAGACTATTTTGTATTTGACACTCCGGATAATGAATTTGATGTGATAACGGTAGTTGATAAGAATAATTTCACATTCGCTAGAGAATCCGATTGCCTTGATGACATGGTTCAGGGAAATACCGGATTCCAGGTAACTTATTACCGGTCAATTTATAATCCAGTTACCACGGCGGCATATTATTTTTCCGCTGATTCAACGCATTCTGCAAATTATCTATACATTACCACAAAATATCCTCATGGATATTCGACTTATTCAAAAGTAACCCTTATAAATATGCCGACAACGGCAGAAAATGCAGGATGGATATCTAATTCAATCAATACTGATCATAACATAAATAAGATAGTCAATGATTATACATATGCCATTTATCTAGATCCGTCTAACGTTCCGGTACGGATGTCATCCGGTGTGCTTAAATACACTACCGGAACAACTACAAATAATAATCAGCTATATGATTCATATTCAGTTGAGTATCCTGAGGATGGTGATGTCATAAAAATAGGAGATACTTATTATAAGGTTTCTTCTGGGGAATGGGTTCAGCTTTCCGGAGATACTATAGAAACGCCATTCATTATTTATACTCATCAGAATCTGTTTGATGTAACTTCAACCAATCCGCAAAGCGCAGTAGGGGATAGCAATGAGATAGAATCCATAATATTTGATGGAATTGATGAAGTAACCGTTATAGTTAGAAACACAATGGATCTTTATGCTGGGAAGAGCTGTGTGTATGTCCATGATGTGTATCCAATGGCATATAATGGCAGGTTTGTAGTTAATTCAGTATTGACACCAAGAATGTTTACGTATAAGGTTTCTCCAGGAAAAATAACGGAAACTAAAGGAAGAACCATAAATAACGGAAAGATGAAATGTGAGGAAGGAAAATGGTTCCGTTATGAAGTTAGCGAAGTCGAACTTAGTAGGAAATCCGTATATGACATATATAAATATGGAAAGAAAACGGTGAATCACATAACTGACATTGCAACGGATAATTATATAGCCACTGAATCGGCACATGGGCTGAATGCAGGGGATGGAATAGTTATATATAAAGACGGCGCATATGTCAACGCCGTTGTCGATACGGTTATTTCTAAAAATTCTTTCAGTTATCTTGGGGCTCCTGACGGGGATTATTCTGGAGGATATGTATTCAAGGGAATATATATAGCGGCTTCCACTCATGCGGATGACGTTAATCCATCCGGACTATATTCACAATATATAGCTTCGCTTGACCGGACATATACGTTTTCGGAAGGCGACATCGTGTTCGCTAATGATAATTTGGCTGACGACATGCCTAAGACATATATAGCTAGGGAAGGAATATGGACTCCATGTACGGAAAAGCGTATAATGAAGATACATAAGATAGACATAGATAAATATCATAACGCAGCATGGGATACTGCTGATACACTGGTTGATATCGATGAATACATATATCGCCCATATTCTTATCCTGAAGTGGTTGCACAGATGGGTGTCGATCTTGATGAGGGGGAGAGTTCATATGTTATGCCTTTTCATATCCGTAACTATAATTTTGCCGGACCATATATAGAACATCTTGATAGCACGGTTCTTCCGGAATATCAGTTCAACTCAAAGAAGGATTATGCTTCTGTGGCGCAGAGAAGCGATTTTTCGGATACTGATTTCAAGGGTATTCCGGACATGAAATATCCCCTTGTAGAAAAACTTGAACGTCTTATCTATCTCCGTGATGCCCAGGTGATAGATTATGATCTTATAGGATATCTTGCCAGATTCATGGGATATGACATAACTGATGCTAAAAATGAGATTGAGGCAAGTATAATGTACAGAACCCCGGAGGATAAAGAGAAAGCCGTCAGGGAGACCGTATCTAACTTGCCGCAGGTTTATACGCTTGGCGGAACACAGTCCGGATTAGAAATGCTTCTTGAAACTTTTGGCGTTGTTGCGGATGTTATAGTAAAATGGACAAATACAGAATCACCATATGGCGAACTGATAAACGAGGATGATGTAAGGGCAAGGCAGGATGCCGATTATGAAAACGGAAAGTATGGCAACTGGGTCCCTACACCTCATGTAGCAGTTAAAATAAGTGCCACTGAAAACTATAAGAATGGAATGATAGATGACGCGTCATACGTCACTTTAATAAAGAACATAAAAGCATTTAAACCTATTCAGACGGTTTTTGACGAGTTCATAAAATATGTAGAAGCGGATAGGGGAAAAATATATGTTAGTAATGCATCATTCATAACGTCAGGACGGATGAGCATTAACATGAATTGTGAAATCGATCCAGAAGATGAATCAGGAATATGCGGGTAGCTATGATTTTCGATGAAAATGTTTTCTATGATGCGGTGGTCGTTACTAATAAAGTGGACCCTAATATGAGAGGGGGGGTTCAGGCTCGTATAATAGGATATACTGATGAGATAGATGATGAGTCTCAGCCATTCGTATATCCAGAATTAAACTGCGCGGCGGCAGTTCCGGAAAAAGGTTATTACCTTAGGGTAAAATTTGAGCATGGAAACGTCATGTCTGGACGATATGTCGCCGTATCACAGACGAAATCTGGATTTTATCCTGATGAATATTCCGCTACGACATCATATCCAAACGTATCCGTATATAATATGGGCGGAGACGGATATGTAAAGACATATGACAGGGCAAAGCAGGTTACCCAGATAGATTGTCCTAATGGCGCGCATGCCACATGGGATGGTGACGGGAACATTATCATGACAAGCGATAAAGCATATGAACATGCAGGAGATGGAGCTAGACAGGAGGCAGGAAAGGCCGAACATAATGTTCTTACCGAAGCTACTATTGATATATTCACCTGTATGCCGGTAGGCGCAGGAACTCTTCATCAAGGAAGCGAGTATCTTACTATCCCTCATGTTTCAGCAAGGACGATAAAATCATATTCTTCACCATCCGCCGACCCTTCTACTGACGATGCGGTTCCTATGGTATCCGGTGATCCATCAGCCATTACACTTCCTATAAATAACGCCAATGGCGAAAAGGTGGATGAGGTGGAACTTTCTCTTACTAAAAACTATATATCCAGAGTTGATAAGAAAATAGATAAAATCATAATCGGGGTCAGCGATGTCAAAAGCTTCCCGGCAATGGCTGAAGAATTCATGAAACCAGGATCTCAATCAAGTGCTCATTATCTGATAGGAAGAATTGACGGTGATCCTGAAATTGCTTCGGAAACGGTAAACAAAACGCTTACTAACAGCGGATTCTTACAGTTCATTCAGCTTGACCAGGATGCATATTATGCCGGAGGAGTGTATGATTCAACTGGAGAATGCGCGAACAAGAATGCCGTGTCCATTGTGCTTATAGCATCGGAAAATAAGCTGTCCAGTATAAGCGGATATACGCAGTTTCAAAAAGATACGGTCAAGGAACTTATAGTTCATATAAGGACTACTGCAAAAGATGATACCATCCCTGTTGTGCTGGCAAGCACATTGTCCGGGGTTCCTAAACTTCCTGCTATAACGGAAAAGTTTGAATAGAAAATGCCCGGAATACGGGCATTTTCATTACATAATTTGCATCAATCACATAGAAAATAGATCTGCGTCTTCGCTGGATTTCGAATCATTCACTGTTTTCTTTGCATGGATACGGTCTAATGAGCGTTTTTTTATATTATTCATATAATCTTTGCTACTCAGACTGGCGAACATGTTAGGTTTCGCTGTCGTTCCCGATTTAAGCTTTCTTGTAATAACCCTGAAGAAATCAGACATGACTGATTCAACTTGAGATTTGTCTTCGAACGGAGAGAATTCATCCTCCAGGGTATCATGATTATATCCTATAGGATCTGTCGGGGATGATTTTCTATATGTTTCATATGCTTCTCCCGTGCCTTTTTCTTCTGCTATTTTCTTAAGCTCTTCCATGGTGAGTTCATGAGCATTCTCACGGTCTTTAATGTCTTCATATCCGGATTTAGAAGAAAATTCATTATTGAATGCCGAATCAATTGCATCTTTGGCAGGTATGATTTTTGCACTTTTAGGAGAAGTCACCTTTGTTGTGTAGTCATTGGTTTTTTCCTGTATATTTTCAAGGATCTTTTTTATCTTGTTCTTATTTGATTCCACTGAAAGTTCGGACGGACTCATATTGCTATTATAATTGACTGAGAATGATTTAAGCAATATTATCAACTTGTTGATGTAATGAGCAAGTGATATCGGCTTACCATATTCAATATATGAATCAATGAGATCTTTTCCGAAGCTAGTTGATGATTCTGCTGTGTGCTCGTTGGGATGGGTTTCTACGGGCGGTTCTTTTTGAATGTCGTCCCCTAAGTTTAATTCATTCTGCTCATCACTGGTGGGAAGGACAGTGCCATATTCATCTGATTCCGGGTTTGAAATATCGTCTTCCGGATAATCAGAAAAGGAATGCGATGATTCAAAACACGTACGATATAGATTACATATCGTCATATAATCGTTATTGCCAAGTCCAAGCTTTGATATAGCGGATTCAAATAATGATAATGAAGTTTTCATGAAAGTTGCACGCTAATTTAATAATAGTTTATATATCTGGCATGAAAAGCGCATCGCATTATAAACTATGATCGTAACTGAGAGAGTATAATATGGCAAGAAGAACGCAGATAACTAAACGGGGTCTTGAATTACTGGCATCCAGCTCGAAGGCGACAGGCCAGCACTGGTGGATCGGCTGGTATTCCCTGGCATACGTTCCTCAGGAAATGAAAAATGATTCCGGAGAAGTCATAACATCAAGCTCCACCAAGCTTACGACTGGCGGAGACATGATATACAATATCTTTCAGGGCGACATGAAGGGTGACGGATACGCCTATTCAGATACTAATTCTAAGTTTGGCATGGTGAATTATGACAGCAATGTGAAAAAGAATTATAGGTATGTCCTTGATTCGTCTGGAAGAAACAATCTTGTTACATGGGTGGACGGGGATTCCGGACTTAAAGGCGCATATGTATATCGCGGGGTTCAGATATCATCTGATTCAGGAACAGTAGAAAAAACATCTTCCAACATACCGGTTCCGGCACCGCTTTTTTATACAGGGGCATCTCCTGCAGAGCGTGGATATTCATCAACTGGAATGTCGGCTTTCCTTAAAGCAGGAAAGACGGATGACGTATCTAATTTTTTCCCCACGGATACTGTAGGTACGGTAACGGTTCCTAGAATATCTACGGATTTTAGAAAATACAATGCATACAAGTCAGGATTCAGTGTTGGCGGTGATACCGGAAGTTATTCCGGAAATCTTCCTATAACGGGAATGGACGTCGATGGATGGCTAGCTTCAGATCAGACATACACACAGGGTGACAGCACAGACATGAGCTATGACTATAATGCGTATTGCCATGAATACTGGAAAGCACTTAGCATATCCAATTTTAATCGATATTGTGCCCCGGTGAATAATTCCGGATTGTCATATGACGATGATACAGGATGTCGTAACATGGCAAAGGTTACAAAATATTTTCCGGTTTACGCCTATGATGTTACAAGTACGGAAACGACTGACAGTAATGAATATGTTACTGGAATACGGATCAAGATAAAGATTAACTTGATGGCGAAGTCATCTTCATCGGAACCATATTATTCACCGGCAGAAGCTAATGAAGATGGAACAGGAGTAGCCTCTCTTACCGATGCATTCTCTAATGTAACTGATGGTGCAGGGAATCAGATATTCGCATCAAACAGCATTTCTTTCAAGTTCAACCGTATGGGAATTTATGCGGTTCCAATGAGGCAGTATGGATGCACTGATAATAATGCGACCAATGCCCAGTATCAGATAGATACAGAATCTGAACCGGTGCTTTTCGCAATATGCGATTTAGATGCAACGACGACTATTAGTGATGCCAGTGACGGTCTTAATGAGTTTGAATCAGATGTGTTCTTCGATCTTTCTTCCGCAGTTGCCGATTCTGCCGTTATCAGGGAAAGCGCGGTATTCTATAATCTTTATTCGGATGACTCCATTGAATGGTATAAAAATCAATTGATCGCAAACGCGTCAACTGCGGAAGCGGTCACTAACATGCAAATAGAACTTGGATATCTAAAGAATAAGTCATCTTCTTCAGGAACGTGTTGCCCTAATGCGGCGGGAAAAAGTGAGGAAAAATCAACATATAGTGGGCTTAGGAACCTAGTAGATGCCAAGGATCTTAATTCGAATTCAGTGAGAAACCGACTGGCATATGAAGAAGGAGAAGATATCTCTGCCATATATGATTCGGTAACATCGGCGGCCAATTTTGTGGGAACTACAAATGGCAACTTAATCATAAGGGAATCTGCTGGCGGAACTGCTATGCTTGCCGGAGGATTTTCCGGAGCACAGACAGCAAAAGAAACGGTAGTCACCTTTGATAATAAAATATTTATCTATCAGGTAATTGATGATACCCTTGCTTATACAAGAGCATATGGCGTGCCAAAAACAAATATCGGTAAATATTCCATATTGACGTGCCCATATTATGAACTGTCCTCGGTTGCATTAGATGAAAGTAATTCACGCGATGTTTATGAATATGATGATAATACGTATAATCCATATATAAATAAGACAACCCAGATTACGACTATATATAGAACGGGCATCTATGCTAGTAATAATAAGGCTACTATAACAAAATCCTCAGAAGGAATATCTACGACGACGGTCGTGGATGGAGTTACGACAACTACTGACGGGATGTCATTGATCGCATCAGATAGTGATTTGGTTAATGAGATTAGCGCCGAGTTTAATGATCACGAAACAGAAAGGGCATATACATTCCCATATGAGCATAATCAGGATGGAACCGTTTATAAGGCAGTCACCTATAAATTTCCAAGGGCATTATTTTATAAAGTATCGACATCGTTATTTACCGATATAAATAATAGAATCTCCTCAACGGGATGGAAAATTCCAACTAAAGCAGAATGGGCATATATAATAAATGCCACTGATAATGATTTTATAAAGAGATTCCGGGGAGAAACCCCATATTGGGCAGGAATAACCGATTCCGGCACTGGAGGAACATATCCGTTAGGAGGCGTATATCAAAGCCATTCCGGATGGGGAATCACGTATGGAAGCGCAGATTTGCCTTGTGCATATTTTGCCATAAGTGACGATGCGGACAATGTGGTACGATTTGACGGAACTACACTTAGCATAGTATCCAGACCATCGACGACTGACTATTCTGTAGGATATGTTCCATTGATCCTTATTCATGAAAGCAATATCGCCATTCCTGCAATAACAGACTATGCACTTGGCTCGGATTCATATGCATTGATGCAGGGATCCGTCTCCGATGGAGAGCATGACCTTAACGCTAGCGAAGATAGCGTTATGCATGATTCTCCTTACAGCTCTATGTTAAGCGGATACTACAATTATGTTAATAGATCATCGTTCACTACGCTTTTGGGGGGACACGATAACATAATAAATAATACGCTGTATGGTGAAATACATGGATACAATAATTTAGTCAATGGAAGCAGTGAAAATCCAAATACGTCGATGCGGCTAACCGGACGGGATAATGAAATATCCGGGCGTATTGTAAATTCAGATCTTAACATATGGGGTAGCTGGGTTCGAAGCGCGTTGATTTCTGAGAGTGCCGTATATGGAAGGAACATAACGGTAAATGCAGCTATTGTAAATAGTTTCATTAATTCATATGATTTAGATGTTACCTCTATCATATCGGATTCCATAATTAACGGCGAAGGCAAATTTGGAAATGTCATATCATCGCTATGCCTTACCGGAAAAGATTCATCTGAAAAATTAGGACAGATCGACTATTCTGCCTTGATAGCATATAATGCCAGTATTACGGAAAAGATAACGGGCAGCGGAAATTGTCAGAATTCACATTCAGTCATAATGTTTTCTGAGGGAGATGACCTTAGCAGCTATATATATCATAGTGATATAAATATGGACATCCCATTTAAGGACAATGGATTTGAATCATCTTATATGAACTGTGTCTTGGAAGATGTCCATGTATCGCATAGTAGTATAAATATGACAAGTTCCTCTATAGGTTCTAATTATATACATGAGGCCCTCGTTGAACATAAGGGAGAAGTGAATCACTCGTTTATAACAGGATGGTCTGATTTATTTACTCTTGCAGAAGCTACAGGAAATAGCCATAAGATAGATTATGGTGTGATGATGCTAGATGATAGCCGTATATGCAGAAGTGATTGCTCATATGTAGATGTCTCTGGGCATGATATATGCTTTACGTCTTCTACACTGAAATATTCAACTCTGCGCGGAGATAATAATTCATTATACCATTCCAATATAAGCTATTCCAGTATAATAGGGAAAACTAATTCTTTACTTCAGCTTACATCTGAGAATTTGCATGTCTTCGGAACTTTCCAATACACATCAAATCCACCCAGGACACTGAATAACATGCTGATGCTAACCGCCATAGATGGAACCACCGTAGGAACCGGTACTGATCAGGCGGAAGGTTATATATCCACCTTTTCTGACGCTATTATAGGTAATGCGAATAATTATCCCATGATAGTGAGCATGGGTGGAATTGGCATGTACATGAATAAGATGTGGCTGGGAAATGAAGGAGTTTCCGCCGGTAAATCCCCTGCGATAGGAGATGTGCTCAGAGTTGTCGGAAACGAAGGCAATCTTGCGACTGTATCATGGGGAGCCGGGGGAAATAGCGCATCGACTGAATATCTATGCCAAAGTGTATATTCTACAGATTCAGTAAATACTGGTAGCTTAAAGCTAATGAAGAATTATGATGCCGATTGGACATCTAATGGATATACACATTCATGTATGCAAAGCGCTGGATATAGGTCGGCTGATGGCGGATATGTGAATATATCATCCGGAAAATATAGAATAGACTGGTCGGTTGCATTTAACAGTACAGCCTCGGTATGTTTTTATAGCCTTATTGGAAATCCTGTATTTTATGGATCCGCTAAATATGATGTTAATTTTCCTAATGCGTATTTCACCGGAAATTCTGGTTCCCTTATTGTTTCTGCTTCTACAGACAGCACCGTTTGCATAGAAGCTTCTGGAACCGGTATATTTAATGGCTCTTCTGTAATGATAACAAAGCTGTTGTGAACTAGATAGGACGAATATCCGGTGAAGCGAAAGAAACGTCTTCCCTTTAGGGAGGGAGTAGTTCACTGTCAGAATATATATATATAAACTATGTATGAAATTAGGCCCATACCAGGGATTTTTATGTCAAAAATGAGTGAAGTGATATTGGAAGCGACTACCACGGATATCTACAGTGGAAACGAGATGGCAAACGCGGTTTCTGAAATGCTTAAATATGAGTTCGTCATACCTAATTCTGCCGTTTCTTCTAATAATGCAATTCTTTCTGGTAATGATGTAAAGAAGACTGATAAAACGGATGACGGATCTTTTTATTATAAGATTAATTTTCTTTCTGCCGTTGATGCGTATGAGCATTTCCAAAAGAAGATCGCGACATTAAATGATTTTTTATCTGGACTTGGGGCGGCGGTTGAACTTGAAAGCGGAAAATCTCCACTTTATGGCAGTGGCGAAACTGCGGATAAATATCCACTTGCATCAAAGATACCTGAAGGAAGTAAGCTTTTTGAAAGTTTTGCAAAGATTATCGGAGCAGGAATAGGCACGTTCAGTTCTGACATGGTAGAGGAAAAAACTGATTCTTCCGGAACGACTATACATCGCATAGGGGATTCTGATAAAAGAAGCACGGAAACGGTCACTAATGCCACCATGTCTTATTTTAAACATCTCGAATCAGCGCTAGATAATACTATATATCTGCAAACATTAGGCGATGCTGAATATCCTTCGGTAAAACAGATATGCTCCGCTATGGTAGAATTCATATTTGATACTTTTATAGGCATAAAGAAAGTTACTAGGACGCCTTCTACAGTATCATTTTCTTCCCTGTTTGCACCTGAGGCAAGCGATGATGCTACACCGGAAATAAAAGCCAACCGTGACCGGCTAAGCCAGATACTGTATAATGCCGTAATTCAGGGAGAAAGCGGAATTAATAATGCGGATAAGGAAGTTGGCGGTCCTGATGCCGATATACATGGCAGTTATGGAAATAAGTGGAGCATAGCGAATGCGGGAACGACTGATTTGAGGGAGATTCCGGCAGCAAAAGAAAACATCGATAAGATAAAGACAAGCAAGGTATATCCTAAATATGCAGTGGATGTCATACGGCTTGGGAATGCCACCATAGATAAGATGGAATACAATGCGCCAAAGATTATGGACATTTTTAAGCATATTCTGAGTGCGTCCGGGCATGAAGCCGTTGCAAATAATATGAAAATTGTGAAAGACGGATTTCTTGATGTAACGGTAGACGACTTTTTAGATGCAGTTAACGATCCTAAGGTACGTGGAAACAACGCGTGTATCAAAGGAAAGATGTTCAGCAAGAATAATATCGACTGGAAGGATATTACCCGAGATATAAAGAATGCGGTTCCCGGAAATGGATCCCGTGCATTTTATGTAGTAGGTGAATCCAGGAAGGAAAATAGCCAGGGTGAACAGACGTCACCTGATTCGGTAGGGCAGCAGAGAAAAGAAATGGTTTCTGGCGATGTGATCAGTAATGACGGATCAATAATGCTTGCCTTACGGGATGGCAATGAACTTAAAATAGATGTTAACTCCATAGAAGACAGCATTCCTACATTTAACGATTATGTATATGACCATGTGTACTGCCGTAAGAATTCAACTACATATTTTCTATGCATCCTTCATGGGATAAGCTTTGTCGCCCCTCTTGGAGAAAATGACGAGGTGAGCACTGTCCTTACGCCAAAGACGATTTCTGCAGGATTACATAAACGGGTGAAAGGCGGTAGTACAGACTTTGCCTTCTCAAGTTTTGCCGAGGCAAAAAAATCCGGAATATACAAATATTGCGATGCGGTAAGCAAAGGCCTTATTAAAGGTCGGATTAAAAGCATGTCTCCGCAATTTTCTATGGAAGGAAACGGCAAATTGATCGCCTTGATTGATAAGATCAAGGAATTGAAATTTTCTGGTAATGACGATGCTGCTTATGAACTTATGTCAGAGGCGGTTAAGAAAATTAGTGCGTTCGGACCATTTGCTCAGGAAAAGTATAAAGGAAATACGGGAATGATGGAATTTTCTGACATTCCTGTAACTGATGAAACTGAAGTCACAAATACGTTACGCGGAATATATGATCTAGACAAAACCGGAAAATATACCAAGGAAGATGTAATATCTATATTGAACGCCATTAAGCCGGGTGAATGGGAAATATCGGGGTGGAATTTTGCCAAGACCAAAAAGGCTGTCACTGCAGAGGAAAAAGAAGATGAAACCCCGGATGGCCAGGGATATGATTCTGATGCCGGCACTAATGAATTGGCTGCCGTGCCCAGTGAGGATGACGTTATAAAGGCAAATGCCAAGGAATCCATCGGATCAGAAATGTCATTCCTGGATGCAACGGAAGACCTTATGGGAAAGGTCACATCTTCATTGAATACGTCCAGCAGCATGGAAGCGGTTAAACATGATCTGAACTTGGCAATAAATGCTATTAAAGTCACTGATGTGACTGATCAGCAGATGATGAATAAGCTGACATCATCAATAAAGAATATAAATGCGGATAATCCTGCGGACTGGGTAGAGACTGCCAGCGATATGATCGATAATGCCCACCGGGCGGCAGAATTCATCCAGGGAGAAGACGATACATTCAGCATTGATTCTATAGCGGCGGCAGTTAACTTTTCCGCCGGAAATAAGCAGAAGAACACGCTGAAAGCGGAAATACGTAATTACATAAATGGGAATGTGGAAGGAAAGGGAATTCCGGACACTAAAAAGATAAATGACCTTTCTGATAAATGCACCGATATCATATTCGCCCTGGCCAGGATAGGCGATAGTAATGCGTCTGCTTTTGGATCTTTAGATGTCGGGGTTAATGGTAAAATATTTAATGCTGTCAATCTTAAAACGGCATATCAAAATTATGCCAAGAAATCCGGAGAAACTATAGCCATAAAGGACGTATCCATAAAGGCAGCCTGCGATTTTCTGGCTGGAGGAGATGGACATGCCGGGACGCTTTCTGGAATAGTATCATCGTTGACTGGATTGAAATCTATAGAGAATGCCGGCATTAAACGGGCAACCTCTAAACCCGTTGTAAATTATCCATATGATGAAAAAACCCGAACCCCTGCTGATGAAGCGGTAGCTGATTTTTGCACATATAATTTGGAAGATGTCGATTCCGCATCTTCTCTGGTTAGCAAAATGTTCGCCGCCTTTTCAAATGATGCGGTAGAGACTAAACTTGACCGGGTGTATAATAATGTTCCTGATGCAGTTCTTAAAACTGATGCCATCACCGGGGTAAGTGATGTGGGAAAACTTACGAAAGAAGCCGTTTCATTAACAGAAAAATATCTGAGCTATGCGAACTCCAAAGCAGGTAAGTATGATGAAGCGACCGCATGGATAAATGATGTGTATTCTGGAGTATACACGGTGGAATCTACATTTAAGGCCACCGAAGTTACCGGAAGCGAATCATTGCTATATATGTATAACGGTGAGCAAATAGATTTACTCCGGGTCAAGAATATGCTGCTTGATTTAAAATATCTTGCCGCTAGTTATAATGAGCTTGGCATTAAACTTTCCGCTAATACGACGAATGTAGAAAAGGCCAATGCAAAGGGAATTGAGAATCCGTATTTTGATTCAATCATTGAAAAATTCATCACGTTGTGCGATACTCCTGAACAGCTGTCCGATCCCTCATCGAAAAGGGTAATTGATGATGTGTTCAGAAACATATTATCTAACCCGATGTCTTATCTGGTTAATTTAAATACGATGCTCATTACTCTGTTCGCGTATTATAAGCGAATAGAATCAAGGTCGAATGAATCCATAGAATCGCCCTCTTATATGACCGGAAGTAAATCAGGAATGGGCAATAAACGCATAGCTGTGCGGAAATCAGAATATGACAGCACGGTGAAAAGCTATATCGATACGGTAAATATCGCGGATGCGGTTTGCAATAGCCGAATATATAGCGAAACATATGCGGGCCAGGGGGACATTAAAAAACTGGCGGCTCAATATGAAGCCGTGTATGACAAATATTTGAAAGGAGAGCCAGGAATTTCAGACGAATCCGCTGCGGAAGCAATTGAATTCCTCATAATGGATGTATCGACGAAGGTGAAGAACTCAATTAAAAATTTCAGCCCGTCTGATGTTACCGATGTCCTGTCGGCTAATATACGCAGATTTAAAAATTCTGCGCCTAATAAGGAAAACATAAAAAATACGGAAAAACTTGCAGAACTGTTTTTTAACCTTAAACAGATAGACGGCAACACCGAACAGGGAACCTCCCGTTCGAAGGATTTTGCCGATGCTATCAGCGAAAGTAACAGATCAAATAATTCACCTGCTAAGTCGGCGATAAGTGCTCTGACTAATTACGGGGAACTGTTTGAACTTGCAAATAAGATAAAAGTAAGTAAAAAATATAAAGAAGAATTGGGAAGCAATCCAGAAAAAGCAGTGCGCGATGCGCTTGATACATATCGTCATTATAAGGAAAATCACGATGTCGCTAAAGGAGTGATAACAAACGCATTGGAAACCCTTATATTAAACTCCGGCCATGGATTGGCGGATTCAAAATCCAAAAGTATTTCTGGAGAAAACAACGATTATTTGAAAGAAATGGCAAACTATCTAAAGGAATTATCCAATGTCGATCGGTCTGCCTATAAAGAATTCATATCATCAGTTGATGCTTCGGAGAAAGACGGAATTAAGCCAAAGGATGTTTCTTCCGCAGTATCCACGGTAAATGAGCGTAGGCCCATTGCAGCTGATCTGCAGACAATAGTAGATAAGATATATGGCAATGTTAATAAAGGAGTTATAAAATATACCGTAGACAATCTTGACGCTGATATAAGCGCGATGGGCGTATCTGATGAAACGGGTAACAACATTAATGACGCTGCGATAGACTCGTCTTTTTACACCATAATATCGATGCTTAAAAAGGCGGCTATGTCAAAGGCTACGGTGGAAGTCAAGAATGTATGTGCCGCTCTAGTAGGCCACATTGATCATTCTAATGTTTCCCTATACAAGAAAGAAATCCTTGACTATTATGTATGGCGAATGAACGGGTTTAAATTTGAATTTCCACCCAGCCGTCTTTCTCATTTAAGTGCAAATACAACCGCGTTGGGAGATTTGTATAACATGATAAGATCGGATTTGGTGCGTGCGCATGATTCAGGAAACACCAGGCTTACTGATAAATTGGCCGCGTTGCTTGATGAAACGCCGGCCTTTGCCGATCTTAATGAGACCGAGCGGTCAGAACCCGTTAATAAGAGCTCTCTTGCTGCATCTAGAACTGCGTGGTCAGCGAAGCAAAAAGTAATGACTGCTGCCAGCGAAGATGCAAAGAACATAAAAACAATAGAAACCGCTTTCTCAAGGATGAATAAGACAACCCCCCATCCTAATAAAGCAACCCTGTATCAATATATAATGGATATGCTTAATGATACCGAGGCAGGAAGACGGCTATACAATCAGATCATGAAATCTTACCCTGACGTTGTGGAAGAGCAGATTAAAAAATATAAGTAAAATGTAATGATTTAATTAAGATCCGGGTGTAATATCCCGGATCTTTTTGTATATGATTTTTCTCTGCCGAGATAGAACAGGCCTCTTAAAGTGATGATACTAATATTCGTTCGCAAGATCGTATAAACTAGTTATTGAAATGAAACGGAAAACATAAATGGACCAGGCACTTTCTGACATGATGGCGTTTTTTGAAAAGAAGCAAAATGAATCCGGCGAACCCGCCATTTCTCCGGAAGACATAAAGAACAAAATAATTCATATCGGCAATTGTTCGAAAAGCGTCGACACTATGTCCAGCAGGGCGGATGAACTGATTTCTTATATAAAAACCAGCAATCTAGAAAACGATGTTAAAGATGCTGAAGATATAATAACCGCAATGGAACAACTAAAGAATAGACAGGATTCTATATACAATAAGGTTATATCAACAGATGAAACTGCCATGCCTGAAAAGGATAACGATAACACGATTTCAGATTATGAAACCGAATGCATCCAGCTATCTAATTCTTTTGCAATGAAATTGCAAAAACTTAAGGCTATATATCGAAAGGTAGAACAGGAAAATAAGATTATTGAGGAAAATTGGGATGTCCAGCAAAAAACTCCATCATCTGGTAATGAGAAGCCCTCCGATAATGATGCCGATGAAAGTGAAGGAAAAGGAAACGGAGAACCATTTGATCAGGCGACTCTTGATGCCATAATTGGGGATACTACTTCATTGGCATCAGGAGTATCTGATGAAGCTGACATTAGAGATGAACTTAGGGAAGGCATAACTAAATGGTTTTCAGATAACGAATCTCTTGGTGGAATGTCAGATTTAGCACGGAATATTCTGAATGGAAGCGATTCCAAGAATATGAAGGTCATGCTGTCAGACCTGAAAACAGGGAATCCTGATATGTATGAAAAATATGTGCAGTCAACGAAGGGGGCATATATTCCTATCGGGGACATGATACGTAATAATATGCAAGATGGATATGCATCTGCGATAAATGTTCTTGCCATGATTGTTCCTGATATGGCAAAAAAGATGAATGAAAAGATGGAATATTCATCGATTAAAGATATCCTTTCAGGATTCTGTTCATTCGTTAAAACGGCGTCATCAAATTCTACCCTGCGATTTTATTCGGGTGCGGTATTTTCTATTGTAAGTTATCTGAAGGCCAACGGGATCAATCCGCCATCCGTAGTCGATGCAATGAATATATACACATCAATTGGATCCGGGGAGGCAGATGCAGAAGAGATAGCAAAGGTTTCCCTTACCCGGGCAGTGTCTGGGACGCTTGCCAGGAATTCTTTCATAATTGAAGCGCTTACCGAGAATGGAATAGACATCGGAATAACGGCAGTTCCTGATACCGTTGCATCTAAATCAGTGCAGAATGCATATACCATGATGACTGGCATAATATATAGGATGTATGAGGGCGATATTGAACCGGTTGTCAAATCATATGTGAATGCGTATCGGAGACTTGAGACGTCTAACAAAGATTTTCTAGAACGGATTAAAACATTAGAGCAATCAGGAAATGAATCCGGATTTTATAACATGTTAGAAACATTTCGTAATGAAAAGACAATTAATCTTGATATGCGGGATGCTGAACTTAACAAAAAGGCATATAAAAATTCTGAATCCATCGCATTATGGAATGCAATAGTCCAATGCATGAGTGGTATGAGTGAAAAATACGGGAAAGACTATGATGAAACATTGGTTAATGAAGCATTCGACCGAATATCTTCTCGTGGATATGGCGCATATAATGAAGATGTTATAAATGGTGTATGTGAAGACATGTTCAATTCGAAAAAACCCGTCGTAAATGATGACAAAAATACGGTTAGCCATACTTCTGGATCAGGAAAGACTGGAAATGCATATATTCCTTTTGGATACGGACTTAGCAAATCTCATGTAGAAATGGGTAAACCATATACGGAAGTGTTCGGAATGCCTTATATAAATATCAGGCATCCAATATTTAAAACGATAGCAATGAAATATACCGAATCATTTAAGCGTAGCGAATCCAGACTTGAATCAAAAGATAATCCTGAATTGAAGAAACGTGTTAAAATGATAAAGACCCGCGCAGATAAGGCAGAGGCCCAGCTTAAAGCAGAAATAAAAAAGGGTAGCTTAATGAGTCATATGTTCAGCGATGCTAAGGATAAGACTACTCAGGTTTCTGGAGAAAAGCGGGATCTTCTTACCAGAATAGATGACAAGCTTAGAAAAGTCACTTCCGTAATAAGCAATGGAATGACGACTAAGAACATCCTTGATCTTATAAAGATGGCGATTGATGGTGACGAGATTCCTGTTTCCAGGAACACTCTAGTGGTACGTGCTACTCCGGAGACTGGATATAAGAACAATCCTATGATATCTACAGAAACAAATGACACGTTTGCGTTTATAAGTGTGGAAAATCCTATTAAACCTGAAAAGAACGCGGCGGTGTCTAAAAAATATCTTAAACAATTCTATAATATAATTAATCCTCTGGATAATGCCGATGAATATATAGCATGCGGGGCATTCTCTCCTTCAATGACGGATGGTTCTGGTGCGGATGATATGATTCGTGCTCAGATGCTTAGCGTATCGCATGGACTAGTAGATGCTGGAAGTGTTCCTGAATCTGCAGTGAATCTTTTTCGGCGTGACATAATGGAGCATGATGGATATCCTTACACTTATGTATTGGTTAGCGATGACGGCGCCGGACGGAATTCCGAGGGGATAGGACGGCAAAATGATACATATAAGATAACTAAACGTCTACCGCTTGGATTGACCTGGATGAAGACTGGTTCTAGCCTTGTTGCTATACATGTAAAGGGAAATGGAATGGATGGGCTTTTCGTCATGGAAAAGCGCGATGCGGATGTGTTGTTCGAATGATGATTGAGGGCAGTATGAATAAATATGACGTGTTTGTTGAAAGTATATCACGGCTTGGCCTTCAGGAAAATACCGTCGCCGCGATGCGTGGATTGTTTGAGGCATGTTTCCCTAATGTTCTTACTGAAGCTACCATGGCTCAGCTCGCTGCACCAGTAGATGAGCTTAGAAAACTAAGAAGCAAATCGTTGACGTTTCATTTCACCGACCTCACCATGAGCAAGGATGGACAGGCGGTTGTTCATTTTATCGTTCCATCCCAGACTAAAGGCGGATCAGTTAATTATGATGTATATATAGAGTTTATTCCTCCGAAAGGAACGCTATTCAGCATGGCGCAGGGGACAATGCGGCCCGCGCAAAAGATCGCTCTTCTTAAATCATGTAATGTGAAGGTTTTTTGCACATGCCAGGATTTAAATTGGCATGGAATGAAATATAATCTTAAACACGTCTATGATAGTTATCTTGAAGGATACGAATCATCGGAAGGAATTCCTCCTGGAGGAGAAGATATCGCGCCTAATGTCAGGGATCCTCACCGGCATAACCGTGTATGTAAGCATCTCATTGCAGCATTTAAGGCGGTGCTTACTAACTGGACGTCAATAATAAAAGCTGCGAAAACATACCATGTTCCGCCATCGAAGGCTCATGCCATATCAGAAGAATCCGTTCCTGAACCAGGAATGGAGCCATAGTTCATTCGGGATTTTCCAAATATATGATGTCGTAAGTATTTTAGAGATCATTTCATTCAGGAATTCACATCACCGGACTAAAGTATGGAAATTGTATTCCGCAGATCTTATAAACTATACCTGAATGCTTCTTAAAGTTATATGGCTGACGTAAAAATAAAAGATAATGATGCCAGAGCGCTGATGAGTTATTTGCTCAATAACGATTCAGTGAACGTCGCTAAATTAGTGAATGTGTATATGGAATCTGCGTATAGTTCATATAGTAATGAGAAGACCCAGGCCATCATGGAAGGGATTTCGATACGCAGGAATGCGTAATCGGGGGATGCCGGTATGAGTAATGAATTAATAGGAATACCCAATTTTTCAGACAGCAAGGTATATGTCGGGGAAAGAAAGGATATTTTTGGAAATACAGTTAAACGTCTTATACTGGAAGGCTCGGCAATAGTATGCGATGAGCCGGGAATAAATGGCCGTTCTTATCCGATAGAAATCATATCAAGGGAAGTTGCAAAGCTTAACCGGACAAAGGTATCAAAGGGCAGACTTGCCGGAGAGCTTAATCATCCAAGGATAGATTCAGAGGCAAATCCGAAGGATTATCCTATATTTGAGATGAACTTGTCCAAGACGTGCGCGTTGATTGAGGAATTGCGTATGGATGGGAAAAATCTGTACTGCCGCATGGTAGTGGCAGAAGACACGGATGCCGGGCGTAATCTTGCCGGAATGATAAAGATAGGATATGTTCCTGGATATTCTCTTAGGGGTGCAGGATCCACTATTCCGTGTGGGAATTATGAAGAGATCACCGATGATTACATAATGATAACCGTGGATGTGGTGGGAAATCCGTCATTTGATGATAAGGCGTTGATAACCAGCCATTATGAATCTACGGAAGGAAAAAGGATGCCGCATAAGGCTCTTGTAGAATGCATAAATAATTATGGCAGGGAGATTGTTCTTAACCGTAATATAGATTTTAGGACTGACCATTATAAGCGTTATAATGCAGGTTCGCTAGTTAACTATTTTAGAAGCAGAGGATAATATGCAGCTGTCGGAAATATTGAGCGAAAAGGAACTTGGGACAATTCCTGCTGATATAGCGGTAAAGATAGAGTCCGCCTGTAATAAGCACATAGCTGATTATGATGCCAAAGGAGATCGAAAATTCGGTTCTTTGGTAGAGGCGGTGTCCGGTCAGTTTAATGAACTTGTGAATACCGCCGTAAAGAAGAAACTTGACGGAATGGAAGAGAATACGGTTAATGGTAAATTGTTTGAGGCGTTACAAAAGATAGTTAATGTACTGGAAGAATGCCAGATAGAAACAAGCCAAGTTAAGGAAGCTAAAAAGGCAGTTGAGAAGCTCAAAGGAGATGTACAGGATAAAATCGTTGATTATAAACGGGCAATGAAAGAACTCATGTATGCCAAGATAGCAGATAAGGTTTTGCGGGAGACAAACGGATATAAACCAGAGCTTCAACAGAAGGCGGTGGAATATTTTACTAATCCAACGCTTAATCTGAATCTAGATGACATGAAGAGAGAGGATATCATTAATTTCATTAATGGAGTAGAGGATGACAAGATCTCCGATAGCGAATTCAGTGGAATCGGTGAGACAAAACCACCCAGCCAGATAGACATGACGGAATTAAACGAAATTGCTAATAGTCTTGCCATGGATGATATTGAGGAAAATGGCCTTGATAATTATAGGAAACGAAACATGGCAGTAAATGATGTCCGCTATCCGATAGGTGGAATGCTTACCGGAGGCAAAAAAATTGCTCGCTCTCCAAAGGTGGCGGGTGTAGGATCAACTACTGCTGCATTTGAAGCTCTTGGAAATGGGCTTTCTCAGAACAAAGTATTCAATAGCCCGGATGTTACCCCTGAAATGCTTAATGCACCGACTTCGCTTAATCAGGAATCTGATGATGATGTCTCCCAGGCCATGTCCATGTTGAATACGATGAATGGATTCATTTGATGAAATTAAAAATCCCCGGACACCGGGGATTTTTCTTTTTCAAAAAGAGAAATCTGCAGATGCCCGGACCTTTAGATAAGGCTCGCCGTCATATCCTGCGCCAACATATCCTCTGAACGGTCCTACATAAAGGCCTATGCCTGCATCACCTTCATTTATTTCTGATGGGTCCCACTTTCCTTCACCGGCAATAAATAATGGGCCAAGGCATGTCCATTCAACTATTCCACCGATAGCATCGCTTATTTCCCCATCTGAACGTGCTTTCACATGTACAAATAGTTCCGCTTTTCCTTTTCTAATGTTCGCTGTTTTAATTGACTGCGTGGATCCGCTATCTTTTTTGGTAATTTCTTCATAAGATGCATCCATTTCCGTATGGTCATTTTTTTCGGATGCCTTCTTATTTAGAATGGCGATAGAATCTTTTAAACCAGACATTTCCTTTTTATATTCATCTGTTGATTCTGATTGCTCTACATATACCTCTCGTATACTATCTTTATATATAGTGCGTATGATTACCTTGGCGGTTTTTTCTGACGCAGATTTGCTTTCTGATGATGAATCCTTTGAATATGAAGATACCATGGCAGCACTGTCCAATGTCTTCTGAAGGGTATTGATCATGATCTTATTTGAATACAGTACGGCAGTTACTGAATCTCGGTATGTTGATGAATTATTTTCATATTCATTCCGCTGATTTACTGAAGCCATCGAAATTACTATAATGACAATTGCCAATATACCGCATATCACCCATGGGGCATATTTTTTAGCCGTTTCCATTAGGTCCTCCAGTTTCCTGATTGCTGTCCGATTCCTGGGTTCCGTCAGATGAACTGTTATCTGAATTCATTAAGGAATTAGGTCCAACTCCCTTTATATCTTTAACGGCATTAACCACTTTCTTTCCGAAATACAATCCTGCCGTAGTCATCGCCACGGCAAGATCATTGGCCGTGATTGATCCCATGCTGCAAGTAGCCAGTTTATAAAGAAATATATAAAATGCTAGATTAGTAAGAGATAGATTTCCTTGGACATCAGTAAGCTTGAAAAATGCCAGGATACTTTTGAAGATATTGCGTATTTTTCTCATTATATGCCTTATGCTTTGATTTCATAGTAGTTTATCGTTCGAATTTTTTGTGAGTAAAAATATATTTTACCATAGTAATCCTATATAAAGGAGAATATCATATGGCTACATATCTCAATCTTGAAACAGGTAGAGAAGAGCGGGTAGTAGAGGAATCGCATGAATTGATTCCTCAACGAATAGACAAGTTCGAAGTATTTTTTAAAGCGGCTAATCCAGAGGATGATCATGTGTATAGTAATCTAGATTTTAATTCTCTCCATATGCTTACCTATAGTGCTAGAGAAGAAGTCAATGAAAAAAATCATCATCTCATACTCATTGTATCCGTAGATATTACGGGAATTGCGATGCAATTGCGAGAAATGCTTGATCAATATGGTTCAGATCATCCACTTACAATAATAGTACGTCATTATGCCATGGATGGATATGGAACCTTCGATGAAGAATATGATATTGATAGAATTGATGGCTATATTGGGCCAGCATATGCATATAATCTAGACAGTGATGAAACTAAGGAAAAATATGCTGAAGCAGAACTAACCCTGAACATAGTTCGCCACCGATATGCATATAATAAGGAATCGGAAAAGTCCCGGAAAAATACATGCCGATGAATTGGCTCATTGGAACTAATGCCTAGATATATCCTGAAGGTAGTTCATGAAAAGCAAATACGACGAACTGTGGAAAATTCCGGAAGACACCCTTAGCCTGGCATCGGATTATGACATTACGCCTGAAAATAATGATGCCGATATTTCGGACATGAATTATCTATCAGTAAATTCATCAGGTAAAGTAAACTATGCCGAGATAAAATATGAGATTCCAAAAGATGCTAAGCAGATACTGGATTCTAATGTAGAATATGGAATGTATTCAATATCCGAAGCTGACAAGGTGCTTAAGGATAATGTAAAATATATTAGCCTTCGGTATATATGCCGTAATTTAAACCGGACGGTAGAATGGGTGAATGACCGTGACATATTGCATAATCTTTTTTACATGATAGACAGAAACGGAGACCGTTTATATAGAGAGGATGATGTCATTGGCAGGTGTGATTTTCTTCATCTAGAATTCCGCCGTATGGATCTTCCGTTTTCAATATTTAACCGTATTGATGCTGCTGAATATCTTGGTATGTCTCAGGAGGAGTTTGAGTCTGCTTTGCATGACATTCCGAGTAAAGAGCAATATGCTGAAGGCGGGGAACATTTCAGCGTATATTACAAAAAAGATCTTGATTCATATTATAGGCATCATTTTTTCATAAACATGCTGGCTAAATCAGGAGCCACAATTTCATATGAAGACGTATGTGACGTGTTCGGAGTGCGGAGCATTCACTTAAAGGAATTTCTGCTGACGCATGCTCCGCAGAAAATGAAAACCAACGATGGATATTTGACCGATAGGTATTCATCTGAAAGCATCCGGGAATATATGGATGCTCATCCAGGAGATAGATCTATATACCGTCCTCTAGGGAAAATAGTGTCGAGCGATATAGCTAGAATATATATAATGGCAGAAAGAAAGGAGTGGCTTACCGCCAGATATGAGAAAAAGATTTTAAAACCGGTGAAGACGGCATCAGGGGCCAGAATACGGACAGACCGGGGGTTTACCATGTTTCTAATATCGGACCTTGATGATTATATTTACAATAGGGAAACCGGAGAGGCATATGGACTTGGAAAGGAATTTATCCGCAGATCGCATATCAAGAATAGATATGGGGTGAATGATAAATGGATTGACACATATGTAAAGAATAGTTCCGACGTCCATATAAAAGTGTCTCCCGGAAATGTCATGACATGGGATACATATCATGTATCAAACCGTCGGGACATCATAACGGGAATAGATGCCGTTGATGTAGAAGCTTTGATAAAGAACGGACATTTTATTGACATAACTAAAGAATATGTCAGAAAAAAATTGAAAATTGACCAGGAAGAAAACGCAAAGAAGTATAAGATAGGAAAGTTTGCCATTTTGGCAATGCATAAGAAATACGTGGATTCTAAACGGAAAAGCCCGTATCAGTATAATGAAGTCACGGATGATGACATATCCCTTGCACTGGATACTAAAATAAATGAGGAACGGCTTATAATGCAGGAAAAACGCCGTGTTATTTCAAAGATACGTAAAGAATCCCTGCAACATGATAATAAGATGCGAACTATACTGGGGCTTAATCCTACGTCAGGAAACGCTACGTCTAAAAAAGAGATACTTCGCGAAATGAATTCTCCTCAGATTTTTAGATGCGTATATAAAAGGGGAAAGTCTAATATATATAAAAGATTTAATCCTCCATATGAGACATATGACTATATATCTGTTGTGGATCATTTTTTCACAAGAAAGTCAGCGATAAGTAAGACATCGCTAATCATGAAGGCTATGAAATCAGGTATGATGAAGATGGAAGATATTGCATTCACCTGCTATCCGGGATGGTTTTTGTTCATGGATAATTATTCATGCATAACGGATCTGATGTTCAAAGATAGGTTGAATGCCCTTCCTAGCGATATAGGACTTGTCGGTGCATATGGATGGAAGTCTATTACTCCCGACGGTGACTGGAGGAACCTAGATGACACATATGGATGTTATGACGCGTTTTCTTCTAAATCCGGGATTTCTAAAAAAATCATAGGGAAATCCGGATGTGGAGGAACACGGGAAGTCCGCATAATAGGCGGGCCTTTCATTGCCATTAGGGCCAGCATGGTTCCGGATGCGTTACGGCTTAAAATACTTGATGGCTATATAGCAGGTGACGATCATATAGGAGCAGTGCTTTCAATGTTTTGCTATGAATGCAGAAAAAAAGTGTGCGTAATAGATGCTTCATCAATGTGCTGTTCTGATTATTTAGGTTATGTCGGTGAAGATGACTGGAAAGATGACCAGATAGAATTCGTTATGCGGTGGCAGGCACAAATTAAGAAGATTTCTACCGCACCGGCATTATAAACTATGATTGATTAGACTATAAAAGTCGGAGTTCGATGCATGAATACCACATCTATGTCATATGTGAGCACTGAAAGCGGACCTGTTGTTCCAGCCAAGTCCATTCCAATAAAAATGATGAAGAATATCATTGCAGATATCCAGGGAAAACATTGCCGAGGAGAATCTAGGACGGATTGGGGAGATCTGGCAAAGAAATTCAATAAAGATGCCGGACCGCATGAATATACGACTATACAGGATATACTTAAAAAGGCGCTAACTGAAGCAGCGGCAGGATCGGTTGGCCAGTCTTTGTTCCGCATGGATTTGGGAAATGTGGTGTGCGATTCGGCGCATGCCAAGTTCAAGATGAACAGGAAAAATCATTCGGTTGTGGTGGATTTGTTATATCCAAATTCTAACGGAAATATAACAATGAGATTTAACGTCGATGATGTCGGTGAAAAAATGTTCGAACTGTCATTGGATAGCGAACATTATATAAATGGATTTGGTCGAACTCTCATAGCGTGTTGTGACAACGCCATAACGGATGCTGAAAATATGACCGAAGAACCTGATATTTATGAGACCGAAAATGGATATGAACCTTTAATGGCATCAGATATGCGTGATTTGCGAGATATGGCGAAACAGCTAATGGAGGCCGATTTCGGAGCGGAAGACTTTGCCGCGGCTCCGTCGGATCCGTCTGGCGCAGTTCCTTCTCCGGATGCCGGGTCAGCTCCTGCTCAAGGAGGAGATCCGTCGACTGTATCATCCGCTGGAACGGGAAAATCGGAAATAGGTGGCGATCTAGAACGTGACGACGATGTCGTTAATTTTGCGGATGAATGTCGTGCGAATCTTAACACGGAGACTTCTCTGGATACCAGTCAGAATGGAAGTTTTAATCGGTTCACCGATATTCTAGGAAGCAAGATGGCTAATGCCACTAGGAAAGCTTCTTCAGGTGTAATTCTTACCGGAAAGCAGATAGTCAATGGAACCATGGGAATAGCCACTACAATGAGTGCGGATGAACGGATATCTACTTTCCAGGAATATTATGATCAATTCAAGGGAGAGCTGACTAAAAAGGAAATGGATGCTTTCCTTTGGTGGCTAGAAAATAATGATTGCCATTCTGCTTTGGAATTTGAGGCGTGGTTAAGAGGAAATCCAACAATGCGGGCATTGAAAGAACGTAAAGATGCCGAAAAGGGAATATCTAATTCAGGAAATAATCAGGCGGAAAACATGGATGCCCTTAGTCTTCCTTCTGATAACCAGGAGATTTCAGGCACGGGAGAAGGGCAATCTTCGGGCGGAGATATGTCCAGTTTTGATGGAGGATTTAACGAAGAACCTTCTGGGAATATCCCCGAATCAACGGCTTCTAATATTGGAGGAGTCGGATCTATTGCAAGTGGGATAAGTGATGAGCTTAATATTAATGGAGAGCAAAATCCAGAAGAACCTAAATCAGAAGAAACCCTGCAGGGAGGGACTAAAGTATGACCGGAGACGACATAATAATAAAGCCCACTCCGCTAAGTAGCGGAAGACCTGTTGAAAGCGATCTGGCCGCATTGACTGGAATTGATCAGGGAACCGTATCGGCTAAACTTGATGCGGAAGTGCGCAAACAGACAGAGGATAGAATGATGAATCCTACGGCATATACATTGGTTAATGATCCATATGATGTGCAACGTTCTGCAGCAGAGACGGTAAAAGAACAATTAATTAATCCTCAATATGATATAAAGCCTGATAGTGAGATGACGGACGAACAGGCTCAGGGATCAGATGCATTCAGCGCAGGAGAAATGTCCGACATTGATGATGTAGCACAGATGGCGAACAGCATTTATCCAGATGATGCAGATGATAATGCAGCATCTATCATAAATGATGATTTTTATACCGGACATGGTAAATCGCCTGATGATACGGCAGGATCGGTAAATAGTAATTCAGATATGACTAATACGTCATTGGACATGATTAATTCTATCCAGCCGGAAGCTCAGCCTTCGGGATATCAATCTTCCGAGGATGAGGCATCCGACACGGTTCTTCCTCCTGAAGAATCTGAGCAGAATACATCCGAAGAAGGGGAAGCTTCTGTTCCGGATACCATATGATTTTTGCGAGGTGCGAATATGTCTTTTAATGAAATTCCCGGGCATGAAGTCTTTGAATCTGTAATGAACGAGGTGACTCAAGATGTACCAGATGATACAGATGATATGTCTCCAGTGGATGGATTCCAGATAGATGATGGAAATGATAACCCATTTGATGAGCATTTTAAACTGTTCATAAAAAATCCTGAAAAGATAGATGACTCCATGCTTGATGAACTTGGAAAACTGATTGACGGAAAATACAGCGATGACTTCAGGGATATGAGACGGATTGTATCAAAACCCGATACAGTGGAACAACTTAAAAGCGCAGATATGGTAGAATATATAACATATGATGGAAACCCAGTAGGTGTGCTCACAGTTACGGATCCTACCGTGGAGAATTATATGAATATTATTCCACGCGATACCTATTCAATGCATAGCGCATACAATCTTGATAATAGGGTTGAGGTTGAATATTTTGTTGTTGCATCGGAATACGATGAGTATCCAATAGCCGAGGAACTATCGAGCCATCTTATAGAGCAAAAAATATCAACATTTCTTGTATGTCCGGCTGATGACGACACTACTATAAATCTCATGAATAAAGTACATTATAAATATATAAAGACCTTCCGTACGGATTCCGTGGATTATGACGTAAATCTATACGTCAATGGATAAAAATATAATTTAAATTAAAATGGAAGGAATTTAATATGAATAACGAAGAGTATTTTGGGAACAATCAGCAGCCATATTATCCTCAGCAAATGTCAGCTCAAGCACTTCCAGGATATGGATATCCAATTCAGCAGCCAGGATATGCGCCTCAACAGCCGTATATCTCAGCAGCTCCGATGAACCCGATGCCACCGCAAGGTGGGTATGGACCAGGACAATATCAGCCACAACAGCAGCCTCAGATGCAACCGCCTAATGCGCCAATACCGTCCAGGAGATATTCTAATCCCCAGGAGGCATGGAACAGCTATAGTGGATCTATAGACGCTACGGAAAGTATAGATCAGATGAATAAGGTCCTTGACATGATAAATGGGAACTCCGACATTAATGCAGTCGATTCAAAGGCTAATATTAATGCCGTTCTATTAACAATGGATCATCTTTCTAAAATTTTAAAGACGCCAGAAGATTGGTTCCCAAAAGAGAAGAGCAATCTGGTTCCAACATTTAAACCTAGTCTATCAAAGCTGTCTGATGGACTTCAAGCATATATTAAAAAGCTATCCATTCTTTAAAATGTATTGAAAGGCGGAATTTCTTCCGCCTTTGCCATATATGGAGGAATGGCAAAAACTGTATAAACTAGTGATGACAATTGCCATGGCTAGTTATGTTTAAAGCTAAGAAAATAATAGGGTTTGATAAATATTCGACGTCATATACAGGAACTGCCACTGGAGCATATTTTTTAGGAACGATTATCATAGACGAAACAACCGGAAAACGGAAAACGGTTGCCGTGAGCATTGATGCAGTTAAATCTGCTGCGCATGGAAATACAGGCCCCACAGGGCCAACAGGGCCGACCGGTCCGTCAATAACAGGTGGAACCGGCCCGTCAGGCGAATCCATAACAGGACCAACGGGCCCGACAGGGCCAACAGGGCCGACCGGTCCGT